GCTCCTTACACCATCTCCCCTGCCTCGAAGTCGAAGACGAGGTCGAGGCCCAGGGGGAGATGGTGTTGAAGGAGCTGGAAGAGTAGACTATTCCAGAGGTGCCACATGAAGACCATCGTGTATCCGCAGTGTGAGGGCTGTGGCCAGATCATCAAGGAGCCCAAGGAAGGCTACTCGCTGATTGGTGCCATCTACCCGGCGGAGCTTGCACCCGATCTCCAGCAGGGACTGGAGCCAATCATTGGTGGGTGGGAGGGCGACGAGACCGATCACAACAGCTACCCGACCGCCACCGCCTGGTGCCGGAAGTGCTTCATCTCCAAGCTCGTCGATGCCCTCGACGCGCTCAACCAGCAGTCAGAACCGCAGCAAGGACCGAAGGAGTAGCGATGCCCGACAAGATGCTGAAGTGCGTAGAGAAAGGCTGTGGCAAGGAGTTCATCTTCACCGCCGGCGAGCAGGAGTTCTACGCCACCCGCGGCTACGAGGAGCCTAAGCGTTGCAAAGAATGTCGCGAGAAGCGCAAGGCCGATAAGGACCAGAAGGGGCGTCGCTAGCCACCTCCATCCCACCACTTGATCGGCTCCCGCCGATCTCCTTAACCCCAGAACAACCTCCTCCTGATCTGAGGTATAAGCTCTACATTGGAGGTGCCACATGAGTATCGATCGTTTCGCCGACGAGAATGGCCAGATTGAAAGTAACGGAATGATCATAGGAAACACGAATGACATGACCGCTGGAGAGGCCGCCTTCTTTGCCTCGGTAGCAGCGGGATTCTTCTCTATAGACGATCAAGGCCGCGTGTGGAGACATGCATTTCGCACCAGTTCTGGGCACATGCGTCCCCTCAAGGTGCGGAGGCGCGCTGAGCGCCAAGTGTCTGGTGGGTACTTGCAGGTGCTCATCACGCTTGGTGGGCACAGGTTCCATGCGCAGTCACATAGGCTGGTATGGCTCGCAGCAGGTCGTGACATCCCTGATGGGATGGAGATCGACCACAAGAACAACCGGAAGGCGGACAATCGCCTCGACAACCTAGAAGCAGTCACGCCTAAGATCAATAGCCAGCGGGCGTATAAGACTGGCGTAAAGAAACCGCCAGTGCGCCCGATCAACGGACTAGCCAGAGGCAGTGTGCTACTGGCACGCAGAATCAGAGGTCTCTATAGCAAAGGCAACGTCAGCCAACGCGAATTGGGCACTCTCTTTGGCTTCTCCCAGAAATCCATCAGTAGGATCCTGCGAGGAGAAGCCTGGCCGGAGTGAACGCCTCAGAACAACGGAGTGAAGCCATGGACAACACACTGCACATCAGGGTCGACATCGAGTACAAGCTGAACAGCGAGCCGCTTCACCTGCTGAAGGAGCAGGCGGAGAAGGCCATCGAGTACCTCTTCGGCAATGGCATGTTCATCGGCGCCAGCTCAGCGGAGATCGTCCGATGGCAGTGCTATGTCTCGCCACCGAGAGACAAGCACGTGGCCATCTTTCCGACCAACTCCCTGGAAGAGGATTCCAAGGTGGTGGGCGTCTTCGACGGGCACAAGCAGGCGAGGGCAGCCTGCCCCGAAGCTCAGATCGTGAAGCTGCAACCGATCACCGACGAGATGCGAACTCTCATCGCGAAAGCGGGACAGGCGCAATCATGAGCACCAACGAGAACAACGAGGGCCTGCGGGTTCGCAGCGGCAACGTGGTGAGTGGCAGTCGCCTCGCTGCTTTCCTCTACGATCTGATACGCGACCAGGTGCCACCAGGCATCATCGAGGAGATCGTGAGGAAGCTGCCCAAGCCTGGGGAGGGGGACACGCCACGCCCGAACGGACGCGCCGAGCCACCGAAGGATGCAGCGCCACCTCACAGCGATGAGGAGATCCCCTTCTAGGAGGACGAGATGATGAAGCGCCTTCCCTGGGACCAGTACTTCCTCAACATCTGCAAGACCATCGCCTTACGCTCGATCGACGTCGAGACCAAGATCGGGGCTGTCATCGCCAATCGGCATCACCGCATCGTCAGCACCGGCTACAATGCCTTCCCCGCCGGAGTGGAAGACGACTTCTGGCCCAGGGAGCGTGGCAGCGTGGCGAAGGTGCCTCACGTCAGCGTGCCACGCTTCTTCATCGGCATCGGACCCTTCTCAGCCTCCACCAGCAAGCTCGACGAGTCTGCTCGTTGGCGCGAGGAGGGCAAGTCCTACGACTGCGACAAGTACTGGGCCATGTGCCACGCCGAGGAGAATGCGATCGTGGCCTCGGGCCAGGACCTGCACGGCTGTACCTTGTACACGTTGCTCTTCCCTTGCCATCAGTGTGCCAAGCTGGCGATCACGGCTGGCATCTCACGTGTGGTGTACGAGCAGACCCGAGAGGACATCAGCTGGGCCGTGGCCAAGGAACTCTTCGTCCAGGCCAAGGTGCGGCTGGACGAGGTGAAGACATGATCCATGATGCCAAGGTGCTGGAGTGCGATGGCTGCCGGCGGCTGGCCGTCTGCCTCATCGACAAGGACAGCATGTACGAGTTCAAGGTCCGAGTTGTAGTGCGTGGGTCGGGCGACGAGGCTGAACAGCAGTGGGTGAAGACACTCGGCTACCCCGGCAAGATCTACTGCCCTGACTGTCAGAGGAAGATGACATGATCAACACCAAGTCGGGACCCGTCTACACCCTCTGCCTCAACTGCGCACCCCAAGACTTCATCCCTTGTCTCAATCCCGATCGCGAGCCATGCGATTCGTGTCACAGGGTGGCCCACCAGGTGACCTACGGAGATCACATCCCCGGCAAACCAGGAGACAATGACCCGGCGCGTATCGCGGCCAAGGCCATCATCCGCGGCATGGACCGACCCAGAGTCAAGATCCCCAGGAGACATCGATGAATGCCCCGCCCAAATGGGTGCGCGATGCTGGCCATTTGATCCACTCATTGTTCTTGAGCTGGGCCCTCCAGATGAGCAAGCAGGGCGGAGGCGGGCTTATTGGGTTGGATCTCGGTGGTGCCTGTGTCATGGCTAGCTACGTACTGACCAGGGTACTCACCCAGCTTGGTCATCATGCCGTATTCTGCTACTCCGAGTGGGAGATGCATGCCTGGGTGGAATGGCGGGGCTGGGTGCTCGATGTCACCGCCACGCAGTTCAAGCCGCATCACCGGAGGCTGCGCTATCTCAAGATCGGATCGAGGAAATGGCGCAAGGACGTGTACACTGACAGATGGATGGGCCGCAAGGCATTCGAGCTCTGCCGCGACAGCGGCGGTCCTCAGTATCACCGCTTCCGGATGAAGACCGTGATCCGAGACGTGCTCAGGGAGGTGAGGCATGCGAACCAAGGGGCACATGCAGAGACTGGAGGGCCTCCACGAGCGGCTGTTCGGCGACAAGCAGTTCGACGAGGCCGAGAGCTTGCGCTGGGCCCTCCAACGAATCGAGGCCTCACTACAGGAGGAGAAGTACGAGCGTGCGCTTGATCTCAATGGCACCGAGAGGCGTTGGCTGTCAGTGCTACCCACTGCCTTGCCCCAGTCGGTGCGTCTCACCTTGTGTCGCTGCCTGGAGCTGGCAGCCTTCAAACGCATTAGGGGCCTGAACTCGATTGATCAGCTCGAAGAGTTCGCCCAGGAGAAGATGACCGAGCTAGGGGTGCCACAGTGACCATCCACGACTGGGACATCCCCGGCAATCAGCGAGGAGCTTCATCAACTGGGCGAAGAGTTCGCCAGCCGTGACAGCAACAAAACCGAGTAAGGCGGTATAAGGAATCCTGATCGCCCTAACTAGCAACCCGCACAAGGAGTCAAACATGTCCGAACCCACTCGCAGCAAGCAGGACCTGGTGCTCGCCCCCGGCGAGTACGCCTATCTCCAGGACACCACGAAGGGTGCCGTGCGCGTCTACACTGGCCCCACAGTAGCCACCCCGTCCGCCCAGGACGTCCCGGTCATCTACGACGAGAAGACCAACAGCTTCAAGAGCGCCAACAGCCTCGCCGAAGCCATCTGCCACGAGCCACTGGCGAAGGAGGGTTCTTACCTGGCCCTGACCAACCCGGCCAAGAACGGCAGCCATCCCGATGAGAATAGCCGCACCTCCCCGGAGCTGGACACCGGGCGCCGCATCAACATCGAGGGCCCCATCATCTTCGCGCTCTGGCCGACCCAGTCGGCCCAGGTCATCGAGGGCCACAAGCTGCGCAGCAATCAGTACCTCCTGCTGGAGGTCTACAACGAGGACGAGGCCCGGAAGAACTGGCAGTCGACGGTCCAGAAGAACATCGACGGCTCGCAGGTGAAGGTGGGTGAGGCGCCCAAGGACCTCACCACCGGCAAGCTGCTCATCATCAAGGGCACCGAGGTCTCGTTCTATATCCCGCCCACCGGCATCCGCGTCCTACCCGAGGCCAACGGCAGCTACATCCGCGACGCCCTGACTCTGGAGCGGCTGGAGTACTGCATCCTGAAGGATGAGAGCGGACGCAAGCGCTACGAGCGAGGCCCGCAGGTGGTCTTCCCCGCGCCCACCGAGCAGTGGATCGAGAAGAAGGATAAGGACGGGATGGTGCGGAAGTTCCGGGCCATCGAGCTCAACCCCATTCAGGGTTTGCACCTCAAGTGCATCGCGCCCTTCGTGGACGAGCAGGGCGTCAGCCACCAGGCCGGCGAGGAGATGTTCATCACCGGCAAGGACACGGCCATCTACTTCCCGCGCGAGGAGATCGCGGAGGTGCGGTACGACGGCAAGAGCAAGCACTTCGCCTCGGCAGTGCCGAAGGGTGAGGCACGGTACGTGCTCGACCGGCTGACCGGCAAGATCACGAAGGTCGAGGGCCCGGCGATGCTGCAGCCCGACCCGCGCACGCAGGTGTTCGTGCGCCGGGTGCTGAACCTGCGCGAGTGCGAGCTGATGTACCCCGGCAACGATGAGGTCGCGCAGTACAACGCCGCGCTCCTGGAGCTCGCGAACCGGGCGCCCACCACCAGGGCCGGTGCCATTTCCGAGGGCGATGTCGAGCGTGGCAGCCGTGCGATGCTACGCGAGAGGAAGACTGGTGGCGTCATCCCGCAAGCCATGAACTACATGCTCTCGGCCAACTCGGCCAAGGAGATGAGCCTCATCGGCGACACCTCCGAAGTCTCCCGGGACGCGAACCTGATGTCGGGGGACGAGTTCAGTCGCGCTTCGACGTACACGGATCCCCGGACGGTCACCCTGAGCACCAAGTACCAAGGGGCGCCGCTGATCAACGTGTGGCCCGGCTACGCCGTCCAGGTCGTCAGCAAGGACGGTGCCCGGCGGGTCGAGGTCGGTCCCAAGGCCATCCTGCTGGAGTACGACGAGACGCTGGAGGCCCTCAGTCTCTCGACCGGCAAGCCGAAGACCTCCGACAAGCTGCTCCACACCGCCTACATGCGCGTCGAGAACAACGGAGTCTCGGACATCATCACGGCCGAGACCAGCGACCACGTGCAGGTGCAGATGAAGCTGAGCTACCGCGTCAACTTCGAGGGCGACTCCAACAAGTGGTTCGTGACGGAGAACTACGTCAAGTTCCTCTGCGACCACTGCCGGTCGGTGCTCAAGAACGCTGTGCGGCAGATCCCGATCGTGCAGTTCCACGCCAGTGCCGAGCAGATCATCCGCGACACCATTCTCGGCAAGAACCTGGATGGCAAGCGCGCCGGCATGGTCTTCTCCGAGAACGGCATGCGAGTCTATGACGTCGAGATTCTCGACGTGACGCTCGGCAACGAGAACATCAAGAAGCTCCTGGATGGCTACCAGCACGCCGTGGTCCGCGGCTCCATCGAGCTGCAGGAAGCGACGCGGGAGCTGGAAGCCCACAACAAGCTGGAGCTCATCAAGCAAGACCGGCTGAAGGCCGAGGCCCACACCAAGCAGGTGGCCAACGCACTGCAGCAGATCCTCATCACCTCCGAGGTCGAGGTCTTCCTCAAGAAGTCCGAGGCCCAGCGCACGCAGGAGATAGAGAACCGCAAGGTGACCGAGCTCCAGCAGGCCATGCACGACTTCGTCGCCCAGGCCGAGGTCAACCGGCGGAGGATCGACGCCGAGGCGGCCGACGAGATCGAGCAGTCCCAGAACTCGCGCAAGATCGAACTGCAGAAGGCCGAGGCTGAGGCGTTCGTCACTCGCATCACCGCGGGCATGCCGTTCGCCCAGGCAGTCACGCTGCTCGGCGACGAGATGCTGGCGGCCGAGGTCGCCAAGGCGATGTCGGTCCAGCACATGCTGGGCGGCAAGGACGCGGTGGACGTGCTCATCAAGGTGTTCGAGGGCACGCCGCTGAAGGCCTGGATGGAGCAGAAGTTCAGCAACTTCCTGGCCCCGAGCAACGGTGGCAGCAAGCCGGAGCTCCACAAGTAGTCGGGCACGGGAGTGGGGCTGGTGGCCGCCGGAGTGCAGCCGGTCGGGATCAGCCCCACTCCCCTCCTTAGTGGAGGCTCCACATGAAAACCATCCTGATCGATCTCGATGACACAGTAGTTGATCTCCGTGGGCCATGGGTGAATTGGCTGAACAACACCTTCGGGCTGTCCCTTGAGGGTGAGCAGCTCACCACCTACTGGATCGAGAAGTGCGTGCCATCCCACATCGGGGAGAAGGTCTACGGCTTCCTCAACCAGAAGCACATCTACCAGCGGCTACAGCCGCTGGATGGTGGGGTGGAGGCGCTCCAGTACCTCAGCGAGATCGGCTACGACGTCATGATTGCTACCGCCTACGTGCGCGATCCCGACTCCGCCGCCGACAAGATTCGCTGGGTCAAGCAGTGGCTGCCCTTCATCAAACGCAACAACGTCTTCCTGTGCCACCGCAAGGAGCTCATTCGGGCCGATTGCTTCATCGACGACAGCCCGGACAATCTCATCAAGTATCGTGAGGAGTGGTCTCTGCCAGGAGTGTGGCCGCTGGTCCTGACCATCGACTGGCCGTACAACCGCGGCCAGGAAGTGGACAAGGCGATCGACAAGCGCTTCGGCAGCTATGTCGATACCCGCTCTGCTTGGAAGGACATGCTCAACTACATCATGGAGAACCTACCACTCTCCATGGTGTTGGAGGAGCCTGCAGAAGGAAGAGACTGATGGGTTCACCGTACGACAAGAAGATTGTAGATCACTGGCTCAGCCGCGTCTCGAAGGAGTTCGCCATGCTCATCTGGCTGGCGGTCACCTCTAGAAAGGGGGCCGAGGCACAGGTCGTACATGCAGGGCTTCTTCACGAGTGGCAGACCATGAGCCCGTGGGAGCAGACCAACTGCCTCTACGGGCTCAAGGACAAGATCAACCAGCAGATGGACGACCTCATCCACATCTCCTCTGGGATAGCCCGTAGAGAAGACGAACTCACCTAGTTCGTGGGCTTTGGCCAGGTCCGCGAGCTCCCGCCTCTGGGGTGATATTCTGCCCCGTTTCCTTAGCCCTCTTTTCTACGGTGGGGACAATAACCGTAGTGGCCAAGCGCCTGATTGCAATTGTGGCAAAGCACCCTGAATCCGGCAGGGAAACCTTTAGCAGCCACCCATTCCACTACATGCCGGCGTTTAATCTCAAGCTGATGCTTGTGGCCTCCTCCATTAATGTGGTCAAGCGAAAGAAATTCGGGATGGTCCTCTCCACAACAGGCACACTTCCCGCCGTAATGTTCCAACACCATTAGTCTCTGGATCTGTCCGTGATTGTTGCGGTACTCCCTACCGCACAGTATGCAATAGCAAGTCTTGCCATCTTTGGTTTTGCAGGACTTACCGAATTCCACAAGGTCCTTGTACCGGCCGCACCTGGGGCATTTCTTAGTCATTTGGCCACTATAACAGGGTTTTCACGCATGCGCAATATTCTCAGTTACTGTGGATTCTCCTCATAAAGATGCTCAAGTCGGTGGTATAAGATCATCAACTAGAGCCCTCAGGAGGCTACCTTGAAGATCCTTGTCTACGAGAACCTCAAAGCCGATCCCGTCTACTGGGATGCCTCCATTCCCGAGAAGGAAGAGGCGGCCCTTAGATGCCTGTTCAAGCTGCTGGACGAATGGGAGTGTTACTCCGACATCCACGGCCATCATGCCGACCTATATCGGCAAGCCAGAAAGGGCAGATTCGAGGCCATCAAGCAATTACTCTATCTGCGGCGTGGCTACGTGTACGAGAACTACCGCTGGGGTGAAGTCATTGACCCCACTAGAAAAGAGGCAGCATGAGATTCAAGGACATCATCAAGATCGCCGATCAAGCATACGGCGATGGCATCGTCATGGACTGCTTCCGCGATTCCTCCCACAACCACGGCGATGGCCTGGCCGCCTTCATCGTCGAGGAGCTCCAGGAGACCTACGACCCCCGTGCTGGCACAGCGAAGCAGCTGAGTGAGGCGTGCAGGGTCATGGAGAGTGCCACCGAGCAGCTGAACCGAGTCTACGATGCCTTCGCCGACGAGACGCGCCATGGGTAGCATCAGCCGAGGACGCCGCACTGAGAGGTTCATCGAAGAGTTCGGAGAGCTGGCTCTGGCGGAATACGGCCTGCCACCGGGCACCTACAAGACGCAGGGCATCGGGCTCGACGACGTCTTCCAGGTGGCGCGAATCTACGTCGAGCTGGAGTTCCCTTCCGGCACCTACCCCATGATGATGGACAAGATCATCTTCGACCCCGAGCTAATGGACGAGGACCTCGTGGAGCAGATCTACGAGGACTACGAGTGCAGGGGCCTGACTCGTGAGCAGGCCATCGAGCGCCTCAAGAAGGCAGAGCTGATCGAACAGGACTACAAGGAGGAGGAAGATGGTCAAGAAGCCCAAGACACCAGTCAAGTTGTCCCCCACTGAAGACTACCGGGCAGTCATTCGCTACATCCACCTGCATACTGACGTCGATCGACTGGGACTTGGCTTCAGCACCGGTCTTCCCTTCGGCACCTGCTCACGCATCGTCTCGACACTGGTGAACGAGGGCTACCTGGCCAAGGTCGGCGCCCGCATGTGCTACGACCATAGCCTGGTCAACTTCGAGCTGTTCAAGATCGACACGCCGGACAAGGGGCACCATCTCAACTGGAACTACGGCAGCGCTCTTCGTGGGCGGGCCACCAGCTACGTGAAGTCGATCTACTGGTACCAGTTCATGAAGCGCTACGACCGGTTCCTCAAGACGGGCAAGGACCCAGGCAGGCGCTACCGTGTCTGAGGTCTTCTGCACCAGCTTCTGCAACTTCGGCCACGATCTCCAGACTGGTAGGCCCGTCGATCACGAGTGCTACATCCTGCCACCCAAGGCACTACAGGCCGAGCGAGCTGGCGACTACGAGCTGGCGCGGAATCTCATCGAGCTGAGGCGTGGACCCATCGTGCGTGGCCGCAAGAAGGAGATAGATCATGGCTGACTACTACACTCACTGCTCATTCGAGATCCCCAAGCTCCACAAGGCAGAGGAAGAGTGGTTGCGCGCTGAGATCAAGCGCCGCGAAGCAACCATGGACGAGAACGACTTCCCGCTCTTCGATGCGGAGTACTCCTTCGACGAGGCAGACAAGTCACTCTGGATCTACGACGGGGAGAGTGTGAATCTCGACAACCTCGTTCTCTTCCTCCAGGAGTTCATCAAGCAGTTCCGACCCAAGGCCATCTTCAGCTTCGAGTGGGCCAATGACTGCAGCAAGCCGCGGCTGGACGCCTACGGTGGTGGCGCCGTCGTGGTCACCGCTGACCGCATCTACTGGATCAATACCAGCACGTGGGTCTCGAAGACCATCAAGCAGATTGAGAAGCGGAGGCTAGCCAAGCAGATTGAGAAGCGGTAGGATCGAGTCTGGCCTCGGAACCGCACCTCCGTCCGAACCCCCCCCACGGGCGGTCCAGAGCGCGGTTCCGAGGCCTTTCTCGACGGGATGTCGATTTCTGCTTGACAAGTGTCTGGAGCAGGCTCATAGGTGGAGAAGAGGGTCATCTTCAATGTTCAAAGCCGCCATGACGCAGACATCATCCAGCCCGGCCATTCGGTCGTGGTTGGACGTGTGCGTCTTCGCGCGCCCAACCAAGCCCGAGGGCACCCTGTACGCCAATACCCTCGGGCACGAAAGGCCACCAGGCGGCTCCTAGACCGAAACAGAGAACAGGTTCTGGAGCCGCCCGAAGGTAACTTCTGGCGGCTTTTGTTTTGCAGGGGGTGCACATGGGGTCGAAGTGGAAACATCGACTCAGCAGTATCGATCAAGACAAGGGCGTAGGGACTTGTGCCGAATGTGGCCCGAATACCCCTCTCCGCTTCCGCAAGACTAGGAAGCGGTGGGTGTGCCGAAATCAGAACCCGAACAAGGGGCACTGGAGTCCAAACCACACAGCCGAAAGGGAGTGGAGAGAAGCGAGGGAAAAGAGAATAGAAGAGCAACGCGGGCTCTGTGCCATCTGTGGGGCTGGAGGAGAATTGGTCCTGGACCACGATCACCACAGCGGAGAAAAACGTGGGGCGTTGTGTAGGAGTTGCAACAGCGGGATAGGACTCCTTCGAGACGATCCAGAATTGCTCAGGAAAGCGGTCGAGTATCTCGAAGATCATAGACGAAGACATGCGGTGTGAACAACGTTTTCGTATCTGACACGCACGTGTAGGCCCGTAGGGCTCGGGGACCGGCCGTAACCCGGTTGGACATAGCGCCCAGGTTGGTTCGACTCCAGCCACGTGCACCATGAAGGCACGACTCAAACGCGGGGCTTATGACTTGTACATGAGCCTCCGTGACGCAACTGGCAGCGTAGCGGGCTTTTACCCCGAAAGTTGCAGGTTCGACTCCTGCCGGAGGCACTGAAGATCATACGCGCCTAGCTCGACCGGCAGAGCACCTGACTCTTACTTGACAGAGGTGAGTAAGAGATGCTACTGACGGTGTATGAGCAACAGCAGAGAAGTGAACGCTAGGTACTACCAGAAGAACCGGGACAAGGCAGCGCAGCGGCTGCTAGAGCAACGAAGGCAGATCAAGGAGTTCATAGAGGAGAGAAAGACGTTCTGCACATGTGGCGAGAGGCACAAGGCCGCCCTTGTCTTTCACCACACAGATCCCAACAACAAGTCGTTTGAGTTGGGGAGTGCGTCTAGGATGGGATGGTCTCTTGCGCGGCTAGAAGAAGAGATCAAGAAGTGCGAAGTGATGTGCCTCAACTGTCACGCGAAACTACACTGGCGTCAGAGACGTAGAGGGTCCAAAGCTTAGCAGGAGAAGCACCCGGCTCTTACCCGGGAGAACAGAGTTCGAATCTCTGTGGACCCACGGCGCGTACTAGATGATCGGGGTTGGCTCAACTGGCTAGAGCGTCCGGCTCTGACCCGGAAGATTGGGAGTTCAAGTCTCTCACCCCGAACTGCGCAACGCTCTGTGACAAACGAATAGCGATACGTGGTCACGAAGCCCGGCGTCTTGCCGGGCACAACCACCCCTAGTTAAGCGGTTCTAACGGCTGCCCTATAAGCGGTTGACGGTGGGTTCGACTCCCCCGGGGTGGACTGAGGCTCCGGTAGCTCAGAGGTAGAGCGTCTGGTTGAAGCCCAGAAGGTTGCGGTTCAACTCCGCACTGGAGCACCACGAAGTACATCGTTTCCTGATGTCGCGACTCACAGAAGCGGTGTACTTCACAATTGTGATCGGCCGTCGTCCAGTGGTAGGACACTCGGCTTTGACCCGAGTAGTCGCACGTTCGAATCGTGCCGGCCGAACCGAGGTGTAGCGCAGGGGTAGCGCACCTGGCCTGGGACCAGGGGGTCGCCGGTTCGATCCCGGCCACCTCGACCATGTGGGAGTAGCCTAATGGTTCAGGCAGCTGCCTGTTAAGCAGCCCGATGTGAGTTCAAATCTCGCCTCCCACTCTAACGCGACCCTAGCTCATCTTGGTTAGAGCATTCGCTTGATAAGCGAAGGGTGGCTGGTTCGAATCCAGCGGGTCGCACTGTGGTCGTGGTGTAGCGGTAGCACGGCAGGTTGTGGCCCTGTAGGTGTGGATTCGACTTCCACCGATCACCTACGCAGCATTACTTGATCTTGAGGTTATTGGGCGGAAGCTTGGTGGTGGCCTTGGCAGGAATCACTGTGATGATCGGTCCGGCCTTGACTGTCACCTTGGCCGCAGCAGGAGCTTTGGCTGGCGGCATGACCTTCAGTACCGGCACGGAGGCAGGAGCTGGCGCAGCAGGGGTCTCCACTTTGGCCGGAGCAGAAGTCGGAGCAGCCGGGGCCACTGGCTTGCTGCACGCCACGAAGAGCATCGCAACCAGACATAGTAGGTACTTGATCATTGTCCTTCTCCTCATCGGCAAGATGCCGACATTTGGGAGAGCATAACACGGGTCGATCGTCCAATGGGAGGACGGCGGTTCCGCAAGCCGCAAATCGGAGTTCGACTCTCCGTCGATCCACGACGGGTCCGTAGCTCAGCTGGGAGAGCGCCTGAATGGCATTCAGGAGGCTGTCGGTTCGACTCCGATCGGATCCACTAGGGAAGAGACGCGGGTTCGAATCCCGCCGGGCGCTAGCCGCAGGGCAACACTCTGCGTGGGCGAACGTGGTGCAGCGGCGGCACGCTTCCCGTAATGGAGAGTACCAGGGAATGGTCCCTAACACGCTTCGAAGGCGTGGGCTGGTGAAAGCCAGGCAGTTCGATTCCGCTACTCTCCGCTGAACGGTCAGGTCGCTAACTAGTACGTCACCGTCCTACGATGTTAGCCACCCAGTCTCCAGTTCGTTGACGGCGCCACTGGAGCGACCGTTCTATTTCACGGCCAACCGGAAGGCCACTAGACGCCAGAAGATCAGTGGATAGGGCCCCTCACCTGATCTGCAGTACTGGTCCCTGCCTAGGGCGGGGCGCAAGGTCTCCGGGTCTGCCCTATGATGCGCTGGGAGCGCAGCTCGCCTGTCTAGCGAGTGAAGAGGGTTCGAGTCCCTCATAGGGCGCTGCCCAGACCCCTGCCTCGATTAGTGGGGGCTGGTTCGTGGTAGAATGTCCAACCTACTCCGGCTCAATGCCCATGGAGGTGAGATCGTGACCTGGCCCCATAGAGGCTGATCACGAGCGACGACTGTGATGCTGCAGGTGGCTGGTGATCGCGAAGTAGCCCAGGCGTTCTGGGAGTAGTGAGATCCAGATCAACAGGCAGCCAAACAACCACGTCAATCAGACATCGAGTTAAGACGACTAAGGATCAACTGGCGCAGTACCGAGGGACGTAGCTCAATGGTAGAGCACCAGCTAGGGTGCTGGAGAGTGTGGCTTCAAGACCCACCGTCTCAAGGCTAGCGGAGTTCTTCCCGGCTCTCCCAAACAAAGCCGGGAAACAATGGAGCGGCCGTCAGGCATTGGTGCCCTGTACCGGTTTGCTAAACCGGAGGCCTCATGAGGGTCTGGAGGTTCGATTCCTCTCCGCTCCGCGATGGCGTACAAGAACCGTGAAGATCAGCTGCTGAGCAACCCCCATTTCTTGCGGCCATTGCCTAGTGGTAAGGCGCCACCTTGCCAAGGTGGAGATCGTGAGTTCAACTCTCACTGGCCGCTCCATGGAAGATGCGTGCGAGGTGCACAGCTCGCTTGGAAGGCGAGTACGGCCGCAAGGCTAGCCGAGTTCGACTCTCGGATCTTCCGCCGGGAAGAAGGGGTCCGTACTCATTGACAGGGGTACTGACCATGAACGAGCAACGACTTGAGCTGCAGCGTCTGGTAGAGAAGGAAGAGGAGCTGAAGTGTCTGGTGGAGAAGCTGAACGCCCACTTCCGGCATACCGAGGAGGCTCTAGGTGAGTTCTCGTGTGCCACGGCCCGCATCACGATGAAGGGGGCTACAGAAGAGGCCAACGACCCAGAATCGGAAGGCCCACCAGTCGAGATCGCCTACAGCCTGGCCTACCGGAAGGAGAAGGGAGGCTACCAGCTGGTGGTGATCGAGGATGTGGACGGTGAGGAAAACTGCGTCCTCCCCGTGAGCTCGGCTCCTCTACGACAGCGAATCGAAGCAGCACAGATTCTGCCACGGCTGATACGGAACTTGACAGTCCGTACTGAGTCATTGGCGGAAGAGATCAAGAAGATCGTGCAGTAAACGACAACCCGACCCCTTCTTCCCATTCTGTCTTTCTGTCACGCGGGTGCTGCCGGACTGGTACCGGTGCCAGCCTTCCAAGCTGGAGATTGCGGGTTCAAATCCCGTCACCCGCTCTGGTAGACTCGTCCTATGTGGTACTGGATAGTCCTAGGCGTAGTTGGTGCTCCTCTGACTCTCGTGCTTCACGAGCTGACGCACGTCTTAGTTGCACGAGCCTACGGTGTGGGGATCAAGGCCTTCCGCCCTTGGCCTCACGTCGCTTCAAGTGGCTTCGTGTGGGGTAGCGTAAGCTACAGTCAATCCCTCACAGCCGTGCAGAGAAGAACATCGGCTCTAGCCCCACTGATCAAGTCCATTGTTCTACTGCTAGCTTGGGCCCTTCTGGGAGCGCTTTGGTCTCCCCTCTGGCTACTGGTGGCGTGGGAAGCAAGTGACCTGATCAACTGGCTGCAGGGTTACCTACGCATGAGCCACAACGATGGGGGCACGTACCGGAGCCTGACAGCAATCGGGGTGTAGCGCAGGGGTAGCGCGCACGGTTCGGGACCGTGAGGTCGCTGGTTCAATTCCAGTCACCCCGACCAAGCGATCGTGGGGAAATCTTGGTAGACCCGCCAGGTTGAGGGCCTGGTCCGGCGAAAGCTGGGTGCCGGTTCGACTCCGGCCGATCGCACCAACGCCATCATGGGGAAATCAGGTAGACCCGCAGCGCTCAGAACGCTGTGCTCGAAAGGGCGTCCCGGTTCGAATCCGGGTGATGGCACCATTGGGTGGTAGCGCAATCGGAAAAGCGCCTCTAGTCCATCAGAGGAGATGGTGGTTCGACTCCATCCCACCCAGCTGGGGACGTGGTGTAATCGTGCACGCAATCCCTTAGGAACGAGGAGCGGACTAACGGGCCGCCGTCCCTACCAACGCTGGTGAAGCTCAACAGGCAGAGCGCCGGTTTCGTAAACCGGAGGCAGTGGGTTCGACTCCCACCTCCAGCTCCACTTGACGCAGATCGATCAAGGTGATAGTAGTTGCCGCCATAGCTCACCTGGCAGAGCATCCGCCTTGTAAGCGGAAGGTACCGAGTTCGAGTCTCGGGGGCGGCTCAACATGAGGGAGACAATGGGCACCAACATCAGAGTAGTGATCCAAGAGAACGAGGGGGAGGGCAGTGCCGTCTGCCTCTGCGGCCGGGACTTCCAGTGGAGTGTCCCGCGCAACAACAACATCCTCTACAAGGCGAACGACAAGAGGGAAGTCGATACCGTCATCTGCTGCCCCCGCTGCTTCTCCACCATCAAGAAGTAGATCAATGGCCCCATCTGCTAACGGTAGGCAAACGGGTTCTCAACCCGTAAACGAGGGGTTCAACTCCCCCTGGGGTCACCTTTCACTCTTGCGGAGCAGTTCGATACACACTATCATGACTGCATGAAGACCAAGGTATGCCCCAAATGCGGTCATGAAAGAGATGTAGAGGACTTCGCCTGGCGCTACAAGTCCAAGGGCAGACGTCAGAGCTGGTGTAAGCCGTGCCACCGAGAGATTGACTCTGACAGCTACTACAATCGAGGACGAGACAAACAAGTGCGGGCAAGAACTAAGAGAGTCCGCGCCGAGGCAAAGGACGTCATCGATAGCTACAAGATGAGCATTGGTTGCCAGTCATGTGGCTACAATGAGCACGCAGCTGCGCTAGATCTACATCACGTCGGCGGCACCAAGACGGACAACATCGCCACTATGATCACTAGATGCTTCAACATAGATCGCATCTGGGAGGAAGTGGGCAAGTGTGAGGTGCTCTGTGCGAACTGCCACAGGGTCCACCACTCGCTCCCGTAGACTACTGGCTAGGTCAGTGGCCTTTCAAGCCGCAGGAGCGGGATCGATACCCGCCGGGAGCACCCGAGGTTAGTTCAACGGAGGAACGCCGGTCCTACAAACCGGATGCCGGGGGTTCAACTCCCTCACCTCGGACCATGGGTGCGTAGCTCACTTGGGAGAGCGCGGGCTTTGCAAGCCTGAGGCAGAGGGTTCGAATCCCTTCGCATCCACTGATCATGCCGGAGTAGCACAAAGGTGGTGCGCGTCCTTGGTAAGGACGAGGGTGGTGGTTCAAGTCCACTCTCCGGCTCCAAATGTGTGCTAGTCTTCAGAGACATGAGGACAGCCACCTGCAAGAACTGTGGTCCACTTCCAGTGAAGCAGTTCTACCGCCACTCTAGACGCGGCTACCAAAGTCTCTGCATCACCTGCAAAGCTGCCTACAACCGAGAGCACTACAAGAAGGACAGGACCAAGTACCTTGCTCGGGCTAAGGTCAGCAACCAGAAGCGCAGGGAGGAGATCGCACAGCAGCTGACACAGTACCTTTTCAAGCACTCATGTAGTTGTGGCGAAGCTGATCCAGTGGTGCTGGAGTTTCACCACCGAGACCCAAGTCAAAAGGAAGCAGGCATCAACCAACTCATGTACCAGCGAGGTCTCAGTTGGGGGACGGTGATTAAGGAGATCAAGAAGTGCAGAGTTCTCTGCGCCAACTGCCATCGCCGGTTGCACGCAAGACTAGGAAAATGGAAGAAGGGGAGACGCTCTGGGTAAGCGCACTGGACTCCAAACCCGGTTGGCTGCTGAGTTCGATTCCTGCCAGGCCCGCTGGGTCGCAAGACCCGCAACCGTCCAGGCTCAGGGCGGTGCAAGATGATGCCCTCTCGGAGCCGGGCTGGGTTCGATCCCCAGGTCCCCCGCCATGCTACCGTAGCCAAGAGGCGAGGCACTCGGCTGCAACCCGAGCCACACAGGTTCGAATCCTGTCGGTAGCTCCAGGAGGACACCATGAAGCTGAGGCAGGCGAAGAAGGTGCTGACGCGGCTGCACGGTCCTCTGGGCCGTCTACCAGTCAGATGGCCGATGCGGATGTACAGCCAGTACAAGCAGTCCGCCTACGCTGCCGCAGCGATCAGGTGGAACAGGCACATCAATCGCAACGCTGCTGTGACTGAGAGGTGATCGTGCACCACAAGCGCAAGCGTCCCAAGAATCGGAGAGCTGGCTGCCTACTGTGCAAGCCCTACAAGGCCAACGGTGCCAAAGACAAGGACCCTCCGAACGAGAAGCGCAAGCTGCAAGAGCCCTGCGGTGCGGACGCCATCAGCGCCTTCTAAGCGCAGAGTGCGGGGTTCAACTCCTCGGCAGGGCACCTAGCACATCGCCTCACCGAATATCGTCACCCCTCGGCCCTGTCGCCCAATTGGATGGAGGTACCTTGCCATACAAGGACCAAGAACTGCAGCGTGCATACAATCGAGAATGGATCAAAGCAAGACGCGAGAACTGGTTTGTAGGGCAGAAATGCGCTCGCTGCGGCTCAGTTGAACAGCTGGAAGTCCACCACGTGGACCGCTCAACAAAGGTCACACATAGGATCTGGTCCTGGAGTGAAGCGCGGCGGCGTCAGGAACTAGCAAAGTGCGAAGTCCTCTGCTCGGAGTGTCACAAGAAAGAATCGGGCGCCCAGCGCGAGCCATCACACGGCACCAAATCACGCTACTCGAACTACGGATGCCGGTGTGCCGGCTGCAAAGCCGCTAAACGGGCATTTGACGCACGCTACAAGTCCTAGTGGTGAAAGCGGAGATCATGGAGGTCTCCTAAACCTCCGTTCCCAGTTCGAGTCTGGGCTAGGACACCACACCGTCGCTGCAGCTCGATTGGATCGAGCACTCGGCTCCGACCCGAGCGGCTGCCAGTTCGAATCTGGCCAGCGACACCATCTGCCCGTGGTCCAATTGGAGAAGACTCTCGGCTACGAACCGAGCAAGTGGGGGTTCGAATCCCTCCGGGCAGGCCAACGCCAGCGTGGCGAAACGGCAGACGCACTCGGCTTAGGACCGAGCGGGCGAAAGCTCATGGAGGTTCGATTCCTCTCGCTGGCACCAAATCGTAATAGCTAGTGTGGCTTGACGCTACTGCTGTGAATTGCTAGCCTGGTTGAATGCTTAGAGGACCCTATAAGGGGAAGCAGGAGCAGTACAAGGAAGCCATTCAGCTACGGAAGTTGGGACACGGTTTCCGATCAATAGCCCACCACACTGGAGTCCACTGGAGGACCATAAAGGGGTGGATCGGCCACATCCCAGTTGATCCAGAAGTGGCGAAGCGTCATGGACAGAAGCTGTGCCGGAAAGAACTGTCACAACTAAAGCACAAGGCAGCGATCAAGCGCAGGCTCATAGAAGAACGCGGACACCAGTGTGAAGGGTGCCGCAGAACAAAGTGGTCAGGAGAGGCGATACCACTGGAGATTCATCATTGCGATGGGGACAAGCACAACCAGGCAGTAAAGAACCTGAGGCTACTCTGTCCCAACTGTCACGCATTCACACCTACGTACAGAGGAAAGAATGTAGGCCGACGTGCCGGAACTGGCTAACGGGCCTCCCTTAAAGCGAGGTGATCGAAAGGTCATTGGGCGTTCGAGTCGCCCCGTCGGCACTAGCTGGTCAGTGAGGGTTCGAATCCCTCCGCGCGCACCGGCCTTCGATGAAGGTCCACAAGACGAACAGGGCAAGGCCGAAGAGCTCACCCCAGGTAGGCTTGAAGTTGATCGTGCTGTGCAGTTGCATGACCGAATCGTAGCACGGCTGATGTAAGGTGGTGGTCACCTTGGCGCTCTCATAAGGCGCATGACTCAGTTCGACTCTGAGATCAGCCACTAGCGGGGAATGCCAACAGAGGCGGCCGGCCTCATAAGCCGGTGACGATCAGGAGGCGCACATCCTCCCCCCGCTCCCAACCGAGTGTGGCGCAGCCTGGTAGCGCACGCTTGACAGCTAAACTGTGCTACTGTACGCTGCACCCATGGCCAGGAAAATAGGGAAGGTTGTGTCTTCAGTAGAGCTGGAAAAGTTGATCAAGCAGGATTACACCATTAAGCAGATGTCAGCGTGTCTGCGGATCGGTCCTACTGCCGTGCGCTACTGGTTGAAGAAGCATGATCTCAGAACTCGGCGTGGTCCTGCAGGTAAACACCCCAAGGACCTGTCCTTGCCCCGCAAGTGCCCGTGTGGTGAGCGTAACCCACAACAGTTCTATGGGAACAAACGAAAGCTCTGCGTAGCCTGCCACAACAAAGACAGGTATCGAAGGGCCGAAGAGATCAAGCAAAGAGTAGTGGACGTCCTAGGAGGCAGCTGCAAGGTCTGCGGCTACAAGAAGTGTCTTGCTGCGCTACACATACACCACCGAGATCCCAGAAAAAAGGACGTGGCCTTTCGTGGCTTCAAGTACTGGGGCTGGGAGCGGGTCAAAAAAGAGATTCGGGGCTGCATCTTGCTCTGCGCTAACCACCACGCAGAAGCACACAACGATCAAGGATAACTGGGTGTACGTCAGTGGTAGACGGCACGGTCGGGGTACAGGGGGCCGCCGGTTCAAATCCGGCCACTCGGACCATCTGCCCAGGTGGGGAAATTGGTAGACCCGCAGAGCTCAAACCTCTGTGCGAAAGCATGCCGGTTCGAGTCCGGCCCTGGGCACTCACGCACCAACACGTGACCACATCAGCTATTCTAGCTGGAGACACCCATGACCTGGTGGAGTTGACCATGCAACGGACCCTCGTACTGGACAGCAGTTACCTCCCGGTGAACGTCGTCAGCTGGCAAAGAGCCATGGGCTACATCGCTCGTGAGCGGGCCTCCGTCCTCGAAGAGTACGGCACGCCCGTGCATGAGGGCATCCAGATGCCAGCGGTCGTGCGCCTGAACAACTCGGTGCATCGCAGCAAGCAGCGGGTGAAGTTCAGCCGGGCCAATGTGTTGGCCCGGGACCACGGCAGGTGTCAGTACTGTGGGACTCGTCTGCCATCAGGAGAGCTCACCTACGATCACGTCGTCCCCCGGGCGCAGGGCGGCAAGACCGTGTGGGAGAACATCGTCATGAGCTGCGTGCCCTGCAACGCGGCCAAGGCCAACCGTACGCCGGTACAGGCCGACATGCGGCTGATCCGGGAACCAGTGAGACCGAGCTGGATACCGGCCTATAATCCTAGATTGAGACTACACGACGTCCCACCTGAGTGGGCTGATTACTGGACGGTGGAACTTGAGCCGTGATGGCGTAAGCCATGACAGTTGTGGCAGCGCACTTCGACCCCCACGGCGGCATCGCCTACGACCAGCGCATTATGAGCTTCAAAGCCATGGACCGCGTGTCGATCCTGACGCTCACCGGCCGCATCCTCGTCCCCTTCGTCGGGGGCGCCTACCACCGGGCACGCCTGGAAGGTGTCCGTGGTCAGGCTGACCTCGTTCTTCGCAAGGGGAAATGGTACTTGTACGTGACCGTCGAGGTGCCCGACGGCGCTCCGGTCGATCCCGAAGGCTGGCTCGGCGTGGACCTCGGCATCCGCAACCTCGCCACGGACTCCGACGGCGAGTGTCACAGCGGGTCGGGAGTCGAAACCGTGCGCCAGCGCATGTTGCGGCTCCGCGGTGCTCTCCAGGCCGTCGGCACCAAGTCCGCCAAGCGACACCTGAAGCGTCTCTCGGGCCACGAGGCCCGCTTCCGTTCCGATGTGAACCACACCATCTCGAAGCGAATCGTTCAGAAGGCCAAAGACACCGCACGCGGCGTCGCCCTTGAGGACTTGAAGGGCATCCGCGAGCGGACAACGGTTCAGCACGGCCAGCGAGCGATGCACGGCGGATGGGCGTTCTTCCAGCTTCGCGCGTTCCTGGAGTACAAGGGCAGGCTCGTCGGGGTGCCGGTGGTCGCGGTCGATCCGCGCAACACCTCGCGTGAGTGCCCCGAGTGCCATCTCGTCGACAAGCGCAACCGCCGCACGCAGGCTGAGTTCTGTTGCGTAGCCTGCGGGTTCGTCGCGCACGCCGACTGGGTAGGAGCGCGCAACATCGCAGCACGGGCTGCCGTCATGCGGCCCATCGTAGCGGGTATTGGGCGTGAAACGCATTCGTGCGAGTCCTCGCTCAGCCTAGCTGCAAGCCCCTCCCTTTAGGGAGGGGTTCATGACAACGGCCAGTACTTCGAGTACAAGCCGGCTATCCTGCCACTCGACCCGGCACCAGCAGTCCCCGACCCGACCACGCCACCGGCCAGCAGCACGCCCTACGACGGCACGCCCACGGTCTGATTCCACTTGACGGACGTCCTAGATCGCGGGTATAAGTAGATCACTGGGCCATGAGTACTATGTTCTCTTCCGCTCGGCCGGGCGGTGAGGAAAGTGGCCTTAGCTACGCCTGCGGATGGATGAGAGAACCGGTGGAGTTGATCGCCCATGCGCCACCGCAGGCAAATTCACTTTGATGAGCTGGCCGCTAGCTGGGCGGCCCAACCCCAGATTGACACCGACTTCACCTGGGGCAAAGGTGTAGATTCCTGGCGGTGCAGGAGTCCAAACATCCCCAGCTACTACTTTCTGGGCTGGTCGACGTGGATAGACACGTTGCGGCTGAGGCGCCAGGGGAACCTGCGTAACCTGGAACAAAAGAGATCGAGCAGGAGCCAACAAGAACCTCACGATGATGGGCCAAGACCGCGCCTCCTTGATTTGGGCGAGATGCTCCCTGGAGGATGTAGTCGTGAGCACCGGGGCAGTTCCGGTGGCCAGCCCAACCTACAACAGGGTCCGCCCGTTGACCCTCCCTTCGGGGAAAGCTGGCACAGCCGGTAGCGGGCGCAAGGGCTGGAAATGGTTTCGACTGGGGAGACAGAGAGGCGAGTGCGTGCAGGGGTTGATCGGATGGCCCCTTCAACAATCCGATCAAACTGAAAAGCGAACGACAACATCGTCCGCCAGCCGCTCCGCGCCGTAGCGTAAGCTGGGGTGGGAGTAGCGGGGAAGCCCTCAGAGCTCCCGGCAACAGAAAGAGGGATGGTGGAGGTGCCGCAAGGCGCCCTGCAGTACCGGGGATGACGGCCGTACCGGACCAACACGCCGTCGCGCTCTCGTAAGGGAGCTACGCACGTAGTACTCGCCTCAAAGCTCCGCAGGACTCGGGTTCGATTCCCGACCAGTCCACTACAGGAGGTACGATGCGCTCCAGAGGAGACGGGTGGATCATCAAGGCTTTTGATCTGGGGTACAGGGTCTCCGAGGACGGCCAAGTGATCTCCCCCTATCGTTCCGAGCCACGCAAGCTGACCACCGACAGTGACGGATATCTTCGATTCACTATTCGGTAACGCCACCCAGGACAACCGAGGGCTGACAATCCCGGTCGGCCGCCCTATTTGAAGAGGGTCATAGAGCAGAACGAGCCCCTGTGGCGGAGACTCTCCCGCTCGGTGATCACAGGGGCCCTTCTCCCACCAGATATCACCTGAGGTACCACATGAGACAGCTCGAATCGAGAGACCGCCTAGACGCAGTCTCCCGGGTGACTGCCCTCTTGCAGGAGGCTCTTGACCTACTGGAACATTCTGGCGTACGGAACAAGCGGCTGCTGAATGGACTACGAATCTTGCGGCATGAAAGTGCCCAACAGGAACGGGAGTTCATGTACGCTGAGACCAGAGAACATGAGAGGAGATGTGAATGCCGACGCTCAATCAGTTGATCAAGTACGGACGAAAGCGGCAAAGGAAGAAGAGCAAGGCTCCGGCGCTGCAGGGTTGCCCGCAGCGGCGGGGAGTGGTTCTTCGCGCCTACACGGTGAAGCCGAAGAAACCCAACTCGGCTCTACGCAAGGCTTGCACGGTGCGACTCAGCAACGGCTTGAACGTGATCGCCTACATCCCTGGAATCGGCCACAACATCCAGGAGCACAGTCAGGTGATGATCCGTGGTGGCCGCGTGAAGGATCTGCCGGGGGTCAAGTATCACGTCATCCGGGGAGCCCTCGACTGCATCGGGGACACCATCCGCAGTAGCAGCGCCGGAAACGAGCTCCCTCGCAACAAGAGCCGAAGCCGCTACGGCGTGAAGAAGACGAAGAAGACTGCGTAGAATCAGCGTCACCTGCCACGTGGACACCGTTCGTGCGGCCTGGTACCGGAGTCAGGCCGGGTGACTCTTTCTTCAGAACGCGACGCAATTCCGACCCCCGAAGTCCTGCAGCACCTCGCTCAACTCCTCTAGTACAATGCCACTAGGAGTCCCGCCATGCGTGGACCGTTCGAACACTCCAGGTACGTCGTTCCTTTCCGACGTCTGGAGTGTGCCCGCTATGGGGAATGCCTCAGTCGAGCGGTCACCGAGCGGTGGAAGTCGTGGCACTGCCAGGGCTGCGAGGTGACTGAGGAGCTGACCCCTGATCAGAAGAAAGCGGAGATGTACGGCCTCCTGGAACTACTAGGAGCCGCTCACGACTACAAGGATGTCACTGAACTCTGGGCACCAGAGCCAGGCGATCCCAAGGAGGATGACGATGGCGTGCCAGCGGTGCGGAAGCGATCGCGTACTCGACGTCAACGCGAAGTGTAGCGACCTCTTCGACGCGACCAGCCACAACTCTGAATTCAGCGGCTACGTGCCGGCTGAACTCGGCATCGGCAAGGGCGACTACGTCAGGTTCTCCTACTGCCTGGCGTGTGGCCAGATCCAAGGCAAGTTCCCCATCCCGGAGGCCGTGGTCGAGGAGAACGAGGAGTGGGTCCACTGCACGGAAGACACATGATCTGGCGCCTACTGTGCCGCCTCTACCGCCCCAAGATTCACACCAGTTGTCAGAAGCGTGAGACCGAGATCCGGAGCACCCTCTCGACGAGGTCGCCACCGTTGCTAGGGGCACCTGACTCTTGCCTCGACTCTTGCCTCGACTCTTGCCTCGACTCTTGCCTCGACTCTTGCCTCCCAGGATGGAGACCGTCCGGTTTCACGGGTTCCAACGCCGGCAGCGGCAAACGAGGATATAAGCCATGAACTGTGGCACCGTCATTGATTTCCGGCACCCTGTGCGCTCTGAGAAGCGCCACGAATTTCAACTACTGTGGCGTCTCGTGTACATCTACCGCTGCCCAACGTGTGGCAAAGAGCGACACATCTACGCCGACACGGTGCCTGATGTGGGCGGCATCGTGTGTGGTGGCTAGTGGTACTACGTGACCGAGAAGATCGAGCGGCAAGAGAAGCGGCTTCATCAACTCATCGCAAGGCGGCCGCTCTGAGGTAGAATGGAGGTGTGCGCATGTTCAAGTGGCTGAGGAAGCTCCTGCGTAAATGGTGGGGACCGTGGGACAAGCCGACGCCCCGCCCCGAACTCTACATCGTCCCCAAGCAGGACTACGCAGTGAACCAGCATCAGCTCGATCGGATTGAGAAGGGACTCCGAGACGGCGAGAGGCCAAGAGGTGCCGCATGATGAAGCGTGGCTTCTGCGACAGCCACTGCCCCCGCGTTCATCTGCGGAAGCCCTAGCTTCTCCTGCGCCTTCTTGCAGGGAGCATCCTTCAGACACTCGTACTTCCCTTCCACCTTCCGCAGCTGTCCGATCGGCAGCAGGCGGCCGCAGTTACGACAATGCTCGCGCATGTTCTCCTACGTAGGTTTGATGATGCGTGGGTACCATTGACGACAGTCGATGCTGAGGCAGGTTTTGATCTGGCCGTTCTCTTCCGTCACCAGGTAATCGAAGTAGATGCCAACGGAGATCTTCTCACGGTCCTCTGGGCTAAGGGAAGAGAGATCGAGCTTCGCTTCCCGATTGTCTCCGTGAACGTAGTCGTGTACCTTGACCAACGCGTGGTCGCCGTGGATGACCTCCACCCATCCCGTCCAATGGGTGATGGTCCGGGTCAGAATCGGTACCACTGCTAGATGATAGCCCCCCACGAAGCGACGACACAAGGAGGCGTAGATGGAGAGCGCATCGAGCAACAAGCTCGCCGAAGTTGCCGCCAAGATCCTCACGGAGGCGGCCACCAAGGAAGCCATCGAGAAGGCCAAGACTCCCGAGGACAAGGAGCGGGAACGGCGTGAGATGGAGCAGGCCCTGAAGAAGCTGGAGCAGGAGACGATCAAGAAACACCGCGAGTTCTGTGCCCGAATGGTAGCCCTATTAGACCAGGACCAGCAGCTGCTCATGCCGGCGCTCGACACGGTGCCGGACGAGGCCTTCCTCAAGGGGCCGATCTACGCCATGGGCTCCATCATCCACCGGATGGAGGAGGTGGTCCACACCACTGCCAAGAGGGTGCGGCGGGAGATGGAGGTCGAGTGCGCCAAGGAGCTGGGTCGTGTGCTCGCGCCGCTCAACACCAAGCGGACGGCCTTCAACACCCAGAAGGAGCGGGAGATCGACGCCCTCCGCAAGGAGAAGCAGGCGAAGATCATGGAGGCCCAGACCCAGATCGCCATGGAGTACAACGAGAAGATCAAGCAAGTCGACGAGCGGACCCTGCCGGAGGAGATCACCGAGCTGACGAAGAAGCGCGACCAGTACGAGGCCAACTACCACAAGCAGCTGGCCGAGAACGAGGACGCGGAGCAGAAGCTGGTCGACTGCCTACAGGCGCTGCTCAAGACGGCTGAGAGCGAGCTGGCCGCCAACCGGAAGTAGCAACTGGATCGCCGGGGCTGGTTGCAGTCCTCCTGAGGACCGGCTCCGGCGGTCTTTTCTTAGCCCTCAGGAAGTTCGGGTGGCTCCGGGGTATAAGGAAGCTGTTTGCTCTTAACTAGATCAACTTTCAGTGACACGCACTGCGGCAACGATAGGCAGGGGGGCCAGAGTCCGGAGCCAGAACAAAGTAGCATCCGTTCTGGATGGAGCGGACGATGTGAATAGTAGGTACAGTGCGTGCTACACTTTTGAGAGCCACCCAGGCGCTTGGAGAGCATCGGTGCCTACCATAAACTCGAAGTGCGTCATCAAGGAAATGGTCAAGCGCGGTGGCCGATACCAGCATGGGCCACAGGCATTGGCCATCTTTGAGTACACCGCCGGCGTCACCGGACCTCGCCGCTGGTTCATCGCTTTCGACCCAACCGATCTGGCCGAACTACAGGCCGACCCCACCGCCCGCAATGTCCGGCAGCTTTGGTGTCGACCAGGAGGTACCATCCCATGCGCCCTGAGGTCAAGCGGAACATCAACTACTCCATGATCTCCCGCTGCGAAGACAACGCCAAGGACCACGCCCACGAGTACCGGCTCCTCTACCAGCGCAGCATCCTGACCTACCTCACGCTGCGGAACCTCGTCATCCTGCTAGTCGTCATCGCCGCCGCCGGCTTCGCCGCCTATGGCATTTACCAGCGCGCCATCCACCCCTGAACCAGAGGTACAACATGATCCTGCTGAACGAGAAGAACCTCCTCTCGTTGACGCGGAAGCTTGCCTCCAGGGAGATCGACTCCCCCTACCCACCGATGATCGTTGAGTACCGCCACTCGATCGTGGTCACAGATGGTGGCCTCCTGATTGAGTGGGTCAAGGACCGCATCGATCCACGGAACGAGGTCTACCAGAAGCTGCTCCAGGTGGGTCAGAAACAGTCCAAAGCCAATCCGCTACGTGAAGTGGCCCACTGGTCCGAGTTCGTGACTCCAAGCAACCAGTTCCACGAGGCAGAGGAGGTGGACCCGGAGGAAGGTGATCTGGCCGGCTGCATGGCCTACCTATGCGAAGGGCAGCGATTCCTCTACCGAGTCGGCTACGTCGAGGCCATGGAGTGGGCGCTCGAAGTACCGCCCCGCTTCAAGTGCAACCTGCCCGAGGCCAACGAGAACCTGGCGATTCTGTGCCCATTCAGTGGTAAGGTGCCTGCCGGGGCCATCGCCAACGAGATCATTCATCATGCGTAGAACCCACCTCCAGAAGGAACCAGAAGAAGACATCCGGTCACGGATCAACATCTGGCTGCCGACCCCCATGAAGCACTTTCTGGAGATCGAGGCCAAGAAGCAGAGCGAGGAACGAGGGAGACACATCAACATGAAGGACATCATCCGAGCCTTGATCACGGCGTACTGGGAGAAGCGGCTGGCCAACCTGCTGGTGAACCCCGATGACTAGGTGGCGGGGCAACGGGAAAACCCGAGTCATGAAGTTCAGTAGTGCGGTCGTCAAGCAGGCGCGACTAGGGATGGTCGGCTTCGAGGAGGGCGCCTGCTTCGACGTACCTCTGACTGCGCTACTGAAGCGGAAGGCACAAGGGCCTGACTGGGTGTTGAGCTGTAGCGAGGTCGGCGTCAGCTGGGTTACTGTCACTGGCAAGAACTGGGAGGAAGCCAGACAGAACGCCACCGCCAAGCTGCTCGATCGAGTACACGATCGCCTCCAGATGTACTACAATCTCTTCACTGAGCTCACCACATGACCTGCGCCTGCTGCGGTGGCGACCACGACACCTTCCGATGCCCGATGTTCGGCTCGACGCAGGAGTACCTGCGTCAGTTCGCACCTCAGGTCGGGGCCCCGCCGCAGCCCTTAGCCCGCAAACCTGAGCTCAGTCTATTCGAGGAGTTCTTCGGCCGGGAGCTGGGGCTGCTGCAGGATGTTCTCGATGACCCGGAGACCTACGATGCCGACGAACGGAACCTCGCCCTTCGGCTGCTCAGCGGGCACCGTCTTGATTCCCTGGGTGCAGATGATCGGGCCCGACTGGACGCAATCACCCGCGGTCTTGCAGGTGTCCGTGTCGGGCGGCGACACGAACGAGCCCGAGTTGCTCCGCCGACTCGGCCGGAACACGACCATGAGGAAGAGGAAGACGGGCCGACGGGCACGCCGGATGCAGCGTTGAACCGGGCCTTCCCCACCATGAACAACGACGACTCACCACGATAGGATTCCCTCCGGCGGGGCCGAGCCGCCGGAGGGAGGCGCGCTATCCGAGGAGTGGCTGAGACCCTTCCAGGAGGTACCCCGGAGGCGCTTAGGTGACGTTGTGGGCGTGAGAGCTCTGGCCGTGGTTGTGGTTGGGATCGGTGATGCCGTGAGTGTGCGCCGCCTCAGCACCCGCCGTGACTCCGGTGGTACCAGAGCTGATGCCGTGGGTGTGGGCTGCCTCGGCGCCGGTGGTCGCCCCGTGATTGTGGGAGGCCACCGTGTGCGCGTGGCTGTTCTGCACGTGCAGGTGGTTCGTCTTCACCACAGCCAGATACTCGTTGAGACCGTCAGGTGCGGTGGCCGGCGTGACGGCAGAGTAGGTGCCATCCCAGGTGCCCGCGTCGGCTACTCCGTCCACGGTCAGCATGCCCTTGACTGCCGTGGCGGGCGTGATGCCCAGCTTGTTGCCGGTACCGACCGTAGCGGCTACGGCGTTCGAGCCGACCGTCTCCTTGGCGATGCCGAGGGCGGCGATGGTCTTGAAGATCTTGACGCCGACGACTTGCGCGGGAAGGCCACCCGGCACGAGGAAGTCTTCGCTCACGACCACGTCGAACTGGTCCGTGCCCGTGACCGTGATCTTGCCCCCGTCCCACGTCGCGGCGAAGTCGACGGTCAGGTTGCGGGGGACATCGGGTTGAGCGTCGGCGTTGTAGGGGCTGCCGGCGTCGGTGGCCAGGATGGCAGCGTGGATGACGTCGACATCTGCGAGATCAGGAGCGCCTAGGTCCACCAGTTGTGCAGTGGCGGTACTCTGATTCACAGCAGTGATGCTGTCGGTGCCGGGGGTATCACCACTCACGGAGTGTGTGTGGGACGAGCCCGCTCCGGTTGCGGCACCGTGATCGTGGCCGCCGTCAGTGACACCGTGCGTGTGAGAGGAGCCTGCACCCGTGCCGGTGATGCCAGTGGAGGCGGTGGAGTTCGCCGCGGTGGTGCCGGCGATGGTCAGGAGATCGGTGCCGCCGGCGGTCTTGTGAGTGGCCGCATGCGCTCCTGGTGCGGGTCCAGGAATGACGAGTCCGGTGGTGAGGTACTCGGGGTCTCCGGTCCACTCCAGCGCGATCGAGACAGCTGTGACCTGGACCTGGATCGCGACGTAGTTGGCGCCCGTAAGGCCACCAGCCTTGCCGTGGGCTGGGTCGACCGTCAGGTCCGGACGGAGCTCCGAGGTGACGTCGTAGGCCGGGCCACGAGCAGGGGGAGATGTGCTGGCCGGCAGAGTTGGTGGTACCGGCTTGCCAGCCGCGAGGGCGAGAGCCGTTCCTGTCAGGTTGAATGCAAGTAGTGACATCGTCGCCCTCCTATCCTTGACGTTCGCTGACAAGTTGTGTCAGCCGTCTGTTCTCGTTTTCCAGTTGGCCAGTAGATCTCGTCTTTGGCATCTACGTGATGTTCCCCATCGCGTCTCTCCATGACGTACCATCACTCCAGTTGGGCGCGTTGTCATCGGTGTTGAAGATCATCGCACCCGCGGTGAACAGATTGGCAGCACCGCGAGTGGTGTTGCTGTACGAACGCAGCGGCATGCGCCGCATGATGGTGCTGAGCACCTCGTACAGGAAGTTGCCCCGCAGCGCCCGGCTGTGGACCAGGTTCTCTACTGGCTCTGGGATGAAGATGTACATGCGATCCTCCTAGACCGTTGCGCCGGAAGCCCCGGCTCCATAGGGCGAGTAGCCATAGCCGTAGGGGACCGGGCTCCAGCCACCGCCGTAGGCCATCGAGCCGCCTCCACCCTGCTCCAACTGCCGGGCCGCCCAGGGCACCGCCTTGGTGAGCCCATAGGCACTCGCGCCGAGGACCCCGAGGCCCAGGGCCTTGGCTTTCCAGTGCCCACCCTTCTTCTTGGCAGCCCCTGTGGCCGCTTCTCCGGCCCCTCCAGCCGCTTCTGCGGCCTGGGAGGCTGCCGGACCCTGGGCGACCTGTGCCGGGGCTCCTGGGGCCCGTTCCTTCGCCAGGGTCCGCTCAACCGCGGCGTCTTCCTTGGCCCGAGTCTTGGCCTCGGCCTTGGATGCCCTCTGGCCGGCTTCGTGTTCTGCCTTACGAAGATTCATCTGGCCCTTGGCCTCTGGGCCCATGGCGATCGTGGGCTTGCCCTTCAGCGCCCCCTCCTGGTACTGACCCTTGGTGGGGATGCCGGGGCCAGCCCCAGGTGGAGCTACCTGAGCTGGGGCTGCGTAGGGCTGGGCTGCCGGCGTGGGCTGCGGCGTGTAGGCAGGTGCCGGTGCTGCAGGTCCCGGCGCCACTCCCCCTTGCGGATAGGCCTGAGGAGCCTTGCCCATGGGTGATCCCAGCGTGGCATCTACTGGAGCTTTGGCCGCCATGCCACCGGCTGGAGTGTATGATCCCGGGGCCGAGCCCTTGGCCGCGTACTCCTCGGCGCGTGAGTAGCTGGCTATCGGATGCGACTTGTCGAGCGCCCGCAGCGCCTCGTACTCTTTGGGATCAGCACTGGGGTGCATCTTGGATGGCGTGGCCGGTGTTGGCTGCGCCGGCTTCCCACCCTTGCCGATGCCCATTGTGCTCTTGTCCGGCCCAACCTGAGCACCGGTCACTCCCGCCCCAGGTGGAGCTGTGGCACCAGCTGCAGGTCCATGCTGCAGTCGGCCCATCATCCGCCCGGGATCGGTGACCCCGAGTGGCTTGGCGGGAAGCTGACCAGGCAACGCCGTTGGTGTGGCACCAACCAGCTTGTTCACTGCCGTCTGGGCCCCAGTGACCTTGGGCGTCATGCTGCCCACTGGTGCCGGCGTCTTCATCATCCGTTGGGCGACATCACCCATGCTGGTGGGCGCCCTGATCGCCTGGCCCACCCCCATGGTCGGGGCAGTTCCTAGCAGATGACGGGCCGCAGTGGCCGAGCCGGTCAGCTTGGCCGCCATGGGCGCCTTGGTAGCCAACCGGCTCAGAATAGTGGCTGGTCCAGCCAGCTTCGCCATCAGCGCCCCGGCGTACTTGGCCAACTCGATCGATGAGTCAGTGGTGAGCAGACGCCCGGCTTGATCAGCCATGCGGAGCATGGCGATCTTGTCGAGTGCTTCTTCGGCTGCGGCTAGACGAGCCACGGATCAGCCTCCGACGCCGAGAGCTCCACCTGAGGTGCCGGTGATAAGGGTCAGGTCGCTGACGGCGACCGGGACCACCCGCTCGAACTGGATGGCGGCCGACTCCTGGATGATGACGCCCTGGGAGTCGGTGGCCCAGGTGTGGTTCGGCACGTAGGACCCTTCGAGGTACACCGAGCCGTAGGTCTTGAGGTTGCTGTCCCGGATGTACAGCATGAGACCGATCGGCTGGTTGAAGAGGTCCGAGGCCAGGTTCAGGTACAGGTTCTCGAACCCAGGCGGGATGATGACGTCGTGCGGGTTGGCCACGGTGTTGATCCCGACGTTCGGGAACACCGCGGGGACCTGCACCGGCGGGATCACATCCTCGTAGTAGGCGTACAGCATGCGCAGCAGGCTGGGCCCGTGGTAGAGGATGCGCGCGATCGCCAGTTGCCCCATGGTGCGGCCGCTGATGAAGTACGACCGCTCCGACCCACACTCGAAGATCCGGTTGAAGGTCCGGTTGTGGGACAGGTTGACGTTCTGGATGACGCCCACCGGCATGACGATCTGGTTGGCGCCAGCCCCGGAGGCCACCGCCTTCGAGAAGGCCTGCGGCCCACCCAGTCCCGACAGCCGCGGGGGACCCGCGCACAGGACCGTGAAGCCCGCGTTCAGGAACTGCCCGTCCTTCATGCCGGCTTGGACGAACTTTTCATAAGGCGACCATTCACTGAAGCTAGCCACGAGAGCCTCCTTTGTCAAGGCTAAAGAGGGCAAAGCCCTCCAAGCCTACCGTCCGTGATGCTCGACTACGAGCCGGCACCAGTGAACGAATTCATTGATGGGGAACTCGTTCTTCATCCTATTCACGTACGTCCCACACAGAACCACGTTGTCCAGCGTGTAGCCTTTTGCGCTGTCAACTCTATCTATGCTTACGCTCTCTGGGACGTTAGACCCGTCAAATACCATCGGCACACCCGTATAGAAACATCGACCGTCCTGTGCTGCCCACATCGATGCCATTTGATCTGCTGTAATCTCAAATGGCAACCCCTTCTTTCGTGCTGTACCACGAGCAGTGTTGAGTGACATCTTGAGCCGATCTTCGGGTGTCCTCGAATGGTACTCTTTAGTCAAAGTCGCGTCACATGCTTTGCAGTAGGAATTCCTGCCGTCTCGCAGCACCTTGTTCCGGTGGAACTCCTCCAGCGACCTTACTTCCCCGCACCGGGCACAGACCTTCATGCCCGGTGCTAGAGCATGCTTCTTGTGCAGTATCTCTTGTCGCCTGGCTCCCTCTTCGGGCCCGTACTTCTCGATTAGGCCGTCAATAGTCCTCTGTCTCCTCCTAGCCCGCTCACATTCCTTGCAGTAGCTGTAAAGTTCGCCACCACAAAGATAGAACTCGGCCAGAGTCTTACGCTCACCACACTTCGCACAAATCTTGGTCTTGGGCATAGCTCTTCCTCCGCTATGCCTTATACCGTTGATCTGTGTTTGTGCGATCATCCGTCTAACCTAACACTTGCTATATCACAAGCGTGAGTCTAATGTAATTGCAGGGGTAGGGGACATCCAAGGTGACGTCGATCAGCACCGTGTCCGGAGCCGCCTCGTCCTGCACGATGTTGTTCAGGTCGCCACCGATGATCACGCCCGACTCGGCCAGGAAGCCGAGCTGGCCCTGAACCACCGTGCTCAGGGTGTCGAGGAAGCTCTGAGTGACGTTGAACTTGCCGATGAAGCTGCGCAGACCGGCCCGCATGAACTTCGCGGTGAAGTCCACGATCTTCGTGATCGAGAGTTCCCGAGTCTCGATGCTGGTCAGGTCCGTGGTCAGCTGGTGCCGGCACGAGACCGGTGCCCCGGCCACTTCCTGGATGACCCAGTAGGTGCCGCCGGCCGCGCCCATGTTCAGCTGGTGCTCGTTGAACACGTCGTTCGAACCGAACACCCGGGTGAACCCGGTGACCGGGTAGTTGGTGAAGCCCTGCTGCGGTGGCAGCCGGCCGATCATGCCGGCGACGGCGCCGCACAGGTAGTAGCCCTTGAGCTTCTGCTCGGTGCCGTCCACATTGGCGCCGACCAGCTCCGGGGCCACCATGATGACGCGGCGGTTGCCGTAGCTCTTGCCCAGGTCCTGGTAGGCCTGTGCGATCTTCTCGTAGTCCGGCTTGCCGTTCGAGTCGACCAGCTCCTCGCCACGGACCTTGATCGCGAAGGTCTCGGAGAGCAGGTCACCGGGCAGGTTGTCCTCGGCGTAGAAGTCGTCGTCGTTCTCACCGGGGGAGAAGGCCACCCGGATGGTGATCTTGGTGCTGCTGAGCGCGCTGATGTTGTAGCGCTTGGTGTTCGTCGTGATCGTCAGGTACAGCCCGGAGCTGACCGGGATGGTGCCCACCGGGTTGACCCCGGCGTTGAGCACGTCCGTGGCCAGGGACGGAACCTTGGTGTCGAACTCGTTGGTCGTGGCCGTGCTGTCGCCATCCGTGCCGCTGGTGGCAAGCTTCGGAATCGCCTCGCCCGGCATCTCCGGGCAGATGAGGACGATCCGCTCGCCCTTGTTGTCCGGCTCCGACATCGAGGTGACGTGGGTTGAGAAGATCTGGTGGACCGTGGGATCTTGGCTGCATGGCGCCAGAGCGTAGACCTCCTGCGCCTGCAGGAAGCTGCACGCCCGCGAGTAGGCCTCAGGCGTGCCATCCGGATTGCCCGCGCTGACTGCATCCACACCGATGCCCGCCACGGTGATGCCAGTGGCATTGATCAGTGCGAAGTAGAGCTGCAGAGCCAGCGGGTTGTCGGCGTTCACCGGCTCCAGCGCATCATCCAGGTCCGTGGTGTCCGACAGGTTCAGCAGGGCCGGTTCATCCGCCCCGGACGAGACGTCCAGACGGAGCGCCTTGTACGAGAGCACCAGCGAGCCAGTGGCCACGATCGGCGTGCCCTCGGTGTTGCGGAGGATGTCGTTCTTGACCGTGACCGCACCGCTCAGGTCCACCACCAGATCCGGCGTGGGCCGGTTGGCTGGCAGCGGCGTGACGAGGCCCATGGCCTCGACGTACATGGCCGCGGCACCGTAGTCGAGCGCCACCTTCCGATCGAGCTTCAGCCGGTTGGTGTAGCCACCAGGGGCCACCTGGACCACGTAGCCCACCAGCGAGCCGTCGCCGTAGAGCGCATCGCCGACGGCCGGTGGGAAGGGAGCGCCATTGCCGACCTGCCCCTGAGTGAATCCGAGCAGGGTGTTGGCCGTGCCGCTGAAGATCTCCAGCTTGGACTCGTCACCCGTGGTCAGCGAGTTGAGCTGCAGCTTGTTGGTCGCGTTGACCGCGAAGCCGGTGCCGAAGGTGGCGTTCAACTGGGTGATGATCTCCGTCAGGGTGTTGGTCTGCGCGATGTCAACGGTGCCGGCGAAGCCCATCTTCGCCCAGGCCGTGGAGCTGGCGTAGACGGCCACGATTGAGCCACCAGCGACTGTCGTGGCCCCCCCGACCTGGAAGGCGATGAACGTACCGGTGGTGGGCTGTGAGACGCCAGTCGAGTTCGACCGGTAGCATACGGTCGTTCCGGCCGCGGCGTTGATCTCGGCGATCGCCTGGGCGATGGTCAGGTCGGGACCGGTGCTGAACGTGACCACCTTGGCCGCGCCGTTGACCAACAGGTTGAGGACCAGGGTTCCGATCGCAACCCCATCGAAGGCGGTGCCTGGAATGATGGGGCCGCCATCGAAGATGACCTCCTGCACGTGGTCGCCATTGACGGCACACTGGAGGGTCTTGTTGTGGACGTTGATGGGCGAGCTGATGGTCGCCGTGCCGAGGAGCTGGGCGGCGCCGGCCGCGGCCGAGAAGTTGTCCTCATCCACGATCACGAACACCGACTTGGTCGTGCCATCACCCGTGTCGACCACCTCCAGCGTCCAGGCCTTGGCGCCATTGGTCCAGCCGATCATCGCGTGGGCCGTGTCCGCTGCCGGCGTCACGACCTCGAAGAGACCAGCCGAGCTCACGAAGTCGATCTTGGTCGAGCCGTTGACGTAGACCTTGGTCGAGCCGATGAGGGCATTCATGGCCGTCGCGAGGGCAGCCACATCGGCCGGGTCGGAAACGAACGTGAACGTCTGGGCGGTGCCGTTCGCGCTTTCCTTGTAGGAGAACTTCTTCCCGGTCAAGCCAGTCAACGGGAAGGAGATGATGCCACCAGTGTAGCGGCAGCTCTTCTTCTTGCGCAAGAAGGTGCTGGTGCGTAGCACTTCCTTGAGCGCAGCCCCGGTGTTGATGAAGACCCGAATGCTGTCCTCGTCGATGTCGAGCTCTTCGATGATGCCCCGTGGGTCAGGGAACATCAGCTGCTCGATCCGCACCTTGGCCTGCTGATAGGTGGAGCACCCCTCGGCGATCACGTTGCTGGCGAAGCCGAGAATGGTGTTCGCCGAGCCCGTCAGCACCTTCAGGGTCTGGCCATCGCCCGAGCCCGTCGAGCGGAGCTGGAGGTAGCTCGACCCACCCAAGGTGGAGACGTAGGCGCCGAAGCCAGAAGGTGGCACCGTGGCCGCTGCGATCTGGTCCTTCACCTGCCCCGCGCTCAGACCAGCCGCGGTCGGGTCGGAGAAGGTGAACTCCTGCGTCGGCCCGCCGTTGATGCTCACCTGCAGCTTCAGGCCATCCAACCCGGTGTAGAGGCCGGGGTTGGCCGCCGTCAGCACCGCAGCGACCGAGGCCACTGCATCGGTGTTGAGCACGCGGTTGCCCGTGGCGTCGGTCTTCAACGCCTCCAGAATCTGGAATGCCGGACCCACAGCGCACGGCACCAGCGTGGGAGTGACGACGGTCGGACTGACCGTACGGAACTCCTGGATGATCTCTACGCCTGGTCGCAGCAACTCAGTAGCCATCACGGGCCTCCTTCACTAGACCTTGAACCCCTGGTGGATCGGTTCGCTCTTCTCGCTCGGATCCGGTTCGGGCTCGGGCTGTTGTTGTTGAATCAACCGCCCGCGGATGCGTGGCGGCCTGGCGCGCGTACCCCAGTAGCGGGGGTCTTCCCGCATCCGCGGTAATGGAGCCATCCTGGTGGCGATTCCACCCCCGTCGGTTCGGATTCTCGCTTCGATCTTCTGCAGTGTCTGGATCGGTGAACCGCTCCAGTCTTTCGTCAGTGGCGTAACGGTGTCGGACCACTGGAGGAAGAACGGGCAGCTCACCGTGCAGGCGTGCCACTCGCCTTCCGTGTCTCCCGTCACCAGCGCGCCGGCCGGAGTCACCGAGCCGATGGTGATGTTCCGTCCCACCTCCTGGAAGTAGGTCTCGCGGATGAAGAGCTTCCGCAGGTTCCAGATGGTACGCGCCGAGATCCATGCCAGGAACCGAGCCTCTTGTCGCACCCGCGACATGCAGTTCAGAGACATAGTACCTGGTAGAAGGTCCGTATGGAACTCCTCCCCCGTGGTTGCATCCTGTTTGACCATCTCATCGAGGCTGGTGCCACTGAACCGGACGGGGCCTTCGACCACCGAGATGACTGGCTTGCGCTCGATGGATTCCACGTTGACTGGGTTCTCCTCCGTGATCACAATCTCTGTGATCTTGAAGTCCGAGCTCCAGTGGAAGGCCCGCTGTGGAGCCTTCTCGAAGATGGTCTGCAAGAAGGCAATGAAGCACTTGATGGCGTAGTTCAACGGGTCGTTGAGCCACGACATCTCCAGCGGATCAGCGCTGGGAATCGAGCTGCTAGGGTCGGGCGCCTTCATGCCGTCCCTCGATCCAGTCCTTCACCTTCTTGGTCCTCATGACCCCGAGGCCTGCTGCCAGAGTGCCCGCTGCCAGGGCCGCTGGAGGCACGCCACGAACCAGGAGGGGCCCCACCTTGGGGTGCTGCCGTTCGAATGCCAGGAGTGACTTGGCTGCATGAGGGCTTCTCAAGTAGCCGCGAATTGCCTTACCGGAAGCCACGCCCAGACCAGCGCCGGCGGCCGCCACTGGGAGCATGATGGCCAGCTGCTTGAGCTTCTTCTTGGTGATGAAGCCCTGGCGCTCCGGGACGCCATCAGAGTTCTTCTCCTGCTCGAAGCCGCGTTCCTGCAGGTACTCCTGAGCTGCTGCAATCTTCGTCAGCTCGTCGAAGAAGCTATCGTATGTGGCCGCGGGCAGCATTAGCCGTGGGCTCCATAGGCAGCGTCTCGGACCGCATTCGAATCCAGGTTGGGACTGGACATCGGTGCCCCGAAGTAGCCCGGTTGCCTCGGCTGGAGGTTACGGTACGTCCTGACCTTACCCTCCATGGCTGGCCGGCTGAAATTCCGCGCCTCACGCCCCCACTGCGCGCTCTCGGCACTGGCGGCCAGCTGCTGTCGTGGGCCGTACGATATGTGCGCTGGGTCCCCAGCGTAGATCTTCGGCAGCTGACCCTCGGCCTGTCCCGCAACTTGAGCAGGCAGGCCGAGCTTCTTCGCCGTGGCGAGCTCCGTGGATGCCTGCTGCCCCAGCTCACGAGCAGCCACCCGAGACTTGACTGCCTTCAGCTTGATCGGGCTGATGTTCTTGCCCACTGCGCTCGGCAGATCGGCAATACGGGCCAGTTGCTTGGCCACGTTCTTTGACATCCCGATCTTTTCGAGCTCGTCGAAGAACCCTCTCATCTGTTCATGGTCCATAGATCACCAGTGCATGACGAAGGGCCTCGTTCTCGAAGCTCTCCAGGTTCTGGGCATTGATGAAGTTGCGCACCGGGCTTGGCTCGAAGTCTCGCAGATTGTCGAGTCGGATGGGAAGCTGGTACTCGATGTCCCCAATGTTGATGGCGTGGAGGATCAGCTCCTGATGAACCACCGACCGCAGCCGCTCCGTCGCCGTCACCCTCACCACCCGCCACCGCTTGTTCTCGGCTTCAACGATGACATCGCGGGGCTTGACGATGGGAAAGTTCGGCAGCCGGGCACTGGTGTCCTGGGTATGCCGCTCGGCAATGGGCAGGTTCTGGATGGTGTTGGGTGACGGATCGATCTGCATGAATATCTCGATCGGATCGAAGTAGCCCCGCACGAAACCCGTGTCGTAGCAGGTCAAGCAGTTCGAGCGTCGCCGTTGAGAGGTGAAGCCCCGGCCCTTGTCGGGCCCGTCGTAGCAGTTGCCGCACCGCTGCCCGAAACTGCGGGCCGGGAAGATGAAGCAGCGACGTCCGGAGAACTCTTGCCATAGCAGTCGCTCCAGTCGTTGGATCTCTTCCGCGATGAGGTCCGGCTCGGCGGTCTGAGTGGCGGCCTCCGACTCGGCGACATCGGTGACGTCTGCCTTCCGGACGCTGCGAACCCGGTAGTAGATCTGGCGCCACCGATGCAGCAGGTTGACGCGGTTGTCGACGAAGCGGTACTTGTCCTCGAAGGGCCCGGCGATGATATCCCACGGGCCCATCGGCGACTCACTGCGCAGGATGTAGCACAGGAAGTCGTGGGGATCGACATCCGTGTCCTCAATCTCCCAGGTGAACTCCTGGAAATCGAGGGAGAAGGACCTCACGAGGAGGTTCTTGAAGGCGAGGTTGGGCACTAGGCTCCAGCGATCTTCATGCCAGCCAGCTTGATCGCCGCCTGCTGGATGTTCTCAGGAGCGTGGCGCGTGGACTGGAAGGCCATCATGGCAACCTTGGCCTTCTCGGTGGCATCGACTGTGCTGCCCTGCTGCTCGGCCGGCTCAGGCCCGTAGGCCGTCTTGAGCTTGGCCGCGGCCAGCTTGCGGCCCATGTCGTCGGCCCAGGCCATGGCTGTCTTGGTGGTGGTGACCTTCTTGCCGCCACGCTCGACCTCGATGGCCTCCTTGCCGGGGCCCTGGTGGTCGACGGGCACGGTGACCTTCTGGCCCTCGCCAGACTGGACTCCCTTGTGGATGGCGTCCTGCTTGGCCTGGAGACCCTTGGCCGAGTCAGGCAGCGGGACCTCGGGCGGGCCACCGACAGCCAGCTTCTGCATCACTCCGAGCACCCGCTGGACCGATGCCTGCTTGGCCTGCAGGTTGGTCTCGGGCTCCACATCCTGGCCCTTGGCCTCCGGCTTGGCCTTCGCACCGGCCTGCATCTTGCGCTTCTCATCATCTGAAGGCTGCTCTTCGGAGGCGCGCTTGCCCAGGCCGAGGTAGTCTTCCAGCTCCGTGCGTGGTAGGGCTTCCATGATCGAGGAGAACTCGGTCGAGCCCACCTTAGACATCTCTTCGTCGTACAGCTTCTTCAGGAAGTTGCTCATCGATCACTCCTTCTTGGCCGGGGCCTTGGGCTTGGGAGCCGCGGGAGCCTTGGGCTCAGCTGGTGGCGCCGGGGGTCCACCCATGGGAGGCCCACCTGCCGGCGGCATGCCAGGCATCGGGGGCGGAGCCATCATCTCTGGTGGCCCTCCTGCCGGCGCCGGGGGTCCACCCGCTTCTGGTCCAGGCGGTGGGCCGGCCTCAGCCGGAGGCGCTCCGGGAGGAGCTCCAGGCGCGGCGCCGGGGGCAGCCCCTGGGCCGGGAGGCATCGGTCCCTGCGGTGGTACTGGCGGCGGGACCTGCTGCGTCGGGTCCTGCGCCAGCAGATCCATCAGCGCCTGGCGGTAGTTGGTGACCGCCGCGCGCAAAGAGATCGCCGACTGCTGGGCCTGCATGGACTCGTTGCGGGCCATCATGGCATCCTGCGAGGCCTGCTGGGCCGTCTGCTGGGCCATCATGGACTCTTGCTGCGCGCCCATCTGCGCCTGCTGGGTCTGCTGCTGCAGCATGCCGACCTGCTGCTGCAGGTTCTGGTTCTCAGCCGAAGCCATCTCGGCCTGGGACTTGGCCTCTTCCGCCATCTGCCGGAAGAACTCGGCCTCGTTGGCCTGCTGCTGGGCAGTAAGGAACTCACCCAGGGCATTCTCCTGCGCCACTTGCTGCTCGGCCCCCTGATCGGGAACCATCTCTTGCTGGTGGAGCTTCTCGGACAACATCTCGTCGGGGCCTGGTCCAGTAGGCGGCATGGCAATGCCGGCATGCTTCTTCATCTTCCTCTCACGAAGCACACGCCGAACCTTGTCAATCCCGGCTCCAGCCAACAGACCCCCGACCATACCCACAGCACCACCCTTGGCGCCTTCATGCAGAGCTGAGGGCTTCTTGCCCACGGCCTGCCGGATCTTCGTGATCTTGTCACCCAGCGCGGCTGCCGCCGGAGAGCCGGACGGATGGCTCTGGCGGATCTTCTCTAGCCCCGAGGCGACCATGTCGGCCATCTCTGAGGCGTCGCGATACTTCTTGGCCTTGCTGAGGATCTTGGCCGTGGCCCCGGTGGCAGCACCGATCGTGGCACCCGCGATGGGGTAGCGCTTGTCAGGCTTCTCCTTCTCGGCCGCCAGCTTCGCCGTGTCGTCGTCGTCGAAGCCGGTGGTCTTCTCCATCGAGCCCTTCTTGTCGTAGTCCTTCTTGATCTTGGCTCGATCGATCTCCTCGCCGACCACCTTGCCAGCACCGCGACCACCCACGCCACCAAGGGCGGCCCCCAGGGCGGCGCCGCCGACACCATGCCTCCGCCCGGCCAGCAGGCCAGCCAGTGCCCCGCTCACCGTGCCGACTTCCTTGCCGACCCGGGCTCCCCGGGTGCGCTCGGTCTTCCGCACCTGGGCGACATCGGAAGACACCGTGCTGCGGATGGCGTTGAGCAGGCCCTTCTTCGCCGCGTCCGCTACCTCTCCCTTGTCAGAAGAGGCTGGATGAACTTCGGCGGCATGCTTGCAGAGCGCAAGGTACTCTTCCAGCTCCCCGGGTAGGACGCCGCCAGAGGCCACCTTGAGCATCACGAAGTGCTCGGCCCGCTTGATCCACGGGATGCCGTCACCGTCAGACAGGAGCTCGTAGAGCTGCTCACTCATGGCTGGTCTCCTACTCGTGGAACACGGAGAAGCGGCTGCCGTTGGCGTCGCTTGTGATCTGCGCGATGTCGGTCTTGGCCACTGCGTTGGCCCCGATGGTGACGTCCGCCGCGGTAGACAGGCCCAGCAGCGAGTTGGCCGTGCCATCCTTGTCGATGACCTGAGCCGCCTTGATCAGAGCCACCTGACCCTGGGGTGGTGACTGCATGTGACCGTAGTTGCGCAGGGCGACGGCATCAGCCACCACCGCATTGATCTGGGTCACGATCTGCACCAGCGTCAGACCTTCCCCCGTGGCATCGACGAAGGTGACCGTGCCGGCGGTGAGGATCAGCGTCAGGCCAGCGAGTCCCATGACCTTCATCGGCAGATTCTTCGTCAGCACGATGTCGTTCAGGTAGTCGACCAGTTCCTGGGCCGAGTTGAACTGCTTGAACACGATTGCCATGACGGCCTCCGTCTACTAGCTAAAGATGCCGCATGGGCATCCATTGATCAGCTACAGTACAGCTTCCTCGCTTTACGAACCTTGCGGCAGATGGTGGCGCTCTCGCCAACGTCCAGCTTGTCGGTATCGTACAGCCGATGGTGAAGCGGACACAACACGAGGCAGTTCTCCTTCGCGGTTGGTCCGCCATTCTTGCGTGCCACGATGTGGCAGAAATCCAGTGCCCTGCCCTCACCACAGATCTCACACTTGATGATGCCAAGTTCGTGCATGATCTTGCGGTGCTGGTACGGCGCATTGGCATAGGGCACGTCAGTCGGGTGTTTGCGGTGCTTGTCCCTTGGTGCCCGGTGACTAGCCTCTTTCATACGACGCACGATCACACCGTAGGAAACATTGTATTTGTTGGCCAGCACCCGGTAGACCACCCCACTCTTAGACAGCTCGATGGCTTCCTTGATCGGGATGTCCTGCCTGACAGGACTGCCTGCCGGACCCGGCCCACCACGCCAGACTGGACGCCCTACTCCTAGCTTCATCATCCACTCGATCAAGGTGCCGTAGGGGATGTCATTGGCCCTAGCTACTGCAGCGGCGGTCTGGTGCTTGTCCAGCTCGCGTTGCAACCACACAACAGTAGGCTCGAAGCCGAGCCGTTCTTGTGTGGTGTGGCGCTTGGCGCCCTCTCTGGTAGGCACACCATGCAAGGCGAGAATGTGCCAGACACCGGCCTTGGAGCAGCTAAATTCTGTCGCTACCTGCTCCGCTGATTTGCCGGACTCGTACGCCTCTATGATGGCTACGTGATCCAACGTGTTCTTCCGGTGCCCAGACCGCTTTGGAATGTTCCTGCTGCTCACTACTTCCCGTACCTGACGTCCACTACAGCCCACCAGTTGACCTATCTCCTCAGTGGTCTTGTTCTCTTGGTACAGGCGAACGATCTCTTCGTGGTCTAGTACTCGTGGCCGACCCATGGATAACCTCCTAGTGGCTTGCTTATGCCACCTCCATGAGTCAGTTTGCTCCAGCTGACTGTCCGTTGTCAACATGAAACTAGTATATCCCATACCAGCCATTCACGAAGAATAGTTCCGAGTGACATCCGCTGAATGACCCCAGGATCTGGCTGATGTTCATCGCGACCTTGATCTGCACCTTCTGCTGCTCGTACTTCGACTGCATGTCGCGGATCCAGGCCATCATCTGCGGCGCCTTGTCGTTGACAGCCACGGAGATCCCGCCGTCGGAGAAGGGAAGGTGGTTCCTGGTCATCAGGATGCCCACCGACTGCATCAGCGCACAGGCAGTTCCTCGCACGGCGAAGGACTGCAGGTGGCGCTCCAGCAGCTGGTCCAGCGGGAAGAAGCCCAGGTCCGGAGGCGTCCCCGCGAAGTCGCTGAGAAAGTCCAGGATGCCCCAGGCAACCATCCGGTCTGAGGATTCCTCACCCTTGATCAGCCGGTTGAGCTGGGGGTGATCCCGCATGAAGAGGCGCACCGTCTGGATGAACGAGTTGAAGGTGTCGCTCACCCCAGGAATGCCATCCAGGCCCTGTAGCTGCTGGGTCATCGCTCCTGCCTACGAGTCCTCTTGTCCCGACGCTCTCCAGAGACTGTACCATTGGTGACAGCTTCGTGGGGAGTGTGGACCACCGGTTCCGAGCCAGGCGGGGAGTAGCCCTCGATACGCAGACTCCCCTGGTTGGCTAGCGACTTGGCCAAGTCGCTGTAGGCGATGTGGGCCGGGACGTCACGCATCTGCCGACCCCGGGGATCGACCCAGACGCAGCTGTTCGGCAGCGACCGCCACCGCATCAGCGTGATGCCCTCGGGTGTCAGATTGTCCACTGTGGGCATGGCTAGCCTCCCAGCCGGGACTGAGCAGCCGCCAACACCTTCTCAGCTTGCGCCGGGGAGATGTTGAGCTGTTCCACCAGGCCGGACACATCCATACTCACGACCTGCGCGAAGGTCTCAGCCATCGTCTGCAGCTTCTTGAGCTTGTTCTCCTTCAGCGGCAGGACGCTGAGGTCGTCCTTCTTGACCAGGAGCTCGGGTGGAGCTGGCTCCTCTGACTTCTCCGTCGGGTACTCCGTCGGGTACTCCAGCGACTCTGGAGCGGGAGCTGGCACTTCTGCCTTCACGGTAGGCGTAGGCTCTACCAGCACCGGAATGGCCATTGCCTCGGGCGGCAGCGATGGCGCTGCCACACCCTGACCCAGGACGCTGCCGTCGGGGCACTTGACTACGATCTGGCCCTGGTCCAGGTACTTCTTGATGAGTGCCTGGTTCTTGAGATACCACCACTCGTTGACGGTGTGCCACTGGCCCTTCATCAGCCGGAGGTTCCCCACGTGGAAGTTGGGGCTGGTGGCGTGCTTCGGATTGGTGCTGAGCGGGTTGTGCCGCTTGTCGGCGATCGCCAGTTGGTACTGCTTGGTCCCAGCCATTTGGTCCTCCTAAAGGAAAGGGCGCCAGACGCCTTGCGACGCCTGGCGCCCTCTCAGACTCAGGTCGCTACTAGAGCACCAGCCAGAGGACTAGTACACCTCGATCGACGGGAACACGAGTCCCGAGTCGACCCGGTTGTTCTCTGCACCGAGGTCCTCCTCGGCCATCGGCGACACCGCGGCAAGGATGCTGTCGTGGTTGGTCGTCGCCGAGCCCGAGTACAGCTCCAGCTTCCGCACCGACGCGATGTTGATGACCGCCATGGCGATGTCCTCCCAGGACTGCCAGGTGATCAGGTTCGCGATCTTGTCGATGTAGAACTTGGTGTTGTTGAGGATGTAGAACCGGCCGAAGAAGTCCGGGTTGGTGAAGCAGTAGATGTTGCCCGGACGGAGGATGTCCGTCTTGACCGTGCGGGTGTACTGCCGGCCGAGCAGCAGGTTGTACTTGTACCCGTCGACGGTGGTCTCGGACTGGATCTTGTCGCCGAAGTCCTCCAGCGTCCACTGGAGGATGTCGTCCCAGTCGACCTCGGTGATGAGGACCATCTCCGCCCGCAGGCGGTGACCGTCGATCATCTTGAAGAGGTTGACGAAGTCGGGACGCTGCACCGGCAGGACCGTGCCGTTGTCCGCCGAGGCCGCACGGGCCAGCTCGCCCTTGCGCACGGCGAACTCGACCACCGAGCCGGCCTGGATGCCGGAGGCGTTGAGGTTGACGGTCGCGCCACCGTTGGCCTCGTACTGCAGGGCCTGGACGGCGGCTTCGATGTGGATCGTGAACTCGCGGTCCTCGATCTCCTGGATGTCCTTGACGGTGTTGTCTTCGATGACCTTCGTGACCGGCATCTCGTAGGCGAGGAGCTCCTGCTCGGTCTTCTCGAACTTCTCCGAGGAGATCGTGAAGAAGGCAACCTCGGCACGGGGTGCGCGCACGAAGTGGGCCGTGGGCTGGCCACGGAACGTGATCGCCATCGCCCGGCTCTTGGGCTCGACGTCCACGATCTTGACCAGCGTGTCATGGTTGACGGACCGCTGGCAGTCCGCCCGGGTCACCTGCTGTGGGGGCAGGATCTTGCGGGCGTACGAGACCTCACGCAGACGGTCCCGGATGTAGCTGCCGGCGTACTCCGCGATCTTCTCCTTGCCCTCGGCCGAGTTGACCTTCTGGGTGAAGAGATCGTTGAGGATGCGTGCAGGGACGCTCATGTTCGTTCTCCTTCTGGCTCTCGGCCTAGTACAGGGTCTGGATGAAGCGCAGCTTGTTCCCGTTGTCAGCGGGCAGCCGCGTCACGTACCCGATGACCTCGCCCGAGGAGTAGTTCCCCAGGCCGACGCGTCCGGCCACACCATCGATGGTGAGGCCAGCCTTGACCTGGAGCTTGCCACCGAGGGCGAGACTGGCCGAGGCGTACACCTTGGTGTCCGCTTCGTAGGACATCAGGTACAGGATGGTGACCTTGCCGAGGGCCTGGACGTCGAAGCGTCCACGCTCTGCGAAGGCAGCCCAGCCGAGCGAGCCGTCAAGGCCGCGGACCAGCTGGTAGGAGGTGTTGAGGTTCATGAACTCGCCGTCGATCAGCGGGTTCGCGCTCAGTGGATTCGCCAGGTCGCGCACCGCCAGCGGGAAGTCGCGGCGGATGATGGCCTGGAGATCCGAGGTCAGTTCGAGGTGGATCATGTCGGTCTCCTTCTTTCGGTCCTTGTGGTACTACTCACCCAGGCCGCCCAAGAGATAGGACACCAGCTCGGTGCCGCTGTCCCCGTTGCCGGGCTCCGTGGCGCTGCCCAGCTTGCCGAGTCCGCCCTGAGGAGCCGTCATGTCGACCGCCTCCTCGATGACGTCCAGGCTCCGGCCGGTGACCGTTGCCTGCTTGATCCGCTCCACACGGTCATCGAAGCTTGTGCCCACGTCGAGGTGCTTCTCCTCCATCTTGTGGGCGATCTTCTCGATGCGGTCGCGGGTCTTGAACTCGGTGATCTGGTGCTCCGCCGCCGCGAGCTTGGTCTGGAGGCTGTCCCTCTCGGCAGAGAGTGCCCGGAGGACACTCGGGACCTCGGCGTACACCTGAGCTGCCTGTGCGGCGCTGATCTTTTCCTGGCTCATGGCATACCTCCTAGAATCCGCCGCCGAGAGGAAGCGCAGCTTCCTTCTCGTGCTCGTGGTCGTCCTTCTCCTTGCCCTCCTTCTGCTCGTGCTTCTCCTTCATGAGGGCTTGGAGCTTGGCGGCCTTGTCTCCTCCCTCCTCCGCTACCTTCTGGAGGAGAGCCCTCGCTGCCGCGAACTTCTCTGCCGACGAGATCTTCACGCCGGCCTGGCCCGTGGCATCGAGGTTGTTGTGAAGGACCGGATCCGTGCTCTTCTTCTGAGCTGGTTCGTCGAGAACCTCACCCATCTGGGCCTTGGGTTCCGCCTTCGCCTGCTGCTTGGTGTAGCCGATCGCGGCCTTGAGGGAGTCGATCATCCGCTCCTGCTTGGCCGCGGGACCCGGCAGCTTGGGCACACCCTCCTCGGACTTGGTCGCATCCGGGGGAACGTCCTTGTGCTGGGCCTGGATGTGGGCGGGGAGGACATCTTCACCGGCCATCTTGGCCATGATGCCCTTCACGCGCTCCACGGAAGACTGCTTGAGGATGTCCTTGCCCTTCCAGTTCTCGCTGCCACCGGGTGGATCCTTGATGGTGGTCTCCAGCGAGGTGGCTGGGGTGGTGTTGCCGGGCGACTTGGGGTCCTTGCCCGGGTGCTGTGGGGGCTGGTCGTGCTTGGCCTGCCCGGTCTCGTAGTTCTGCTTGCCGGGAGTCGGGGAGTGCATGGTGTTGGGCAGCTGGTTCTGCAGCCCCTCCTCCGCGACCTTCGGGAGGAATTCGGAGTTGAGGTACTCGACGGCGCTCGCCAGCTTCTCGACGAACACCGAGGAGGTCTTGACACCCTCCTTCTCCTCCTTCTCCTCCTTCTTGTCCGAAGGCCCCGGCTCCTTCTCGGCCGCAGCGCCCTCGGCCGCCGCGAGCTTTTCCCGCTCGGTGGCTTCCGCGAGGGTCTGCTGGACCATCTGCTGTAGAGAGAAGCGCATCGTGGTCCTCCTATCGTACCCCGAACGTGACGTTGGGAATCGGGGCCTGACGTTGTGACTCCCCCTGTTCGGGGTTCGTAGCTGGTGACGACTCGGTGTACGGCTTGGAGTAGTTCTGCCGGTTCCCGTACTGGCCCGCCGGCTTCACCACCTTGGGGGACAAGGCGCCAGGCGGCTCAGGAGCACGCGCTACCTGAGCATCAGGCAGCTTCGCCCGAGGCGCCCCGATCGTCTTGGGCGCCCAGGCGCTGGTCGGTTCACGGGCCTGTGTCTGCCCGATCTTGACCAGCTCGTCGAAGAATGCCTGCATGTTGATGCCCGACACCTAGTGCCTCAGTGGCTACTGGTTCCACTCCACCGGGTACCCGTTCGCCTCCAGGAGCTTGAGGGCCTCGACTTCGACTGCCTGCTCCAGGACCGACGCTTCCTTGGCCTGCTCCGGCTGCTCGGCCTGCGGCGGGGCGAGCACTTCGCCCTGCTCGTTCACCCAGCCGTTGCCAGCCAGGATGTCGTAGGCGCGCTTCTCGATGAGGGTCTTGAGGGCCGACTCGTCCTCAGCACGCTTCTCATCCTGGTGCTTGCCTGCCTCGTAGGCAGCGGCACCAAGGCCAGCGGCTCCGACCGCCTTGACCTCGCCTGGGGCCTTCTTGAGCGCTTCCAGGGCGGCGCCAGCACGCTCCTTCTTGGTGAGGAAGAGCGTGGAGCCGCTGCGGCCACCAGGACGCTCACCCTTGACGGCCTCCTTGCCGGCGGCGACGGAGGGCTTGTAGCGGGCGCCGAAACGCTCCAGAAGCTCCTTCCCCTTCTTGCCCCCACCAGCCACCGCTCCCTTGGCCGCTTCGTACTTCTCCTTGACGCCCGCTTCCTTCTCGATCTGGTTGAGCTCCTGCACGTAGGCGTGGGCCATGACGCGCCCGAGGAAGTCGGCTTCGGCGGCCTTCTCCTTGGCCTCCTCTTCCTTCTTCTCTTCCTTCTTCTCCTCCTTCGGGGGCTCCTTCTTCTCGTCCTTCTCCTCAGCGGTCTTCTCGCTGTAGAGCTCCTGGACCAGCTGCGCGATCTCCTCATCGGAGAACTCGCGCAGGTCGACACCCTGCTCCTCTGCGAGCTTGACCAGGAGCTCGGCTGCCGCCGTCTTCTCCAGGTCCTCGGCGTCGTAGGACTGGTTGGTTCCGTAGATCTGAGCCAGCTGCTCATCCATGGTAGGTCTCCTGTTCTCGGTCGGTCGTTGGTGCTTCTTGTCTCTCTGGTGTCCGTTTCTTCGAGGCCTTGAAGCCCCTAGCGATCCACCGAGATCACTTGCGTACCAGGATCTTCCCGGCGCCCTTCAACCCCGCCAGCAGCGCAGCAGGTAGATCTGAACCCTGCTGGTGCAACGCCCCGAGTCCGGCTAGAGCAGTCAGGATGGTCGGGTGGTCTGCAATCAGGTTATTCAACAGACCAGTTGGTTCCCGCTGTCCCATCATCGCTTGCTCTTTGCGGTACCTCGCCAGCTGACTCAGTAGCAGTGCTGCTCCCATGGCGCCGATGATGATTTTCGGATCGACCTTCGCACCGGCAGCCATCTTCTCGAATCCAGAAGGCAATCCTTCTTGATGCACGGCCTTCCAGAGCTCTGCGTCTTCCGTTATACGCTCTTGGGCACAGTTCAAGCAAGCGCCCACACGACTCAAGTAGCCATTGTACGCAGAAGAGACCTTCTGTAGGAAGGGGTCGTTCACTTCCTCCAGCTGGTGACCACCTGGTTGCTGCTGGCCGATGGAGATGCGGATGATGCGCCGCTTGGCCACTGGCTCCAGGATGCTGCGGTTCTCCAGGAACGGAAGCAGGAGCTTCATGATGACGTCGCTGAAGTGCTCCCCACCTACTGGGGCCAGATGAGACGTCTCCTTCGAAGGACCGAACACTTGATGGTGTTGGTCGAGTTCATCCGCTAGCGGCTTCTTGCCCATGCGGATGATCACGATGCGTTGGAACTCGTGTGGCTTCAGCACCATCCCCATGGTGCCGGGAGTGGACAGCGCCTCATGCAGCGGGCAGTGACCGAGCTGATCGAGGACTTCATTCGGCAGATCGGGGTGGAAGCCATCCTCAGTAGAGGTGGCCTTGCCCCCGAACTGAGAGGGAGTCACATCCTTGGTGATCTCCGCCTTCTTCTGCGCGGCCTTCTTGGCCATGATGGCGCGGACACTGTCCACCGAGGCGGCCTTCTCCAGGCGCCACCCCACCATCGACCGGCCCCTGGGCTCCTCGATGTCGTTGTAGCCCAGCTGCTCCGCGATGTACCAGGAGGGGATCACATCGCCCTGCATCCCCACTGACGCGAGCTTGGCCATGACCTTGGCCGTCTTATCCGCGCCGATGAAGACGAAGGAGATATCAAAGAACCGAGGGTAGTCGTTGATGGCGTAGACCTTGCGACCATCCGGCAGGATGCGATTGAGCATCCGCTGGAGGTGCTCGCAATTGTGCACCGCAAAGCAACCCGCAACGTATGAATGATCTTCTTCAACTTCGAAGTTATACAGCGGGCCATCATAGTACTCTGTAGTGATCTTGTAGATCGTGCTGCAGAGGTACCCATTCCAGAGTCTCAAACGAGACTGCTGAGACGATTCTGTCTGCTCACGTAACTGCTGAACGGCATCTGCTGCATCGCCGTTGAATGACACATACCAGATACTCTGATAGCCGAAGTTAGTAGTACGGTTATACAGTTTTAGGGATGCTACGACACCGCAGGCCGCTGCCAGCAGCTGCATTTGACGGGCTAGTTGCTCTGATGAAGTAGCCACTCTCAGATTGAATTTTCCACCATCCACACTGCCGTCGCCATCAGCCCACCCCTTGATCAGCTGGCGGACAAAGCCTGCGCCATAAGACCATACCGCCGGAGAAAGCAGCTTGTTCTTACTGCCGTGGCCGCCATGAAGCAACAGCCACTCTGCTACTTTGCGGCTATTGATGTGGAATGACTTAGCCTGTCGCCCATCATAGTAGCTCAGCCTAACGGTTGCATCTTGATCGAGCAGGCGCGCTACTTTCTCCAGACGGCCCTCAAATTCCTCGTTGATGTGGTAGGTAAAGGTTGTGGCCCTCGGCCATGCTACCCCAGGACTGAAATTGGGGTGGCCCTCAGCTAGGTACATGCCCAGTAACCACCCCAGATCGTCTGCCTGTACGTTATCACTAGTGACCGGTGGCACAGGCAGGAATACTGTCATTCCTTTGGTCAATTCACCTGCAGGCACCCAGTCTGGTTCAACGGACTCCAACAACTTTGACTTGCCGCCTACTGTTGGCTTTCGCAGGTCGGCGGCGAGGAACGGGTGATTTGAAGTAGCCCTTACGTCACCAAAACCGAACGCCTCAAGCTGCACTAGTTCAGTCTCAGACCAGCTAGGCAGCAGCCTGGTTATCTTCCGCGGATTGCCAGTGTGAGAAATGACAACGTCTCCCTCGGCCAGATGCTCTATTGATTCATAGTAGCCGTTGGCAGTCAGGATCGGAGTGCCGGGAGGGAAGCAGTAGTCATTACGCGTTATTGACAACCCTCGGATCGGCTGCTTCTTGTGCCAGGCCAGAACTGCTTGGCCTACTGTCCGGTGGACCCGCGGATCGAAGGTCGACTGAGCTCGGCGGTAGTTGATCCAGTCAGTGCACAGACTGCACATGTCATAAGGCACTTTCGTGCCCATGCTGACATCGGGGAACAGCCCACGGTCCAGCTTATCCACTACGTCTTCGGCACCGAAGCGCTTGGACAGCTCACGATCAATCTCCACTACAAGTTCGATGCGCTTCATTTGATCGTGCCACACGGAAACGGCCACACGACCAAATGACTTTGACGGGTCTTTGTTGCAGTTGTGGACTGCCACTTCACCTGCGATGTAATGGTGGGCGTCGTCGACTTCAAGATTGAACACCTCCTCATTGAGCATGACCTGCTCCGATTCAGTCACCTGAATGAGGTAGGTCTCCCCCAAACGCTTCTCGAACCTCTTCCGGCGGAGGTCTCTCGTGAAACGCTTCCTGCTGTGCTTGGCCACCGCCGAGGAATGTTCCGCTGAAACTGCCACCACACCGCTGCCCCGACTCATGTAGACCTCCCCATTCGTGGGAGAGATCATCTCACATGGCTCAGCATCCCACTGCACGGTAGCCGGATGCCCAAGAGCACGAATCACATCTGACAGGATGCGCAACATCTGTGGGGACGAAGATCGAATCCGAAGCTGTCCGGAATTCTTGCCAGACTGGGGGAGGTGCCCATCTCCATCGATATACGTCCCAAGCATCTGCCGTAGACCGGTCTCATCCCACCTTAGAACCTCTTCCGTCAGACGTTTCTCGGACAGTACGCCCACGACGTATTTGGACAGCTCCGCGTGGACCCTCGCGGAGCAGGCAGAGAGCTGAACCAGACCATCTTGGGGACGAGCAGTGACCGTGACGTGCAGGTCGTTCTCAACCATGCACGCGGTCACTGCCGAGACGTCCTCTACATTGTGCTCACTGAAACAGAACTGAATCAGCCCGTGAGTACCCAGATTACCTTCGGCAGCTACCCACCCCACTAGCCTGGCAAAAGCCCCATCTACAAGTTCCCGACCATGCTGTGGCTTCGGAAGAACCATGTAGTCCCCAGGAAATACCGATGCCATGGGAACCCACTCCGGATCACCGACGGCCTTGCGGTACTCGATACAGTCCTTCTCGTGCCCGGACTGGGGTAGTCTGCTGTAGTTGCAACGGCAGTGGATTTGGTCCCTGCGGTAGATCAGAACCTGATGATCCGCAGTTCCAACCAGCTCTTTATACTCCCCCCGAAGTCTAAGAGCTATACCATCCCCCGAGTAGTGCCTACGCATGTTATCAATCACGTGACGTGGGCCGTCCAAGGTCATGACAGCCTCGCCGCCACGCACCTGTTCGATGGGCCTCCGGGTTCGATCCGCCATCAGGACCGGAGTACCCGCAGGGAAGCAGTGATGCTTGAAGGGAAAGGCATTCAGGAAGGTCTTGAAGCCATAGTCAGGCCCTTCATGAAGAAGACCTGCTTCCGGAAAGTGATCACCGTTGATATTACTTCCCCAGAATTCCCCAGCTCCCAGGGCATTGACTAGGACGCTGATCTTGCGGTGGTCGGGCTTTACCTGATCGAGGTACTGCTGGACCTCTGGCAGCATCGGGGCCGCGGTCTTCCCCATGGAGAAGAAGGCCGCCGCGCCTTCGATGTCGCCCGGCTGGAAGAGCTGAACGAGTCGATCACCCTGGCCAGGGCCGGCCTTGTATTGGCAGACCTTGATCATGGACCGAAGTGGAACTTCCTCGTGGCCGAACGTGTCTTGGTCGGCTCGCCTGGGGCCTTCTCTGTGCTGACTTCCTCGTAGCCGGTCTGCTGCGGTCCCTTGTCTGCCTGGATGCGCTGAAGCGGACTAGCCTTGCCGGCCGCCTCTGCCATCTGGCGGGCCAGGCTTGGGCCCTGAAGCTTGGCCTGGGTCTCCACCAGCATCTTGGCTGTCGCCGGCGGGATGGCTGGGCCATGTTCCGGGGACAGGCGTAGGGCATCACGGACGAAGGAGCCAGCCACCAGCGGGTCCCGGGCGAGGGTTGGAGCCAGCGATCGCAGCGAGTTGTACATCATCTGCGTGTGGCTGGCGTCGAAGTGGCGTAGGTCTGGGGTCGCCTGGAGCATGGACTTGTAGTCGCGGGCCTTGGTGAGCCGATCGTGGATCTTCTCGAAGCCCTTGGCGATGCCCATGCCCACGCCGGTTACCGCCGCCGCAGCTACACCCGTCGGCACCTGGGAGCCGAGAGCTCCGCTGAAACCACTGGCGCCTTCACCCCTAAGGCCCTTCATGAAGTTGCCCCAGATGCCGGCAGTCTTCAGGAACTCTTCGACGGGATTGCTCATCATGCCATCCCCTGGCGCTTGAGAGCCCGACGGTACTTGATCTCCTCGATCTTGCTCTTGACCTTCTCGTAGCCCTTCTTGCCGGCGTATGCAGTTCCAGCCAAGGGAGCCACTGCTGTCGCCAACCCGAGTAGGGGGTGTCCAGCCTGGGTCATGCGCTCCCCGGCCGCAGAAGCCCCGTGCTGAATGGCCTTGGCCACGTCCACCACCCCGCCCGTCTTCTCGAACGCGTCACCGTGCCGCAGCAGAGTGAAGACCCTCCGGAGACCGTCGAGGTTCATGCGAGCTCCTTGAGCTTGGCGTTCACTGTGAGGAGCTGCTCGTTCACCATCTCGATGGCCGCCTGCAGCTCACCGTGCTTCTGGGCTACCTTCGTGAGCGCGATGAAGCGCTCAACGACTGGATGCGACGGGTTGGGAATTGATCCCGCTGATGCCGTCTTGTTCATGGAGTCGATCAGGCCCTCCCGATCCAGGACCTGGTGCTCCCGGAGGTGATGACAGGTCAGGCTGACCGCCTCCTTCAGCATCTCGGCGGTCGGGGTGTACCCCGACCACGCTTGAGCGATGTCCGAGAGTGAGGAGCCACCCAGCACTTCTTGCTTCGTCGCCTGACATAGATCCTCCTTGACGGTGTCGAGTAGGACCTGGGACGAGGACAGCTTGCTCAGCATGTCGTCCCGCATGCCTTCCAGCCGGACGCGAAGGTCGTAGACCTCCTCGATCGGCTTGGCTCGGGCGGTGTGGTCGGCGGCAGCCTTCGCCAGGCCGAAAGCCGCGGCGAAAGCCGCTTCTTCATCGGCCACGACTGGCTGGTCGTCCTTGTAGCTGCCTGCTGGGGGGCTGTAGTCAGCGTGCTTGATCTGATGGACGGCTGGATTGGAGCCATCGTTCAGGTCCTGGAGCACCCGACCAGGGTCGGCGGGGCCACCCTCGAAGGTGATGTTCCGCATCTGCCCCGACTTCTCAAACTCGGAGAGGTAGGCAGACGTGTTGGCGAACTCACAGACGCGCTTGACCTGCTCCGGAGCCAGGAAGGCCTCCTTCACGATCTCCACCACGGCGTCGCTGAGAGTAGTTCCCTGGGTGGCGTGGAGGGAGGCAGCCCGCTTGCCCATCATCTCCAGCTGTTCGGGGTCGACTGGACGGGCTGCCTTCTGCTGTGCGAGCCCAAGAGGAATGGCGCCAGGATCGCTCATGTTGTTGCCCTCGCAGTTGGTCCATCTTAGGGCGGAGGCTTCTCCACTGTCAACTTGAAGAAGTCCATGGTACTACTTTAGTATAGGTAGCACGGAGTCGCCATGAGTGGGAAGGACGTCAGTCAGGAGCTGCTAGTAGCTCGGATCGGGGTGTTGGAGAACCAAGTTCGCTTCCTGATGAAGCTCAATGGCGTCGAGTTGTCGGCTTTGCGGGAGGCCAGTGACCAAGATCTGCTCTCTCACTACCAGAACGCCGCCCAATCGATCGGTTTCTCCGCCCAAGACGTGCCCCTTCCGGTCATCGAGGACTGGGTAGAGCTGTTCTTGCAGCTCTCGGAGCTCGAATTCGCCCGCCTGAAGGCCCTGGTGGAGTATGACCACACCTGGGAACCCTTCTACACCCTCTGCGTGAAGCTCCAGACCCAGGTCCGGCAGAGCAAGAACTTTGCCGTGGACCCCCAGGCTAGGGAACTCTACGCCGCTCTGGACAAGGCGCGGAAGAACATCCGGGATGCAGCGATCATCATGATCCGCAAGCATCCCGAGACCCTCCCAGCCAGGGCCAGGGTACTCCTCCAAGATAGCCTGCCACTATAGTCTGCCCAGATAGAGTAGTGCATTCCTGAGCCTCGTGGGGCTTTCTCGGAACAGCCCAAGGCCCGAAAGTGGAAATCAGCAAGAAAACGGGGTATATAGGGGCCAAAACAGCAATTCGAGCCCCCCTCCTGGCATAAGAATCATGTACCGGGAAAATCTAACCCCCGGCAGGAGGATCACATGACCAAGGAAGAGAGGAAAGCGACCGCTGCAAAGGTGGTGGCGGACATTGGTGCCAACCCCGACATGTCCGAGGAGGAGCTCAACAAGAAGCTCCGCGCCGCGGGCATCACCCCCGGCTGCGACGTGGTCGACGTCGTGCTGCTGGGCTTCCCCCACGACGTCGACCACGTCCGTACCACAGGCACCGCCAACAAGATCGTCGGCTTCCTCAACGGCGGCCTGAAGCTCGCCGCCGCCATCTTCGGCGGCTACAAGGGGGCCAAGGCCCTCGGCTGGATCGGCAGCGAGTAGTAGGAGGGACCGACCCGAGTGCACGGGGTCGGTCCTCCGGGCAGCGACGCCATCACGGGTCGTTGTCTTAGCCCACGAACGGGGGGATACCCGTCTCCTTGATGGGTCGGATGATGTCGGGGCGGGGATTCAGGATCATCGACGCCAGGGCGCAGTACAAGATTGAGTGGAAGGTGTCATCCGTCTTGCCCGGGGCGTGCTTGTACTCGGTCATTCGGAGGCGCTGGTTGTACTCGGAGAAGACGTTCAGGATGTCCTGACCGTAGGGGTCGGCGAAGTCCTCCCAGCAAGGCAGGTCAACCAGCTTGCGCTTCAGGGCATTGAAGATGTCGCTCATGACCTCTGACCGGTGGCACATGTACCGGTTGAGGTTGGGCTCCCAGTAGATTTTCTTCTTCTGGCGGGGATTGTACTGGTACTTGACGATCTTCTGCGGTCCAAAGCGGCGAATCAGGGTGTCATTGGGGTGGAAACCACCACCGTAGTCGACCCCGACCACGTGGACCCGGAGCTGGGAGATCATCTGAGAGATGACGTCGAGCTGTCGCTCTGGTTCCAGGTCCTGTCCGGTGAAGCGATGGACCCAGAAGATGCAGAAGTTGCCGGTGCCGAAGTAGCCGCCGAAAGAGATCACCGTGTAGGAGCCCTCGCCGGTCCCCCAATCCACGCCAGCGAAGACCTGTTTGCCCTGGGCCAGCTGCTTGAAGTTCTCGATGTCGGTCATCCGAACATGTGGCTTGCAGCAGGTCTGGAGCTGGCCCCTGGTGATGGGCCGGACGCCGGAGTCGTAGGACATGCCCAGCTTCTCATTCATGAACAGAGCTCGTGGGTACTGCTCCTGGGCCTCGATGATCTCATCCCAATCCACCCACGGGACCATGATCTGCGGGATACGGTAGCCCTCGAAGGTGACCTTGTCCTTGTTGGACTCAGTCTTGGGGTTCATGGCCGCCCACTTGGCCAATGGATGACGGGCATCGATAGGCTTGTAGCAGCGATCGCAGACCAGACTCTTGGCCCCGATGTTGGTCTCGGTCAGCACGTTCCAATGCCAAGAGCTGGGATCGCCCGGAGTGCCATGACGCTCGCAGGGTACGATCCACTCGTTCTGGGTGGAGAACTCCGACCAGTAGTGGGCGATCGTGTTGTCCTCCGACTTGGGTGTGCCCGAGTAGAGGAACAGCTTGTAGGGAGAGTGAAAGGCACATTGTTCAATGATCGGGATGTTGTCTACCAGGATGTCTTGTAGCTCGTCCACACACTGTCCAGATATGATCGGCTGGGCTCCGAACGATCCCTTCACAATGGGTCTGTGGTTGGGCACTGTGAAGCAGTGCACATCTTCGTCAATCACGCTGGAACCGACAACCCGCTGCTTGGACTGGAATTCGCTCTTCCAAAACACGAAGTAGTCATGCTTGTAGGCGCAGATCTCATACAGTGGTTCCGCTGCCAGGTTCATATAGTTCGGATTGCGCTGATGGGCTGGGATCGAGCTCCGAGTGTGAATCACAGCTGGGCGACGTAGACGTAGCCAAGCCTCCTGAACGTCCTCTGCTAACCGGCGGGACCTAGTCCTAAGTGTACCCTCATCCCAGGACTCGTCGGCATGGTAGCAGGCGTCACCCAAGTACAATGCTTTGAGCAACAGCTCCAATAGCATCGGGTAGTCGAAGAACTCACGCGGAATGTACTTATCACGCGCGTGCCCAAGTTCGGCAAAGTAGTGCCCCAAGATACCTGAGTTGATGATCACATGATGACAATCACTACGCGGGTCTTTGTGTGTGCGGTAGGTGAGCCCTAGATTCTCTACCGTAGTCAAGATCTCATCCAGGTACCTGCCCTCGTTTTGAGAGATCACGGGGCGTGGGTACTTGCCGTCGGCCCATTGGATGTGTCCTTCCGCGATATACCATCCAGTCAGAGCCGCAAGATGTGGATATGAGAGCTTGATGCCCCTCCGATTATCTCCGTACCCATGCGCAATACCAGCGAACTCCCGGTAGAGCGGGGCTTCGCCCAGCCACGTCGCGGAACACGTGACCTTAAATCCCATCCGAGCAGTAGCCGCCAACTCAGAAGCAGTGACAAACTGCCATCTGTCCGGCGTCTTGTACTCTTCGTCATGCTTGACCCGGTAGTTGATCCACATATTGTGATCGCCGGTTACTCGTAGCCGCATCTTGGAGTGGGCAAAAGTAACCATCTCCCCCGTATGCTTGCGGGAAAAGACACGGGTAGGATGATGCCACTCAACTTCTCCAGCGTCACTAACGTCGGCGACCAAGTCGTCCTGTGTCAGTTGCTCCACTCTACGCCAGCCTAACCGAGTCAGGACCTCAGTCCCAGTTGCGTAGCAGATTAGGTCGGCAGGGATACCACGGACACGGTCAGCGGTGAGATAGGCGTACCGCAATCTGATCTGACTGAAGTTGACGAACTTCTTGAAGAACACCGCCTGGCCAATCTTTGGTGGTACGTAGGCCTGCAGCAGTGGCGAGCACTCGATGACGTCGCGGATGCGGTCGACCGAGAAGACTTTGGCTTGCTCGGCTGAGGGCGCTACGAAGAGTGCCCGGAAGTTGTTGACCAGCGCCGAGTAGCAGAGCAGGCGATTGCCTAGCGTGGTGCTCTTCTCCACCTGGCGGCCGCAGGTGAGCAAGATCTTGTCCGCGGGGCTGTCATAGATGCGGCGCAGATACTCACGGCCCTCGAATCGAAACGCACTGATCTTACCCGCCGCGGGAATCTGGATGGCCAACTCGGCGAACTGGGAGGGAGCCACGTTGTAGAGGAACTTGTCCTTGGCTTCTAGCAGTTCTTCGGCCGTGGGGTCTTCCGGTTCGAGGTCCAGACCGAAGTCTTTGGGGTTCCCCTCCTCATCGTAGTCGAAGAAGGGCTCCTTGACCTGCCCATCTACCGAGTAGACCAGCGGGATGACCCCATGGGTGTTGAGCAACGACAGTTCGGCGAGGCTGATCGTGGCCATGCAACGCCCTCCCAGCACTACATAAGAGACAGGTACGAGATCGCTACTTTCAGGAGCACTGTGCTGTCCCTAAAGAATCCTAGGCCATAGTTGCATGAGTGACACAACAGCCCACGCACCTTGCCTGTTTTGTGATCGTGATCTATGTTTGGCGCTCTCTTACCGATAAGGGCTTGTCTACAAATAGCACAACGATTTCTTTGTTTGCGCTTGAGCGCCTGATAGTCTTTCTCGCGTAGCCGGTACTTAGAGAACCTGTGTTGTCTCCTATTCTGTTCTAGGTGGGCTGTTGTAAGTCTGGGGTCGGCCTTTCGACGAGCAACAACGTAGGCTGTGAAGCACGTCTTGCACCAGGAGTATCTCCCCTTATAGAAGCCCTTCTCTGCATCTTTTGACTTCCCGCACTTGGTGCATTTCTTCTTCGCCGGCATGACTGCACACTACTACAGTCTCCCGCGAATTTCAAGGTCTAATACAGGTATAAGAAAAATGTGATCGGAAGCATGTAACTTCCGGTCGTCCCCTCCTGCCTAGGAGCATAAGCCCGCTTTGCCACCCACAGACAGAAAGCGCGGCTGATGTACGACCGTGGGAGGGGACAAGCCGCGCACTGGTCTGCTGAATAGGACGGCCAGCCTTAGGCTGGCCACCCTGTCTTAGCCCGCAGACACGGTGGTTTCGTAGGCGGAGGAGAGCTCCAGCACAGGAGCCGCCAGTCGTTCGGCGGTGAACGTCAATGGAGAGCTGGGTTCCGGCATGGCCACCGACCAGCTGTCAGTCTCCGGGTAGAAGTTGGCCTTGAAGGGGTGGTACTTGAAGTGCTTCTCGAAGACCGTCTTCAGCAGGCCTTCGAACGATGACGGCCAGGGGATGGCCGCGAGCTCCTGGTTGGCCTTCGCGGCTACCTCCTGCTGCTGGGCGCGCACCTGCTCCAAGTTGCGGACCGTGTCACGGAGGAGGTTCATCTCCGCCTCGGCCGCATCGAAGATCTCCTTCCGTTGCCGGAGGAAGAAGTGGTACAGCAGCAAGCCGTCCTTGCGGGTGTGGTTGACCAGCAGCACTGGAGTCTCGACCGTGGTGAAGGTCGGAACCGCCGAGACGATCTCCTCTGCCTTAGCCGCGCCGCTGATTGTGGGAAGCTTGGACTCCTGCCACGGCTTCTCTTCTGTCCAGAATGGACGCCTGTTGGTCTCAGCTGTCGTCATGTTCCCGATCCTCCTGGTCGAATTCTTCGAGTAGGTCTCTGGACTTGTCGGTCCCCTGCCCAGAGCGGCTGTAGTTCGGTCCCGCCACTTCCTCGATCGACGGGATCGCACCCGGGTCCCTCTTCATGCGGAACTGCTCGAACGCGGCGATGACATCCTTCAAGGCTACATCCGACTGGCGCAGCAAGTCCTCGGCGGACTTGATCACGTCCATGTAGTTCTTCATCATCTTGGAGTGGGGCAGAGTGGCCGGCTGATGCTCAGTCTCCACCACCTTCAGAAAGGCTATATCGCGCATGTGCTTGGCCACCGTGCCGGTACTCAGTGTTGCGGGAATGGCTCCCGTGCCGGTCACCCAGGGGACCAGCATCGAGGCCATGTCTTGGCTCACACGTAGAATGCTGATGTTCTGGGAGGCCATGGGTCGCGCTTCCAGGTACTCGATCCACTCCCCCGTGGAGAGCAGGCTGCGATTCCAGAAGTAGTGCGCGTAGGCCTGGACTCCATCCGCGGTGAGGTTGGTCTTGTAACGGTGATTCAGTCGACTGGCGGCGTCCTCCATCCGCAGCGGCGCCAGCAGCAGCTGTTCAGCACTGGCCCGGAGATTGGGGGTCGCGAGGATGCTGTACGCTTCGGTGGCGGCCGCATTGGGATACCACAGATCATGGATGGCGTGCTTCCGCAGGTACGCTCGGCCTTCCTGCGATGCGGGGTCCCAGGGATCGGGACGGTCAGCATCGAGGGCGCTCTGCAGTCGGCGCAGGTAGGCGATGTTGACTCCATCAAGTCCATACTCGTCCAGCATCCGCAGGATCGAAGCATGATCCAGCTTCTGCTGACTCAGCAGAAACATTATGAAAAATTCACTTGGGCTGCGGCTTGCCATTGGTGCTCCTTGACCACAAGTACTTGGCCGCGCGATCCAGCACTTCGTGGCTGTCGCCTAGTAGCCCGATAGCTCTGTTACAGCGGCAACACAGCAGTCCTTGTACCTCCCCCGTATTGTGGTCGTGATCTACTGCTAGACGCCTGAATTTGCCACTCGGCTTTTCGCCGCAGATCAGACATCGCCCTCCTTGGGCCATGACCATACGCAGGTATTGTGCCTTCGTGACACCGTACCTATCCCGGATTCCCCAGAAGAAGGAAGCGTCATTCATCTTCTGCTTGTTCTTCTGGTAGTACTGGCCGGTTCTCTCCAGGATGCTGTCCCTATTCCGCTCGTAGTAACCCTTTCGACGCTCACGAAGAGCCTTCACATTCCTAGACGCGTACTCCCTCGCGTATGCCGCGCGCTCATTCTTGTGCGTCTCGCGGTACCGACGCTGATACTCCCTGTGACGCTCGTAGAGCTCTTGGGAGTTGCTGGGGCTCCGACTGGCCATCGTCCGTTACACCTGTGGCTGGTTGGTCAGGGTCTTGAGCCCCGCGACGACCTTGTCCAAGTGGACCAGCGACCTCTCCAGTGCGGTGGTGTCCACCGCACTGAGCCCGAGGCGGGATGCCAACAGCAGCTCGGCCACCTTGTGGATGGTATCCTCGATCTCCGGGATATACTCCGCGAAGACCATCACGTTCTCGGGGTTGAGGAAGCCCAGCGAGAGGATCTTGTCGACCGAGGTTGGGTCGAAGAGCGGTGCGGCTTCCTTCACCAGCACCGCCCGCAGGTCCGGCACCTTGTTCAACAGCACCGTGGCCTCCTTCTTGGCCTCGGCGTACTTCTCTCGCATGGTGACGATCGGTCGGGCCTGGAACCAGAACTCCTGGTGGCCCTGGCTGAGGACCTTCAGGCAGGCCGTCTTCACCTTCTCGGGATGCTCACCCAGCACCGCGCCCAGGAAGATGGCATCGTCCAGGTCCAGGAACCGGGTCGGCATCACCCCGGCCACCTTGTCCACCGGCAGGCCCTCGAAGGAGTAGGTCTGGCCGTCCGTGATGACCCGCACCGCGGTCGCGTAGGCCCGTGCTTCGCCCACCTTGGTGAACGCCGACGGGTCGGAGGCGAGATTGATCTGATTGGGCAGCGGCATGAAGCCCACATCCTCAGGGATGGCGTACCGCTGGGTGGCGATCTGGGTGACCGTCTTGATGCCGGGGACCTTCACCAGGGTGCAGTGCTCACCCATGATGGTCTGGCAGAGGTACTCAGTCTGCGGGCCGATGTCGTTGGTGGCGCGCACGAAGACCGGCACGATGCCCTGGGCCCCCGACTTGGACGGCATGTAGAACATGCCGGCTTCGGATGGCGGGGAGTCGAGAACATCAGACTGGCGGGCGATGGGGACGCCGGCGATGTTCTCCTGGATGGCGGACTCGCTGCCATTGCTGAACACGCCCAGGGGCAGCACCTCGCCGGTCAGGTCCATGACCTTGGGAAAGACCCAGCCCACCAACTCCTTGTTGTCACCCTCGGTGCGAACCTTGTACAGGCCGAAGGAGTCGACCACGGCGACGTGGATGTCTTCCAGCGTCTCCTTGACGTTCGGCTGGGTGGTGATGGTCGTGGTGCCATCCTGCTCGACCTTCGAGACCAGATCTCCGCCCAGCGTGCCCACCGCCTGCTCCCGTGGCACATCATCCGCGGTGGGCAGGAGCGCCGCAGCGTTGGCGGTCTTGATGCGGAAGCCACCCTCGATCTTCTGCACTTGGATGACGTCTGGCTTCACGATCGAGGCCGCGGTCTTGAGGAAGTCGGCCGCGGCCTTCCGGGGAGTGGCTTGCGCCTGGGCGAGCTTGTCGATGAAGGGGAGGGCCGCCTCGTTGTTCGCATAGGCGGCACAGATGACTGGATCGCGGAAGAACTCCCCCACCTCCTGCAGATGGGCCTCCTTGATGGTGGGCAGGATTGCATCCAGGAGGAACTCGGGCTTGGCAGAGGAGACCTTGACGCCCTCCTCTCCAGCTCCGGCCTCGGTGATGAGCGGACCACGGGCCCCACCGAACTGCCGGTTCGGTGGGTAGAGCTGCTCGATCATGGACATGTCGCCAGGGCGTTGCCGAATGGCCTCGAACAGCGAGGGCCGGAAGAGCGAGCGCCGCAGCCGGTCTTCTGTCAGCGGCTCGACCTGGCCGTTGTCCATGAGCAGGTCGAGTGGTGACAGCTTGCCTTCGCGGACGATGACCGGGACGATCGCCTTCTGCTTGCCCTTCAGCTTGGCTGGCGTGTCATCATCCCGCGGGTTGATGGCCAGCTTGTTCAGCAGCTCGACATGGCCCAGGGCGTAGCGGCGGTCAGGATCGACCTCGCGCAGGACCACCTTGGGGGAGTAGTGGCTGGTGAACGGGGCCTGCTGATACAGCTGATCGAGGATCTGCTGTGGCCACTCGTTCGCATCCTCCGACATCCGGGCTTCGAGCGCCGTCTTCTCGAAGGTGAGTTCCTTGCGGTCCAAGAAGAGGTCCATGATCCACTCCTACGTGTCTGGGCCCAGTATACTACTCCATCCGTGCTGTGGACACCTTGCTACTTAGTCACGAACACCTTCCCCGAGATGAGAGCTGTTACTGCCCCTGCCTGAGCCGGTGGTGTGTTGGAGGCTGGATGCGTGTGGGTGGCCAGCCACTGGATGAGCAGGTTCCCCAATGGCACCGGCTCGGCTGCAGCTGCAGACCCCAACTTCAGCGCGGCAGCTGTGATGGTCTTAGCGCCACTCCAGTTCTCATCACTGGATGGGCCCTTGGCCGTGTGGGCCCCACCGAAGTCCTCGGTCACCGTGCCACCAGTCTTGACTGCGAGCGTGCCACCGATCTCCTGCTTGACGTTGCCGGTGACCTTCTGGTTGAGATCGCCCTTGATCTCCTCCGTCCTGGTCTTGGCCTGCATGACGTAGGAGTTGCCCTGCTTGTCGATCCGCAGCGTGAAGACTGCAGTCCCAGAGACTTTGCCGTCAGTCGGCTCGATGCCGCCCGGAGCAATCTCCAGAGCGACCCAAGTGTCACCACCACCAGGAGGAGAGGGATTCTTGGTCTTGTCGAGGCTGCCGAAGCTGAGGCGGACCGAAGCCTTCTTGTCTTGCGCATACTCGCGCAAGATCAAGTTGAGTTCGTTGGGGGTCTGTGCCGGAGCCGGCTTGTCCTCCGCCCGCTGAATGATCCACGACAGCGACCCGGCCGCGGTGTTGAGCTCGTAGTTCTCACAGAAGTCGCGGATGAAGTTGCGGATGGGCAGGTAGACCCGCTGGCATACCTGGGTCGAACCGATCTGCAGGACTCCACCTCGCCGGAGGACGACGAAGTTCTCGTCCCGCCCCTGCCACATCATGTCCCCGGGGTTGAGGATCGGCCGGCCTGCTCGGCGACTGGCACTGGCCGAGTTGCTACCAGGAGCGGTACTGGCGCTGGGAGTACTGGCGCTGGCAGTCGGTACAGAGACTTCTTCTGTCTCGACGCCTGGATCGGTGACAGTTGCCTGCAGGTTGCCGATCTGAGCCCCCTCACGCTCGAAGCCACTGAGGAAGCCCATCACGAACGGCTGGTTCTGTTCGTCCGAGGGAAAGCAGACTACGGCTATGGCACCAACCTCAGGAAGACAGTAGAAGCCCTCCCCGTTGTTGTAGTGCAGGTAGGGTGCCATGACCTGGATGGTCGGCCAGTAAGATCCCCCATACTGGGAGACCCAGCCGACCGTCCAGTTCCGCGCGTTCACGTCGGCGATCGTACCCGACTCGACGCGTACGGTAGCGGAGCCACTACTGGTAGGGCCCTCAGCCGCCATCGGCTAGTACCCGTGCCGTCCCCGACCCTTGCCCGCCTCATAGATGGCGCCACCACCTACCAGACCTGCACCACCAGCAGCAAGAGCAGCCGCCTCGGGACTGGTCGTGAGCGTATGCCGCAGCCTCCGCACGATTCCCGGACTCGCCTGACCTTCACCGGGAATGAGCTTGCCAGACTTCTTCCAGGCCTCCCCGACTCGGCCGAAGAATCCCGCTCTCCCGGGTCCGAACAGCTGGCCGACGCCCTCTGCCGCACGAGACCCAATCGTGCCCAAGGTGCTCCCGATCTTCTCCAGCTCATCGATGAAAGACTCGGTGACTGCTTCGAAGTTCTCGATCATGTCAGTACTCCCATGGATGCTTGCCCTTGCCAATCTCGGCCCCATGCACGGCCCTTATGCTTAGCTACCAGACAACACCAGCGCACGAACTCCTCCTCCGGAAGCGAGTGTTTCATGAAGTTGATTGCTACATGGACCCACTGGATATTGCCCAGGACGTAACCTTTGGTACTGTCGATTCGATCAAGAGAGGCCGTGCTAGCCCCCTCCTTCATACTGCTGGGACTCATGGCAAGGGCAACCCCAGTCAAGGAGCATTTGCCATCTTGTCGCAGGAACTGATCCCAGGCTTGACGAATCGTGATCTTGAAGGGAATGCCCCGTTGCTTAGCTTGTGCTAGCACCCTCCTGAATCTAGTGCTCGATAGATCACCCACACCCTTGTACTTTGGGCTGCGGTTCCTCTTGCGGTAGCAACCACAGTTCTGGGGCACCTGTGTCTTCCTCTTCGGCTTCCTGAGCAGTTCCGAAGCACCCCTTTCGATCTCGTTGCCACAATCACACCGGGCCAGCCAGATTATGCCATAGTGGTTACTCTTCCCTGTGGGTTGGACAGCAGTGAGCATCCCGAACTTCATGCCCGTGATGTCTTTGGGCTTCGGTCCTGGACGTCCAGGCTCTACTAAAACTAGTAGAGCCATGGTTTGTCTCCTCTACCCACTTCGGCCCCATGCACAATCGCTGGGATGGGGTGGGTGCCGTGGATCTTGCTGATCCAGCCCTTCTGCGCGGCTTCCAGTACTGTCTGGGTCTGCCGCTCGTGATTCAATCGCGCCATCCAGTCCTCGTGCAGGTCCAGTGGCAGGATGTTCACTCCGCGCAGCACCGGCTTGTGAATGATGGGCTTGGCCGTCTTGGGTGCTGTCCGATTCAGATTAGCAACCAGCGCGGCCGGTGCAAAGTCCCCCCGGATGAAGCCGTGATGGCTGCCTGGATCTTCAATCTTGGTGACGCTGGTCATGGCCTTCACCACGACCTCATGGTTGCGCCGCCGGATACCTTCAGAGGCATAGAGCTTGTGCAGCTCATCAGACAGGTGACCCTGTACTGCTTCAATGCCAGTGAGTGGCAGCATCTCGTGGGGATTGACCGGGCCGGCGGAGATCGGCGAGCCTTTCTTGATCTCCACCCCCGACCTGAGTGACTTTCCATCGAACTGCGGGATGCCACGACTCTGGGGCACGTAGTGGCGCGTGCCACCGATGAAGACGTTGTGGCCACCGGCCGGGTCCTTCTCGACCTTCTCTACCCGCCCCGAGACGGAGCTGAGCGTGGCCGAGTTCGGCAGGGTCAACGGGAACGTCAACAGGTTCTTCACCCGGCTGAACTCATCCACGAGCCCGGTGAACGTGGCTGCCGTGCCACCAGTATGGAAGCTTTTCATCGCCAGCTGCGTGGCGCGTTCGCCAATGGCCTGGCCTGCCATCACGCCGATGTTCGTCCCGATCTCCGGGTGTCTGCCGTTCTCGGCCAGACCGAAGCACTTCTGACAGACCCCCGGCCCATGCTGGCAGCGCAGCGGGGAGCGAACTACTACTCGACCCACCTTGTTGTTCCGCAGGGCAGTCCGTACTTCTGGCGTGACCAGGGTGCCAGCCTTGAAGACGTGCTTGCCAGCCTTGTGGTCGATCGCCAGGTGCCGATCGAGGATATCCTTCTCGTCGATGTGTAGAGCAATGCCCTTGTCGGTACCACAGTCATGGTCCATAATCAGGTTATCCATGACCGAGTTCATGATCATCTTGGTGACGTAGCCTGGCTCCTGCACGGCCTGGACCTTCTGGATGATGCCCTTGCGAGCCCCACTCATTGAAGTCCAGTAGCCGGCCAGATCCAGGCCCTCAGCGAAGGACTTGGTCACGGGTGAGGGGATGACCTCCCGTTTGGCGTTCATGAACAGCATCGGCGCCATCTTGATCTGACGGAGCGTGTCCATCGTCGGCTTGATTCCGGCCCGACTCATGGTGATCAGCGAGCTGTGCTGCTCGTCCAGCTTCCCTAGCTCCTTGTGCATCTGCTCCGTGGCCTGCGAGTAGATGTCGATGGCTTTTCGATCCCGCTCGTGCTGGGTGCCGGTGGTCCCCGCGGCCGCCTTGTGCGCGGCCGCCAAGATCTTGTCTCGCGCTTCCTTCTCCGGCTTGATGTCCTCCAAGCCGATCGAGAAGGCCGTGTCGGTAGACCAGCGGTTGCCGAGATTCTTCAGTTTGTCCACCACCGGGCCGTAATCGTGGGGGTGGTTCGTGGCCAAGTGAGTCAACAGCTCTTGCTGGGCCTTCTTGTCCAGCGGCTCAGTTTTGGTGAGGAACGGTCGCCGCATCGGCTCGGGAAGCGCCCCGCCAACGAGGAAACGACCAGCAGTACTAGCCAGGCCACCCACTTTGATCTGGTCGTTCAGCTGCAACTCACTCTTGCGTAGAGCGGCCTCTACCTCCTCTACATTCTTGAAGGTCTTGTTGGTCTTGCCCCCGGTCCTGGTGACCCCATAGAGTCCGAGTAGAGCCTCATGGGTCGGGGCATAGGCGATCGAGCCGGTGGCCGGGCTGAACAGGTTGTTGGAGGGGAACATCTTGTGCGCTTCAGCCACGGCCTCATTGCCGACTGGGACGAAGGCGCTCATGGCATCGCCGTCGAAGTCGGCGTTGTAGCCCGAGGTCACCAGCGGGTGGATCTGCACCGCCTTGCCGCCAACGATGCGCGGCTTGAAGGCCTGCACCCCATACTTGTGAAGCACTGGATCGCGCTTGAGCAGGATGGGACGGTCAGTGATCACCCGCTCCAATGCCCGATCAACGATGGGGGCATTGTCCTTGATGTGCTGCTGGGCCTCCAGCGGGGTCATGCCGGCCAGAGTCCGCAACTCCCTGACGATGAAGGGCTTGTAGAGCTCGACTGCGGCCTTCCGCGGAATGCCCACCTCGTCCAGACCAAGAGACGGCTCGGGGATGATGGTGGAGCGCATGCTCAGGTCCTGCTTCCGCTTCACCAGTCGATCTTGGAAGTAGCCGTACTTGGGGGCGCCGACCTTCTCACCGGTCTCTTTGTCGGGACGGTGGCCAGAGATGATGTCGAGGATGCCGCGGAACTTCCGGTTCATGTGGCCGCCCAGACCCGCCAGTGAGCGCAGGCCGTCGTAGACCTCGGCCCGGACCTCGTTCTTCTCTTCCGGCGGCAGCAGCGGTGACATCACCTTGAGACGGCTGGCCGACAGGGCGATGCCCTTGTACATGTGATTGACGTCATCGACGTTCAGGTCGCCGTTGGGTAGCTGGGAGACCGGGCGGAACACCGGCGGCATGACCGGGATGTTCTGCTGCATGTAGGCTTCACGTGGAGACAGGCCGGCGCTGTCCAGTGCCTTCAAGAACTTGATCTTCTTGTTGATCTGGTCGAGGCGGTTGCCCTTGAGCCCGGGATTGGCTAGCTGGGTGGTGGCGGTGCGCAGCTCCTTCTGCACGTCGATCCTGCCCAAGGCCTGGTCGAAGGCATGACCGCCAGTGAGTCCCAGATGTGACTCGACGAGCTTCCCCGTGGTGGGATGCAGTCCTTTCTGGCCGGCGATCACCGCCTCGAAGTCCTTGTGCGTGATGCCCAGCAGGGCTTGGATCGGATGCTCGAAGACTGGGTTGGGGAAGGATTCTGGCAGCCGGATGTGGGTCCACTTGGTGCCGCTCTCTCCGCCAGTGAGGTGGGGATCGAAGCTGCCACCCACCTCTGGCTTGAGGTTCTTGGCGTGGACCATCTTCGCGGCATCAGGCAAGGCACCGTTGCTCATCTGCTCCACCTGCTTGTCGGTGAAGGGGATGAGCTGGAGGTTGTTGCCTTCCTTCTTCACGTTCAATCCCAGGCCGGTCATGTAGCCCAGGAACTTCTTGTAGGCGAAGGTCGGGCGTGGGGCAGGAAGTGGCTCACCGGCCTGCAGTGCGGCCCAGAACTCATCGCTCTGCTCGGAGTCGCTCTTCACCGTCTGCATCTCGCGCAGGTTGGCCTTGGCCCCATGGGCCAACATGGCATACAGGCCGAGAGCGCCTAGTGACTGGGCACCGTGAGCGCCACCACCACGGGGGATCAAGTTGCGATCATAGGCATAACCAGGACCACCAGCACGAGCCGAGAGCTTCTTCTCCACCTGGTGCTGCAGCTTGAGGATGTGCTGGACGCCAACCAGTGCCTCTCCCAGCTTCTTGCCGGAGACGCCGTCGAAGACTTCTTCCTTGTCAGTGAGGCCGTGCTTCTTGAGCTCTTGCGATACTTGGGTGTGGAAGTCGGCGTTGGGGGCGAAGTTCTGCACCAGATAGGGCTTGCCCGTCTTCAGCGCCACCTTGGAGACTGCGGTCTCCAAGACCTGCCCCAGGTTGGTACGACCAGGAACGCCGGCCGGGTTCAGGAGAATATGGAGCGGACCATCTGCTGTCTTGGGCATCTCATGATCTGGGATGATGCAATTGCCAGACCAGACTGGGACACCGTTACGGCGCACGTAGACGATGTGGTTGGGCACGTCCACACAATAGACTGGTCCCGCGTAATCGATCCAACGAGAGCAATTCACCCGCTTATCGTTGTTGACGAAGACTTCATCCTTGAAGCTAAAACGCACCACGTATTCGTGAGCACCCGTCTTCTTACGAATGTTCACCTTAATATTGGCGCTGTGACCCAGCTTCAGTGCTAGTTCTTGGACGTCATCTGCAAGCCGCTTGGAAGAGGTGCAGAACTCGTGTCTGGTGTGGTTGTGGCGGGCATCGTAATAGATGCATCCATCCCCAGCCATCATAGCATCCATCAAGATCGCCAATTGGTGCTTGGTCAAGCTCATGAACGTTCGCGGAATGGACTTGTTCTTAGATAGACCGAACTGGCGCAACCAGTAGGCCAGCCGCGGATCCCCAATCGCCAAACTGGTCGACCCCGCAGACACACGGTACCCCAGTCGCTCTAGACACGCCCTGATCGCCGCATAAGTGTCTGGATTGGCGTTAAGAGATTGCCCGATCACCACACTACTACGAGACAAGCAGCCTTCAGTAATCCAGTACCCGAAGAATTCTAAGAAATCGTCAGCGTTGTAAGACCGCGGACTATCGTACTCGTGCCAACCCTTCCTGAATGCTGGCCTACCGGGGATCGTGATTCGTCTCTTTGCTGTACCACCCCAAATCGATCCACCACGTTTGTGTACCGTGCCATGGGCGTGTACCTCCTTCGAGGTCTCGAAGTGATACGCCCCGCCACGAATTGGGCGTATCCAGTGACGATGTTCAGGGGTGGTACATAGATTCACACGAGGCCCATCGAACAGGAACATCTTTCCCTGATGCTGCTGACTGATAGTGGCTGTGGGTCGGTGATATTCGATCTCGTCTGTCTCTGGATTCAGAGTGCAGACGAGATCGTCCTTGCGCAGCTCTTCGAATTTGAGCCAACCGCGACCAGTCAGCACCTCCGTCCATTGATCATGACACGTGATGATCCCCTTGTTGCCATGGCGGCCGGCCACCTTGTCCCCGATCTCTGCCTGCTCCTGGGTCTTGACGTGCACGAGGATCTGCTTGCCGTGCTTCACCACCTCCTGCACTACACCTGGATGATCCTGCTCCCAGATGATGCTGTCATCTCGGTAGGGCTTTACCAGAGAGCGGTGCAACCGCGCCAGATCTCGATCCTCTCCCCGGTCGGAGTGCTTCTTCAGAGCCAGCACTAGCGGGTCGCCAGGCATCACGAGCTGCCCCGGCTTGACCACCCCGTCGTCATCCATCTTGGCCATCTGATCGCGATTCAGGCGACCAGGCATGTAGGCCTGGTACTTGGCCTTGTCCAGCACATGCTCTTTGTCCAGAGCCAGTGACTTCTGGTGCAGGTGCTCGCTGGTGAGCTGCTTGGCCGCAGACTCACTGATGACCACACCGTCCTCGAAGTTGTAGCCCTTGTAGGGCAAGTAGCCGACCTTCAGGTTCGTGCCCAAGGCCAGGGTGCCACCACGCGTGAAGTTGCTGTCCGCGATCGGCTGGCCCTTCTTGACTCGGTCGCCCACCTTCACCAGCGGGGTGGAGTGGAGGAAAGACTTGTCATCGTTGAGCGGGAAGTGATCGTAGATCTGGATCTCGTGCTTCTTGCCATCCTTGTCTTTGACGTGGATGGCGTCGTTCTGCACCTTCGTCACCGTGCCATCCACATGAGAGCTGTGGCCAGCGAACTTGCCGACCCACTCATCTATGATCTTCTTGCCGCCGACGATGGCAGACCGGACCAGCGGCGGCTCGCGATGGACCAGTGATATGGCCTGCTCCATGTGACGGCCAGCCATGGTGCTACGGTTGGGGTGGTCAGCGGGCAAGAAAGGGATCAGGTTGGACGACACCGAGAACATCTGCGATGGGTCTCGCATGACGTAGTCGACCGACTTGAATGGGGCCGTCTTGATCTCATTCCCGGGGCCACTGACTTGTACGTCCTTGCCGAGTGGGTGGGGCTTGCCGCCAACCCACTTCACCTGATCTGGCAGGGCTACCGTGGCATTCATCGCCTTCTCAGGATTGATCTGCTCCATCTTGCCAGTCCGGACGTTGAACATTCGGACTACGACGTCGTGACCGACCTTCTTGACCCCCAACGGCAAGCGCAGGTTGACGCCGGTCGCTTCACCCTCGGGCGTGTGAATGGGATCAAGGAAGCCCAGATGAGAGGCATCTACCAGCTTGGCGTCGTCAGTGATGCCGTAGACATTCTGGATGCCACCCTCGCCAGTGATGGTGGTCTTCATCTGGCCGGAGATCATCTCCAGCGGATTGATCTGCTTGGGCTCGTTCACCAGTGAGGTGCGGTACATCGTCTCGATCGGTCCGTGGAAGATGTTAGGACCGACGATGTCGCGGACACTGGTCTTCTTGTCGAGGGTGTTCTGGATGCGGCGGAAGATGTCGCGGGAGCCCTTACGCAGCCGCTCAGCCATGAAGTCCTCGACCGAGTGGAGCTCCTTGAACATGAGCGCATCACGAGCATCCGGCTGGGCCTTGCCCTGGCTGACGTGGAGCAGCTTGGTGGCCGCGTCCATCAGTGTGTGACCAGTGACCTGGGTGTGCTCCTTGCCCAAGGTGATCCTCGTGGTGTCCGGCCGGACCTCCATCTTCTGGAAGGAGTCACGCAGATGGGCCCGTGCCTGCTCCAGACTCTCTGGGGGCTTGCCCACCGAGGCGCGGTAGAACTTGGCCACCGCCTGGTCGCGATCAGCATGATTGGCGCTGGTGATCTCCTTGCCCCACTGCTGCTCAATGGTGTCGCGCGGGACGCCAAGCTCTTGCATGAGTGGCGAGAGCGGGATGTTCGAGGTGCCGTACGCCAGCTTGAATTGGTGGGTCTTGGGATCGAATTCGATGTCGAAGCCGCGGCCACCCTTGCGCAGATTGAAGTCCGACTGCAGCTCGCCGTTCTCCTTGATGCGAGCGTACACGCCGGACTTCAACCGCCACTGGTTGTCGATCTGCTTCTCGCGGCCGTTGACGATGTGCGTGTAGCGGCGGGTGTGTTTGGGCAGGCTGAGCAGCCGGATCTTCTGCGAGTCGACGGCGCGACCAGTGGCATTGTCCACCAGTGCCACCCGACCCTCAACGGGAACAGCCCAGGAGCGCCCGCTGAGGCGCGCTTCCTTCTGGCTGCGGATGTCGTCCAGATCGAGGTTGTCCTTGACCTCTACCTGATCAAGGCTCAGGGTGTGCTTCTTGCCTACGATCGGGAACAGGCCCGTCAGCGTCTCCTTGACCCGGTCTCCGAGGACTTGAAAGCCCTCTTCCGGGGACAGGCGTGCCATCTATGTCCTCCATCACATGGGTAGAGGGTATCAGAGAGTCCCATCCTTCTGCAACTCCGCAACATTCGGTGGCATAAGACTCTTGTTCGCCCTGAGGTATAAGTATCATAGAGAAAGGAGACCTATCTCATGCTGTGTTCCCCAGGACGTGGCTCACTGGGTGAGCTCGAAGACGAGCTTGATGACGCGCTCGACCCCACCACCGATCCATCTGGAGGAGACGACCAGGAACAAGAGGACAACACCGACAAACCAGGCAGCGAGGACGACGAGTAGATGCCGCTGCTCTGGATCTTCATCCTGTGCTTCGCTTCCGCGGCTGCGGACGAGGTCGCTCAGGGGCTCTGTGAACTGGCAGATAACCTGAGAAGGGATGGAGATCCCGGGGGTCGCTGATCAGGCATCCCCACATCTTGCTACAGGATTAACGCCATGGAGATCGATCCACGGATCGACGTCGAACCGGAGGAGAACTGCGCCCTCTGCGGAGAGCCACTCCTCGAAGAGAACGACCTAGTGTTGATCGAATCTGGGTGGATGGTCTCCATGCGGCGGGACAAGCGGTTTCTCACGTTCGCCCCCGATCGGGACCGTCCCGACGACTGCAATCGTGCAGTCTTGGGTCTCTTCCACGTGCATTGCTTGCTGACGCGTTTCGATCTCCACCTGAATTGGGGAGAGGACACTGGGTGGCAGTGCTGGTGCGGACGCAAGCTGCGAGAGGGAGACCGGGCGTTCTACTTGAAGGTCGGCAACGTCGACACAGACACGCTGGTCTTCGTGCCCCACAACCGGGAGAAGTCCGCCGGGATCATGTGCGCCTCGTGTGCGTACGAAGGTTTCGGCGAGGGAGACATGGAGGAGGGCAAGGCCCTCCTAGAAGCAGTCAGTTAGATCAAGCTGCTCTCTGGACCCCGCCGTGGCGGTCTCTGCTCAGGCAGGGGCCGCCCGGCGGATACTTGACCCTTCGGTCCGCTTGCCATTAGCCCCAAGACGACGTCATAGAGTTGTGGTGAGTCTTCACGCAGCTGCGCCAAGGCCTGCGGCTTCTGCAGCTCATCCATGTTGTTGATGCGATCGGCGAGCTGGCGGCCGAGGTAGAGCAGGTCGATGTTCTGCTGGCCGACCAGGGATTCGCCGGTGGTGGCCGGGGTGATGGGCTGCACCGACTGCAGGGTGAGTGGTGACTTCACTTCCTGAGGCGGCTGAATCAGGTCAGGTCGAGGAGGCAGCGGCGGCGGGATCTGTCCCTGCTGCGCGGCGGCTTGAGTAGCCAGTTGATCTTTGGCCATCTCGTTCTGCATGGCCGTCTGCTCCTTCAGCGCCTTGGTCTGCGCCTTGGTCTGCCACTTCATGCTCTGCATCTGGGCTTCACCCTGGATGTCAGCCTGCATGAGTTGCTGCTTGCGTAGCGCTTCCGAACGGCGGGAGGCCTCACGCTCTATGATCGCGTCTTCCTTGGTCGAGTCGAAGTCGGCGTCCGCCAGGAGTGACTCGTCCGAGAGCTTGCCGGCCTGGCTCAGCTGGAACAGGTAGGCCTTCCGCTGCAGGTCGTCGGCCATCTTGAACGGCTTGAAGCGGGCCCGCACTGGTGCCCAGCCCAAGTAGGAGGACACGTTGCGGATGACCCAGCGCAGCAGTGAGAGCTGGTCCTGCAGGTAGCCGAGGTAGGTGTTCTCCAGCATGCGCAGCGACACGTTGCTACCCGAGTAGCTCATGCCGCCGAAGATGAGCTCTACTGGTACGCCCATCCCAGCCACGATGTGCTCCGACCATACCCGGATCTCCTGGCTGAGAAGCAGGGCCCGGCCATCCCCGCCGATAGTCTGGTTGCCGATGGGCAGCGGCATGATGGGGATGTAGTTGTTGTCGCTATTGTGAGTGGCCACGCCCCAGGTACAGAAGGTGCTGTCACCATCCATCTGGAAGGCCACTACCTTCTCCGGCTCAGCTTCTTCGATGGCCTCAATGCGGAACCAGGCAAAGCCATCCCGGAATAGCCCTGATCTACAGTGCTCAGCACCCGTATAGGACACCCCTTGCAAGAGTGCCTGTAGCTTGGCGTGCTGGTCACCAGAGACCTGAACGAGGTAGCAGCCGTGGCCTACGGTCTCGCGACCACAGATGATGGTGGGACCGCCCGAAACAAAAGAAATGCCGGGCATGATTTCCCAAGATAGCAGCAGTTGACGCACATCTTCTGCTAGCTGCCGACTAGCGGTTCCCAACACCGTCTTGTCGGTATAGTAGCACCCATCACCATCAAGTACGCCACGCACTGCCTCAAGTGCTAGTTCGTCTGATGCCTGGCGAACTGCTTCTGGCAGACGCTTGTTCATGGCTATACCAGGAACCAGCCCATGGAATACCTGAGCAGCGATGACACTGCTGTAAGCGATCTGGATCCCATTCTCAGTCTTCTGCCCGCCAGTTCTGTGCGCACCAAACCGTGACAGGAAGAAGCTGTCCAGACGCTGACAGATCTCGGTCTCGTCCTTGTGCAAGGAGAACATCACCTGCTTGGGTGTAGCGTTGCCTTCGGCCACGTAGAGGCCGAGCACGTACATCAGATCTTTGTCAAACGGGAGGTACCGTGGGATGCGTCTAAGCGTACGCCCTTCCCGAACGGCGTTATGCGCCGTCTTGGCCGGGGTAATTGGACACCCCGAGGCCGCGGCCGCCTCTGCGGCCCCCGCCTGCGGATGTGCCTCAAGGTACTCGAACGCCAGAGGCGTATCGGACTCCAGGTAGTCGGTGTACACGAACTTATCTGTAGCCGCCCGATCTACGTGAGCTGAGATGTCCAGATCAACATACTTTACGACATCTCGTCGGGTAGGATAACCTACATAGTCACCGACAGAGAGTGCAGCTACAGGAATGAACTCGCGTGCCCCCAGCTTATGGCCGTTGCCGTTGTTCTGCTTGCGCGCGGCAAAGATGGGGTGTTCCTCAGAGTAGACGGTCTGAATAGCGTGCTGCCCACGCACCCTCAGGCGATACGCCAACTCCCCTGGATCAAGCGCGCGTTCGTGACGCTTGACTACGCGATCGTAACCTCCAAGCCGGTTCTTCAGCCAATCTCCTACTGTCACTTCTCCGGCCGGGCGCAGCCCCTCCATGGTTTCAACCATGGAGTCGGGTGATACGCAACGCCACCGTCTGATCTCCCCGGCGACGTGGTCACGCCAGTCTTGGAGGTTGACCGTGGTATTGTGGGTGGCGCACGCCGGAACACAGAAGCTCTTGTCTCCATCCACCTGGAAGCCATAGACGAAGTCAACATCATGGAGCTCCGCCTTCTTCTGCACCCTGAAGAAGGCGTAGTCTCCCTGGATGAAGGAACGTGTGGTGTCCTTCTTGACCTCCAATTCGGGGAGGGCCCAACCAAGCTGCTGCCAAAGCCCCACGGCCTCCGCACCAGACACTTTCACGCGGAAGATCTCGTGCTTGCGTCTCTCACGGACAGGTGTCCGGTGTACCTTGCCCACTACCCTCAAGTAGAGCAACAACTCTCGTAGCTTCAAGGCCAAGTCTCTGGAAGTTGAAGTGAACGTCATCGAAGAAGTACGGCAGGCTCTGCCTGTACCGTTGTCTCGGTAACATTCCTCGCGGCCCCCGTCACCATTGATTAGACAGCGTACAAGCTCGCGAATGACCTCGTCTGGAAGATGCACGACCTCTTGTGGCAGTCGCTTGTTCCAGGCCAAGTGACCGAGGTAGTTCTGGAGGAACTCTCCGAAGATACTGTCACTGATCTCGTAGACCAAGCCATTGTCGCCATGAGTTCGCCGGGTGCCTTTCTTACCCAACAGCGCCGTGAAGGCGACATCTAGTTCGTCGCAGATCCAAGTCTCCTTCTTATGCAAAGAGAAGGTAATATGATTCCCAATGCAACCCTCGGCCAGGTAGTACCCTACGATCGTAGCAAGATGCTTGGACCATGAGAGATGTCGCGGGATCCTGGAGGTTCGATGGCCACGCCGATAGCGGCTGGCGGTAGTTTGCAGAGTGGGCACTGACCAGCCGTGTTGTGCAGCAGTTTGCTGCAGCTCTCCTCCCGCAAATAGTCGCTGCTCTCTCTGCTCTACATACTCGTAGACTTCTGCCCCCTCCTTCGTGATCTGCCGATATACCCACTCGTCAGTAGCCACGTAGGAGCTCAGATACTGCGCTACGTCAACCGAGAGGCTATTCTTGATCTCTCGTGCTAACGGATAGGCAACATAGTCCCCGATCTGCAGGTCTTTAGTCGCTACCCAATCTGGCTGCCAGTCCGCGATATACCTCTTCTGCCGGCCCTCAGCTTGGACCGCAAAGAAAGGATGGTCTTCAGACGCCTCCACGGGGAAGGCCGACATACCAACCACCCCGATCGCGTACACCTTCTCCGCTTTCTTGACCAGGCGTCGCTTGATCGCAATCACCGGAAGGTATTTGCCACGATAGGTCTTAACCAGATCGCCTACCTTCACCTCGCCTGCGGGGAGATATCCCTTATTGATCTCCACCAATGTACTGACCGATAGACAGTACGGGTCGCTGGTGGCAGACCCGGCTTGTGGGAAGAGGATTCGCAGAGGCACGATGTGTTCGAGCGCAATAGAATTTTTCGTCGCTGTGCCCGGCGTACAGAAGGTGGTGTCGTTCTTGACCTTGAAGTCGATGTATTGCTCCTCATCAGACTCCTCGATCGCGCTTACCCTAGACGCGAAATAGTCCTTCCAGAAGAAGCCGCTCTTGCCTGAAGTGATCTCTGGCCCACCTCCGCACTCCAGCAGAGACATGAGGCGATCACGAGACGCACTGCAGGCCACTGTATGGTAGTGGGTACCACCAACGATGACTCTGCCGTCAGACAGCTGCGAGTCAGCCGTTTGACGCTGGTTTACGCTAGCAATGCAGCCGAAGTGTAGCAGCAGGCGATAGACGTCGTACGCCTGCTCGCGGCTGCTGGTAGCCAGCGTCGCTTGATGCTCGCTCCTGCAGCCATCGGCCTCCCACAGCCCGCGCAGATAGGCCAACTTCACCTTATCCGTGCCGTTCAGTACCTCAATCGGGACGCGCTTGATCCTGGCTACGCCGGGGATCATGCCTTTGATCAGCTGACGCACTATGACATCAGACAGTACCACCGAATTGATTGACTCCCCCATCTCGACAGTAGCGACCGAATCGAACTCGCGTTTGATGGCGGCCATCAATGGCGCTGGGTCGTCCTTCTTGCCCAAGGAAAATGTGACGTGGCGAGTGCCACAACTGCCGTCTCCTGCGTACCAGCCCAAGACGTAGGCGAAGTCCTCAGTCATGAGCCTAGAGGCTGCCATACGCTTGGGGGTACGGCCCTCCTTCAGGATCCTCTTTGCCACCTGCCCTGCATTGTCGTGCGTGACATGTTCACCGCGCTCCAAAGCCTCAAACGCCTGTGCCGTCTCTTCCCCGCAACCACTGTAGACCCAGCCATCTGTAGATGTCAGTCCAGTATACTGGGCTACGTCTACCGTCGTATCTTCCGTCGGAAGCCGACGCGGGTAGAGCACGTAGTCTCCTACCTGTAGCTGCTCGGCGGGACACAGCACTTCTTCGTAGAGGTGTGGGTTGCGCAAGATCACAGAAGATCGCTGGCGATCCTTGGTATCAATCCTCCGACCCTCCTCGTTGCGACGAAGGCTAAACACCGGGTGCTGTGGAGAGTAGACAGCACCAAACGGTCGCAGCCCAGCCAGTATGATTTTGCGTCCGATCTCTTCCTCGCGGGCATCTCGATACCACTTCTTCTCCACTGGCTGCCACTGGCCGGTGTGCGTTCTAACTAGATCCCCCACCCGTACGTCATCAGCCGGCACCAGGCCATTAACAGACTCGATGAGTGTCGAGGGTGCCACGCATTCTTGGGCCTTCCGCAGGATCTGCAGGTAGAAGGTGTCCTTCAGCACCGGCAGGATCATCGGCGTGCCCCAGCCGCGATCCTTGGTGGCCAAGGTGGGGCGCTTGAAGTGGTAGATGTTGTCACGGCTGAAGACGACCGCCTTCTTTAGCCTCAAGGCGTCGATGAACAACTGGGGCACAGTCTCCACCGTCGACTTGCGGCCCATGATGATGTCGTTCCGCAGTGGCGTGGGGACCGTGTAGTAGTACTCGTACTCGCCGGTGATGTCGTTGTAGCGGATGTCCACGTCCTCAGGATTCCAGCGCAGCAGCCGGATGCCCTTGGGCGCCCGGATGTAGTGGTCCACCGTATCAGCCGGGCCGTGGTGACCACAGCTGCAGCTGATGATGAACTGGAAGTTCTGAAAGCGGTACTCCGCCTCGCGGGCCGGCGTCTTCTTGCCACAAGATGGGCAGACCAGCAGCTTGATGAAGGGGTAGAAGATGCTGATCAGGGTGTTGCCGTAGGTGTAGTAGTCGAGGCCCGTCTCGATCTGGAACGCTCGATAGCGCAGGTGCTCCAGCAGGAAGTCCTTCCACTGTTGCTTGAGCTCCGGCTTCTCCGTGTCGAAGATGATGTCCGTGACCGGGTACTCGGACATCTTGGCTACGATGGCGTTGATCAGTGGGTTGACGAGGAAGTAGTACCGGCACCACCGGAACATCTGCTTGACGGTGGCCGGCAGGTACGTGTGGGCGATGTCGAAGAAGGGGCTGGGGTACTGAAGCCCGTAGTCCTGACTGCCGCTGATTCTCCCACGGGTGTGGGAGAAGCGCATCGCGCTCTGGGAGCCGCCGAACATCGAGGAGGTAGCCACGTTAGGTCACTCCCAGCGTCTGTTGAATGGGCGAGACCACATGCTGTCGAATGATCTCGCGTCCCGGTCGCTGTACCGCTGTGTCATGCGTTGGGGACTTGAGCCGGCCCGTTGCGCGATCAACACCTCGGCCAAGCCACTTGCCGGTCTGTCCAAGTCCTTCGCTCACCAGCATACCACCAGCAAGGACCGGTGGGGCGAGAACCATTCCAGCGGTGCTACCAAGCGCCCTGAGCCCACTCTCAGCCCGACCTGGCCCACCCTCCTCCGGCTTCTTGATGAAGCCCTTGCCAGCTTCGTAGGCGCCGAGTCCGGTGAAGGCCTTGCCCAAAACGCCCGACCTCTGCCAGCCGCTCTTCAGTGTCTGCAATGGGTGAGTGACCATGCCCTTGAGGATGCCTGGAGCATGCAAGTGGCCGGCAGTGAAAGCTTCTTCTTCCCGCTTGACCTGCGCCAGAGCCCGCTCGTGTAGGTCCTTAGGAGTCCGACCCAAGACGCGGTTGATCAGCCCTGGGCGGAGGGTGGCTTCGGTGGGGTCTTTGGCGACGATGCCCAGCTCACGGGCATGTTCAAGGTCCTTTACCCCCCGACCCGTGAGCGAGTACACCTGGCGCTTCACCAGCTTCTTGGCCTCCTCACGGCCAGCGGGAGTTGAGAGGATCGCCCCACCAGTGGCACCTGCCCCGAGACCGGCACCGATCAAGGCGCCCCGCAGTCGGTTCTCCTCATCGACGGCACCACCACCAAGCGCCCCGACGCCTGCACCTATAGCCAGACGGCGCCCGTAGGAACCGGGGGCGCCGGCCATGGCGGCTCCGGTACGGAGCGCGGTTCTACCCAGCGTGCCCATCCACCCGGCCGTCTTGTTCAGCTCGTCCACGAAGGCGGACATGCGCGCGGCATCAACGTGTCTCATTGCAGTAGTCCTAGCTGCGCCCGGAGTTGTCGCCGTCGTAGCCCGAGGTAGTCGAGTGCCACCTTGAGCTTGGCCACCTGGATGTCGACTGAGTTCTCGTGCAGGATCGGATCTGCCTTGGCCCAGTCGGCATCGTTGAGTGCCATGATCTCAGCCAGGCGATTCCGCACGTCTTGGATCGTGGACTGGACATGCTCGGCCCGGGTCACTTCGAGTAGCTGCTTGATCTCATCCTGGCAGTAGGTGAGCGGCTTGGGGGCATGGTACACACCCTCGTCCGCCATTGCCGCGGCCGTGTACATCTGCACCTCGGGGCCAAACTGCTCCCCGTCGCGAACGAGTGTCGCGATGTCCACCGCGTTCACCAGCTGCGCCACGGTGGGCTTCTGGATGACCTGGAAGTCAGGGATGTTGCCGTTCAGCGCCTGAGTGATCCAGTTGAAGACCTCCCACTGGATCCAGAACCACTCGTTGATGTGCAGCGTTCTGATCGCCTGGATCTTGGCCTTGTTGTGGTCGCTGATTGAAGGCACGTGGAAGTCGGCCAGAATCTCCTGCCACAAGGTGGCCGGCTCCCAGCCGTACCAGTCCGCGTTGTACTTGTGGAGCAGCGCTACATCGAAGACCACGGGATGCGTGTCGTAGTGGGCGAAGAAGTTCTTGCGGGTGACCGGCGCAGGCGCATCTGGTGCGCCAGCACGCTCGGTCGTGCTGGCTCCTGATGCTGGACCCGCAGCCTCTGGCATGGGCGGAGGAAGCCCAGCCTGCTCCTCCGCCTGACCGATCTTTTCGAGGACGGCGAGTAGCCGCTGTTCATGGTCGGTGCTAGACATGTGTAGCCATCTCTATTTGCAGGCGACCTCGCCGATCTTCGTTTTCTTCGTATCGCTTGATCCAGTTGCAGTTGGCGCAGAGCAGCTGGTATCGATCTTTGGCTCCAGGCAGCAGCATGCTCTTGTAGTACTGCCACATGCCGCAGCCTCTGCGCTCCCTAGTACCACCTCCGTCTATGTGGTCCACCTGCAAAGCTGGGCGTCAGCATCTACTGTGGGTCGACACCGGCTATGCCAGGACGCCGCTGAGCGCCTCGCTGGTGACTCCGTTGCTGGAGACCATGACATTCACCAGGTCGGTGGCTGCCTTGCCTGTCAGCGCCGGAACCGTCACGTAGAGTTCCGTGTTCGTCCAGGCCGCATTCATCTGCGTCGGCAGGCATTCCACACCAGCGACCCAGATCTTGTTGCCCGCGTACAGGCCATCACCACCGGCCATAGCCGTCTCGGCTGCTACCAGCACGGTGCCACTACCACCACTGAGGACCTTGGCGAAGATGACGCCGATCGCCGTCGCCTCAGCATTGACTGCCGTGCAGACCTCCGTCGCGGTGCTGCCGGCGCCCTTGAGCGTGACCGTGAGCAGCTGACAACCACCGCCGACCAGGTTGGTCGGAGTGACCGCTTCCGCAGCCGTGATGGCGCCAGTAGCGGAACCAGCCGTGGCGACCTCGATCAGAGTCGCGCTGGCACCAATGGCCGTCTCGACGTTGGCGCGCGTGGAGACACCCACCTCGTAGTGGATGTAGATGTGCTTGCCGGACTCCTCGATCAGCACGCCGCTGCTAGTGGGCGAGTCGCCGACCAGTGCGACGAGGAGGCCATCACCAGCAGGACCTGCCGTGACTGCCCGCACCACTGTGTCAATGTGGGCGCTCGCGAAGGTGTGGTGGGACTTGGTGTTGGCGTCAAAGGCTGCCGTGGCGCTACCGCCCGCACCCTGCACGATCTTGACGAAGGTGTTGCTGTCACCTGGCTTGAGCATCGTGAAGATGACGCCGGCAGTGCCCGTGCCCAGGGTCAGTGTGTCGAAGGTCTGATCCTGCCACAGGTTGCGGCCCAACAGCTTGATCGGGCCACCCGCTGCCAGCAGGACACCAGTCGTGGCATCCAGCCAGTCGAGGTGCGGGAAGCTGGCCCGTGCCTCGTTGTTCTGGAAACCTTCCTCTACGTCAGCACGGAGGTCAACGACCTCCCTCGCCAGCCCATGCCCCATGAGGATGTGCTGCCGAAACGCACGCTCCGCTCCGAAAGACTTGCTCTGCTTCATTGCTCTCTCCTTGCCTTAGGGCTGCGGATCGGCAGCCAGTCGCATGATGATACGCTTGGAGTCCAGCGGAAGGGAATCGAAGATCTTCTCGGGGTTCTTCTTCAGCCCATCCGCCAGCTCATCGCCGAACATGTGCTTGATCTTGCAGTAGCGCTCGCTCTTGGCGAAGTTGCGCAGCTGCTCGCTGGTGATCCTCTCCCCCGCATGGGAGAAGACCCACTCCTCGGCCGTCTTGTCGAAGCCGTAGGTAGAGTACCAGGGATCGTAGATCGTCTCGTCCCACTCGCGGTCGAGGTCGTGCAGCTCGTCGAACTGGCGCAGCGCCTCACAGAAGACCTCGGGCTGGACGCTGGCATACTTGCCCATCAGCCCCTTGAGCATGTCCCGCTCGGGCGCATCCTCGGCCCAGTGCTGCATGCGGGTGTGGATGGCGAGGTTGACCTCACCACTCGGGGCGTAGTCGGTCGAGCCGTACTTCTTGATCAGGTCCGAGACCTTGATGTCCAGCTCATTGGCGCGGGCCGCCAGCTTGGTGGCGAACTCGTGCCGGTCGGCTGGGTGCAGGCTCTGGTGGTACTCATCGAACCAGGCCGACGCTTGCTTGACCTCGCCATAGCCGTCGAGCGGGAACCTGGCCGCGCCCTCCTTGACCAGCCCGTATCGCTCGGCCTTCTGGTCGACCAAGCGGACTGGAGACGACAGGCCAGTCACATCCACGTAGCGGGCGGAGCCCAGCTTGGATGGCTCTTCCCGGCCGGGATTCTGGGTGCTCTGATCGGGGTTGCCTTCGTCTCCTGCCGCCTGCTTCTCGGGACCGGACTTGGGCATGATCTCTGAGCCCACCAGTTCAGAGCGCTTCACCTTGCTACCAGCGGCCAGCTTGTGGAGCTGCGCCGGGGGCTCCAGGTCGTACCAGCCACAGGCCGTGAGGAGGTTGGCCGCAGCCACCTTCTGGGCCTCCTCGGGCAGCTTGTGGTGGTTCTCCAGGAAGTAGATGACGCTGAGAGCAGTGTTGCCCTGGTCCTGGCAGGCGTACTTCCGGAAGGGCTGGCCCTGGTCCACCATGATCAAGGCGAAGACGTCATCTGGCAGCCTCTCCCGGGCTGCCTCGTCCAGGTGCTGGGCTGTCTTGATGAATTCCGGGAGCTGCCCATAGGCCAGCTTGGTCTTCAGGACCATGCCGGTCGGGTCATCGTAGAAGTCCAGCACTTGGCCAGTCTGCATGGTGTCCCTCTCGCGATCTCCCGATAGTACCCATGTACCTACCCCTGGGTCAACCCCGCAACTCTGGCAGGTTCGGTGGCATAAGCTCCTTGTTCTGAACCCCCAAGCACGCCCCATGAAAGGAGGCCAACTTGAGCTACGCAGAGTACCTCAGATCAACGGCCGCTCAGAAGCCCAACTGCTGGGGCAATGAGCGGTCCTTCGACCCCAGTGACAGCGAGTGCTCCGGCTGTCGATTCCGCCATTCCTGCGCCGCCTCGATCGAGCGGGAGAGCCGGGCCGAGCGAGGAAGCAGCAGCAGCGGTAGTGGCACCAGCATTCGGGTGACCGGCAGTGGTCGCCGTGACGATGGAGTGGTCGGCCGGTATGAAGGCGGCCAGGTGGAGGAGCATGAAAAGCCCATCGAACGCTTCTTGAAGGATGCTGCTGCCGGCGCCCTTCGTGGCACATTCTGGGAGATGTACAGTTTCTGGCGCTCCTACAGAATCAAGTAAGCGCTGTAGGTGGTGCGGGCATACAAAGGAGCCGAACGGCTTCGCCGCCTGTGAGCGCTGCCTGAATTACACACGCAACTGGAGGGCTAGACACCCGGGATACGGCACCGTCAAGAAGCGGGAGTGGGATGACGCCCACCCAGATCGGGTCAAGGCCATGTCTCACAGGACATGGCTGAAGAGGTACGGTCTCACTCCAGAAGCCTACGAGCAGCTTCTCAAGAAACAGCGCAACCGATGTGCCTTATGCAAGGCTCCGCACCAACCCGAAAAGAGGTGGGGCAAGCTCCACATTGACCACGATCATAGGACTGGGCGCATTCGCGGCTTGCTCTGCCATGCCTGCAACCACGGCATAGGATACTTCAGAGATAACCCCGAACTTCTAAGGAGGGCGGCACGTTACTTGAATGTGGCTTGACTTGGCCCCACAACGTATGTACAACAGGGCTTACCAGGCGCGGGAGCACTGCCAGGTAGGAGGCTTCAATGGCTGATCTGCGGTTCGTCCGCAGGGAGTCGGACAAAGGCTACTACGGCCGCCAGCTCTGGCTCCCCAAGTCCCTCATCAACACCAGGTCGATCAAGCGCGGGTTGGAGTTTCCCGTCATGGACGCAGACGGGATCAAGTACATCCAGCTGTGGTCTGAGAACGACACCCACCTGATCGTCCCCCGCGAGTACGTCCCCGCGCGACAGTACAACAACCTGCCGTTCCCGATCATCGACGTCGGGCCTGAACAGTATCCCCGGGTAGAGTTCCGCAGCCGGGTAGTGCTGGATAAGCAGGAGCCGGACAAGCACCTGCAGCGTGATGCTTTCGCGGCCATGAGGGCGTCCCGTGGCGGGCTACTGAATCTGGCATGTGGTCGGGGCAAGACTAACATCGCGTTGCATCACATTGCCTGTCGCAAGATGCCGGCCCTCGTAGTGGTGAACAATACGACGCTTATCGATCAGTGGCAGGAGCGCATCGCTGAATTCCTCGACGTCCCGGGTGGAGTCGGAGTGGCTCAGGGCCCACCGGCAGAATGGGACTGGCAGGGGCGTGGCATCGTCGTCGGCATGATCAATTCGCTGGCACTACGCGCTGACGAGTTGCCGCTGGGATTCGACCGCTACTTCGCTGGTGTGTACTTCGACGAGGCCCATCACCTCAGCGCCCCACTCTTCGTGAAGACCGCCCCGATGTTCTTCGGTGAGCGCCATGGACTGACGGCGACGACCACCAGGGAAGATGGGCTGGAGACGATCTACCAGTACCACATCGGGCAGATCTACTACCGTGACCTGATGCAGGAGCTCAAGCCGGCCATCTTCTTCCAGATGTGTCCGGTGCAGATCAACATGAAGGACCGTGCGGTGCTTCATGAAGTCACAGACAAGGGCGGCAAGCTGAGCATCCCCAAGCTGCGCACGTATCTAGGGCGGCTGCCTGAGGGGAACGACTTCATCGCCGAGAAGCTCCGCAAGCCACTGGCGGCCGGGAGGAAGATCCTGGCCCTCAGCCACAGTGTCGAGCAGCTACGACTACTACACGGGATGTTTGGTGACTCTGGCCTGTGCACGGGCAAGGAGCGACCAGCCGCCCGTATCGAGACGTTGAGGAACAAGCAGATCAGCTTTGGCACCCTCCAGCTCGTTCGCGAGGCGCTGGATGAGGCCAGTCTGGACACGCTGTTCTTCCTCACGCCCTTCGGTCGAGCCGACATCGACGACGGCGGGGCCAACACCCTGCAACAGGGGATGGGGCGCATCCTGCGCTTCCGGAAGGACAAGAAGCAGCCGATCGTGGTCATCATTGATCACATCTTCATCCCCAAGTTCCACAAGATGTGCACCACGCTCAAACGGCGCCTGGCTCAGTGGCCGAAGGACCAAGGCGGGCCGCTGGAGTTCACCATCATCCGGTCATACCAGGAGGACAACAAGTGAACGATCAAGAAAACACGTCAGTGAACGCCCAGCTCTTCGTGCTCTCCGATGGCACGCCACAGATGCTCTATGTGGGCAAGGTGCCACAGGACAAGTGCAAGATCGTCGAGTACCCACGAATCGGCAAGGAACTGCGGCTGCTCCCGGACGACGACGGCTACGTCACCGTGTACGAGTGCCGGTGCATTCGGACCATCATGGTGCCCACCCCCGAGGGGATCGGGGTCAACAACAGCGTCATGTCGCTCGGCATGTCGAACTGCGCGATCATGCTACGCATCAAGCCGACCATGTACTACTGGGCCGGCCAGAACGACGGCGACTTCGACAAGCTGGTGCAGAGCATCGCCTCGTGTGAGCGGAACGAACAGGAGCACCGGGCCAAGGCGGCTGGTCTAGTCGTCGCCCGGCCGAAGCTCGGGAGGCTGGTCGAATGAGTGGGGCGGAGCTGAGCGAGCTGGAACGCCGGCAAGGGCAGGAACGGCAGAGGACGCTGGAACGGAAGGAAGAGCTGCTCGCCAACCTCCGCAAAGACTGGATCGACTGCCAGCGTTGCGAGCTGTGCCAGACCCGGACCAACGTGGTGTTTGGTACTGGCAACCCCGACGCCGACGTGCTGATCGTCGGCGAAGCGCCGGGCAAGGAGGAGGATGAGACTGGCGAGCCCTTCGTGGGCGATTCCGGCGACGTCCTGAACGATCTCATCCAGGCAGTCGGCTGGGATCGTGAGCAGGACCTCTACATCACCAACACTGCGGCCTGCCGTCCTACCCAGGAGGTACGTGGTGAGGATGGCAAGAATCGCATCGAGAATCGCCCACCCTCCAAGCCCGAGCGTGAGGCCTGTCGGCGGCGGCTACTGGAGACCATCTACATCGTCGACCCGCTGCTGATCATCGCGGTGGGCAAGGTGCCGGCGGCAGCACTGCTGGGCAAGATCTCCACCGTGGATAACATGCACGGCAAGCTGTATGCCGCCACCATCGAGGGCCGACACGTACCCATCCGCTACACGGTGATGCCGGTCTACCACACGGCCTTTCTCCTGCGTACGTTCGACCGGAGAGAGGATGGAGCGTGGGGCAAATCAGCGCGGGACTTCGTACTGGCTTGCAAGATCGTCGACCACCTACGGTCCGCCTACTACGGGATTGAAGTCGACCGAGAGGAGATCATCCATGGCAAGGCAACTGAACAAGAATCCGGCTGAGCAGGCTGTCACGGCCTTTCGCGAGGCCGAGGCCGAGCTCAACGACCTGCTGAACGACCCGGAGACGCGGCCAGTCTTCGAGCAGTACAACCAGTTGATCACCAACTTCAATGAGCGTCTGGATGAAGCTGTGCGGTCGGTGAAGAACGAGCTGCGCCGCTCCGACTCAGACAAGCTGATCCTCGGTGGCATCGGTGCGCAGAAGAAGTACAAGCGCTGGTACGACGCCGACATCCTGGCGAAGCTGCTGCCCAGCGACCAGGCGGATGAAGTCCTCACCGAGAAGATCGTCTACGAGGTCAACGAGACCCGGCTGGAACAGCTATGCCGGCAAGGTGAGGTGGACAACAACCTGGTGCGCCGCGCCTACAAGGAGGAGGAGCAGAACCCCTCTGCACTGCCTGGCACGCCGAAGCCGTACTTCATCCCGGCCCTCCCGGTGCAGTCATGAAGCTCCCACGGCCCAGGCAGACGGCACACGCCAGCGGCTCCGCTACTCGCACCAACAAGACTGACGAACGGGTCGAGAAGCGCAAGGACTACTCGGACGACCACCCGGTGGACATCCCTCCGGGTGACGCCTCAGTGGCGGCTACCAGAGGCTTCAAGCACTGGTTCAGCACCAGAGAGGCCGGCATCACGGTTGAGGCCACCATGACTGTCACACTCAGCTGCGCCCAAGAGTACGACGCCATCGGCCAGGCAGCGGAGGAGGCTGGGAAGATGGCCGAGAAGCTGGCAGTGGCCGGTTGTGAAGACATGGACCTCTACATCAAGAAGTTCGTGGAGGACGTGAAGTGAAGATCGCCGGTGCGACCTCGTTCGTGAATGGCGTCCACATCATGGAGGCGCGTATCGACGCGACCAACATCCTGGTGCTGAAGATGGACGCCACCTACGCCCTCGCCCAGATCACGCCGATGCAGGAAGGCGACCCTGATGGGCCGCGCAACATCCAGACCCACGGCAAGTGCACGGCGTATCCCAACAACTGGTCTGCCAAGACCTACGAGCTCCTCCGGACGCTATTCGAGTCCATGGAAGAAGACCTACTACCCCGACACTTCAACGTCAACAAGGAGGATTCACATGGCACTGATGAGGAGAGGGCTTCCGATCGAGGAACGGAAGGACCTGCGCAAGTTTGACGAGGTGCGCCAACACGTCGCCGAACAGCACGCGCTCCAGAACCCGGATGTGCTCATAGAGATCGACAAGCTCCGCGTCACGCCCGAGCTGAACATCGAGATCCCCAACCAGGGGACCTACAACATGACCGAATGGGCCAAGAAGCAGCTGGGCACCATCCTTGGCGTGCACTGGGACAAATGGTTCGACCTGAAGAAGGTCAGCTACACCCAGGTGCAGGAAGAGATCCAGCGGCGCTTCATCCAGGAGAAGGACATCCGCCAGCTCCGCACCTGCCGCTTCCGTCCCGGCACCCCAGGCGTACCCGGCTGCGACGGCTACATCCGGGCGGTAGTTGGCCCGACCTTCCACCCCATCGACGACGAGCGAGTCTTCGATCGGCTGGAGAAGCAGTTCTGCGGCGATCTGGAGGGGCTGAAATTCATGCCCAACCATCTCAGCAAGAAGTCGAGCTGGGGCAATGACCACTGCAACCACTACACCATGGTCGGATCGCCGCTCGACATGGGCCCCATCGACCGGCAGCACGCGGACGAGCGGGTGCGGCACGGCTACGACATGGCCGAGCGCCTGGGCACGCTGCCCGCCGCCGACTACGTATACCCCGGCTTCCATCTGCGCAACTCGGAGGTCGGCTTCACGGCCATCACCATCGATGAGTTCAGCTTCCGACTCATCTGCCTCAACGGCATGATGGTCACCACCGGTGACAGCCGCCTGCTATACCGGCAACACCGCCCCATCGCGAACAGCGAGCTCGACTCGCTGCTAAAGAAGGTGTTCGAGAAGGTGCCGGTTCGCTGGGAGCACACCCGACAGAACCTCACCAAGCTACACGACGTGGTCATCGACCAGCCGAACCTGGTCATTTCCGAGGAGCTGAAGAAGCTGGAGGCGCCGAAGAAGTTCATCGACCTGGCGATCAAGAAGTACGAGGAGGAGCCACTCGGTGACGGGTACGGAATCCTCCAGGCCATCACCAGGGCGGCGCAGGACAGCGACGACATGGACCGCCGCTTCGAGTATGAGGCTATGGCCGGTCGTGTGATGCAGCGACTCGTGGCTCGGGCATAAGGAGTCTCCGGTGGTTGGCATCTACTGTCTTGACGTTCAATTCGAGGCAGTAGATGCTGCCACTCCCCCCACCCTCAGGAGACCTCCCATGCCCCAGAATGATCAGTCCAAGAAGCTACAGAGTCTGAAGGACAAGGTGGACCGGCTGGAGAAGGACGTGCGGCAGCTGAAGGATCTGCTGAACGTCCAGGACAACTGGCACACCGAGGTGCGCGACTGGATTGGGTCGGTCGTAGTGGTGATGTATGGCGAGAAAGAGTACGCCGGCACGCTCAAGTGGATCGACCGCTACACGCTATGTCTAGTCGAAGGCACGGCCGGCACCTTGATCTTTCCCAAGAGTCAGATCGTGCTCCGCAAGGTGAACTGATGCCGGCCAACGAAGAGCTGCTGTTCATCGCCAAGCTCGTCGAGGAAGGCAACTTCCGGCTGGCAGTCGACGAAGGGGTTTCGGCCGAGTGCTTCGCCGATGATGGGGCGCGGCAGCTGTGGAATGACATCGCCGCGTTCTACGAGTCGGATGAGAGCAAGGGCACAGTACCCACCCGTGAACGACTGGAGGAGAAGTTCCCACACATCTCCCTGCCGCGCACCAGCCGCACACCACTGGCAGTACACATCAAGGACCTGCTCGACTACCGCACCAATCGGGAGCTGGGCGCGTTATGCGATGACATCCTGGACAACAACAAGAAGCATAAGGATGTTGACGCGCTGCTGGCGCGCTCGCTCTCTCGCCTGGAAGCCGTCTCCAAGGATCGCCGCATCGGCAAGGACATCGAGGTCTCCAGCTACATGCAGGAGACGATGGCGCGCTACGAGCGGTACGAGAATCCGGAGAGCGTCCAAGGCATCCCGTACCCCTGGAAGCCGCTGAACGAGGAGACTCGTGGTATCCAGAATCGAGAGCTGATCGTCCTATACGGCCGGCCCAAGTCGATGAAGTGCGTTCCGGTCGGCCAGAAGATCATGCTGCGTGACGGTTCCTTGGTTCCCATCGAGCAGCTACCTGAGTCGCTCGATGTACCCTCCTACACCGAAAAGACGGGAAAGACCAGGTGGGCACGAGCTCGGCGCGTGGTAAGCGGAGAGAAAGACTCAGTAGAGGTTGAGACTGAGTCAGGTCTTCTGCTGCGAACCAGCACAGAGCACCTCTACATGGTGCCAGGCGGTGGTTATCGCCGCATCTGCGAGCTCCAACCTGGAGACTACGTAGCCACTGCACGACGACTGCCAGAGACGGAACCCAGCAGCAAGATCGAAACCGATGAAGCGCAACTACTAGGAATGCTCGTTGGGGATGGCAACTACACCAGGGACGAGGTGCAGTTCACCACTGAGGATGAAGAATTGAAGGCTCTCGTAGAGCGCCTCTCCTCTTCGCTGTTCAACTGTGAGCTGCACCAAGAGACACGACCCATCGAATACCGCATTGTACGTGCATCGGGTAAACACAACCTACTGCTAGATCGTCTGCACGAATTGGGGATGCACGGTAAGAAGGGACCAGACAAGGAGGTCCCCGAAAGCATCTTCAGATCGAGCCCCGCATCTGTGGCAGCTTTCCTCGCCGGCTTGCTAGACACGGATGGGCATGTTTCTCGCAGCACGGTGTCCTGGAGCAGCGCCAGCAGAAAGCTACTTGAAGGGGTGCAGCATCTGCTCTCTCGTTTTGGTATCCGCGGGAGAATCCAAGAATTGGTCACCAACTTCGACACGTTCGCATACATGCTGGTGGTTTACTCCAAGGAACAGCATCAGCAACTCCATGAGGTACTCGGCAGCCATCTGTGCCTGACACGAAAGCGGCAGGCCCTAGAGCGCCTGGCAATGCTCGACGTCATGGAGAAGAGGAACGCCGATGCTGTGCCTTACAGCGATCGACTCATGGCCCAGATATTGGAGGCCAAGGTCGATAAGCCCTGGCCCCGCTGGGGCGGATCAAAGCTGGATGCGAGCAAGTTCTTCCGTAGGACCGGTCGCATCAGCAGGCACCTGCTCCAGCTCTTGGCGCGGGCCCTCGAAAGTCCCGAACTGCAGAAGGTGGCAGACAGCGACATCATCTGGGAGCGCATCAAGAGCATCGAGCACCTCGGAGTGCTCCCCTGCTACGACATCTGCATCGAGGATGGCCAAGATCCGAACTTCGTGGTCGAGAACTTCATCGTGCATAACACCTGGGTGTTGCTGTCAATGGCGGTCCACGCCTACAACCACAACCGCCGGGTGCTGGTCTACACCCGGGAGATGTCGCCCGAGCAGATGATGGACCGGACTGCATGTCTGCTCATCAATGCTCCCTACTCCGCCTACCGGAAGGGTCGCCTGGACCAGATTGCCGTCTGGGAAGGTGGCACCATGAAGGACCGCCTGCGCACGCTGATGGACACGGTGGTGATTGATGAGGAGACTTGCCGGCTGGAGTCCGGGTTCAACAAGGGCTTCATCATCACCACAGATCAGTCTCGCCGCGGCGAGTATGGTGGTGGCGTAGAAGGACTCAAGCAGAAGATCCGCGACCACAACCCGGACATCATCTACGTGGACGCCGCCTACCTGATGAAGAACGACAAGTCGGGCAAGCGGTCGATCAAGTGGGAGGACCAGGCCGACATCGTCACGGAGCTGAAGGAGACGGCGATGGTCTACCGGCGTCCCATTGTCATCACCACCCAGGCCAACCGTGATTCCGAGGATTCCCGAGGCTACTCGGTGCGGAACATCGCCTTCGCGGATGCCTACGGGATGAACGCCGACCTGTGCATGGAGGTGAACAAGGAAGAGACCGGAGACCCGGAGCGCAACCTGTTGGCGCTCTGCATCCCTGCCGCACGTGAGATCAACCTGTACGGCTTCGTCATCCACGGCAACGCGGCCACCGACTTCGGCGTGGTCATGCGCAAGAAGCGCAACGACGAGGGTGTGGTGCTCACCAATGAAGCGGGTGAGCCTCAAACGGAACCGGTAATCTTCTACCAGCGCAAGGACGTCGCGGCCTTCTTCAAGGGTTCCGACAATCTCAAGGCGGAGCGCAAGAAGAACAGCGATGGGCCGCGCACGCCGGCGGCTCTCTCCAACATCGTACATACCGTCGCGGCCAAGGCGTTCAAGGGCAAAAAGGAGAAAGGGAAGAATTGAGCACCGTACTCGACATCGCCCAGAAGTTCCTGAGGTTCGTGAAGCCCTCAGGCAACAACAACGTGGGCGGCCCCTGTCCATTCCACAAGGGTGGCCAGGAGTCGCACCCCAGCTTCTACATCAACGTCGAGACCGGTCTCTGGTACTGCCACACCTGTCACGCCAAGGGCACGCTGCTCCAGTTCCTCAAGGCGATGCGGGCCCCCTCCACCCAGATCGACCAGATCATGGAGAACGTGCAGCTCAAGCCGGCGAAGGATCCACTCAAGGATCGCGACCCGGGCAAGGGTGAGCACTTCATCAACGAGAGTCTGTTGGGCGTGTTCCAGTACTGCCCAACAGATCTGGTGAAGGCTGGCTTTGACAAGCAGCTGCTGGCAGAGCTGGAGATCGGTTTCGACAAGCGGGAGCTGCGAATCACCTTCCCCATCCGGGATCTGTACGGCAACTTGGTGGGGATCTCTGGCCGAGCGGTCAGAGATGAGGACAGCCCGCGCTACAAGGTGTACAAGGCGGCTGACCTGTTGCAGTACGCGCCTGATGACGTCACGGTAAAGGCGCGCTACGAGCGGTACGAGATCAGGAACCACAACTTCCTGTGGAACATGCACAACGTGTTCCCGGACATCTTCTACGGTGATCTGGACACGCTGATCATCGCGGAGGGATACAAGGCCTGCATCTGGCTCATCCAGCAGGGCTGGCCATGGACCGTGGCCCTACAGGGCAGCCGGATGAGCCGGGCCCAGGAACTGACGCTCAGCCGCTTGGGAGCGACAATCTACCTGTTCCTGGATCATGACCAAGCGGGATTGGAGGGAACCCTCGACACAGGCTGCCGACTAGCTGAGCGCGGCCTGGACGTCAAGGTGTGCGAGTACCCCGAGCACTACGAAGACGAGAAGGTACAACCCGACAACCTCAGTAGGGAAGTCATACAGAGCGTCATTGACGCTGCACCGGACTTCCGCGTGTGGAGGAGAGACAATGGACTTCAGAGGAGCCCCAAGAGTTCCATTCAGTCAGCTGATTCGCGGCGCCAGCGCTCGCCGTGCTGATACCGGAGGCGGCGGCGGCCGGATGAGCCGCGGCCGGATGAGCCGCGGCCGCTCCCTCAACATCCGCTGGGGGGCTCGCTGGAAGCCCCCGAAGAACGTGACCACCGAGCTGCGCATGCTCCCCGGCAGCTACATCACGTTCGAAGACTTCCCGCTGCCGTACTACTCGTATGTGGAGCACTTCATCGCCGGGCCGGACAAGTCGCTGATCTGCTCCAAGCAGTACAAGTACGTCGAGGGTGAGATCACCACCGTGGCCGGCAAGTGCCTGACGTGTGAGCACCGCGACAAGAGCGACGACAAGAGCGACGACAAGAGCGACGCCAAGAACATCAGCTGGCGGGTCATGCACGTGTGGAACGCCATCCACCTCGCCTGGTATCACCTCAGCCCCGTGCTCGACGAGCACGACCGTCCGCGGAAGTACGAGCACGGCCGGCACCAGGGCGAAGTCATCATGGACAAGGTCCTCTGCGAGGGCCGGCGCTGCAAGCTGTGCGGCGAGAAGGTCGAGAAGATCTTCGGCAAGAAGGTCCACTGGGCGATGGGCAACTCCCACCTAGAGCAGCTCGGTGGCATCGAGCGGGAGATCGGCAAGGACTGCACCTGCGGTGGCCGGATCACCGAAGTCGCCTACGAATGCGGCGAGTGTGGGGCCATGCTCCTGGACATCACCGACGTCAAGCCCGACGAAGCCGACACGTTCGGCGGCGCGGCCCGCAAGTGCCCCAAGTGCAGCAAGGAGGATTTCCCGCTCAAGCAGAACGAGTGCAATTCGTGCCAGGACCCAACGCCGGTCACGATCTTCGACTGCAACATCGAAGTCAAGCGGACAGGAGAGAAGACCGGCTCCACCGTCCAGGTGCCCCGGTGGGAGAAGATTGAGCTCACCGAGGAGCTGAAGGAGCTGACTCAGCCTTGGCCGTTCCGGAAGATCTTCGAGGCAGACCCATTCTCGATCCAGGCCAAAATGCTCAAGATCGAGAATCCCTACGCGAACGAAGAAGCTGATCACCACGCGGAGGACTACGGCAAGGATGGCGCCGTAGAAGTGGCGGCAGACGACGGGATCCCGTTCTAGGCCGATGAACCTGGGGAGTGGCAGGCGTGCAGGAACGGTTGGCTCCGCACAAGGCGCCTGCCACCCCCCCCCTTCACCTTGGAGGTAGATGATGATCCAGTGGGTCCCCCCTGTCACGTACGTGGACAGGGCCGACGAGATGATGAAGTTCGTGCGCCATGTCCGTGACACCGGCGAGTGCGCCATGGACACCGAGACCACCGGACTGGATCGACGCAAGGACCACATAGTTCTCTGGTCGGCCAGTCCTGATGAGAAGTCCCGCTACTGCTTCAGCCCCAACATGCTGAAGATCTGGGACCGGGAGCTGGCTCCCGATCCGGACCTCAAGTGGTACTTCACCAACCAGACCTTCGACTTCTCCATGCTCGCCAACTCCGGCGTGCGTGTTCCCGAAGGGGATACCTACTGCACCCTGGCGATGGATTGGCTGCATGACGAGAATCGCCAGGGCCGACACGGTCTCAAGGAGACCATGTGGGACTACCACCAGCTGCAGATGAAGTCCTTCAAAGACACCTTCGGCACGGTCAAGCGCAATGAGACCATCCCGGAGCGGCTGCAGCGTGGCCTGCGGGATGACTTCGAGAAGGCGGTCTCCTACGCATCGCTGGACGCCTACGCCACTCTCAAGGTCTTCCGCTACCTGAAGGCGGCATTGGAGAAGGAGACCAACACCCTCGGGCAGTCCCTCTGGGACTACTTCGTGACCTACGAGATGCCCTTCACCCGGGTGCTCCACAACTGCTGTCGCCGCGGCATCATGGTCGACGTCGGCTATCTGGACTCGCTCTCACCGGCGATCCAAGTGGACATTGACCGACTAGAAAAGCAGCTGGTCAAGGTCGCGGGTAAGGAGATCAATCCACGCAGCAATCCTCAGCTCCGGGAACTGTTCTTCACCAAGCTGGGGCTGAAGCCGATCAAGATGACCTCGGGCGGGGATAGCGGCAATCGGCAACCATCCACAGACGAGGAGTGCCTGCAGATCTGGGCTGATGACGGCGTTGAAGCAGCCGTGCTTCTGATGCAACTCCGCGAGCTCAGCAAGTTCAAGGGCACCTACGTGGATGGCATGCGCAAGTGGACCGATCAGGACGGGCGCATCCATGCCACCATGACCCAGCACGTCACCGTCACTGGTCGCCTCAGCTCGGTTGATCCGAATCTGCAAAACCTTCCCAGGCCGGATAATGACAAGTACGTCATCCGACAGGCGTTCATGCCCAAGGATGGCCATGTCCTAGTGATCTCTGACTACGAGCAGTTGGAGATGAGATTGCTCGCTCACTTCTCGGAAGACCCCAACATGATCGGCGTCATCAATCGAGGCTGGGACATCCACTCCGGCTCGGCGGCGCTGATGTACGACCACGACTACGACGAGCTCATCGCGGCCATCAAGAAGAAGAAGGCTGCGGCCAAGGACTCGTCGATCAAGCTGAGTGACGAAGAGAAGGCCATGGTCCTGCACCGACAGGACGCCAAGTGTGTACATCCGACTACGTTGGTGTGGTCTGACGGTCTGCGCCCCATGGAGAGCTTCCGGTTCGGCGAAGATCCAGACACCTTCCTGGAGATCAGCTCGGGCATTCAGGTCGCTACTGGCAGGCGCGAAAGCGCAGTAGCCGTCAAAGCTACCTACAATGGAGGAGAAAAAGAACTGCTACAGGTTGTGGCCCGACGCGGTGTACTTACGTGCTCTCACAATCACCGCTTCCTGCTAGCAGACGGCACACTGCGAAAGGCAGAAGATCTCATGCCCGGTGATAGATTGGCTGAGGCAGCCGTGCCTCAGCTCGGAACTCATCCGTATCCGCATTGGAAACGGAAAATGACCAGCGGCATACCTGCTTCTGTGCTGTGCCTAGACCACGACGTCTCATACTTTGCCGGGCTCTTTCTCGGTGATGGATGTAGGAGCAGCGACCACGCATACGGATTTGCTCACGGGCCGTGTGGCAGTAGCGACGCATCCGGGTATCCCTACAGTTCGTGGCAGGATGATCTGTACCACGCCTGCACTCGCATCGGGCTCGATTCGGTGAGACGCCATAACACTAGCCTGTACATAGGGAGCAGGCATACGGGCGAGTACTTAGAGGCGCTGGATTTGATCCGCAACAGTAAGAAATTGCTCAGGGTGCCCTCATGGATCCTACAGGCTGGTAGGGAAGCGGCACTGCATTTCCTAGGCGGCCTGATCGACACAGATGGCACAGTGGACAAGAGGGATGGAGACATATCCCTCACGACAAAGGATGGCATCTTTGCCGGACAGCTGGCTTTCATGGCACGTGCTTGTGGACTGAAGATCGGGCTCGATCCGGGGTGGAACTCTACGTACAGGAGATGGTACTTCCGACTAAAAGTGATGGGGTCTGATGGGCCAACTCTAAGATCCTACATCAGGCACCCGGGCAAGCGTGATCGAATCCGGCGCAAGGCATCCCATAAGCAGCTGCCTGATCAAGTCATGACAGTTATTCCTGTGGGACCCGGGCCCTGTGTCGATCTGGAATTGGCCGATGACGACCACCTCTACCTGGCTAACGGCCTCATCACGCACAATACAATCGGCTTCGCGCTGAATTACGGCGAGGGCCCCAAGAAGCTGGCGAAGGCGCTAGACTGCACAGTCGACGAGGCCAAGGCGAAGATCGCGAAGTACTTCCAGCCCTACCCTCACATCAAGAACTTCATCGACGACATCCACGCCGTCATCGCCGACATCCACTTCGTCGAGACCATCCTGAACCGGCCCCGCCGGTTCCCCGAGATGGCCACCCTGGGGCACATGTCGCGCTACCACATGCGCGGCAGTGAGAAAGCCAACCTGGCCCGCAACGAACGTCAGTCGGTCAACTCGGTGATCCAGGGATCGGCTGCTGACGTGGCCAAGGCCGCCATGCTGAAGTGTGAACTCGATCCCCGTTTGCGGAGCCTGGGCGTGCAGATGCTGCTCCAGGTCCACGATGAGCTGGTGTTCGAGGTGCCAGAAGAGACTGTGGTGGAGGCCATGCCGATCATCCGCGAGCTCATGGAGCACCCACTGCCGTTCGATCTGCTGGTGCCCCTGAACGTGGATATGGGTGCTGGCTACGCATGGTCGAGCGCCAAAGCATAACTTGACAACGCGAGTAATCGCTGGTAATCTACCAAACCATGAGCACTGTGCCGGTCTCTAAAGAGAGAGTAGAACACCTATGGCAGCGCCACTGTGCAGGAGTGACGCTTCGGATGATAGCAAAGGAGCGGAAAACGACTCCCGAAGCAGTATCTATGCTCTTCAAGAGCCGTGGATTTAAGCGGCTCTTCTGGCATATATGCGAGCTGCCAGAATGCCAAAAGCGATTCCAGTCTACTAGGCAAAAACATAAGTGCTGCTGTCGTAAGCACCTTAAACGGTTGTCCACCAGACGTGATCTTGGTTTGCACGTCTCGATCCTGCCGTGTGCGATACCCGAGTGCACCAACACTGTAGTGTACGTGCATCCAGAGAAGAAACCGACCCTCATGCCATTGCGAAAGGGTGCCGGTAAACGCTTCTGTTGTGAGAAGCACTCGAACCTGGCCCACACTCGCCGCAAGACCGGGTGGTATCGCCGACTGCTTGATCGCAAGGTCAAGTGTATGGTCCCCAACTGCAGAGAGCGGTTGATCCTCGACGAACACCATGAGGAATTCTCATACCGGTCAAACAAAGCATCTAGGAAGCACTACCTCTGTCCCACTCACCACATGGCGATCCATCGGGGCTTTGCGGAGATCAGGAGCGGGAAGTTCGTCGATCTGGTGCCTAACATCCTCGCCGCCATTAGGCATAAGAGCCATCTCTTTGACGGCTATGTGGAGAGCCTCGACCCTAGCCGAGGATAGCCATGAACTACCAAGAGCTCATTGAACACGTGGCTGAGGACACACGCTACACCAAGCGGGAGATCAGGGCCGTCCTGCGGGCCTTCTCCAAGGTGATACAGGAGGCCCTGTTCTCCGGCCGGGACGTCTACGTAGAGAGTCTAGGCTTCTTCCTGAACGTCCCGGCTGCAGCCCGCTCGGTGATGGACCCGCGGACCAAGCGGCAGTTCATCATGCCCGCCACCCGGCGGGTCAAGTTCGTGCCTTCACGCTTCGTGAAGCACAAGATCAGAGAGAGCCACAAGCTCTTCGCCAAGATTGATCCGGCGGAGCATTTCGGGCTCAAGGAGAAGGACAATGGACAAGTACGCGGTAGTGATCGACCCGAAGAAGGTTCCGGAGAAGGAGAAGAAGGGTGAGGCCGGCAACACGGTCGAGCATCCAGACAGCAACATTCCCCTCGATCCCGTGAAGGGTTCTGAGCCCTACGAGAAGCAGCCGGAGGAGAAGTAGATGACCTGCCTGAGCCCACAGGAGACGCTGGAGCACTACAGTGTGAAGCTCTCCGACCTCCACTGGGAGCTCCTCAACAGCATCGTCTACGACCTGGTCCCCCAGGAGGTTAGCCTGTTGGCCGAGATGTTCGACTTGGCCTACCAGACGGGTGCCCCCTCGGTCGCACTGGAACCATCACCTCTGACCATCCGGGAGCTGATGGACGAGTCCTGGCAGCACGCCGAGAACAAGGGCTTCCACGCGGCCAACAAGACCTTCGCCGAGGATTGTGCCCTCTTCCACTCGGAGATCTCCGAGGCCCTGGAGGAGTACCGCAACGGCCACAAGCCGAACGAGATCTACTACCACCCGGCTGATCTCGGCCTGGTGAAGAAGCCTGAGGGTGTGCCGATCGAACTGGCCGACGTCCTCATCCGTATCTTCGACGTCAGCAAGACGCATGGGATCGATCTGGAGGCCGCCCTGCGTCTGAAGCTGAAATACAACAGGGGCCGGCCTCATCTTCACGGAGGGAAGCAACTATGACTACTGCAGCGACAGCGGCAACCGCACGGATCCCCCACCCGCACGAGATCACACTTCGCGAGGCCCAGGAGAACGTCCGCCTGGCCATGGTGCAGAAGGGCAAAATCCCTCGCTGCCCCTGTTGCGGCCAGCCGGCCAAGCGCTATCGGCGGCTCCTGAACAGCAACATGGCCGAGGCGTTGGTGCGCATCAAGCAGGAGCACGACCGACACCCCGAGCAGGAGTGGATCGATGTCCCCCACCTGCTCAAGAACACGCCCCGCCGCTGGAGCAACGGCGAGTGGGGCGGTGACTACGCCAAGCTCCGCTACTGGGGCCTGCTCGAACAGGCCACTGGTCTGCGCGCGGACGGCAGCAACCGCAACGGGTCGTGGAAGATCACGCTCCTCGGCATCCGGTTCGCCCGCGGTGAGGTGCGTGTCGCCTCGCATGCATTCGACTTCAACGGCGAATGTCTGGGTCTGGACGACTTCGAAGTCATCAACATCCGTGGCGTCCACAACTTCAACTACGAGGAGCTGATCCAGTCCTAGGAGGCACCATGGCCAAGGACAAAGCGACACCCAGCAAGCACTCCTCACGTGAGGACATCGACGAGCTGCTGGCAGGCATCCAGGCCGACCTCGGCAGCACCGGGGTCATGCTTCAACGTGGTCGCGAGCTGGAAGGCCGCTTCGACCTGCGCCGTCCCTGTGGCATCCCCGCGCTCGACATCGCCACGGGTGGAGGGCTGCCGGCCGGAGGGCTATCCCAGATCGACGGCCCGGAGGGCACGGGGAAGAACCTGCTCATCTACCACTACTTCGCGAAGGTGCAGAAGCTCTACAAGGAGAACACCAGGATCTTCATGCTGTGCATGGAGTTTCCCTTCGACAAGATGTTCGCCTACAAGGTCGGCTTCCGCGTGCCGTTCTCGGACTACGAGATCGGAGTGGAACAACGCGGGCGGAAGGAACGGGGTGAGGAGCCCCTGACCAAGAAGGAGGTCGAAGCCCTGCAGGACGACACCGACACCGGGGTGTTCGTGATCCCCCGTGGTGGATCGGCCGAAGGCAACCTGGAGGCAGTGGTTCAACTGATCTCCTCCAACAAGTTCCAGCTCGGCGCGATCGACTCCTGGGACTCCATGCTGACCGCCCCGGAAGAAGAGACACCGCTGGGAGAAGATCCCCGCATCGCCAGCCCAGCCAGTGTCCAGACCCGCTGGATGAAGAAGGTCCAGGGCGCGCTGGCGCCGAAGAAGCTCTGCCACGAGTGCAGGAGCCTCGACATCGAGTTCAAGAAGACGGCCAATGGCGGCTGGGGCTACTACTGCAGCGACAAGAACTGCGGCTGGAAGGGACGGGACCCCTTCCTGGAGGAAAACGAGACCACGATCATTGGTATACGTCAGGTCCGCGCTAACCTCCACAAGATGGGCATGCACTCCCGCGACTGGAAGGTTGGCGGCTCGCATGCACTGAAGCATGGCAAGCTGGTGGACATCCAGCTCCGGCCGGGAGAGCAGCTCAAGGACAAGGACGGCACCCGCATCGGCAAGGAGATCGTCTGGGAGATCACCAAGGGGAAGGCAGGGACGCACGAAGGCAAGACAGGCTCCTTCAAGTACTACTTCGAGCCACCAGAGGTCGATGTCGATCTGGACTTCTTCGGCTACTGCCTGGCCAACGGCATCATCACCAAGGCAGGCACTTCGATCTACGCGATCGATCTGCAGAACCTGAGTGACAAGCAGTACAAGTTCAAGGGTCAGGGCGAGGTGCTGGAGGCGCTGGCTGATGACCCGGAGTTGAAGAACATGCTGTGGCGATTGATGCTGCGCCAGGCCAACCTGGCGCATATCCGGAACCGCACGCTCTAGGAGATGGTCATGATCGCCGAACTCGCCATTCACTTCCGCGGCACCGGGAAGAATTGCTCCCACTGCGGACGCAACCGCGAGACCACCAGCTACATTCTGAGTCTGGATGGGCGGCCCATCCAGGAATTCGCCTTGTGCGACGCATGCCAAGACAAGGGCTACGTCATCAAGTTCACTCCCAAGCGCGACTCGGTTGGTTCCCCCCTAGATCGGCGCCGACGCGTGCGGTTGTCGCGGAAATTGGAGCAGGGACTGGCCCGTGATATGGGCGGGAAGGTCCAGCCTGGCTCTGGCAACCAGGATGCCAAGGATGATGTCCGGGTGGTTGATGAGTGGCGACTGGAGCACAAGTTCACTGACAGCATCAAGAGCTACACGCTGCTGGTGGCAGATCTGGCCGCCGTGGTCCGACACGCCAACCTGGCCCTGGAGTGGCCAGGCCTTGTCATCACCTTCCGGAAACTCGCCAGGAAGTTCGTGATCATCCCCTACGAGCTGTTCCTGGAGATGGTGGAGAAGACACATGGGGCACACTGAGCGGAAGGAACGCAGGCTGTTCCTGGTGGTGACCAGGAACAAGGAACGGCATCTCGTCATTGACGCCCGAGACATGGCGCAGGCCACAGATCTGGTCGTGGTCGAGTGCAAGCGCCTAGGAATCGATGAGCACTGGCGGGAAGTGATGCACGTCGAGGAGCTTCACTTCGACAGGATCATCTCATGCCCGACCTGACCAGTATCGCCCACCTGGAGAAGGTGGATAAGCACATGATCAAGCAAGCTTCGGTGGTAGACCGCATCGAGGCCCATCTGGAGGACATGAACGCCCTGATCGTCAAGATCCCGGTGGAGTTCACACTGGGCAATGCGGGGCGGCCGAAGGGTGTCTTCTCTGCATCCATGATTGGCGAGATCTCAGGCAAGTCGCTGAACAACCGCTACCCCATGGGATGCGGCCGCAAGCTGTTCTACGCCTACACGGGTACGACATCGGCTGGGGCCTGGGAGCCACGGCTACGCCGACGTCTGGACGAGGGCACTGCGGTCCACGCGCTCGTGCAGACCTACTTGCACGAGTTCGCCCGCGAGAACGCCGACACCGACCACTTCGAGTCTGAGGCGCGGGTCAGTCCCGACACGAACGAAGTCGCCGACCGCTACGATCTGTCTGGCCATGCGGACGGGATCTACACTGTAGTGACTCCCAAGGGCAAGCTGCGGTTCGGGCTGGAGATCAAGTCCATCAGCATGGACGGCTTCAAGGCCACCTCCGGCCCGCATCCCGAGCATCTCATCCAGGGGACGATCTACCAGAAGTGCCTCGATCTGCCCCTGATGCTGTTCCTCTACTGGAATGTCAACGACTGCCAGGTTGCAGAGTACATCCAGGTGTTCGACGAGGCGCGCTGGGAGGCGGTCGTCGCCAAGGTGGACTACGTGCGCTCGAAGGCTCTGGTCGACGAGATGCCAGAGCAGGAGGTCACCTTCAGCTGTCGCACGTGCCAGTACAAGGGTGCGTGCAAGCCGCCGCGGTCACTGGGTAGGCTCGATCGGAACGTGCATTCGGCGTTCCGGAACTCCATGGTGACCGCATCGCGCGAGACCAAGGAGTAGCTCATGCCAGCATTCGAGTGCCCTTACGAGGAGGGCCTAGCGAAGTACGACGACGCCATCGGCAACGCTGAGGATGATGTCGTCAAGTTGGGGCTGGGCGTCTCGCCGCGGCCCTTCTACGGCACCAAGCCGGCCGAGCGGCCGCAGATCCCCGACAACCTGTCCGAGCTCGGGCTGTCCGAGCTGGGGAACCTGTTGGGGGTGCTCACCAAGTGGCACTCCTACGCCATCGGCCAGAAGATCATCGCCGGCAACCAACGGGACGCCGCGGCGGAGAAGAAGGCCTTCGCCTGGAAGCGCATTCGCCGGCTGAAGGAAGGCACTGTGTCGGACAAGGACGACGCTACTGGCATCGACGTGCGGTACATTGAGGTGGAGGCGCAGTACCGCTACCATGATGCCAAGCACTCCTTCCTTGCCGGCATGGTGGAAGCCCTCAAGCGGGAGACCGAGACCATCTCGCGGTCCTTCGAGGTGCTCCGGCAGCGCATCGATCTCGAAGGACGCAACGTAGGCATGGGACGCCAGGCCAACCGCGCTATGGTCCGTGAAGATCGGGCCCAGAAGCACGACTCGCTGAGCCAGATGTTCCGCTCGGGAGTGAGGCGTCGATGACCTGGCCCCTGGAGGTGTGGGTGCCGCTGTTGCCGCCCACCTCGAACAACATCTACGTGCGCCATCCCCAGGGGAAGGGACGCATCCTCAGCGCCCAGGCGCGGATCTTCAAGATCAAGGCCATGAGAGCCGTGCAGTCTGACGGCCGTCTGGTCAGCATGCAGCTCCAGCAGAACGTACCCTACGAGCTGCGACTGGCGATCTTCTTCGAGCAGGTCGAGAACCGGAAAAGTACGACCGGGGCCAGGTACAAGAAGATGGATCTTAGCAACCGGATCAAGCTCATAGAAGATACGGTTGCTGAGGCCATCGGCTTGGATGACTGTCACAACTTCCGGCTGGTGATCGAAAAGCACTGCGACCCAGATAGCCCTGGCATCTACGTGCACCTAGGGCAGGTGCCGGAAACGGAGGTGGGGCTCACCAAGGAGAGTTATGAGGCCAGAGGACGAACTCTACAACTACGACCAGCTGAACCACACCGAACTGATCGCCCTAGCCTATCGCGACGGTTTCTTGGGCGGTCTACACCGCGGAGTCAGCCGCGATGATCTCATCGCTGTACTGGAAGGGCATCTCGATCCGGAGGAGATGCCCGCAGACCCAGTCGATGGCGATCGGAATGCCATGCTCATGATGCAGGAAGAGTACCCGTCAATTCGAAGACAGCTCTACTGCGAAGTGAGCGTCGCCAAGGACGCGCTACGCATGTGCTGGGAGTGTCCTCCCGCACGCGCGGTGGCCTGCGCCCGCGAGAACGTGGATCCCATCCTGATGGAACGGGTCCGCGAGGGGAAGTATCGTGGCCAGTGGTAAGACGCCTTCAGAGTGCGGGACCTGTGCCTACTTGAAGGATTGCCAGGAGGTGACCGAGCAGCACATACTGAACCGGGAGCACTGCAGCCTGTGGAAGGCGGCCGATGAGGCAGAGCTGGCCGCGCGACAAAGCATCGAGCAGGACTTCGGCATCTGGGCACTGCGCTACGCCGTGCCCCGACTCGTGCGTGCCACGCACACTACAAGGAGAAAGAGATCCCATGGCTGAGACGTACACGAAGGAGAACCTGAAGGCCGAGAGCCGCGTGAGCCTGCGGCAGATCGCGATGAAGGTGCTGAGCCTCACCGCCCGCCAGGTCTCGGAGATGAAGTCCGAGAACATCATCGAGGCCATCCTGGAGAAGCAGGGTGGTGGTGGCAAGAAGTCCGACAAGAAATCCGACAAGTCCAGCACCAAGCCCAAGGAGGACAAGGAGCCGGAGAAGGAAGAGGAGAAGGAGTCGGACGGCGAGGGCTCCAACGAGCAGCTCGACGCCCTGGGCAAGGTCGTGGACGACGTCGAGGAGCGCCTCAAGGGCCTGGAGCGCCAGCAGTACATGCTCTTCGGTCTGCTCTCCGACCTCTGGCTGGCCCAGGTCGGCGGCAAGGAGGAGCTCGAAGAGCGCATCGGCGAGCTGGAGAAGGAGTTCGCTGACGAGGGAAACTAGCACAGGGCCCTCGGCGGCCCTGTGCTGATGAGATCCTCATCATCGCCGAAGAAGCACTGGATGCAGCATCCCTACCTGAACTGATCGCGTTCCACGGCGCAGCAGTGGCCGAGAACGCATCCCTCCCCGGCCCACCCGCGGAGGACTGCAGGACGCTTCGCCAGGTCCTGCGGTCCTCCTCCCTCTGATCCCCCCCCGCAGTTCTCCCTTAGCCCTCAGATCAGCGCAGGGCGAACCCTAGTGCGGTGGCCCCGGCGGCCGTGACCACGATGCCGAGAACCAGGCCGAAGGACCAGGACCGATACCAGGCGTGAGCCCTGGCCAGATCTTTCTGCGCCTGCACTAGTTGCTCCTTGTAGCTGTCACGCTGGGAGGTACGCAGATCGAGGTCAGCCCTAGCTGAGGCCTTGAGAAAGGTGGACTCTGCTTCGATCTTCTGCACGAAGCTCTGGCGCTCGATGTAGCGGATGCGCCGCAGACCCTTGACGCGCAGGCCGAGGAAGAGCACCCGATTCTTGTCCATGAGCACCCCGTCCCACGGCGCTGGCTTGCCCTTGAGCAGCTCCGCGGAGTCTCGCATCTGGAGCTGGGGGATCATGGAGTCCTCGTCCGGCCCGGGGCAGTCGTAGTTCGGCTCCACCTTGGGGTTCGAGTAGTCCTGTCGAGTGCAGGGATCAGCGAAGGTGATCACCGGCCAGAGCTGCAGGAGGACCAGGATGAGGGCTACCAATGGGCGCATGATAACCTCCTGGAATCTCATGGAATAGTTTCCACAGTAAACCGTGGAAACTATCCTATCGGCGCTCCACGCTCCGTTGGTGGGGTAACGTGACCGCCCCGATGCGACTTGTCAGTGGCCAATGCTACCCCCGTCATGGCGGTAGCCCCCAGAGCTGGGATGCCCTCTTCTGCTCCGGCTTGCATGAGGCGCGCCTTCCACGTGTCTTTGGCCCCTTCGTGGAAGATCGATTTGAGTGCCCCGGGCTTGATGTTCTTGGTGATGCGTTCCAGCCCAGCGTGAGTAAGACCGCCCATGCCATAGCCCATGCCACTGAGGGCCAGCACTTTCCGCGCGGTAGAGGGTTCCTCACCCTTGAGCTTTGACTGCAAGATGGAGGCGCCACTGCCTGCGGCATATCCTAGAGCAGCGCCAGTCAGACCCTTGCCCTTCTTGATGGCGTGGCCTAGTCCAGCGCCGATCGTCGCGCCTGAGAGTGGGATGCCTTCGTCCTGAAGGCCTTCCTTGAAGCCCTCCCAACTCCAGGCCAGCTTCGCTGAGGCGATCTTCGGTGCGGCTCCAGCTTCGACTGGCGTGGGTCCTGCCACGCCGGCGGCCGGAGGGGGCGGCGTGCCGGGAGTCCTCTGGACCGCTGGACCCATCTTGATCGCGCCTGGTGCCTTGGCAGCAGCCTGTCCCGCTCCAGTCGCCGTGCCGCCCAGTCGGGTTCCCAGGCTTCTCGTGCCGCCAAGAATGGCCTTGCTCTTGCCGGCAAGATGACCGGCGCCGAGACCGAGACCGCCACCAATGAGACCGCCCTTCAGGGCCCCGCTCATGCGACTGCCAGGCTCGGCCGAGGCTGCACCAACGCCAGCACCGACCAGAGCCCCACCCGCGCCACCTGCCAGCCGCAAGGTCGAGGTCGGGTTCCTCACCGCCATGCTCGCGAGGTTCTTGGCCGGGCCAGAGGAGAGAAGCTTGCCGATCAGACCAACTGGCGCTGCCTGCTTCTCCTTGGCTCCTTCCTCCATCTTCTTGAGCCGGGTGTAGTAGTCGGGGATCTCACGCAGATGATCTGAGGCGATGAGCCGCTCGACCTTGCCCACAGGCATGTTCGGCTCACGCTTGAGGTACTCGATGGTGCCCTCATGCTCCCGCTCGACCTTCTCACCTTGGCGCAGTTGCTCCGCTTCCGAGGCCAGCTTCATCGTCTCTTGGAGGAAGGAGACATAGGAGGCCTGGGAGATCTTGGTGAGCCGGCCCTTCTCTTCACAGAGTTGCTGCAGTCGGTCCATCGAAACCTCGGCGACGTCACCAAAGGCCTTGGGGTTGTCGTTGTGGGCCATGAAGGCCTCCTTGGCTTCCTGCTTGGAGTGCAGTCCGAGGAAGACCTTATCCTCGTCGTAATTCTTGCCGTCCGGTGTCTTCTGGTGGACGACGAAGGCCTTGTCGGCTTCCTTGTCCGGGCCGACGAAGACGTCCACGCTGTCCCCATCCTTGCCCTTGACGCCCCTGATGAAACCATAGAGGAGTTTCATCTCGGTGCGCCAGTGATGGCCGTTCCGATCGGTCCCTTCACGCACCGATCCCTTGGGGTTCTCGATGCCGATCTTGAGGTCCTGGAACTTGGTCTCGGCGACTGGCCGATCCTCGGCGGTCTTCAGCTTGCCGGCCAAGATCTTGTCCCACTCCTTCACCGACACGCCCTTTGGCGGTGGAGGCTCGGCCAGTTTCACCGCACCCATCTTATGGATGCGGCGTAGGTAGGGCATGAGCTTGGTGCCGTCTCCACCCCACGGATCGTCGTAGTCACTGAGCTTCTTGAGGCGGCCGATGCGGGCCTTTGGAGTCTTCGGCTCGGGGGCAGCACCGACGATCGTTGCCAGGTCAGCGTCCATGGCTAGAGGCTGATGCCCCGCTCAGCGATGTTCTGCTGGAGGCTGCCGATCGGTCTCGCCGCATGAGGAACAGCAGGAGCCCGACTCAGTAGATGAGTTGGGATTCCCACTTCGCCACCCGTGGTGGCAAGCTGCCGCGCAGTTCGTACCGCAGGAGCAGAGCCCTTACCTACCAGCTTGCCCCAGAGCCCTTCTTCTTTCTCCATGGAGGAGCCCTTCACCAGCTGGCCGCCGGGCATGATCGGGCCGCCGCCGGCGAGGCTCCTGAACCCACCAAGCTCCCGCTGAGCAGTCGCGAGCGGGGTGGCACCAGCGCGTGGCTTCAACCCGCTCAGGGCCTTGGCAACCGCCTCTCCCTTGCCACCGACGAGATGTGCCGCACCACTGACACCCCTGCCGGCCAGAGATGAGGCGAGCTGTGGCACCAGAGCGATCTTCTGGAGCTCATCGAACAGAGCAGACGAGGTCTTGCGTAGGGTCTCCAGGCCTAGGGCTGAGGTCGGAAGCTTTGGCGCCGAGGGTATCGCCCGCAACGCCTTCAACCCTGCCGGCTTCATGGTGCTCAGTGCCGCTCCCATGGTCTGGGTGGTGGGCGCCAGCTTGGCCGCGATGTGGCCAAGGTAGCCAGAGAGATGCTCGATGGCCGCCGTCTTGAAGGCGCACCCCTCCTTGCCCACGCCACCCTGCTCCTGCTTCTTGATATTCACCTTGGCAGTCGGGCTCTCACCTCCATGGGACTCCTGGAAGCCCTCCTTGAGCTCGGGGTACTTGGCGTACACCTTCCCCCGCACCGCCTCACGCTCACCTGGAGAGCCATGCTGGGAGACCCGCGCCAGAGCGTTGCGGGCGTGCTTGAGGTCGGGGATGGGGTACTTGCCCTTGGCTTCCCCCTTGATTTCATGGCCGACTCCGAGCTTCTTGGCCTTCGGGGCCGGCACGGCGAACTGGCTGGTGGATAGACTCTCCCGCCGAGCCTGACTCATGTGGTCGGCCACCTTGAGGATGTAGGCCACCGCCTCGGAGCCACTCACTGGATGTTGTCGACCCATTTTGCCACCTCGTCCAAGGGCTTGTCCTTCAGCTTCTTGAATTCGTCCAGTTGCTCCTTGGACGCGCTCTGCAGCTTCTCTTCTAGCATCTTGGCCAACTGGTCAAGACGGTCACGGAACTGCTGGACGGCCTCGTCCTTCGCCTTCACTGCCTCGTCAGCTGCCTGGTCTGAGGTGCCGGAGATGGAGGGCTTGGCCTTCCCGCCACTGAGCACCCACACCAGGATAAGCGACAGCACCCACAGTGGGAAGAGCAGGTACTTCCAGTTCTTCTTCAGCCACGCCCACGCTTTGCGCATGACTACAGGCTCGGGAGGGGCGGTGGAGTTGGCGCAGGAGCCGGCGGATCGGGCTTCTTGTCCGGCTCACCTGGCTCGGGGTCGAATTTCATGCTGAAAGCATTCTCCAGGAACTTCTTGATCACCTGGAAGCTGTAGCCCGACAGCCAGCCGGCGTAGAGGCCGAAGAGGATCTTGGCCATGATGGTCTTCTTGCCCAGCTCCACGATGATCTTGGGCATCGGGAGGAGGAAGACCACAGCGATCGCCAGGATGTAAGGGTAGAGCGGCGTGAAGGCATTGAACCACTTGCTCTGGGCGAAGCCACCCGTGACCTTGCCGGCCTTGTTCTTCTTGGTGCCCAGTCGGCGCACGATACCGAGCAAGATGGACGAACCGAAGGCGGCCGCCAGTGCCTGCCAGTTGAGGAAGAACTCTTTGATCTGATCCATTGGTCACTCCTATGCAAGCCTAGGTAACATGTCGGCCAGCGTGGTAGCAGCCAGGTGCGCTGATCTTGCCCACAATGCCGACCTCCAACACCAAGTAGTCAATGGCGCCGGCAGCATGAGCGCCAGACAGGATGTCTACTACCAGCCAATCTCCGTACGAAGACGTGAAATCGATCCGATGATCTGTTGTACCTGTCAACGAACCAGAATCCCAACCATCTGCTACCTTGGTGCAGTTAATCGCCGCATTCAATGTGAATGTGGTTGGGCTGCTGGAAGGTGTGTGGCGAACAACGTAACAGACGGCGTACATCGGCGTATCTGGCCCGTCTCCGTGATCTACATACCAGTGTAGATGCAGTGTCTCTGGTCTGAAACCATGGGGCAGCATACAAGCCAGGTGCAGGCGCTTGGCAATTGACGTGTTTACCTTCCAGATCCAGTCGTTACCCATGAACCATGGGGAAGGTGTTGTTCCGTCCGCCCGCGATCCCAAACCGAAATTGAGCGGAATCGGAATGACGATAGACGCGTCTGCGTCTAAAGCAAAGGATGTACCCACCACGCCAACGCCCGTACCGGTTCCAACGCCCTGGACTCCTACACCGTTAGTAGCACTGCTCGTGCCGTACACACCTACGCTGCCGTCGGTATTGCCACCCGTACCAATGACCCCCCCGCCTGTACCTAGACCTAGTCCAGAGACACCAGAGAGACCGGCAGAGTAGCCTTCACCATACACGCCGGGACTGCCCCTACCGTGTACGCCTTTATTTGAACCACTCTGCCCATACACGCCCGCCGGACATGAACCACCACCAGAGCCGTAAACTCCATAACCTGTGCCGTGGCCCTGGCCGACGACGCCATAACCGTCGACACTGCCACCTTCGCCGTGCACACCAGTTGCGCTACTTCCAACTGCACCTAGCCCCTTAACACCGTAGCCCGATCCAACACCTTGCCCCTTAACCCCCGAACCTCCGGGAGTGCCACCGAGTCCATAGACCCCCTCATTACTGCCGAGGTCGCCACCCTGCCCATAGACGCCGTAACCGCTGTCGCCCCCCTTAGCTGTGACACCACGACCCGAACCGTATCCTGTGGCGGTGATGGCTGTGTCGTTGCCAGAAGACGCAACAGCACTGATCTTCTTGACGAATAGATCATCCCAACGAGTGCCAGACGAGCCCAAATCGTGAGTACTGCTGGTTGGGATCAAGTCCCCGGTGATAGTGGCACTGGCCCCAATGTGAAGCGGTCCATTGATGTAGAGATCGGCCCACTGGTGTGAGGCGTCGCCGAGAGTCAGGGTGCCATTTGTGTATGGGAGGAAACTTCCCGTCATCTTCCGCGTGCCGTCTTGCAGCACCACACCTGCAGGAGCTTCGTCTGCTGCATTGAGGTGGTAGCGCGTGAGTGCATCGCGCGGCAAGGCCTCCAGTGTGCTCTTGATCCCGAACAGTAGACGCACCTTCTGGGAGACGGGAATGGTGTAGGGGTTCTGCACCTCGGCACCACTGGCGTCGACCGTGCGGAAGGTCACCCATGGATTGGTGACGAAGCCCACGTAGCCAGGAGGTGGAACCGTGCCGCCCTTGTACATGTCCACGGCGTTGGTGGTGTCCCGCACCACCGCAACGCGGACCTCATTCCCTAGCGCGTCGGTCAGCTCGTTGTACTTGTCGTCGAGGACGGAGAAGAGCAGCAGCATGCCCTCGGCGTAGTCGTCATCGTAGGTACCAGGAGTTCCCGGATAGGTGTCGTCCCCACAGAACACATCACCGGTGAGGTGGTAGGTGCTCTGGCTGGAGGACGTGAACGCCGCACCACTGCCTACGGCAATGTCACGAGTGACCTTGCCGTACAAGTAGTCGTCGTTCGAGGAGAGCGCCCAGTGGGCACGATTCGCAATCGCCGACGTACCCTCTTCGCCAAAACCAATGAATCGGCCACCAGTTGATCCGGGTGTGTCGCTGGTGTTGATGTCCGCGTTATTGCCGATCTGGCCGGAACCAATACCATGTGGGAACGGAAGTGGCATGTCCCTCTCCTAGAGTTCTATCTCCCAGTGGATCTCCAGCGAGACGGCTGCTGTCTTGCTGAGAGTGTCGAACGTGTTGTAGGCCACCAGTCGTGGACGCGAGGCGACCTTGATGTACGACGGCGGATTGGTGGGGTCGTAGAGTTGATCCCACGTCAGTGAGGCTGTCTGTGAAGAGAGCAGCAGTCCGATCTCCGACAGCGGCACTGAGGGATACGCCCCGCTGAGATGAAGGTCAGAAGTGCCGAACAGGGTCACGTAGGTGACTTTGCTGGTGCCGAACGTCGGAGGAGCCGCGACGTCGCTCATCCACACGCCGCTGGTTCCTGTGCCACCGGGAGTGCCAGTCACCCGCAGGGGACGTTCCAGGTACTGGGTGTCGAGTGAGGCGTCGTCGTAGATGTTCTGGCCCGGGTGGTCGGTGTTCAGAGTCGGGAAGTCGCTGGGCAAATCAGCGAGCTGCGCGTCGCCACCGATGCCTAGGGCCATGTAGCGCACGACCTGGATCGGAGAGTCGTTGTAGTGCGCGTTGAAGCTGGAGTTCAGGGGAGACATGACCTCAGGCAAGAACTGACGACCGAGGTTGACCCAGGTGTTGTGGCCTTCGCGGCAGAGCCCAGGGACCTTCTTTCCCCGTTCGCGAGCGATGATGAAGACGTTGTTCTTGACCGGGATGATGTCCTTGAACATGTGGTCTCCTAGAGCGTCTTCTCGCGATGATACACGCCGGCGGTTACGGTTGCATCATGCTCGATGATGCCGACAACCGGCCCATACGGAGCTGGCGGACTGCTGTCCGGGCCGCTGAGCGGGACTCTGTCCGTACCCCCGCCATCATCGTAGGCCCAGATCGTGTCCCATGGCCAGCCGCTACCTCCCGGATGAGAGTACGCCAGCACCGCCCAGATGTCCATGCTGGGACACAGGCGGTGAGTATCGTGGACGAACTGCGGTGGTGGGTCATCGTAATGATTCCGGCAGGCTCCAGAACCGTCCTGGTCGTCCCAGGCTAGGGCCCCGGCCGTGTAGCAGATGGCATCGCGGAAGATCTGGGTGATGTTGAAGTACACCTGGTCGTCCACGTCGACTTCCGTGGGACCGATGTTCTTCAACAGCGTGAAGAGTGGGAAGGAGTAGTGGGGCTTGATCTTCCGCACGAAGTCGATGGCGAAGGACAAGTTGATCAGGTTGAACGTGTCGACGTCACCCCGGACCATGAAGCGGAAGAACTTCTCAATCTCAGTGAGTCCACCCAGCCGATAGTAGAGCTGCATCCAGTAGGGATCGGAAGCACAGTCCTTGACCTCGATGCCGCCGCTCAACGGGGCGAACTGGGTGACTGCATCCCCGACCTTCAGGAGCTCACCTGTGGCAGCGTTGATCGATAGGCCCGCCTGGACGGGGTAGTAGTAGGTCCGCACCACGTTGGTGTTCTTCGCATCGCGGACTACAATCCGCCCCTCCGTGGTGCTGAAGCTGGCATCGATCGACTCCACTGTGCCATCAGCCTCGGCGAAGGGCAGCCCCAGCAAGATCTGCGTGCCCGTGCGTACCTTGTCCAAGGCTGGCCCGCCGAAGTATGCCCACCAGAGACCCCGAACTGCGGAGAGATAGTCCAGGTTGTCTGTGTGGGTCTCCAACGCCTCCAGGCTGAAGTTCACCAGGTGACCGAAGTTGGCCTCGATGGCCGGCCGATTGTCCAGGTGCGTGACCTCGGCCCAGAGGACATCTGGTGGTGGGTCAAGGGCGCTAAAGGTGCCCACACGGAACTGGATCGAGTTCCGGCCCAGGCTGTCGTTGATGAGGTAGTGCTCGTTCTGCGACCAGTAGATCTGTGGCTCGCGCAACTGTCCTTGGAGGCGTGGAATCTCCACCACCAGACCATCGACCGGCAGGTTGTTGACCCGGCGCACGCCGAGGAACCTGGTGCGGTAGTTGCTGGGCACGCCAGCATAGGTCTCCAACAGCAGCTGGGGATCGAAGCCGAGCAGTGAGTCACGCACCCCCAGCACCGGGCAGTCGATCTCCACCGTGGTGTTGGTGGTGAGGTTCTTGACCTCGAAGCGTGCGATGTCCCCGGCCGTGACCAGCTCCTCGTTGAAGTCCAGATCGATGGAGGTCACGATGGAGGGCACGATCCAGGGCTTGCGGTCTGGCGCCTCGGAGTCAGGCATCTCATCCCGCAGTGTCAGTGCCCGCTTCTCGGTGCCGGTGTAGGCCGTCTTGAGGATGCGGTAGCCGATTGCATCCCACACCAGCAGATCAGAGCCGCCAATGCCCTCGTGGTCGAAGTCGAGGATTGGCGGATCGTAAATGGGCACGCCGCCGTACGGTCCCGAGCCCCCACTGATGGGCGTCTCTGGAAGCGCGAATGGGTAGAGTGGGCCACCATCGTATGGACTCAACTGGTACGTCACGAAGGCGGTAACCTTCCCCGGTGCCTCAATCCCGCCGTAGCCGCCTTTCAGATCGTTCTTGGTGTACTCCGTAGAGGAGAACCCCATCTCGACGTTGGCCGTGCCTGTAGGCCGGATACGCAGCAGCGTGGCGTACTCCAGTTTCACGAAGGTGTAGGAGTACTTCGTCTCTGCCGTTGCCAACGGGGCGCCACGGAAGCCCAACTGGGTGTTGATCTGCTCGGCCATTGAGGCCGCGCTGGTGTAGTAGTCGGGGTCCAGTGGGTCGGGCGAGTTGATTGCGAAAGTGACCGTCTCGATGTCACCTGAGTCGAGGATCAGCTGCAGGGTGTTGTTGCCCGCCGTGAAGTGGACACCCTCAAGAAAAGACCGGCTGAAGATGGGACCTCTGATGATCCTGACCATGGCGGTCTCGGGATCGTCATCGAGCAGAGTGCTGTAGGGCAGCCACCGCCGTTGGAAGGTCCGTTGGATATCCAATAGGCTCTTGTTGTAGTCGACTTGCCAGGCGGTCAACAACTGGGCCGCGGCCGCCTGCGCGAAACCCGACCACACCATCTCCACCACGGCCCGATCTTCGACCAGGGGCCAGAAGTCAGAGAGGGAGTTCCAGATCCAGCTCACATCCGGGACACAGCCTAGTGGCACCGATGTCTGCGACACGTTCAACAGCGCCTGGGCGGGCAGCGAATCGAGCTCGCCATCGTTGACCGTCAACTGCACGGTGTAGAGGCCTGCCTTGTCGGCGATGGCATAGGGGTTGAAGTTGTCGACATCGCTGAAGAAGGTGGCAGTGTGCAGTACCTTCCAGGCCTGGTTGGACAGGTCGTCAGGGATGGTTTCCTCGGTGACGACCAATTCGTTGTCATTCCAAAGCGTGTCGTCACGCTCGTACTTGCCAGTCGTGGTGTTCAGCGTCCACCTGGTAGTCGCGACCTGGTAGTAGACACCGGCAACTTCGAGGTGATCACCAGGCTGGAGCAGAGGCATGTTGTCGGCGCTGAACTCGTCATCCAGCACCTTGAAGATGTTGGTGAAGCCGTCGGCGTCTCCGTCGTCGATCGTGAAGCCACCAGTCCCCGAGCTCTTGAAGCGCGTGCCATCTGGGGCGTCCAAGAGTGCCCAGCGATAGAACAGTGGCTTGCCTTCTGGATCGAGGCTGTTGTCACCAGTGAAGGTGACTGCAGAACCAATGTTGGCGGTTTGATCTGCACCTGGGTCTGCCGTGGGTCGCTGGTTGGGGATGACTGCTTCCAGGCAGTTCATCTGAAGCGTGTCGAGCTTGATGCGACTGACTGCACCCGACGTGCCGAGGATCTCGATCAGAGCCCCGTCAACAACTCCCGCTGGCGCCAGAGGGGCGGCCGAGGTGTAGCGCAGCTGATGGCCGATGAACGGCAGCAGCTCGGTCTTCGTCAGGTAGACGCCCATGGTGCTGCCGTCGAGCACCAGGCGGAGCGTGTAGTAGTCCTCACCCTGTGGGCAGAGGTCCTGGCTGCCAGGGAAAGCGATCGCGGGAGAGGCGGCACCGGAGACGATGCACAGACCAGTGCGAGAGAGGAGGACGCCGCCACCACGTCCCTGATGGTTGTACAGGCCCAAAAAGTAGCGGGCGGCGGCTCCCAGGTCTGGCGGCAGTGCTGACGGCTTGAACTGGACCTGGAAGGTGGCCGTCTCCGAGACCGGTAGGTCGATGTGCAACCAGCTGCTTACGTCATCGTCGCTGTAGATGACGAGGTTGTTGTCGCCGTCGATCGAGAAGTACGGGCTGCCGCGAGAGGCTTCCACACCTGGCTCAACGAGCAGGCTGGGCATGGAACTGGGACCGACGTCCATGCACGGCCAGGCATCGCTGGTAGGAATCGCCATCGGGTCACCTCGTCTTCGACGATTCTATGCTTCTACACCGACTTAGGTCAACGCTATGCTAAGATCTGCGCATGGCCCTGAAGACGATGGACCCGCGCATCCTGGTCAAGCTGCTCGAAGGCCACAAGAATGTGATTGGGCCCCTGGCTGCGGAGCGGGAGGAGTTCTACCGGCAGCAACGGTGTCCTCGCTGTGATGGGGAGGAGACAGTGAAGGAAGCCGATCCACGACGCATGATCGTGGCCGGGGAGCCCCTGCCCAAGTACCAGTTGCGCTGTCTCAACTGTGAGTGCGTCTGGGATCCGTTCACCAACGTGATCGAGAAGCTCGGGAATCTGGGACAGGCCTTCGTACCAGTGGTGCCGGTGCTCAAGACAGAAGACTAGAGCGCCGTGGGCGTCTCCCTGGTCACCACCACCTCGCCCGGGAAGAACGTCGCCAGCCGCCCCTTGGTCACGTAGTCCTCAGAGCGGTCTACCGAGATGCTGCGGTCAGCAGCATGGGCCACGGCCACCAGTTCGATGGGATTCTCCACGTAGTCGGCGCTTCGTCGACTCGCCCGATCTTGGATCTCCGACACCTCGACCCGTTCATCAGGAGTTAGCCCGTTCAAGTAGTCGAAGATGTCCTGCTCCACGACAGGGGAGTCGGAACCACCGCGGTAGTTGAGCGTGAAGTTCAAGTAGTGGGGCTGGAGGTGACGCACGACGATGCTGGCCGTGAGCACTCGCTCCAGCTCCGACGAAGCGAAGCTCTGGATCTGTGCAGTCAGGGAGGAACGATCGTAGTTCAACTGGGTGTTCTGTCCCGAGAGCAGGGTGGCCTCATCCGGTCGGTCGGAAGAGCCGACCAGCAGCAGACGACGGCTGAGGAGCAGCTTGACCTGCTCCTGCGTGGAGTAGGACAGGTTGGCGTCGGCCACCACCAGGCGATAGCCCTCCGACTCGTAGCCCTCCAACACCAACAGTACGCCAGCGTCGAGGTTCCACTGGTCGCCGGAGCCCTCCGAGAGCAACTCCACGTCCATGTAGTAGAGGCCATTCTCCGTCTGGTTGTTCATGGCCGTGGAGTGCAGCCGCTGCATACCAGGGCGCCACACCTTGAAGTGCTGTGCCTGACTGTTGGCGGTTGGCGTAGGCGAGACGGTCAATCGATCTGACTGAGTGAGATCGCTAGGATTACCCAGCACAGTGACCGCGTAGTTGCCGGCGACAGCAGCGGCCGCCCGGTTGTTCGTGTCGCTGGTAGGTAGACCCAGGTCCGTGTTGGCTGTTCCCGAGCCGTACAGCACGATCTCGAAGTCTGCCTCCAGTCGTAGGTACTTGTCCGTGGCGACCGTCTCGATGTAGGCGATGGTCGAGCCGAAGAACTTGTTGATCTCCTCTGCCACCTTGCTAGGGTCGGTCAACTGGTCGGAGAAGGAGAACGTCCGTGCGGGGGCGCCATCAATCGAGATGATGAGTGTCTCTCCTGCCAGCGTTGGTGGATCAGGCAGATAGTCCAGGCTATTCAGATCTGCCGTACCCTGGATGGGCTGGTACGTGAGCTCGACCACATCGCCGACGCGGACCTCTCGCTTCAGGAAGTTGAGCACCGAATCTCTGGAGTTCTTCCCCAAGTCTCCGGCCGGCAGGGCATCAGAGATGATGAGGGGATTGCCGTTGGTCGTATCGAGGTTGTTGGGCACACTGCCTTCTGGGGACGGGACGATCTGGTAGTCCAGCTCTGGGTCGGGCATGAAGCGCAGCGTCGCCCCATTCACCACGGCCGTGAAGAAGGCTACCGCCTCTTCGTCACGCGGGATCGAGGCGCCGATGGCCTGATTGGCCGGGTAGTCGGTGGAGTTCTTCAGTGACGGCCGCCAGCCACCCTTGACCTGGAAGGAGACCGGTTCCAGGAAGTACACACGGGCCTTGCCGTAGGAACGGCTGCCCACGCTCATCGAAACCCCGACGTTGGGCTGCAGGAACCGGACCCTGCCAGTCTCCTCATCGAAGAGCACCGCGAGGAGACGATTGGGCGATGACGCCATGGCCACCAAGTAGAGGAAGCCGATGTTGTCTCCAGTAGTGATCGACACGACGTCTTCGATCGCCTTGAGGTCGTACGCGGCACTGGTCCAGTCAGTGATGACTCCGGCGCTCTTAATCTGTCGGTTGTCTTCCCCCAACACGTCCAGGCCCACCTCAGCGTTGTCGGCGCCGGCCTGTACCTGGATCCAGCGATCGCTGGAGCGGAGTGTCAGGTAGGTCTTGCTGTCGTAGGTGATCGTGCCGGCGATGTTGGGACACGCCACATTGATGAGATTCAGCAACTCACTGATCGACGCCGCCCCGGTCAAGGTGATAGGGACAGCCGCAGCACCATTGAGGCTCACCTGCAGGACACAGGTGCCCAGAGGGAAGACTCCGCCAGCCGTCAGGTCCACTGTGCCGATGATGCCGGTGCGCGCATCGCGGGTGCTGACCTTGACGCCACGGCCAGCGTTGGAGAACGAGGTGGAACGCGCGTCGACTGGATCGGCGAGCGGGATGCCATCCCCAGTCGGCTGACTGGAGCTGTCCAGCATCTCGATCGAGCTGACGCGCACCAGCGGCAGGTCCAGCCCGGTGTGGCGGCTGTACACCTTCCAAGAGACGTTCGTCTCGGTGGTCATGAACTGGCGGTCCAGTGTCAGATCACGATTCCCAACCCCACCAATCTGCTTGATGGTGTACTCGCCCTTGTTGGCGCCCGTGAGGAATTCCAGGATGTCCCCGACCTCGATCCCCAGCGCCAGGAAGTCGATGGCCGCCGCGGTGGTCATCACGGTGCTCAGCTGAATGACCTGCCCGTCAGTCCCCTCACCGCGAATGGTCTTGGGCTCCACCAGGTCGATGTCGATGGTGTCCACTACCCGGTAGCGCAGCCCACTCTCTGTGGAGGTGATGGGCGGATCGACCTGCAGGTACTCGGTGGCGGCGCCGGGTGCTGCACTTGGCTTCTCTCCCACACGCAAGAGCGTGTAGGTTCCCGCATTGATGCCATCTTCAATGATCAGCGAGTGGCCGACCTTGACTCCTGCAGTGACGAAGTTCTTTCCCTCATGCCGCACGAAATGCGAGAGGGTGGTGTCGGCTGACAGGCCGGTGCCCTTGGTCACCGAGGACTCGCCCGAGATGGCCGTCAGGTCTAGGGTCTCCTCATCGACTGACACCCCACGGACGAAGAAGTCACTGCAGCCACCGATATGAATCTCATCCGACTGGATACTGATGCTCTCGTCCTCGGTGAAGATGATTCCTCCGGGGATGTCCGAGATGGTGATCTCCTTCTTCCTGACGGACCAGATCAGCGAGTCGGTGTCGATGTCGAGCTCGTTGCCCGCCACCAGCTTGAGCTCATGCGTGCCTACGACCGACTCGATGAGCAGGTCTGAGTTGGGCCGTTCGAACATCCACGTCATGCCCGTCTCGTACACCCCGACCCACGGGGCCGAACCCAGGTCGAGCTTCACCTCGTGTGGGCCGACGATGGCCACGATGCGGAAGTAGCCGGTGTTCGCTGGATCGGTAGTGCCGATCATCGCGAAGGTGCGGCCCACGTCCTCGTCCGTGAAGGTGAGGGAAGCCACGTAGACGTGCGTGAAGTCGGAGATGACTACTGCGGCATCCGTCCCGCGGTGCATCTGGGACGAACTCAAGTAGTAGTTCTCCACCGCGCCCGTGGTACTGAAGAGATCAGTGAACTCCACGTACCGCGACTTGAAGTAGCGAGTCACCCCGGAACCATCACCGCTGTCCTCAGTATAGCCATCGTTGCCCGAGAGTAGTGCCGGACCAAGATCACCACCAGTGACAACATCCCGCTCCATCTCACTGTCATTGAAACCCACGATCTGGAGATGTTTCAGGTCGCTGAACTGGTTGCGTAGGCGGGAGGAGACCCCACGGGCAGTGACCAGTGATCGCTCGGTGATGCCCGTTTCGGCCTTGTCAATCAGTTCATCGGTGCTCTCTTCATCAAGGCCGTTCTCGAACTTCTCCAGGTTGGTGACCCGGACTGCCGCGTTGAGGTTGGTGATGCCAATGATGGCACCTTTGTCGACGTTGTACTGGGTACCGGGCGCCTCAGCCACGTAGTTGATGTCGAAGTAGTAGAGGTTGCCGTCCTGGTTGAAGATCATTGCCTCAGCGGAGATGCTCTGAAGACTGGTCGGAATGAAACGCAGCCCGTCACCAGTGAAGCCGATGTTCCCCACTCCAATGCCGATCGGCATGGGCGTCGCGAAGTAGGCACGCACGCTACCAGCAGAGAGCCCGCCAGTGGAACGGCTTACGAACAAGTTGGCCACTAGGGCATCGGCCTCGGTGCTGGCGAGGAGATCTGGCTGCGACAGAGACTGCCCCTGCTTGATGAGCTGCACCTCGCGACTGACTGGGTCCATCAACAGCGTGGCTGGCTTCACCAGCAGGTCGCGGATTCCACTACCTTCCCTGAAGTTGTAATCCGGGAACTGCTGCGTAAGCAGCGCGTCGATGTACGCGTCGATGTTCATCTCGAACGGATCGGGAGTGAACCGGCGAACGATGGGGTCCACGATCTGCACCTGTGCCGGCGATCCCTCACTCAGGTCGATCGTGGGGTCGTAGGCTAGGAGCCGATCCTGCACGTATTGACGAAGGTCGACAGTACCCATCTACAGCTCCAGATTGGTGATGGCCCGGATGCCGGACTGGGAGATCAGCTCCACACGGGCGATCAGGGCAGTCGTGGCCGGGTCGAATCTGACGTTCAGCAGCTTCGCCGAGAGCAGCCGTTCGTCGTCCGGCAGCCGTGGCTGGTAGCCCTGCAGGGCGCGCATCTGGCTCTCGGACCGCGAGACGGCTACAGAGAAGTCGGCCACCAGGTCTGAGCTCTGTCCCAGGTCGAAGTTGCGGCCGACATTTCGCAAGGCCGCTCCTCCCAGGCGTTTGACGAAGGCATCCGTGCCTGGGGTCGTGAACAACAACTTGAGGAAGGTCTGCATCATCGCCTTCAGGCCGCTGACCTTGGCCGGATTGACTCCGATGCGGAAGCGAATCTGGCTGCGGATGGTGGCGGTGAACTCGGAGCTGAGAATCGAGATGTTGCGTACCGGCTGGTCCACTACGGCATCCGGCACCTGAGCCAAGATTACCCGCGAACTGCTGATGACGAAGGACGGTGACTTGGACTCGTTGATGTAGACCTCCACTGCCGTGCTGAAGCTCGGTCCGTGGAGTTCCAATGTCCGGGGCAGAAAGCCGGGCAGTTCTCGGGCCCCAGTGAGCTCCAGTGCATCGCTGAACTGGAAGTATTGCAGGTCAGCCATTTACCCCAGCTCCGGTGGTGGGTTGGCCAACTGGTTGGCGTCCAGATTCTGGTCCTCGCTGGCGATCACCCACTCGTTGGGCGGCTTGGACTTGACCGTCTTCACCGCCGACACGATCTCATTCTTGATCTTGGCGATGCGCTCTAGCAGTGTGGGTCGGATCTCAGTACGTCCCTGAGTACCCTCGATGCGGCCAATGGCCGCATCCAGCAGTTCCTCGTAGGTCAAGTTGGCGATGGTCTTGGTGTACTCCCGGCTGCGCACGAAGAGGTAGGCATTCCCCAAGATCTCCCGCATCTGCAGGTTGAGCTGTGTCTGGGCAGTCTGAGGATTCTGCGCCATCAGAGCCTCTGCTTCGTGTTCGCGTTGTCTTCCGTAGTGTACGCGTTTCCAAGGGTCTTGTCGCTCTCGTCATCCATGTCGCTGAAGTCGTAATCAGCGTCGGTTTCGCTAACCGTCTGTGCCAGAATGAGATCATCCCCAGCCTCGCCTTCCTTGGAGATCGGCAAGTCATGCTGTGCGATCGCGCGCATCGTCTTCAGTAGGTAGGCGCTGTTGGCGGCGTCGTCCTTGTCCATGCCGAAGAACTCGGCGATTCGGCCGCCCATGAGCGTGTCGTAGGCACGGTCCATGCCGCGTTCATTCAGCATCTTCAGAGAGGCGTCCATGCGGCTGGAGGTGTGGACGAAGAAGTCGATCAGCACGATGGACAAGTCCGACAACAGCGTCCGGAACGACGTCAAGGTGCTGCTGGCATCGTTCCGCTGCGACAGCGACGGGTTCTTGTTGAAGATGAGCGGGTTCATCACCCGATCGAGTTCGCGGGTGTCTTCGTGAAAGACCGAAGCTGCTTGCTGCTCGTACCACTGGTCCAGGGCCGTAACGAACTGCTGATGAGCAAGCGCTGCCCCACTCAGGATGGAGAAGGTGGCCCCACTCACACTGGTGCTCAGTGGTGGATCGACCTCCAATTGGGTGTCCGTATCGAGACCAACCACGAGGTGCTCCGCGCTACCCAGATAGAGGCGGTCGTCTGCAGCTACCCGGGCAACGGCAAAGTCTACGTCTCTTCCCGCCTCAGTGGCCACGAAGCCGGATGACTGACCGTAATGGGCCGCGGCAGTGAGGCCGAGAGCACTGTTGGCCGTGCCCGCACCGATGCTGATCTGCGTGGTCAGGTCTGTCGCCTTGGAGGCAATCACCACCCCCTCGCGGACGATGGACCAGGCCTGTGAGCCGACCAGGAGTGAAAATGGCACGGAGACGTTGATGAGGTCGTAGGGACTGGCACGCACGATGCTGCTGATCCGATGGTAGCCGGCATTGGGACCGGTGGTGATCAGCAGTTGGTCGTTGGCGTGATTGAGATCGGCGACCGTGTTGAGAGGCACCCGCAGCCTGGAGGTGGTGTCGTTCTCTCCCTCCAAGCCAGACTCGGACTTGGTCAGGGTAGTCTCGGCCCTGGCAGATCCGTCCTCGTTGATCGCCGCTGCCAACTCGGCCGGGCTCATTGCCGAGCCGGTATCGTACTGCCCCAAGTAGAATCCCAGGATGTCGAGCGCTGTGCCCCCACTGATCGTAAGACGCTGAGCCCCGACCACTGTCTTGGTGAGAGATACCTTGCCACCTATGGCAGCACTGCTGTACTGCCCCGGGTAGTTGGCGGCTGCCCAGGCATTGACGTCACTCGCGATCTGCGCCGCTGTACGTGAACCTGCTGTCAGGGCGATAGCGGGTGTCAGGCCATCAAGCTCCAAGGTCTCGCCCGCGATGGTGAACAACTCAGTCTGATAGCCAAGCAGGGTCGCCTGGATCGGGCTGAGGACCAGTGTGACTGGTGCCAGGCCATCGGCGGCCAAGATCAGTGTGCTGCCTGCAGCCACTTCCCAGGGGGCTGAGCGACCAGTAGCCACCGAGGCGGGCACCAGATCTAGCACCGACGCCCGGCCCAGGCGACTGGCTGAGACTGGTAGTCGTGGTTGGGTTGGGTCAACCACCGAGGTGTACTGCTGCAGCACCGACTTGCCGGTGGTGAGGCGGAGGAAGGCCTCTCGGCACTTGGCAATCTTGTCATCGCGGGAAGCGCTGCTCTCGAAGTACTTCTGCAGATCCTTGACGTCAAGACGGGTGGACCGGACCGAAAGCTGGGCGGCGATCACCGGCAGGTTGAGCCCCAGGAATTGGTCCATCATCGCACGCACATCTGCCAGCGTGACCAGCAGCTCGCTGTAGCGAGCTGACAGGTCGCTCAGATCGGTGATGGCCGCCGAACGAGCCAACTGCGGCGGACGGACGATCTCCCCCGCATCCTTGATGTTGGGCGCCACCGAGGCCGCGATGAATTGGTCGACGGCATTCTGGTAGCGAGTGAAGGCGCTGGAACTGATGGCTTGGTTGTTGGTGAGGATTGAGTCCACGGTCAATAGGGCCGTAGCTGCATCTCCAAGCAGGGAGGTCTTCTCCACCTCTTTGGTCAGATGGCTGACCTCCTGTACCGCCTGGAGCAGGTCGTCCACCCACCCCACCATGGTGTCTACCGTCTGGTTGAGCTGGTTGGTCGCCAGGTAGATGAGGTAGAAGATCGAGTTCGGCTCGAAGATCAACGTCGACGAGACGAGTTGTCGCATCTCGTCGAACTTGTTGTCGATGTCGATGGGACCAAGCTGATCGCGTTGGACCTGGACGTCACTGCGAACGAACTTGGCGGCGACTTCCAGGATTTCATCGTCGCTGTATCCGCTCACAGAACTCCTCCACTCGACGATCGAGGTCTTCCTCGTCTGAGGCTTTCTCTATGATCTCCTCAAACTGAGGTACTATGTTGCGCTCCACTATTTGAACCCGCTTGACGTCCTTCTTCGACATCAGCCTAGTGACAGCCCGGATGAAGTTGGGGCTGGTCCGCAAGATCTCGCAGATGCTGCGGAACGACATGAGTTCGTCGTCCGGATCTTCGTACTTCTCTCGCTCGCGGAACATCCAGTCGTAGGCATCGCGCCAGATCTTCTGGTGCTCTAGTCGCGTTGAACCGCGATACTCGGCGATGTCATAGGCCGCCCGTCTGATGATCGAGGCAAGAAGTAGCTTCTCCCCTTCCAGGGCTGGCCAGGTGGGCGACACGACGAGCATGACTAGGTGACCACAATGTCTACCGGCGAACCGATGATGTCGGTCACGGGAACCGTCACCACGGTCTGATCCTTGCGCGTGGCCACCAGGTGAGTCGTACCTGGTCCCACGCCAAGAATCACGATCTTGTCTTCGCAGGCGCCCACATTGGCGATGTCGGTGTCCTCGGTGGCGTAGAGCACGTCCTCGACTGCCGCACCGGTCAACACGCGGCCATCCGAACACGTGATCTCCGGCACCACGTCCAGCGTCGCGCCTACGGCCACCGCAAGCGTGGCTGGATCCCACGTGATCTCCATCACCACCGGGAAGAGCAGGTCGACCAGATTCACGTAGGGCCGGTCAGGCACCCGGATGTCGCGGGAGAAGGCGATGGCGCCCTCGGGGCTGGCCTCGGCTGCCTGGATGCTCTCCACCATGGCGCGGTAGATGCCGCTGCGGAAGAGATCGATGGAGACGTAGCCGTCCTCGTCCGTCTTGATGTCGATCTTGCCACCCAGGATGCCCCGCCCATCCACGATGGCGGGCTTGAACTGGTTGATCATCGAGATGTACAGCCCGGCCAGGGGAGCACCTTGGCCGTCACGGAACCACCCGCTAGCCCGACATAGCCGCGGATCGGTCGCTGATGGAAGTGGAAACGTCTCGCCCTGGACCGAGAAGCCGTTGGGATGGGTCCCTGGCGGACTGTAGATGGCAATGAGCTGCGGAGTCTTGCTGTCATCCCCGAGGCTGCCATCAAAGGCCACTCCGGTCTTGGCCAAGCGGATGGTGTAGCTCACGGGTGGGTCGCTGCCGTTCAGGCTGAATTCGACATAGGCCTCGGCCCCCACGGTGGCCGTATAGCCTTGCGTGATGAAGGTTGTCCCCGTCGCATCGAAGACCCGGACCAGCACTCCAGGCAGAGCGTCATCGTTCTGATCGACGGAGTAGACCCGGACAGTCTCGACGGCCATTGATCACCTCACCGGCACTGGAGCGAAGCTGACGACTTGTGGCAGCTTGGAGAAGGGGAATCCTTTCAGACCCCTAGCCTTGCGTGCCTCACAGATCTCTAGCCACTTGTCAATCTTGTCCTGAGTCCAGGCCGCCTTTGCTTTTTCAGCTGCTTCTGGGGTGTATTCCGTTCTGATGCGTCTTCCTGTGTCTGGGTGCTGGTAGATCAGGAGGCTATCCTTAGGGATATTCTCGTCTGGGATCTTGAAGTGTGGGCCACGGAAGGCCTTCAGATCTATCGACCCTGGTTCCAGCGGCGTCGTGTACACACCGTAGTTGCGGTACTTCTCCTCTGGCTTGAGTATCCTGACTCTGCGGAGGATGGACTCAGTAGATTCGTCCCTTCCTTGATAGCGCTTTACCTGTCCGGGATCAAGTTCATCTACAGGACGAATCGCACCATGGGCCTTGATCTTCGCATGAGTCTCCGGTGAGGTGAAGTGGTAGACCGAAGCTTGCTTGGCTAGAATACTACGGAACTGAGCGAGCGGATGGCCGTTGCCGGGCGCTTCCCTTTGTTGATCAGGCTGCCGCATGCGGCGGACCACACGTTCTTGATGAGGTTGCAGGAGCGTGGTCACTGCGGCGCTTTTCTCTAGTGGCCTGCCCTTCTCCAGGTGCCACCCAGCGAAGGATGGTGCTCGCATCTTACCGCTGGGGAAGACCTGCTGCGACCTGACTTTCGCCACGCGGCCGATGTAGTCTTGTGGGCTCTGGGCGATCTGCCGGCGGAGTTCCTCGCTCAGGCCAGTGCCTACGTGCGTCACCGTATCCTTGCCGGGAAGCTTGACCTGCAGGGCACCAATGGCGTCCTTGAACTTGCCCGCGCCGGGGGTGACTCCTACTACCTCGGCATCGTGGTCGGGGCGGAACTTGAACTTGGTGGGCAGTGGCCGATCGAGGTGCCACTCCACCACGCCTTCATCCGTGAGCGGATGCTTGCCGGCTTCGATCTTCGCGAAGAGCTTGCGCTTGGCTGCAGTCGTAGCTGCAGTCGGTGGGATCTGAAGGGCTGGGAGACGCTCCTGGATCTGCTTGAGGACTTCGAGCTTCTCCGCGTAGGGCGCCTGCTCCATGTTCTTGCCGCGGAACTTGACCACGTCGAAGATCGCACGGCGAAGCTGAGCGCCAGTCTCCTCCTGCTGCTTCCGGCTGTTCCAGGTGGTGGCGTTGAGCAGCCCACCAAGCTCCGCGTTGGGGATGGCCTTGTCACCGCGCATGCCGAAGAGCTCGCCCCGGACCACCGTGTTGTGCAGCTCCTTTGGGGGTACCAGATCAAACCAGCCAGGGACCTTGTGCGTGTGCTCGATCACTCCGCTGGCCCGTTCAGTGGGCCGGTAGGAGAAGACCTTGACCGGTCGGCCGGCGTAGAGATGATAGGTCACATGTGACCCATCTAGCTTGGTCTGGTGGACAGTCCTGGAGTCTTCGAACTGGAGCTTCTCGGGCTCCTTGACCTCGCGGTAGGCCGGCTTGGACTGCGGGATGGGCCCGCCTACAGTGCCCGGGATGCCGTGGGCGGCGGTGGCCGTGACATTCTGGAGCAGGTGGCCACCAGGAGTCTGGGAGAGAATGTATTCCTGCGTACCAGACTTGGTGCCGGTGTAGCGGTTGAACCGAATGACCCCCGGACGAGCTTGAACCACTTCTATAGGCTCTAGGCCGGTCGAGGTGACGCGACCCTTCCCGTACCCCTCCTCGATGTCGAACGTGCCCCGGAGGGCCGCGTAGGAGCGCGTGTGCGTGGGCTGGGGGACGGCCAGGACCCGCTCTCCGGGCTCTGGGAGCCGGGCCTTGGGAAGCGCCCAGCTGTGAGCCTTCCCAGAGGGGTCTACAAGCCTCAAGTCGAGGTGAGTTCCCGCTTTCACAGCTTCGTGACGCTGCGCGGCGAACTCCCAGGTCTGTGGTGACTTTACCGTAGGGACGGCGTGGATTTCCCGCGAGGCTGGAATGCCTGGGGCATGTTCCTCGGGGGTGATCAACACCTCGGCGGCGAGTTTGCGCAACAGTAGCATCAGCCCACACGAGGACGCATACCCAAACTGACCCACCCGGCTGGGTAGCCCTGCTCGATTGCCTCGTTGAAGCCGTGCTGTAGACCACGGCCACGATCCACCTGGTACTTGGCGTTGATCCACCGGCCTGGCTGGCGGAGGAGACTCTCAATGATCCCCTCCGGGAGCTTGCCTGCCAGCTTCAACTTCCCGAGCTCGTCCAGAAAACCCTTCATCATGATCTGGTTCACATCATGCCTCCTGGACCACCCGCCCCTCCACCGGCGCCCATGCCCCCTCCCGCCGGCGGAGGTGGCGGCGGTGGAGGAGGTGCACTGGCCGCGGCCGCTGCAGGACCACCACCAGCAGCCCCACCAGCATCCATGCCCATGCCCTGGCTACCCTTCTCCTTGCCCTTCTTTCGATGCTGAGCCGCCCGCTTGGCTGCCTGCTCGGCCAGCTCGCGCATCGCCGCCGGATTCACCTTGGCGATCTTGTCGAGCTCATCGAAGAGGCCGATGAGCATGGCAGTCTTCTGGTACTCACTCTTGGGCTCGTCGTACTTCTTCATGGCTTCGCGCTTTCCCTTGGCAGTGCCGTATCCCTTGGGCGTCTTGCCGAGCTTGTGTGCTTGCTGCGTGGAGATGGCGAAGGACTCGCTCTCCGGCATCGTGGGGTTCTCGGCCCTGATGCGATCGGCACGGTCGTGAATCCACTGTGGCATCGTAGACTCCTACCCACCACGCAGAGCATCCAGAGGGCCCGGCGTCTCTGGCCGCAGCGTGATCTCTTCCATCTTTTGGCTGACGCGGTGGCGTGCATGCCGACTCAGCCGTGGACCAGTGGCGTAGTCCAGTCCCTTGCCGGAGACGCCACGAGTAGCCTGCTCCAGCACCGGCGACTCGTAGCCCCGCAGCGGTTCCATGACGCCAGCCACATCCGAGCGCATCTTCTCCGGCATGGTCACCAGGCGATTGCGCTCCCGGAGGATGACGTCAGGGCTCATGTGCGTGGCCTTTGCGGCGTAGGCGAGGTGGGATTTCCTGGCTCCCAGCGCCAGCTCATCCATCTCGTGGCCGCGCATCAGGGACTCGGTGGCCATCCGCGACTGCCCGCGTGGTACGAGATCCGCCGGCATGCCCATGTCCCTCAGCTGACCGGTAACGCCATACGATCGGTGTGGCATCACCATCTTGCCCTCACCGTGTCGGGCTACCTGCAGGAAGGACGAGGCTTGTTCAGGGGAAATCTGCCCCGCACTGAGAGCTGTCTGAACCGCGCCACGCTGCGCCGGAACGATCGACTTCGGGAAGGCCACCGAACCCACTGGCAGCTGGCCCGCCGGCATCTTGAGGGCCTTCTTGGCGCTCAGCGAAAGGACCTTCCGCATCTCGGTCGGACCGAAGGCGATCTTCTGCAACTCGTCGAAGAAGGAGTAGACCGGAAGCATCACAGACTCCTTCGCGCGGCCGCTGGCAGGTCCGGCACCTGGATGTTGAACGGGTCATCCTGCACCAGTGTGGCATCCATCAGATCGAACTCCGTGCCTGAGGATGGTACCACGATCCGGCGAGTCACAGAGGTGCCTTCGAGAATGACATCCACCATGGAACCCTTCACCAGCGTGATCTCGCCCTGACCCATGCCGTCTGTCAGGAAGCTCTTGCTAGCCCCAGCCAGGAAGTAGCCTCCGGCCGAGAGCGGATTGAAGACGTTGACGATCGTGACCCGACAGTTGACCATGGCTGTGCCATCGATGTTGGCCAGCTTGATCTTCCCCACCGTGAGCAAGCTGGCCGTGATGGCGCCGCCAGTCGACCCCTGCATCCAGTCCGACCAGGAGCTGTAGACCCCTGAGGTCGTATGGTAGAAGCGGGTGCGGTACCAGTAGCTCGCCGCGCCGCTGCCATCGTCGTACTCGTACGAGTCCACGCCCGACTGCAGCGAGATGTGGGCATCTTCACCATTGTCCTTCTGGCCGGTCGTGAAGCCCAGGGTCGTAAGCGCCGTGCCTCCCGTGAGCTCCAGGATGCCGAAGGTCCCTGCCAGGTCACCTTGTAGCTTCAGCTTGCCTCCGACCGAAGAGGCGGTTACGCCCGTGAGGTCCGTGTTGATCTCATCGACGATGCGACTGATGACCGCCGGGTTGGCAGACACGAAAGTGATATTCTGTTCGGCTCCCCCGTCCACCTTGAGCTTGAGCGACTGCCCCTGGATGGTGAATGGACCCTCGGTGGTGCCCTGCAGCTCGGGCTTGGCGGCCGTGTCGGCGGTGATGAACTTGGCATCCGTGTAGGGGGTGCCCGCCTCGGACCGCTGCACCTGGATCTTGTTGAACAGCGTGAGGACGTTGGCAATCTCCGGGACGAAGAGCTTGATCTTGATGACGGCCATCACTCTTCCTCGATTTTCTTGATGACCGGCCGCAAGTTGATCGCCACGACCGGGACCGGCTTCATGTCGTCAGCGGGCGGCGCTGGAGCCGTGACCCCGATGGATTCCGGCTTCAGCTCCAGCGTGGCTGTGATGTGGGGTGCGGTGATAGCGCCGACCGGTGGCGTCCCGGCGTAGCGGATCTTGGGCCGCACCTCGACCGCTTGGCGGAATTGCGGCTTGTCGAGGCTGACCAAATGCTCTTCCTGGTAGTAGAAGTAATTGATCATGCCGCGAGTGGCGATGGCGACACCAGTGGCCATGTCACACCTTCTTCATCCGGTAGGTGCCCATGCGGCCCTGGGACTCGTACGTGGTAGCGATCTCGTAGGTGGCAACAAGACCCAAGGTTTCGTAGCCACCATCGGTGGCGGCTTCACAGTGTTCCTTGGAGTCGAAGACCCGTACCCGGGCGGCCACCAGCTGGTCGAGGGTATCGTGTACGGTGTTGTCGATGAAGGCGTTCTCGTGGACCAGGCCCAACACCCGTATGAGCTGAAGTGCGAGATCATCAATGCCATACTGCGTGATGATGAGCTGCTCCTGCTCGCGTGAGTAGGTAATGTTCTCGACCGTATGAGCCGTGTCCGCGTAGGTGATGAAGACAACCGTGCGCACGCCGGCGGCAGTGAGCGTGTAGTTGGCCTCGTACCGGCCCCGGGCCTTGTGCACTAGGTCAAGCGTCGCCAGCGGGGACGTGCCACCGGCCGCGTAGACCTCGGCCTGGGGATACTGAGTCTCGTTGCCATCCTCCAGCAGAAGAGCCAGAGGAACGATGTCCCCGACGCTGTAGACCGCTGACATGGCCAGGCCTTATCAGCGATCCTACTAGCTTCCCGAGGCTTTGGCTAGGCCCGACGAGTACCAGCGAGGCGCATGCTCATGAAAGTCTGTTCGACGACGGCGCCCTTCTCCAGTACTCGGGCCCGATGTTCTGTACTAGACTTGGAGTGCGCCAGGCAGAGCTCGGCTACTGCCAGAGCCTGTCCGTTGCGCCCACCAGTCCGCATCCCCTTCTGCGCCGCCAGGGCGAGCTCCAGCTGCTCCCTCGTGATCCAGCCCTTCACCACCATGAGGTTGCCCATCATGTGATCTTCTCGCATGTGGTGCTGTTCCTCGGTGATGGCGTCGAGCTGGTCCCGGGTGACCAGCTTCATGCGGAGGAGGATGTTGCCGATGGAGCTGGGATCAGCCTTTGGAGTTTTCATGTCCCCTCTCCAAAAAAGACCTCTGATCAGCAAGCACGTCGATCGCACGGTCGAACACCCGCTCCAGCGGCGCATAGGCTTTGCTGTGCTCCGATGCTGCTTGGATGCTCGCCAGACTGACTTCCAGCAACTTCTCCGTGAGCTTCTCGTTCTTGCGGCGCTCGAAGAGAAAGAGTAGGAAACCTAGTGCGGCCATGATTCCAAGTGGGCCGTAAGTCCCCAACTGCACTAGAAGTTTGATGGTAGCGGGGTCCATCAATAGCCCTTATGCACTGGGCTCCATGGCTCCGTGCCTGGTGCACGAAGACCTCCTTCTACGAGTGTACCCCGACAGGCGCTGCCGTGGCTACACCGGAACGCGCTCGTAGATGTTGTCGCTGGTCGGCAGGCCCATGAGGTCCTTCAAGTTGAAGCGATACAGGACCGTAGAGCCGTCCGTATCGTAGATGATGAACTGGTTCCCGGAGGTGACGCGCCACCGACCAGTGGCGATCTTCTTCAAGATCGCGACGTCGCCTCCCATCGCGGTCACCAGCGTCTTCACCGCCGTGATGTCATCGACGTAGTCACCCCAGAAGTAGGAAGCCCACTGGGGCACGTAGCTGGCGTCATCACTGATGGCGTAGACCTTCCACTCGTTGGTCGCGGAGGCGTGGTGCGCCGTGTAGTAGCTCACGTCGAGATCGAGTGACCACATCTTCATGTCGCTGTCGTAGGAGGCGGCTGGCACGCCCCCAGAGCCCGACGTCAGCACGGCGTTGTCGGGGCACTTCACGGAGATGGTCGCCTGGTCGGTACCCATGATGTAGGACCAGTCGTTCTTGTTGAGGAACGGTGGCAGGCGGACGCGGAGCTTCTCAGTCGACTGGAACTGGGTCTTGGGCATGAGCGTCACTCCCGTCATCAGGCCTGGAAAGATCAGAAGGCCTTCATCCAACTCCAGGCCGTACCATCCAACACCGAACTGGGTACCGAAGCCAGACACGCGACGATCAGTCCTTCTTCTCTTCGGGCGGGGCGTCCTTGGCTTCTACGATGGCTTCGAGGAAGGGGAGGAGCTGGGGCATGACAGCGGCGTGGTAGCCGTAGCCACTCTTGGGGTTCTCGACCAGATCCTTCAGCTTCTTCCAGTCCTCCTCGGCGAGCTGGGCAACCCCGCTGCCGTTGGAGAACGCCTTGTCGATGGCCTTGGCGCTCTTGATGTTCTTGTAGTTCTCGGCCCACATCGGGTTGAAGAGCTGCTTGCCGATGAAGTCGGAGAAGGCGACTGGCTTGGTCTCGCCCTTCTCGTCCTTCAGCGGCTCCTTGGTCGTCGGCTCCACCAGGGTGATCGGATCTGGGATGGCGATGTACTTGATCGGCATTCGCTTACCTCTCTTGTTAGGGTTCTGTTTCAGCCACTTAGCGAACCGGCCCACAACGGCATACTACTGCGCAAGTCCGTAAGCTTGCAAGTCATCAATGAGCGAGTTGGTGATCTGCTTCACGTCCTCCAGGTCAACCCGCAACGCATTGACCTGCGCTGCTAGAGAAGCGACGGCATCCTTGGTGGCGTTCTCACACGCGATGCCACCGCCGGTGATCGCCGCCAGGGTGGTCCCCGGAGATCCGCCAGAGCTGTCCGTGAGCGTGGCGGAGGTCAAGTTCGCTTGCGTCTTGTCTGCCGTCGTGTAGGTTTGGGTATAGGCCGAAGCCTGTACCGCGGCAGTGGTACCGAAGAAGCCGAGTTTCTTGCCCGAAGCTACGAGCCAGACTTCGGCGGCGTTGGTAGCACCAAGCTTCAATTTCCCTGCAGAAGCGGCAGCAGCTCCGACGTCCAGGAGGAAATCGCCAGATCCCGTGCTGGGAGTGACCTCGTCTCCGGTCTTCACGGTTAAGCTGCGCAGGCTATCATTGTCGGCGATCTTGAGTACCCGATTCGCTCCCGACCCGAAGTCGATGTCGTTGGCGAAGGTGTGCTTCCCCGTCCAGGTCGGCGCGAAGCTCTGGTCCACCGAGAGGGTGCGGTTGGCGGTCAGATCTCCACCCCCCGAGAGCCCAGTGCCCGCCGTGATGGTCCGGCTGGTGGGCACCACATCGGCGGCAAAGGCGAACGCCTTGCGGGCCACCCCGGTGGTGATCGTCCCGTAGAAGGTGTCGGTGAGGAACTCGATGGCTCCCGCCTCCGGTGCGGTCATCAGGTCCCCGGAGGTGAGCTTCAGCGGCGCGGTGCTGGCAGCCGTGGTGCCGGCCTTGAGGTGCAGAGCGGCGGTAGGGCTGGCGGTGCCGATGCCGACGTTGCCCCCGATGAACTGAGCGCAGTAGTTGGCCGTGCCGCCCGTCTGAGCGTTGACTGTCAGACCGTAACTGGCAGCTACTGCTCCTACTGCACCCGCCTGGATGAGGAGCGCGTGGGCACGGGTGATGGTGGCATTGGTAGAGAGGATCGGTGCCCCGTCGATACCTAGGGTCGCGGCATCTGTGATCGTGCTGGCACCCACGAAGGAGTAGGTAGGCTGAGTGATCAGCACTTCTCGCTGCGTAGTGAGTGCCCCAGTGGCCCACTGCCGCCCCGCCGTGGTGATGGTGACCGCCGGAATCTCTGTGGAAAGGGTCTGGTTGGTGTTAACCGCACCTGTGTAGATGAAACCCTTCAACGCGCCCGTAGCTGCTGCGGTCTGTTGAACATGTAGCGTACTCAACGGTGCTGTTATGCCGATGCCGACCTTGCCGCCCGTGAAGGTTTGCAGAGCCAACGGACACGCTGAAGTGGAATGGGTCGTGATCTCGGCGTAGGCGTTAGCTGGCGTCGCGTTGTAGTTCCACGCGACGATCAGGTCGGCTGTTGAAGACTGGCCCATCTTGAGCGTGACATTACCAGCGGTGTTGCCCCAGGTGAGGCGCACTGTTCCATCCGCTACCGTGGTCTCGATGGCGTCGCCGACCAGGAGTTCGGAGTACGAGGCGCTCTTGCCGATGGAGAGCACGTAGGTGGGCGCGGCATCGTTGATGCCGACGTTGCCCCCGATGAACTGGGCGCAGTAGTTCGCGGTCGCGCCGGTCATGGCGTTGACAGTCAAAGCATAGCTCGTGCCGCAGGCCCCGGCGTTGGTGACATCCGTCGCGCCGATGTAAATGGCATGCGAGCGCGTCAAGGTGGCGTTGGTGTGGGCGATCGGAGCGCCACCGAGCATCACCGTCACTGCGTCCGCGATCACGCTGGCCCCGACGAATGAGTAAGTGGGCTCAGAGATCAGGATCTCCCGTTGCCATGACAACGCCCCGGTCGCCCATTGGCGGCCTGCCGTCGTGATGGTGACGGAGGGGATCTCTGTGGAGAGGGTCTGGTTGGTGTTAACCGCTCCGACATAGACGATACCCTTGAGCGCCCCCGTCGCCGTGACTGTCTGAGCCACGTGGAGGTTTGCCGTCGGCGCCGCGATGCCGATGCCGACGTTGCCCCCCACGAACTGGGCTGCATAGTTGGCGGTTGCCCCGGTCTGGGCATTGACTGTGAGGCCATAGCTTGCTGTTGCCGTGCTGACGGCTCCTGCTCCGATGTAGAGTCCGTGCGTAGCTGTGAGGGTGACATTGGAGCCCTTGACGGGTGCTCCGATAATCGCCATGGTGGCGGCATAGGTGAGCGTCGTTGCTGCACCAGCCGCATAGGTTGGGGCGTTGATGTAGACCGCTCGTTGTGCGGCTATGGTGCCGCCTCCGGTGGTGAATGTCACCGTACGTGCGAGGTTGAAATAGATGTCGGTGACTTCTATGACCGTCAATGTCGTGTGTGCCCCACCTGTGAACCAGAGAATAGTGGGAGAGCCGGTGGTGATCACCGGTTGGACGACATGCAGCGTAGCACTCGGGGCCGCTGCAGCACCGATCCCCAGCCGCTTGTTGGTCGCATCCCAGAACAGGTTGGAGTTGTCCTGGGCCAGCAGTCCACTGGCTCCTGCGAAGATCACCGAGCCCAAGGTAAATGAGGTCACCTGGAGGATGCCGACCTTGCAGGTGTCGGCGTCGAGGAACCGCGCCAGGCCAGGGGCCGAAGCGGGAGAGTAGACTGGGTATGCGGACGCCATCTCTTCACCTCGATCTCACGCTGGAGGAAACCACACACCTGCCGCGGGGCGACTCTGCCTACTTACAAGGCTACCTCCGGGTGAACTGCAAGTACTGCCATTGAAGATGTCATACGCAGAGTAACTAGAAACACCGTTTAGATTATTCGGTATTAGCACATTACCGTTACTAAGTCTAAAGGCTGCCAGTCGATTCTCAAGATTGAACCCGGAACGGGTACGGGTCATACTACCAGTAGCCGTCCAGAGTCCTGTACTAGGATTCCAGATAGCTGCGCTTGCTCTGCTGAAGCCTCCGCCAACATAACCACCAGCCCAGAAGACCTGTCCATCTGCCAGCACCACCAGTGCCGATTGTGCTCGACCTTCTGGTAGGTTCCCCGTGGCGGTGAACGAGTTGGTTGCGGGATCGTAAGTATCACACGCAGGAGTGTAGGTGCCCCCACTAAGATAATATCCTCCGGCCAGTAAGACCCTGCCATCCGAGAGAATGATTGACGGAAAGAAGGCCCGCTGCCTGGACATATCATTCGTGGAGGCTATCCACGAATCATCAGCAGGGTCGTAGATTCTAGCGTCCCAGTGGTAGGTGGTAGAATAGAAACCACCTGAAACTAGTACCTTGCCGTTGTTCAGTAACACCGCCTCTGTCTGACAGACTCGTCGATCAGATGACGCGACATAGCTCCACAGTTCGGTACTTGGATCCCACACTTCTGATGTGTAAACCCATGTACTGGTCCCAGTAAGACCACCAGTAATGAGCACACGACCATCCGCCAGTACACAGCAGCAGGCAGACTTGCGGGCGGTGTTGAGGGGGGAGATGGTGGTCCAATAGCTTCCGACCAGGATCTCCGTCGTACTCAAGGCAGCATCACCGGTGTTTCTACCCCCAATGGCCAATATACGTCTATCAGGTAAGATCACTATGTTGGGGTTGATCCTAGGGGTGTGCAGCTGTCCCAACAACGACCACTGAGCGGTGTCCTCGTTGTATACTTCGGTAGCTCCCGTTCCTGGATCAGAGGACCCACCACCTACTACGATGACCTGGCCTGGTACGGCTAAGCCTACCGGCCACTCTGGTTGTAGCAAGAGCTTGCAGAAGTAGTCGGGGCTGCCGTAGATCGAGGCATCGACGACGACGCCCGCTTTGATTGCGGCACCCAGTGTTGGTTTTACGTTCGTCAGTTTGCCAGCAGTGTCTGAGAGGTACGCCGTATCGCCAGCGGCGATCGTTAGGCCGGAGATGAAGCCAGCCGCGACTACCCCTTCGCGCACCACCGAACCCGTCACCTCATCGTAGACGCCGAAGATAAGAGGGCGTGAGGTCTTGGCGGCCTTACCAAGGGTTAGATTCCCCGAGACCTGACAAGCATCACCCGCAGTCAGGCCCGTGGTCGTCAGGCCGGCATGGGCGATCAGGTCGGCGCGGAGCGTGTCGGTGTCGAGGACTCCCGCGAGGCCGGACTTGATGACGAGTGGGTCATACTGGTTCGCCATACGTTCCTCTACGACAGCATGATCACTGGCTTCGGTTGCAGTAACACCTTGCACGTCGAGGCGTCGATCACTACCCCTACTTCATGCAAGTAGTCGGTGGTTGGCTTGGTTCCCGTGAGTTGCCCCGCCGTGGAGGACAGGTAGACGGCACTGCCGGCAGCAGGACAGCTATCCGAGAACGTGGCGACGACTACACCCTCTCGCACCACCGAGCCTGACACCCCATCGTAGATGCCGATGATCGGACTCGTGCTGGTGTTCACCGCCTTCTGAAGGGTGAGCGCCCCGGAGATCTGGCAGGCATCTCCTGAAGCCAGCCCAGTCGTCGTCAGTCCCGCAGGTGCTCCGCGATCAGCACGCAAGGTGTCGGTCCCGATGACGGTCGGGATGCCGGACTTGATGACGAGGCTGTCGTATTGGGACATCTTGTCTCCTCACTGCTGGAACTCGTCGCCGATGTGGATGCTGACCTCGGCCTGGGCGCCGATGCCCACTAGGTAGCCCACCCGCAACAGGACTGTGCCGGCTCCCGGCGCCGTCAGGGTCACCGCCCCTGCCGTCGCGCTCAGGTACACCGGCTGGCCGAAGTGCGTGATGGCGGGCGTGGTGCCGGTGAAGGTCATCTTGTAGACCCCCGCCATGACGATGGTGGCCGCGTTGCCGGCGGTGTTGCCAGTGACGACTACTCCCACGACCCGAGAGGTACTCTCGGCCGCGTTCGTGGCCTTCTTGAGTCGGCCCGAGGTGCCCGCTTCACAGTAGGCGTAGACGACGTCATACTGGGCCAGAGTCTCTCCGGCGGTGTAGGAGTAGAGGCCGAGAGCTCCGGTGACCGTGAGGTCTCCGGTGATGCTCAGCCGGAAATTGGCGTTGTCCCAAGTCAGCTTGGCATTGTTCTGACTGTAGACACCAGAGGCTCCCGCGAAGACTACCGAGCCCTCTGTGAACTGTGTAGAGGTGCCGGTGCCACCCATGCCGACCGTGAACGTGTTGGTCAACGCAGTGTGCTGCGCGGACGTCAGGTGGTAGTACTGCCCGCTCGTGCCGCCATCGAGGCCGGTGAGGGCGTTGTGCATCGAGAGGGTGTTGGAGAAGACCTGGAAAGACAGCGCGTGGGTGCCAACGATGTCGTTGGGCTTGTCGGTCAGACAGAACCAGGAGACATCCTCGTTGAGCGTGCCGATGTCGACGAAGACCGTAACCGTACTGGCATGACTGCCGGCCGGCATGTCAGCAGCGCGGGTCCAGGCGGCGCCAGTGTGCGCAATCCAGATGCCGTTCTCGATGGGGCTGGTCTGGTTCTTGAGGAGGACGCGGTCCAGCTCGGTCGTGGTGAAGCCGTCGATGGCCTGGTCCCCATTCAGCGTGACGTTGCCACCGGCGACGGTGGAGGCCAGGCGTACCATGGCCTTCCAGTTCAAGCCAGTGATGAGCCCGTCGACGTAGAGCTTGGTGGTGAGATGCGCTGGGTCAGTAGGCGTGACGCCACTCACGGTGCCGGTCACGGTGATGCTGCCATCGTAGGCCACAGTGAGGGCGTCGATTAGCGACCCACTCGAACCCACCCGAAGCACTACGTTGGAGCCACTGGCCGCGGCGACGTTGTTCGTCGCCTGGAGGATCAGCTTGTCAGTGGTGCCAGTGCCACCAATGAGTGTCTGCCCACCGGCACGACCTGCGAGGAGTGCATACTGCCCATGGTCGTCGTGTGTGAGCGAGGTGACGTCGAGCAGGCCGTGATCGGTGATGATCGCGCTCTCCAACGTCAGGAGGTCGGTGTTGAGAGCCGCGTCGTAGCGGTACTCCTTGTAGCCAGGCAGTCGCAGCTGGAAGCGGGCCGTCTCGATGTAGATGATCGTCTGACCGCCGTCCAAGTCCTTGTTGGGTAGACTCCAGCCGAAGGAGTTCCGAGCGCGCAGCTGCAGGACATAGCCGCCAACGACGTCGCAGATGAAACTGGGGTTCTGGACGGTGGCGACCCCGTCGGTGAAATTGCCATTGACCCCCACGTTGGCCGTCGAGCCCGGGGGTACGGACAGCATCGTCCATTCCCAACTGAGGATTGGCGGGTTGGTAGCGCCACCAGCGAGGGTGACGGTCTTCGGCAACGAGGAGGCCAGCCACGCCTGAGTAGGGCCCGCTTGAGCGACAGGGATTGGCATTCCGCTACTCCTTCTCCTAGACTCTACACCCGGTTAGCGGGCCCGTTCAACGCTACCGTCAGACATGCTTCCAGAGGTCGTCGAGGCGGGCGAACAGTTCACCAAGGCGAAGGCCATGCTGCTGGTAGGCAGCCCGGAGCATGTCCAGGTTGTGTTCGACTTGCTCCAGGCGCACCTTCATCTCCTGTCGATCCCGTTCGCTCTTCTCCAACAGCACGATGATCTTATCGAGTTTCTCATCTAGCGAGAGGCTACCGATGAGCTCGATCCCGGCCTCGGGGAACAACTCATGTCCGTCAGGCGGGGTCTGGTCATTGCTCATGAGAGCCCTCTCACTTCTTCCTGGGTTAGGCTAGCAGCCTGTTCAATGCTGCCATTAGGGGCCAAATGCAACTACTAGGTCCGCTACTCCGTTGACAGTCCCCTCACTTGCTGGATCAGCCGGGAGATTGTCCGTCTTGGCTTTGATGGCCGAGACATCGACGAACGGATCGAACTCGACAATCGTGACACGTACGTCGGCTGGGTCAGCCCCCACCGCTTCGGCATGAATGATCAACTCCCCTAGGGCACTGCGATCTGCTGCGGCACCCGCAAGTTTGTACCAGCCGTTGCCGATCTCCACTACGGTGCCCACGGGAGCCGCGAACGGAGCGCCATCCTTGGAGATGACGACGGTAGGTGTGAGTCCGAGCTTGGGTACTACATGATCAGTCGCGTCCACCATCAGCCAGACGACGGGGTGTACCGTGGAACCTAGTTGCCTTGCATCCATGCTACGATCTCGCCCCGATTCTACTGCGGGAGATGCCACCGACGCCACCCTCCGCCCCAAACTCGTGCACGACCTTGAATCGCCTCTGCGCCAGCAGTGCTAGTACCACATCCTCCACGAGGAAAGCAGGGGTGTGTGGGGAAAGCAGAAGCTCTAGCAGCAGATCTTCAGCGAGACGTAACCGTTGCGTCGACAGGGCAAACACGATCTCCTCCGCCAGGAAGGCCGGAGTGTGAAAGGGGGAAAGCAGAAGCTCTAGCAGCAGATCTTCAGCGAGACGTAGCCGTTGCGTCGACAGGACGGCGACAATCTCTTCCACAAGGTGCGCCTGCTCTGGCAGGGTAAACACTGTCTCTTCAGTGAGGTGCGCTCCCGATGCGAAGGTCGGGACCACGTCTTCAGCGACGTATATCGTACCTCCGGGACTCGCCTCCTCCGCTCCCCAGAGGCCGTGGGCGGGTTCGGGGCTGACGAACTTTGTCTCGAACACCGTGTCCCAGTACGAGTTCACCGCGCTGGTTGCCGCACCGATGAGGATGATGATTGCACCGTAGTTCCCTGCTCCAGTGACGGGCATGAGATTGCCGTCGATGAGGAACTCCTTGAGGCCCGGCGACATTCGGGCCACGAACTCGTGCCACCCCACTGTCCGCACGACTCCGCTGTCGTAGGTTGCTCCACCAAGCATGTACTCGTAGTTGGCGCCGTCGGTGACTATGCCGAGGTACGACACCTCGGCTTCCCCCGCGTCGAAGGAGAAGACCGTGTACTCCGTCGAGGGAGACACCTGATCGTACAGATGGACGTGAACTGCGTGGTTGGACGTTGGACCGCCGATCTTCTGAAGAGTCGTCGCTACGGCGGGGAGGAACTTCACGCTCCGGTTCCCAGAGTAGGCGTGGTCCGCCGAGAGCGTCGGCGACGACCCGTAAATCTGCACCAAGGCCGGCGCATCCGTCAGGAACAAGATGCTTCCGTACTTCTGCTCCCAGGTGGCGTACTCCCGGTAGATCAACAAGATGTTGCCGCCGACGGTCTGCCGCAACGAGTTGGGACCTCGCTTGGGAACCGCGTAATCCGTGAGTTGAGTTGCGGCTCCCCAGGTAGCTCCACCATCGGATGACGCGGTCAGGACCAAGTCCAGGTCGCTGTGCCACTGGTCCGTGAGGTAGACCACCTTGAAGTTGCTTGAGTCGGTGTAGGCAAACGTGAAGTCGCGGTTGACCGCCGCCGTCCCGTTCGCGACCAAGACCTCTGCGTCCCACACCGTTTCATCGCGCGGGTTCGTCGACTTCCGGCAGACAATGGACGGAGACGTGTCGATGCCGTAGAGGACGAAGATGCGGTCGTCGGGGAGAACGACCAACTGCCCGAAGGTCGCGTCGTCAGCGGTGACCGGCACGACTGCCCCTTGCGACCAAGACGTGCCGCCCAAGTAGCTGATCTTCTCGACGTAGAACTTGGGATGCCGCTCAGAGCCGAGAAACGGACCGAGCCCGAGGTACAGGTTGTTCTGGCTGTCCTTGTCGATGCTGGCGGTGATGTAGCCCTGGCTAGTGCCAAGGCCGGGAATCGTAGAGAAGTCCTCCAGCGTCCAAGTCGTACCTCCGTCAATCGACCGCGCCCATTGACCTTTGGTTGTGAGGTTTCGCTCGTAGACGACGTGAATGTATCCGTTCGTGTCCACCGCGATGTCTGGCGGTCCGCCGTTGGTGATCGCCGCGACCGTCTTCTCGGTTTGCCAGTTCCACACCCACAGGCTCGGGTTGGTCTTGTCGACCAGAGCCTTCCGGTAATAGATGCGCCCGTTGTTTCCCCCGGCGAAGTACCCTCGGGCCATGTGCAAGTTGTCGCCGGCGTCGGTTACCATGGACGGTAGATCGAGCACGCCGGGAGTAGTCGTGGCCACGTTGATGGTAGCCCAGGTCGCCCCGCCGTCCCGGCTCAGGGAATGCTTGATGTAGGAGTTGCCGGAGCCGGTGTTGAAGACCGAATTGGTGATTACGTGGATCGTTCCGTCTGCGGTACGGGCGATGTGATGCTGAAAAGTACACTCGGACCACGGTCCCTCCAACTGGCCGACGGCACTCCACTTGGCGAGATCGGTCTCGAAGTCGTCGAAGAAGATGAAGGTGCCATCACCGTCGGCGGCCGAAGCTGCGCCCGCGTTCCCGTAGTAGACGTAGATGCGCTTGTCGTACACGCTCAGGTCGTCGCTGATCTTGACCCAGACGATGGCGTAGTCACTATCGATCTTCTTTTCGATCCAGTAGCTCAGCGGGGTGACACCGGTGTTGTCCGTGAAGCGCAGGTCGCCAAAGTCCGTCTTGCCCTTGCTGTCGAGGTAGACGTCCTCACCACCGTCGGCCCCGGCACCGAAGTGCGCCACCACGCGCACTTGGTAGTCCGTGCCGGCTCCGGCTGCCGGTCCGACGTAGTGGGCCTTCCGATAGCCCCACGCTGGATCTAACCAACCCACTCCGCGTCCTCGGTTGCCGCTCCTTGCTCAGCGCAGGCGACCCGGTACTGATCGTAGCACTCCTGACAGAGGTGCTGCTTCGTCCCTGGCGGGAAGTCGTAGTAGGCCGCCACTTCTTTCTCGGCGAGCTCCTTCGCGCACTTGTTGCAGTTTGTCATCATGCCCTCCTGACCCAGTAGGTCAGTATCTTGTCCGTGACGATGCGAGAAGGAGCCACGGCAGAGTTGAAGTTGGAGAACTTGCTGGTCATCATCACCGTGTGCGGAGGCGTCAGCGTGGGGTAGAGGCACCGGTAGTAGTAGTCCGTGACACCGATGGTCAGGACGCACTCGTCGTTGTAGACCTCGACACCCTGGTTCTGACTGCACAGGACGTAGGGTATTCCCGTCACCGGATCCTCGAAGCTGGCGATGATGGCTGCTGGGTTGATCGCGTCCGCCACGAGCACCCCACCACGGAAGGCGTAGAGCTTCGACAAGCGAGCCTTGCTGTCGAACCCCCAGACTCCGAGCCCGCCGGATTGCACCGCCTTCCAGTAGTTGAGCGCGTCCGTGGCGTAGATGAGCCGGGCGTTGCAGCGATACGCCGCCCCGGAGGGGAGCATGTCCAGCCCCACCAGACGGTTCACGCCGTCGAATCCCTTGGTGACGCAGAAGAAGATCGGGAACGTGGTGGCTGCTGTGATCGACGCGTCGGGTTTCACGTTTCCGAAGATGCAGTTGGAATCGATCCAACCCTCGAAGGTGTAATCCCGTGCCAAGTCGTTCTCCGACCGGCCAGCCCAATAGATGGGGTTGCCCCAGCCAGTCCAGCCAAGGCCGATCCCCGTATGCGTCCCGAGATCGTAGGACTCTCGGACGGAGGGTTCGAGGATGGTGTAGAGATAGCCGGTGGCACTGACTTCGGTGTAGATGCGGATGGCGCCGAGCTGCGTGATCCTCGCCAGGGCGACGTTGGTGGAGGCAGCTGGCTTGATCCAGTCGTACCCGGCCTCACTCCTTACCCAGCCGTTGGTCACGGCGCGATCCGCCAAAGTCTGCTGGAACAGAGTCCCAGAACAAGTGAACGTTACCCATGCCATAGTGTCCGTCGCTTTCTAGGCTGGAGGTCTTTCCTCACCCTGAGTAGGTCCAGGCTATCGAACTGATCTTACCGGCTGCCCGTGTGATGACGCCTGTCATCCGATGGACCTCAGCACCAGCAGCATTATACTGTATGCGCTCAACCTGGGTCAGCACCCCCGTGGCTCGCGTGAGCAATGTCCGACGGATAGGAATTGACCCGGTAGTACGACACAGGACTTCTGTGACTCCCTCGATAGTCCGGGTGATCTCCTTGACGTAAGTTTCAGCCAAGTTGTGGACTTGATCGTCAAGGACATGATGGGTTGCTTCGGTCAGTGCTGATAGCGTTGATCGCTGGACCCAAGCGGCTGGGTTAATCTGAATGAGCTTCTGCCACAGGTCACCAGTAGCTTCATCGATGAACCAAGTACCCTTTGGCGCGTACTTGATCTTGTCCAGCGTCGCCGAGCGAGGGTCGCCTGTGTACCCGCCCGTGTTGTAGGCGGTGAGCATGACCGCACGCTGCGGCAGCTCAGTATTGACGAAAAATTCAAAACTGGTAGGCATTGTTATCCCCTTCCTGCCGTGCTATACAGTCGGGGACAGGAGAAAATGCAATGCCAGACGGCGTTCGAGAAATACCTCCACTCAGCCGACTCCAAGTTGACGCCTTTTGGGGCTTTGTAAGCAAGGAACCAGGGCTTGGCCCGAGTGGCGAATGTTGGGAGTGGCAGGGAAGACTCACGAGAGACGGGTACGGCTGGACTTGTCTGGGTCGGACGAGCTTCCTCAAGTCGTACTTGGTTCATAGAGTCTCGTACTTCTTGGAATACGGAAAGCAACCAGGACTGCACTGCTGCCACACATGCGACAATCCCAAGTGCATACGGCCGGATCATTTGTTCTCTGGAACTGCGGCTGATAATAACGCCGACCGCGATGCCAAAAGTCGTGGAGGTGGACACAAACGCACAGGCAAGAACAATGGCCGATACACTCATCCGGAGAACACTTGCCGAGGAGAAGCCTGGTACGCTGCACACACAGAGAAGTCCGAAAAGCAGCGTCGCGATAGTCTGCGCCAACATTACCAAGAACATCCCGAGGCTCTTCAGGGAGAGAACAATCCTCGTTCCAAACTCACTGAGAACAACGTGCGGACTATCCGCAGCACCTACGCCATCGGAGAACTCAGCTCTCTCAAACTGGCCAAGCAGTACCGTGTCTCGAAGCAGGTGATCCTGTCGATCATTCACCGACGGTCTTGGGCTCACGTTGAGTGAGAAGAGCGACATCAGACTAGCTCCTCGATGTCGAGCAGCTGTGCGGTGCCGCTGCTGTTCGAGTTAGCCGCAGCGACATCGTTCCAAAAGATCGTCGTCGGGTTCACCCCCAGCGCTTCGATGGTGTACGTGTTCAGCAGATCGTCGTGGTTGCCTAGCGTTGGATTCTTGATCGACGGCTGATTGGTCGCCGTGAAGATGCCAGCCCTCAACTTCGCATAGTCGATGACGGCAACTCCTAGGAGAGTAGTCTGGCTGAACGCAGGGAATGTCACACTGCGAGCGGTGAAGCCCCCGATGACGTAGTTCGCATCTCCGGTGATGGAGGTAGTGACGATCCCCGCCCGATTGGTCGCCGACAGATCGCGCCAACCATAGGTGCCAGAGACGTCCGTAGGCGTTACGCGCATGACCCTGGTATAGAGCAGCAGGCCACCTACCCAACCTGCACCCTGCAGCACGCCCGAGTTGGGGCTGGCCGACGAGAGTAGCGACGGAGCTACTGGGAGCTCCTGATCACTGGAGATCGAGCAGGTGTAGTCTCCGTTGGGGTTGCCGGCCCGCAGGCGTGCATAAGGTTCCGTCACCACGATGACGGCCGCTATGTGCGCGATGCGGACCACCGTCTGTGCGATGGTATGGGCATTGTTCGCCGACCGGACTGCCTCTGCTCGCAGGTTGTTCGTGGCGACATTGTAGTTCCCGGCGATGCGGGTCACGATCTTGGGCGACCCGATGGCCGTAGGGTCGGTGATCGCCAACTGACTGTTGGGGCTGTCGTAGAGAATCGTATCCAAGTTGGCCGTCACGACGACGACAGAGGCCGACTCGGAGTTCTTGAGTGCCGTCTGGCCAGTCGGGTAGGTGATCGTTCCGAATATTACGGTCGGATGCAGGTTGTTGCATTTCACTACGTCGGTGCCGTCGACGGAGCCGCCACCAGAGTTGGTGTCGCGGGTTGCTCCGTAGGCTCCTGCAGCGTTGCGGGCGCGCAATCGTGCTGGTCGTGCTACGGCGGCGGTGCCACGGTCGGCGATCACCCCGGCCACGGTGAACGATGTGGTCGAGGCGAAAGTCAGCACTGCGTGTTGGCATGCCTCGAAGTCGAGAATCTCGACGCCTACGCAAGGACGATCAGTGGTGCCATGGATCTGAAAGGCATCTCCCGCCTTGAGCTCGGTCTGCGATCCCGGGTAGCCGCCAATGAAACTCAGGGTGAGGATCGCCGGGGCGATCTCCACGGCGACAATGACAGTGTCATGCGGGCCTTCGGTGCTGTCGGGAGTGGTGACCTTGGCGATGATGTTTCCGGCGGCAGTCAGCGTGATATCGACGTAGCCGGTATAGAACCCAGAGTCAGGGGCGCGTGTAAGAGTGCCGGCCACGCCATGGACGTTCACCAGGGGATAACTGGCCCGCAGGTACACCCGCAAGTCGTTGCCAGAGGCTGTGCAGGCTTGGAGGACGTTGTTGCCGGTATCTTGGTAGGTCTGGGCACTGACGACTACTCCGTTCCGACCCTGGATGTCGTAGACATAGATCCAGCCCCCTGCAGCCAGTAGACGTCTGGAGGTGACAGCCACGGTCTAGCCCTCCAGGAAGTTCTTGATGGCGTCCACCACGATGCCCCAGGTGTCCACGACATTCTGGGTGGCCAGCCGACCGGCGCCAGTGCGGCCCTTGAGCACTGACTTGAGGAAGTCCTTCTCGTAGTTGAGGCGGTCCGTCTCGTCCTGGGCCCACTTGTCCGTGGCCTTCTTCAGGTTGTCGAGGCGCTTGTCACGGTCAGCTTGGATTTGGTTCGTCGCCATCTCAGCCCCCCGTGTATTGGACGTGCATCCAACGCTTGCCACGGAATATGTCAGAAATAATCGATTGGGTGACTCCGAGAGCTCGTCCTATCTTGGTAGGTCCCCATCCGTCGCTCTTCAACTCCCAGGCCAGCAGCACGTCATTTTCGTGAAGTTTGGCTTGAGTTCGGGCTGAGCCACGCGGATGTGTCCCCAACGCTAGAGCGTGTTTGATGTTTTCGCTCTGTGTGATGTACTCCAAGTTGGCTACTCTACAGTCAAGTTTGACCCCATTCTTGTGGTTAACCACTCTGCCAGAGGGTCGGGGGCCCAAGAACGCTTGAGCCACGGCTATGTGCACGTACACGTTAGTTCGTTCGCAGTGGCAACTGGCGGTGAAGAAGCGGTAGCCATTCCAAGTCACGCCTCCTGCAAGGATCCTGCCTACACGCGCTGATCTCGCTCGACCTACTCGACGAATCCTACCCAGACTACTGACCTCGTAGTTGTGGTGATCTGTTATGCTGCGCCACTCTTCAATCATCACACGCCTGCGTAACGGGAGTATTTTTCGGCGATGGACTTCTTCAGCCGCGAGACCTTGGGAGCGCTCATGTTCAACGTCTGCGCGATCTGTCCCGGCTCCAGCTTCGGCTTGCCGCCGATGCCGTACAGGTGCTCGAAGACCGCGCGCTCATCGGAACTGAGCTCGTAGGGCAACAGTCGCAAGACCTCCTGGTGGCGAGAGGGCGTGGTCTTGAAGGGGTCCGAACTGAACTGACTAGTTGGCCGCGCCTTGCGGATCTCCCGCTGCAGCAGGTCCACCTGCCGTGGAGACCACTTGAGATGATCAGCAATCTCCAGCTGCGTGGGTGGCCGGCCGAACTGTTGATCCAGATGCGTGGTGGCATCCTGTAGGTCACGAACCCGGTAGATGCGGTTCTCGGGGATGCGGGCTGGGTTCTGGTACGAGGTGACGAAGCGCTGGGCCTTCTTGAGCCGGTGGCCGATGTGGGTGTTGAGCGCGGCTCTGGATGGATCGTAGGTCTCCAGGGCCGCCACTGCCTGATTCATGAACTCGGCGCGGATGGCCGCCGGCGGGATGTCGCGGTTGCGGGTGGCCCATAGGTCAGCCTGGCTCTTGATGAAGGGACGCAGCGACTGGATCAGCGGGCGGAGATGGTCAGGCTGCTTGCCACCCTGCTGCCAGGTGTGCCACAGTTCCAGCTCCCGGACCTGCTTGCCCTTCAGGTCAGTGGCCGCTTGCTTCTCGGCTCCCTCCTGCAGGCCCAAGAACTCCGTCACCGGGTTCATGCCTACCTCGGGAGCGCAGCAGTCTGATTGATTGAGGGCCCTGGCCGCACCAGGTGGCGGGGCAGTGTATGCGTCGCGAAGCTGGCCTGCTGCTGAGAGCTGTTGAGCTGGCCCTCGGCTACCTGCTTGCTGTCCTCAGTCGGAAAAGGGGGCTCGGTCACGCCACCCAGTCCCTTCCGCCGGAGATCGCCCGCCATGGCGCCGGTCTTGAACTGTCCCTTCTCTCGCTGCAGCTGACCTTCGAACTTCTTGGTGACCTTGGCGCGTGGATGTTTGGCTGCCCAGTCCTTCATGTACTTGTCGGCCAACCCAGCGGCAGTGCCCAGAGCAGCTGCGCCGGCGATCACCTTGGACTTCCGCTTCATGGCCTTCACCTGCGCGGCCATGATCTCTGCCGTCTCCGCCCCTGGCCGAATCTTGGGGTTCACCGGCAGGAGCGCCGCCAGGCTGGCCGTAGGTAGTGCACCCTTGGCCGCCGAAGTCACCCAGGGACGAGCCGCCACCGCCCCACGCATGGTTCCCGTGCCCGGTTCCTCTTTCTTGGGCTCAGTAGCCGCGGAGATCTTCTGCAACTCGTCGAAGAACGACTGGTACATGGCCACTCCTTAGGCGCCGCTGGCGAAGTAGCGCTGGCTGCCGTCGTCACCAGATTCCGGCGTGCTGGTGTACTGCCGGTAGCCTTCGTGCTCGTAGTACTTGGCCTGGTCATCATCCCGCGTCTCGGCCTTCTCCAGCTTGGCCTTGGCACGGTTGTTCCAGAAGGCAGTGTCCTTCTCGATCATTCTCTTGACGCGGATGGGACGCCGACCCTTGCGAGACTGCGGCCCATAAGTGGACAAGTGGCGACTGACAGCAATCTTCTCCAGCTCATCCACGAAGGACGGCAGCCACTGATCCATGCTCCTGTTATACCCCCTCATGGGCTATCCCAGCAAGCCTCGGGAATTGGTGAGTTCGTTCACGTACTCCCGCACCACCTTGCGTCGGGCACCTCGAACATCGAGTTTCGCCACCGCCGAATAGTGTGGATCTGTCATAGACATGAGGTAGCGACCTATCAGATTCATGCCGCTTGGTGGTCGCTTGAGTCCCAGAATGTTGCCCACCTGCGGATCTACTAGCCCGAAGAGGTTGGCTTCATCACTGAAGGCCCGGCTGTGGAAGCCCTCTTGTCCGCTGGTGACGAACTTGTCGGGATCGGCTGGATCTGGCCTGATGGTGAACTTGGAAGAGCCCAGGATGTCCACCAACGTCGCCACTGGGCGCCAGGAGTAGTTGCGTAGGAACTGGCCCACGTCCAGGCTGTTGGCCTTGAGGTAACTGTACAGCCGCACCAGATAGTCCACCGCGTTCTCGATCGTCCGTTCCTTCTCGATGGCGAGGATTGTGGCCGCGGAGATCTTCTGGTCGTAGGCCGAGAGACTGGTGGACGGGGGCCGTTGGTTCGGCGTCGATGGTGCTCCCAGTCCAGCCGTAGGTGGGCCGTAGTTGGGAGCCGCCCCCGAGAATGGTGTGAGTGGGGTCTGAGGCGCAGTCATGGGATTGACGCCGCTGCCCTGGGCCACTCCTTGAGACGACTCGATCACCATGCCGTAGTCTTCGGCCAGGCCCGAGCCGATGGCATTGATTGCGGCCGTGCCGGTGGCAGTGAAGCCCTCGATGTCGGTGATTGCGTTGGTGCCGAAGAACTGCAGGTACGTGTCGCCGATCTTCAGGTTGGTCCAGCCGTCCCAGATCCAGGGTGGCCGGATGGCGTCCTCGATGGGCTTATTGATCTTCACTCTGGCTCGCCGGTCGAAGCTCTCCTTGACTTCGTAGGCTTTCACCTTCGCGCCATCGATTGGGTAATACTCCTGCGCGATGGCACTGCTGGAGCCAGTGCCAAGGAACTTGCGCGTGTCCCGCAAGCCAGTAAGGTAGCGGCCCTTGTACGAGGAAGATACATCCTTCACTGAAGAGAGCGGACCGCCATATCTGCCGAGCATCCCCTTGGTTGGCGGCTTGGTGACCGCGGCACTGACCACATAGGTCCGCGAGCCAGTACCCACCTTCTTGTTGACCGTGGCCTTGTCCACGCCCAAGAACTCGGCATCCTCACGATGGACTCGCGCCTGAGTGAAGGCATACTCCGTGCGGCCACCCTGCTGGCTGAGATTGTGTGTCAGCTGTGCACACATGCCCATGTACTGCATCGGCACCAGCTTCTGCAGCAGCACCGCTCTGGTGATCTCCGACGGGTCGTCCGGCTGGAAGTCGAGCACCTTCAGGGCGTCTTCCACCGGTAGGCCGGAGATCGCCAGGTTCACCGCGTCCATCGGCTTGTCAATCAAGAGCCCCGGGAACCCAGCCACGAACCACGGATTGAAGCGGCCACTGGCTCCCATCTGCCGCGAGGCGAAGCGGTGCTTGAAGTACATGAAGTTGACGGCCCGCTGGGCGTAGCCGACCTTGGCGCCCCCGACGTTCACCTGCTTGCTGCCCATGGCGAATAGGTTGGCCTCGCTCAGCTTCTCGTACATGGGGATGATCCCTGTGTAGAGCTCGTGCTCCATGGTCAGCCTGGAGAAGTTTCGGGAGGAGAGCTTCACCCCCTTCCGCATGTCAGCGACGTCAGGAGCGTAGTAGCGGCCGTTGAAGAGCGCATCATCCCCAAGAATCTCATGCGTAGTCTGCAGCTCCATGCGAGAGACCTCCCGCAGGAAGTTGCGCTGCCATTGGAAGCTCTCGTACATCTCGGGGAAGAGGACGTTGCAGCGCGGCGGAGGTACGAACCAGATGTCAGGCCGCAAGATCTGGTTATTGACCCGACTACGCTGCGTGGTGGTGACCATCTTCTGCTTCTTGATCGCCTTGCCAGTGACCGCACTCTGCAGGTTTTTCAACGCCGTGTCGATGTAGCCCAAGGCTGCCCTACGAGCCATCACGTCAAGTGCAGTAGACACATCCACCGGATTGATATGCGAACTGCCCCCCAGCACCTTCCAGGTTCGCGCCAGCTCCACCTCCGGGTTCACGGAAAGCATCTGCGCGCCGATGCCACTGGTAAAGCGCGAGGCCTCATTGGCGATGAGTGAATCCAGCACTCTTCCGGCCTGAGATAGATCAGAGGCCGCGGCCTTGATCTCTTTCTCGGTGATGGCGATGGGGCTGAGGTTGCTCTTCGCCGACTTGAGTAGCTTGATCAGCTTGCGGTAAGCATCATAGATGCTGCGGAAGCGTGGATCGGTGGCGGCGTCCGCGTAGTAGGCCTGCTGCTGCTGCACCTGCTGCTCGGGAATGTAGCGGGCGCAGGGATTGGGGTAGATCTCATGGAAGATGAACTGGTCGAGGATCTGCACCACACCCCGGAAGGTCACCAGCTTGCCCAGCCCCTGCATCTGCTGGTTCATCCACATGTTGAAGGCCTTGCGCGCGAACAGCTTGGCGGTGCTGTCATCCAACTCCGCGGCCGTGATCTGCTGCAAGATCTTCAGCCGCAGCTCGGCCAGGGAAGTGAAGTCGTTGGCACCCTTGAAGGTGTCCTTGCCGTAGTAGCAGCCACCGATTGCTTCGAGGCACCGCACGACGCCGGCGAGCAGACCCTTCATCTTGGGGAAGTTGGCCGACTTGCCTTGCAGTAGCGCGGCGAAGGTGCCGACACCATGACCCAGAGGGCTTGTGAAGAGGTTGGCGTTGGCCCCGATGAAGGCTGCTTGCTGCTGGCCACCGAAGAGCTGGCCACCGAAGTTGTACTGGTAGGTGGTGTCCCAGTAGTTGGAGAAGTCGACGCAGTTCAAGATGGCGGCCCGCTCCGCTGAATTCTTCTGGAAGCCAATGCCCTGCACCTCGCCCATGAAGAGCAGCCGGTACTTGGACAGCTCTTGATCAGCTGGGTCGAGGCCGGCGTTGTTGATGTCCTCCTGGCTGAGCGGGTTGGCGGCATCGACGTAGTCGTAGAAGAACAGGTGAACGACCGTACGCGGCATGATGGTCAGCAACCGGTCGGTGCCGATCACCTGGATCTGGGCAGCTACCGGCGCATTGGCAACGACAGTGACGTTGGCCCCGATGACCGGGATCTCAATGCCCTCCAGGAAGCAGCGAAGACCAAGAGAGTGGCCGCCGGTCATTGTCCGTATCCAGTCGTCCGGATCGCGAAGGTGTTGTATACCGGCATCGGTGAACTCGTGGCGAATAGGCCATGCGTGGCCTCCAGCAACGGGCAACCTACTCCTGGCACGAGCGCATTGATGCCGACGCCTACCAGATCAGCCACGATGGCTCCTCCCACCGCGAACATGCTGGCGAATTGCTGATCAAGGATGGCCTTGGTCACCCGATCATCGGAGATGTAGCCCCACTCGTAGTTGTTCATGAACTCATCCCGATTGTCGCGCAGCTTGGTGCGGTACGGCATCAGGCGAGAAGGGATCAACATGCCGAAGAAGGTCTTGGCCACGTCTAAGAACATCGTGGCCGCCGACTGGAGGCTCAAACTGACGCCTTCAATCAATGGGGCCTTGACGGTGAGTCCACCAGAACTCATGGAGCGGAATGAGTCGAGCAACGAGCCCACCAGCGTGTCGGTCTTCTGCGTCTGGATGCCCAGCGACTTGAGGATGTTCTTGGCTTCCATGACCTCCGTCGCCGTGAGCAGCGGCTTGAGGTTGACCGCGTGAGTGATCGGATAGTCCTCCTGGCCAATGTTGCCGAGGTACTGGTGATTGGTGACAAAGAGCTGGAAGCTGAACGGGATGTGGTACGGGTTCTCCGCCAGGTCTTGAGCATTGGCGCCCAGCATGTACCCCTCCACGACCAGATCGTCGTAGAAGAGGTAGATGCGGGCGTTCTGCTCGACGAGCTTGGTGCCGCGGAGGGTGTTCTCGTAGTTGTACCAGAACTCCGTACGCCAGTTGAAGTCCAGAGTGTTCATCAGGATGCCACTGACCTGCAGGATGCGCGGCCGCTCACCGAAGAAGAACACGAAGGTGTCACCGAAGGTCTCCAGGACCTGGGCCTTCTCCTGCCGGCTCTCCACGACGCTCTGGATGATGAAGTTGGAGTAGTTGTAGGTGGCTCCAGTACGCGGCTTTGTCGCTCCCTGCTGGGGTACACCCGAGCCGGCACCGGTCTCGCTGCCAGAAGAGGGTGAGAGTGGGCCGGCGGCATCGGTCAGGGGGATCATGGTCCCGTCGGCACGGATGACCTTGATCATCCCGTAGGTGTCTTCCTTGATCTCGAAGCCACGAACCGGCCGCCGCACGCCGCCGTTGGCCGGCCTGAACTTGAACCGATCGAAGTTCTCGGCAAAGGCGTCGGTCTGCAACTCCACGAACACCGGATCGGCCATGTCAGCTCCTAGATGGAGATGTTAGTCTTGATCAGGTAGTCCTTGATCGTGCGCGACACCCGCTTGGCGTCGTTGACCTCACCGGTACGCACCGACAAGGCCTTGCACCGGGCTCCACTGATCAGAGGATCTTCCGGCACGATGCCGTTGCGGACGTAGACGGTGACCACGCGGCCGTTGGCCACCATGTACCGCTTGCTCACCTCTTGTCGACATGCCATCAGCTACCTCACTTCTGTTTTCTTCTGTGCTCCACCCACGGGCTTCTCGGCTGGGGCACCTGTGTTGCCTTCTTTGCCAACCTTCGCCGCGATATCCCCCAGCAGCCGGTTGGTGATGAGCATCTGCTGGTGCATTCCCTCGCCGCTGCCTAGGCGGCCAAACATCTCCCCACCCTTGGCCTTCTTGGCGATGTCCTCCGCAACCTCTTCCGGCGTCCGCCGCTTGACCCCGGTGAGGGCCCCGCCGGCCCGCTCGCCGGCCATCCGGGACTGGACGTCCGTCGCCGCTGCTTCGTCCTGCGAACCGATGGCGCCGAAGAGCTTCTCGGCCATCTCTTTGCGGCCACCCTCAACACCGCTCAGCAGGGCTTCGGCTGCCTTCTTGTCGCCCTTCTGCAACGCTCTGTACTGCGCCGTCGTCAGCTTCCTGCCGGTAAGTTCCTGCACCAACTGGTAGGCGCGGCCCATGCCACCCTTGCCGCCAGTCACCAACGCCTTGCTGGTCTCCTTGGCCTGAGTGCCACCTTCCAAGGCCTCACTGATCATCTCCGCCCCGGGCACCCCAGCGAACTTCTCCTTGAACTCAGCCAGCTGCTTGGGATCCATCTTCGAGGCTGCAGCTGCGATCTTGGAAAGCCGGTCCTGGGTCTTGTACGGATCTTCCGTGCCAGCACCCTTCACCAGACCCTCAACCTCCTTGCCGATGCCGGTGAGACCCGAAGCCTCAGCACCAACAGCCGTGGTCAGGGCCATGGCCTGATCGTACTGCTCGCCCATGTTCTGCTTCATACGATTGACGCGGCGACCGACCAGTGCTGCGACAGCTTGTTGATCACGTGTGCCGATGGCGCCAGCGATGCCCTTCATCGCAGCGTCGGCCTCCTGCCGATTGCCACCTTCGCCGCCCATGACCTCCAGTGCCCGCGCTTGGTCATCCGGCAGATCCTTGTTTTCCGATCTGAAGTCCTTCAAGAACTGCCGGGCCTTCGTTTTCTCCTCTGGGGTAGCTTTGTCATTGGCGAGAGTCCGGATGGCCTCGTCCATCATCGGACCACCCTTCTCGCGCAGCTTGCCCACCGACTCCTGCGTCACCGCCTTGGGCATGAGCTTCTTGGCCAAGCCTGTGGTCGTGAGGCCCATGGAGGAAGCGAGATCTGCCAGAGGACCGCCAGCGAAGGCTGCTGCCTTGTCGAGCGCCTCTACGCCACGACGGACCCATTTCATGGGCCCTCCGCCCTCCCCACCAGCAGCTTCGGCCAGGCGAGCTTCCTGCTTCTCCGTGTGCTCAGCCAGCTGCTTCTCCGTCATACGGAAAGGATCGATCTGACTGGGGGCTTCGCCGCGCAGATCACCGCCGCCATAGCCCTCCCGTGTCTTTTGGTCCATGGCGGCATGGAGACGATGGACTTGCTCAGCTCGGTCACCTTGACCGAGGAAGGACTTCGCGTCTTCGCCGAACTCACCCTTCTGGGCACGACGAGTGTATTCCTCCAGCAGCTCGCGACCGGACTTGCCGGTCTCCCGGGCAATGCGCTGCATCTTCAAGCCCAAGGATGGATCACCCATGATCCGCTTGCCCTTCTCTAGGGCGACCTTGGCCTCCTTGGCAGAGTCATAGCCCAATCCCTTGGCCCGCTCCTCGGTGATGTCTCCACCAACTGCCGCCTGATAGCCGCTGACCGCCTTCTTCACATCAGCCTCGGCCATCACACGGTAGGCACCAACTCCAGGACCGCCGCTGGTACGGCCGCTTAGATACCCACCCTGCTTGAGCAACGCCTGGCGTTCCGCCTCCGTCCCAACCGCCCCTTCCTTCACACCCATTCTGGCCAGCCACTCGATGTTGGCGTTGGTCTTGTTGAACCCCATCCCCATGGCGCCGGAGTACAGATTCTGCGCACCGCGCAGAACTCCCTGGCCACCAAACGCGTTCCCCATGCCTGCATCAAAGCCTGTCAGGCCCAGAGCTCCAGCTCCACCACCTATCTTTGCACTTCCACGTTCACCGAATGCGATCTCCATCTGCCGGGTGTTGCCGGTCAGAGCGTATTCGCTCATGGCCCGCCCACCCATCTGGGAGACAGCCCCGATCTGATGGCGTTTCTGCACCCGACCAAACATCCGGTCCGAGGCCCGCTCGAACCACTCACTGGCCGAATGAGCCATATCGGCGCCAGCCTTCTGCAGCGGCTCCTTCACGTTGGCATCCCACCACTTGCCCATCTGGCGCTTGACACCATCCCACGAGCGACTGAGTTGATCCTCTTGGTTTCGTTCCGTCTGATCCATCTCCAGCGTGCTGCGTACTTTCATCTCCTGCATCATCCGCGGAAGGTCGCGCATGATCTTAGCCTTGGCATCGGCTTCTTGGCTGGTCTGCGCAATACCGAAACGCTTCAACATGCGGCGCACGACGTACTGGTCCATCGGCTTCTCACTGTACAAGCGCTCACCGACGAGACCAGCGGCAAAGCCCATCTGTGCCTGGGGACCCATCTCAATCAGTTGCCCACGAAGACGCTCCTCGTTCATCACGAAGTTGGCAGCGCCTTGACGACCGATGTTGCCGCGTGCCCCGCCGCCTATCTGACCGATCGAGATCCTCCCCTCGGAGAGAGCTCGTACTTTGGCGGGATCAAGTTGGCTAAACTTGTCCCTCCCAAGGGCTGCTATGGTCCAGCGGGCCACGTTGCTCCGTGCGAAGCGGGTTGAGGCCTCCTGCATGTTCTGAGCAAGAGCAGCAACGGCTTCGGGTCCTTGCATTCCCCCGGTGAGCTCCCCGACTTGCTCTTCGGAAAGCATACCGGCCCTGCCTGGACCGCCGACCATGGCCGCAGCTGTTTCCAAAGACCGAGCCATGCCCCTGGCACCTGCCCGCCCTTGAGCGCCCACAGCACGCGCCATCTGGGCTCCCTGACCCATCATGCCCTGCACTTGTGCCACTGACATCCCGGTGGCGGCGGCCGTCGAGCGGGCCATGGTGGCGTTGCGTAGGATGTCCTGCGGCGTCCAGAAGCCCTGCTGTCGCGCCTGGGCCAGGAAGGGCATCGCCCCCTCCAGGCTCGTGTTCATCACCTTGGCCACTTCCTTGACCGTGCCCACCATCTCCTGGAACTTCTTCTTGAACTCCTTGGCGTCAGAGACAGCCTTGAACATCCCCATCCCGGCGCCCTGCTGCAGCAATCGCAGCATCTCGCTGGGAGTGGACATCATCTCCTTGTGACCCATCTCCCGCATCATGTCGGAGATGCCCTTGCGCTCCTGGCCGCTGAAGCCGTAGCCGCCGGTGCCACCGCCGGGGCTGAGGAAGCGAAACTGGTTCTGGAGGACGTTGCCAACCTGGTTCTGGTACTGAGCACCCTGGACCATCTGGCCGGCCCCGTACCGAATGGCCTCCGTGGCCAACATCGCCGGGGCTGCCGCGAGCGCTGCTCCACCTAGGCCAGCCACGCCGGCGCGGGCAATACCACCGATACCCATCGATCCCAATCGGCCTAGATTCGCCCCGATGCCGGCGCCACTCTGCCAGCCGATGCCCCGCGCGAAGCCGCCAATTCCGGCGGAGAAGGGATCTAGCATCGAAGCCGCACCACCTACCGCGCCTAGGGCTCGGCTGCCCATCAAGCCACCGATGCCGCCGGCCACCCCCATCATCCCCATCGCGCCCGGGATGTGGCCCATCATCCCCACCGCGCCGGTGCCGAACTGCTCACCCATCCGTTGCAGTTCGGCGTGCGGTGCTGGCGGAGGCTGCATCATCTCGCCCATGCCAGCCATGGGGTTGGAGTAGCCAACAGGACCCTGCTGGCCATAGGGACTGATCTGCTGAGCGTAGGAATGGAAATTCCCGAACATGGCCTGCTGGCCACCGATGAGACCCCCAATTTGGTGTGAGGAGATGGGCATGCTCGGCTCCTAACGCATTGCTCTTATACTACCATCGCCTGCAAGACGGCACACGGTCGGTGGCATAAGGCGATGTGCCTGGAGAGCGCACCAGGTGCATGGTGACCGCAGCCGGTGAGGCCGCCCGCCACGAGCGAGGCGAGATAGAACCGGCGATGGCCAGCGGGAACCTACTTTAGCTGGATGCCCAACTTATAGGCGAGATACGTCTTCAAGATCGTGCGCTCGTAGGCGCTTAGCATCTGCAACCCCGCTCGCAGCATGGTCTGGTTGAACTGCCTGATCTCCGCATCCATCGCGACGCTGATCTGCTCCTTGGGCTTGGTGAGGATGTCAGGATCGAAGGTGTCTAGTTGGACTTCCACAGTCTTGGCGATCATGGCCGCATGGTAGCACAGAATGCTGGTATAAGACCTTCGCTTTCAGGAGGATATCCCATGGCCAAACAATTGACCTTGGATGAGTACGTGAGACTCGCCCACATGGAAATCGAGAAGTTCAGGCTGTATTGGACCCAACAGCGGAACCAGAATCCTGCGAACTGGCCAGAGAATATGATGGCGGGGGATTGGGATGAGCAGTTGACGGCGTGGATCGTATCTGCCCGACCGGTGGAGCTCGGCAAGCAGTCGCTAAAGGACCTGCAAAAGATCGAGCGCGCCCTTGAACAACTACTTACTCGGAGGGAGTCATGAGAGAATTCCGGCAGAGACAAGGTCGTTCCGCCGAGCGGTTCTGGCAGACCTGGCTCGAAGACGACTTCGTTTGCACCGTCTGGGGCGCGGTAGTCGACGGCAAGCGGAAGGAGCATGGCCGGACGAAAGATCGTCCCGGCCCCAAGGGCAAGGAGGACACCAAGGCCTACGTCGACTCCTACGCGAACGCCCAGTTCAACCTGGATCGGGACATCCGCAAGAAGACCGAGGAAGGCTACGTCGAGGTTGGCCTGGATGGTCAGCCGCTGGTCGGCGGCGCCATTCAGACGACGATCGACTGGGGTGAGAGGCTACCCAAGAAGCTCTGCTTCTCCAAGCCGCGGAACAAGGTCAACGGGGACTACATCGCGGCTCTGGAAGCGAAGGATGACCTGCTGTTCACGCGCAAGGTGAATGGCATGACAGTGATCGCCCAGGTCCAGGCTGACGGGAAGGTCGTGCTGTACAGTCGGCGAATGGACATCATGTCCGACCACTTCCCACATCTGGTCAAGGCCATCAAGGAGCTCAAGATCCCGTTCTGCACCATCCTGATGTTCGAGGCCTTCATGGGCGATGGTAACACCAAGCGCGACCTCGGCAAGTGCTCGGAGATCATGCGTTGCAAGCTGCCCCAGAAGTCCACCGACCGGCAGAAGGAGCGGGGGTGGATGAAATTCTACCTCTACCGCATCCCCTTCTGGAAGTCCCTGCACCTGGAGGCCGATCACACCTGCCTGGAGCTCGCGCACCTGATCGATAATACGCTCGGGGACAAGTTCATCGACTACCGCGATGATCGAGCCAAGGGCCGCCTCCTCTACACCCTGGAGCTCTTCGAGGGCTCGGTGAAGGAGGCCATGGAGCTGGCCGAGAACGAGAACTACGAAGGCTGGGTCTGCTACCAGGCGTCGGCGGTCATCGGCGACTACAGCTACTCGTTCGACGGCAAGGCCCATCGACCGGCCTGTGCCTTCAAGATGAAGCGGGCCCAGACCGATGACTTCCGCGCCTACTGGGATCCGGACGCGGGCACCAAAGAGCGGCCGCTGGGGACCTGGGGGACCGGCAAGAACATGGGCAAGGTCGGCACGCTCAGTCTCTACCAGCTCAACAAGAAAGGAGAAGAGACCTATATCGCCGACTGCTCTGGCTTCACCGACGAAGAGCGGGAACGACTCGCAACCCAGAAGTACCCGATCTGTGTGGAGGTGAAGTATGATTCGCGGTTCTACAAGAGCCAAGGTGACAAGACCAACTCGCTCGACTTCCCGCGCTACCAGCGACAGCGAGACGACAAGCTCTGCCAAGAATGCGTCGACGAAGAACTGTGAAGTTCAGTTCCCCGTTTGTCGAGGCAAGTCAACTGGCCGCTACAAGGGGAACCGGAAGAGAGATCCGGAGTTCCAGTGCTGTTTGGCTTGTCTCGCTATGCTCCACCACAACGGCATCAACGTCAGGAGGCTAAGTTCATGAACGCAGCACGCGAGCGTCGGCACGAGAATTGGATCAAGAAGAACTACCTTCCTGGCCTGGAGAGCGCCCTCACCAAAAGGGAGAGGGAACTCAAGGGGAGGGAGAAGGCACGATGACGTGCATCCCCGGCGACTGGATCATCACCGGCGTCAAGGGCGAGCGCTACCCCTGCAAGCCAGACATCTTCGAGGCGACCTACGAGCCCGTGAAGCCATGAGCGAGCCAAAGGCCATGCGACTACTGCGCCGCGAGATCGACGAACTACGTGAGCGCGAGCAGCGGGTGAGACACCTGCTGGTCTACTGGGCCACGGTGACACCGCCGAGTGACTGGGGGGTGATGAAGCGGTTTGTCAAGGATTTGCGACTGGCCCTCGATCCCCCCGCGGGCGGTAGATCATGCTGAACCCAGGCGACGAGCGCACGATCTGTCACACCGAACATGGGGACATTCTCGTGCGCGTGACCTCGCTGGACATCAGCATTCTGCGTCGCGAAGCAGAGGTGCTCATGGGCGAATATAGCGGGAGGAAGCTCGTGGATCCGTGCGCCGGCCTCGTACTTTCGTGGGCCGATATGCGCGAGCTACTCGACACGCTCGACGACCTGCCGGCCGCTTTGCTCAATCCCCCTGCGGGAGGCGCGCGATGACCGACGACGAAGCCGAGCGTGAGATCCGCAACCGACTGGTAGAGATCGCCGAGAACAACGTCGGCGCCGATGCCGACCAGGCGGAAGATCGGCTGGCACGGGCGCTGCGCCATGCGCTCGTCGCCATCGCCGACCGCAAGGCGTTGTGCGGGACGCTCTACCTCACGGTGAAGTGCTTCGCGCCTGCGACTGAGGCCGAAGATGCCATGCTCGCCGCCCGGCGCCACATGAAGGGAGGCGCGCGATGAAAAAAGCCAAGACAGGACCCTCTTCCCCTGCGCTCACGCTGGAATGGCACTGGGACGGCCCCGACCTCATGGTCGGCGGCGATGGCCACGGCGGCATGGTCGCCGCCCACGTCCAGGGCCGGCGAGCGTATGCCTGGCACGGCACCGAGACGTGGGAGCGCCTCTACGTACATCTAGCACCGGCGCAGCGCGCGGTGGAGCGCTGGCTCGCCAGGAGGCTCTGATGAAGATCACGAAGGAGTTGTTGTGCGCGCACCATGCTTGCCAGCCACAGGTGCTCACGGTCTGTCGGCGGTTTCCCAAGGGCTTCGAGCCGACGGTAGAGAACCTGTCACTGCTCGCGGCACTCGACGAGATCGACGTGTGGTGGCTGGTCACTGTGCTGCCCCTCGACGCGCAGCGGTGGTACGCGCTGGTCGTCGCGGAGCGGGTGCGGCATCTCAACCGTGACCGGCGGGTGCAGGCATGCCTACGACTCACTCGGCGGGCACTGGAGTGGCCTGGGTCAGTGTCGCCGAATGAGTTGGACATCGCCTCCGCCTCCGCCTTCGCCGCCTCCTCCGCCGCCGCCTCCTCCGCCGCCTCCTCCGCCGCCGCCTCCTCCGCCTTCGCCGCCTCCTCCGCCGCCGCCTCCGCCTACTCCGCCTACTCCGCCGCCGCCTCCGCCGCCGCCGCCGCCGCCTCCGCCGACTACCACATCGAGCGCGAGTGGCAGCTCGCATGTCTGAGCCAACTGCTGCTGGAGCAGCCGTGAGCCCCGACGACAACCCTCCCTGGCGCAAGCCGGGAGAGAAGATCATCGGCGAGGTCACCACAGATTGCGGAGTCCATCGGCGCGTAACGCCGAGGATCTTCAGCGAGCTCCCCCTGCCTGAGCACCTCATCGAGCCAACACGCTGTGAGAATTGCGGATACCGGCTGGGTCTACAAGACCCTCGCACTCTCTGCTGGTACTGCAAGTGGATCCTCACAGGCGACACACGGAGCCAGCCATGAGCCGCTTCTACCGAGTGGAGATTGAGATCAAGCCGGTCGAAGAAGGTGAGGAGGACAAGATCCTCAACGTCTTCTCCGACTACGGCATCGACAAGGAAGACTCCTTCCGCAGCGATGGAGTCCTCACCATCATGGGAGAGATCACTCTCTGTGGTGGACAGACCACCGAAGAGAAGCACGCGGAGTGGAAGAAGGACGAGGCCTTGAAGGGCAAACTCCTCACCACCCGCTGGCTGAACTGGGACATCATCGATTGGCACGACGTAATCGTTGATCCAGAATGGTAGTCCAACCCGTCAACCTCAAAGCTCATTATGAGCACACCAAAGAGGAAGACCATGACCCGAGAAAGCGTGAAACTGATCCATGCCGCGCTGGATGAAACCCCCGACATGGAGATCATCCTGCGTGGTGTCCTCGACCCCGGTTCGTTGGCGGTACTGAAGATCGCCGAGTACCAGCGGGAAGTGATGCCACTGACGACCATCAGCAAGCTGGCCAAGGCATTCGACGCCGGCTCTTCCGTGCCCGACATTGACCTGGGCATGCGCGGACAGTCCTATCTGGAGAAGGGCGACGCGTTCTACCTGCAGGACCCGGTCTTCATCATCGACGGGCTCCAGCGGGTCAGTGCGGCTCGCCACCTCATGAAGACCAAGCCGGGTGCTTCACCCAAGCTCGGGGCTACCGTCCACTTCAGTACCACGGAGGCGTGGGAACGAGATCGATTCCGGACACTGAACGCCGATCGAAGCAAGCTGAGCCCGAACATCCTGATCCGCAACATGCGGACGACGATGCCGGTGATTGAGCTGCTCTACGGACTCTGCCACGACAAGACCTTCATCATGCACAACCGGGTGTGCTGGGCCCAGCGCGCCACCCGTGACCACCTCATCAGCGCCCTCTCCCTCATGCGGGTCGGGGGCATCCTGCACTCGCATCTCGGTCCTGGCCGCAGCGTGACGATTACGGAACTCAGCGGCGGGCTCCAGACTATCATGACCAAGATCGGCCGGCTCGTTTTCCGTGACAATCTCAGGACGTTCTTCGAGATCATCGACGACTGCTGGGGTATCAAGGTCATCACCTTCCGTGAGGGGGCAACCTACCTGCGGCTGTCCTTCCTCTCCTGCCTGGCCACCATCTTCTCCCGTCACCAGATCTTCTGGCACGGCTCCCGGCTTCACGTCGACAAGAACATCGTCCGCAAGATCCAGTCCTTCCCGGTGTCCGACCCCGAGGTGCGGAACCTGTCCAGCGCCTCTGGCAAGGCCCGTGAGCTGCTGTATCAGCTCATGCTCAATCACATCAATCGGGGGAAGCGCGCGAAGCGACTAGGGTCGGAGGAAGTGACTGACCTCAATCCTCGTCCGGAGGAAGATCCGGCTGAGGTGGCGCAGGCCTAGAGCTTGCCGACCGTGAAGGTGGTGTGACAACGCTCACAGGTGAACTTGTCGGGCTCGGTCATGCTCTTCACGGCGTAGCCCAGGCTGCACTTGGGACAGCGGATCTTGTTGAAGGCTGCCGGATGGCCAGCATCCTTCACAACCACCTGCCTCTTCGGCCGATTCTTCGTCGTGATCACTGACATCGTTGACTCCTAGCCGAAGACGGTGGCCCCATCCGGAATCCCGGAGCCTCCGTCTTCCTTAACCCCTACTGTACCAGATTCGGGGGCAGGGGGCGCCTCTGGAGCTGGGGCCTCGTCCTTGGCCTTCTCTGCCACTGCGGCCGCTTCCTTCGCCGCGGCCTTCTCCGCCTCACGCATGGCCTTGAGTTCTTCTTCCACTTGCCTGTGGTAGAAGGTCCAATCGACCTTGAGACTGGCCTGTCCGTCCACAGTAAATTCCTTCTTGACCAGGAAGGAGGGAGCCGCGTCGATGGCCATCCCGACAGGCATCGGCATTCTCTTGCTGAGCGAGTCCAGCTCCAACGAGATGGCGTTCATCACCTTCTGGTGAGTGCGAAGGTTGAACTCGGCCGCGCTCAGACCCTGCAAGATCTCCTGCTGGTTCTTCCACAGCTCAGCGATCGCCCGGTTGGCCTTTTGCGCCAGCTGCTGGTGTGCCTGCTGCGCCTCTTGGGCGAGGGTGGCGAACTGGGCGAGGGTGGCCTTCTGCTTGTGGGGATCGGCCTTGACGGGTGGCCTTCCGGGCACCTTGTTCTTCACTCCCCTGGTCTTCTTGGACATGGACGTCGCTCCTGTCGATGGTGTCCAACTGCTGTTGGATACTGCCGAGGTACTCGACCTCGATGTGGCTGATCACGTTGCTGATGATGTCCTGGGGCACCACCAACTCCGCCGTCTTGGTGCGAATGCCGTGTTTCGCCGGCGTTGCATCCGTGTTCATGAACTTGCCAAGGTACTCCTTGATCTCGGTCCACACCGCCTGGAGGTTGAGAAGGTTGTTGCGTTGCTCCATGACGCTCTGAAACTTGGCCTTGCTCATGGTATAAGATCTCAGCTCCCGGTGTGGATCAACAAGATCGCCACGACGGCCGCCGCACGAAGGGATCCTCGTCGGAGGAGGTGCAGGGTTGAAATCCCCGCCACCGGGGCCGCAGCGGGTGGACGGTACAGAATGTGCCGACGGCGCTGTGCATTCTTAACCTACATACCGGCACTTGATGTCCTCGACGGCCTCGATCATGAGCGCCTTGCCCTCCTCAGGCGTCAACCCAGGGATGTGGCCCCAGAAACGCTCCAGGAGATCGTTCAGGTTCTCCGCCGATGCTGTGAGTTCCTTACCAGAGAACCGCTCCCTGAGTAGCTCTTGGTCGCCACATTTAGCGATGAAGATGTAGATGCCATCGAAGCTGTCGACCCGTACTCTGGTGAACGTGCGAACGTAGTTGTTGCGGTACCCGTCCGTGGTTGGCTTGGAAACGATCTCGGCCACGGTGCTCTCCTAAGACTTGATGAAGCCCTCGATCCGCTTCAGAAGATCGGCCCCGGTGCTGGTGTCCTTGATGATGTTCTTCAAGGGGTAGATGTGCAAGCCGCGGTTGTTCCGGGCCTTGTTCACCGCCTCGCCACCGCGCTTCCGGGCGAGCTCCATGGCCGTCTGGTAGCGGATGTCGGTCGGGTGGTACTTGAGGTAGATGTCGGCATTGTGGTCCAGCCGGACAAAGAAGCGGTGGATCACGACAGACCAATCGTTGGGCGAGAGCCGGTAGAAGATCTCACCGACCAGCTGGGTCTCCGGCCACATCATCTGGCACTTGCGGCAGTGGACCTGGGCACCCAGCCGCTCGCCCGGGAAGATTACACCAGTACAGTCATCGCGGGGGCAGAGGTAGAGCTTCTCGTCCCCACCACCGTGGAGCTTGGTGCCGCTCAGGTAGAGTGACAGCGTGCCCGGGAAGTGCTTCCAGGTGGAGCGGCCCTTGCCAAACTCGACCTCGATCTTGTAGGTGGCCTGGATGCGCTGGGCGAAGAACTTGTCGAGCGCCTCCTGCTGTTGCTTGACCACTACAGCTTCAGCCGGGGTCAGCTCGGTGGCGCCCTTCTCCTCGATGCGCTTCTGCAGCTCTTGACTGGCCTCAGGACCGAAGAACTCGCCCATGATTACCTCAATGCCTGCTCGTACTCTGGGTAGTCCAGATCGAAAGTAGCGTAGTCCAGCGTGATCTCTTCCCCAGGCAGGATGTCCCGCGCAGCACGGTCGATTCCATGACGACTGCCACCACTTTTCCCACTGGGGGTGAGAGAGTGGTTGATGAAGCGGGCATCATCCTGGGGGACCACCCAGCAGTCCTCTTCCCGCCAAGACCAGTCCTTCGTCTCACCCTCGGGCTGGTGGTACAGCAACTGATCTAGCCCTGGGGTGAACTCCCAGATGGCGGTCCCTTCCGGAATGGGTTCGGCTGCGAACAGGCCAGTGCCGTGAATCGGAGACGGCGCCGTGTAGGTCCGGACCAGCAGCATGCTAGCCCTTGCTGGTAATGGGATAGGCGCCCTTGTGACTGGGCCCGCCCCTGTCTGGTCCCGGCATACGCGGGTCGAAGACCAGCTTGGCCGTCCGGCGCGGGCTGTAGCCCACCAATGGGAAGCTGTCGGCGTCGGTCTTGGCCATCACCTGCGGCGCGGTCCTGGCCGCCTGCACCAGCAGCTGCCCGGCATCGGACACCGCCTCATCGAGATTCACGCCTTCGGCCGGCCGGAGGATGAAGTTCCAACCGTAGACCAGCTTGCCGTTACGCATGAAGTACTGCTGGCAGATATGTGCTGACCAGGTCGAGGCCCGCGCCAGGGCGTACTCCAGGATGGCCAGCCAGACGCGCTTCTGCGTCACGCGGAAGAGCAACTTGATGGAGCCGTCCTCTTGTGAGGAACGCACCACCTCGACCACCCGGGTGGCATTGAGCGCCTGGGACAGGCGTTCCTCAAGTACGATCTTGACCATGGTCATCCTCGTCTAGGTTCGGGATCGCCCCACCATCGATGCGGAGGAGTATGTTCTCCAGCTCCTCCACCACCCGCTCGATCGAGTGGATCGACAACTCCAACGCACCCATGACTGCCGCCGTCCCGGACCAGTCCACCAGCTTCATCAGCCGGCCATGGTCCTTGACCTCCTGGACGCGGCGATGCACGCAGTCATAGGCGGTCACGAAGGCGGTCAGGTCCTTCCGGTGCTCCGTCAGTTCCAGGGAGATCAGCCTTCGGGAGAGACCTTCCCTTTGTTGCCCGCGCGGAGGAAGGACAAGAACTCGACCTCCCTCGCCAGCCCCTCCTGGGCCGCATCCACCGCCCGGCACATCGGCGTGCCCTTGGTCAGGATCGACGGCCCGCCCTGGGCGATGTTCTTCGTGTGCAGTTCCATCACCCGACAGAAGGCGTTGATCGCCTTCACCGAATTCTCCACCATCGCTTCCTTTTCCTTGAGCATTCACATTCTCTCCTGTAGGTACCAGCACCAAGCGACTGATCCCCGGTACGCCCCGTAAGTCCGTCACCTTGATCTTGTGCTTCGTGAACATCTCCTCGCCCATGCGGGCGGCTTCTTCTGGGCCGTACAGCAAGGCCCAGTTCCTGAGGATCTTAGCTACCTGGATGGACAGGTCCTCGATCGGCAAGGACGCGTTCGACAGGATTAGACCCTCCTTGATCTTCTTCCGTATGGCCTCCAAGGCCGGGACCAGCTGTCCCGTCATCGAGTCGTCCGGCTTCATTCCGCTTGCCGGAGATGGCGGGGTGCTGGTCGGCGGTGATGAGGTACTTGCAGGGTCGTCCACCGGCGATCTCAGGTAGCGGAGCCCCTCCCGGGAGTCCATCAGCTCGGGGTAGCATGCAGCAAGCTGCCTGGCAGTGGGGATCGCAGTCGCCTTTCCGCCCTTCTTCCGTGAAGTAGAAGGTGCAGCCCTGCGGCTGGTACGATCCCCGTTCCGGGTACTTCTTGCAGACATCCGGCCGCTCCTCGTAGATCCCACACACCAGGAAACTCATCAGTACTCTCCACGCCGTTCTAGCCAGGCCTCGAACTCCTGTTCGACCTCGACTGGGTCGCGATAGCTCGACCAGTCTGGGCCGTACTTCTTGGTTGCCCATCCCTCGACGCGTGCGTTCTGATAGCGCTCCTCCCGCTCATCTTCCATTTCCCGCGTCAGGATGTCATGACAGGGGCGGCACACGGCGAGAAGATCTTCCGGACGTTCACGTCCGAGCGTGTTGTAGTGCTTGTGGTGTGGGTCTGTTGCCGGACGCTTGTGGCACCGTTCGCAGATGCCGTTGGCGCGCTCGAAGACCCCCACACAGACCCGCTTGAAATGCGGGCTCTTGAGAGCGCTGAGATACTCCTTCGAGAATTTCTTGATGGCCACGACTACACCGCCTTGAGCTCGGCGGTCTTCTTCTTGTCCTTGATGCCCTTGAAGAACTCCCGCGCCTCGTTGAAGGTGAACTGGTAGTCGACGTTCAGGCCACCGTGGGTCATCTCGGCCCGGACGCGGTAGTCCTTCTTCCCCTCCGCCGTCTCGTACTGGTGCAGCGAGATCGCCGCGAGCTGCTGGTCGGTCTCGTGCTTCCCGGAGATCACCTCGGTCGGTGTCCGGCAGGTCTGGCAGGCCAGTGTGGTCTTGCCCTCCTCGGCGCGGACGTACTTCAGTTCGAAGCTGGGAACGCTCTTCTCACACTTCTCACACCGTGGCATTTGGCACCTCCCTGACCGTGCACACATCGAACGTGGGTTCATCGGCCTTGTAGCGAGTCTCCACCTCGAAGATCTCGTACACCACGTTCTCCTTCTTGATCCTGGTACCCGGGACGGCGACGTTGCCAGCCCGCTTGGTGTAGGTCCGATCGAAGATGAAGCGTCCCACCCGGTCCTGGGCCACCAGCATGTAGATGTCCACGTAGCGGTCACCGATGAAGACGCTGATCGGCAGCATCTCGGAATCTGCCTTGAAGACCCGCTCCAGATCCAGCTCGGTCTCCTTGATCTCCGGGACTTCGGACTTCTCCTCCAGCAGGGCGGCGATCTCCTCGACCATCCGCAGCAGCTGCTCGTAGGTCATGTCCTTCTTGTGCACGAAGTCGGGCAGCTCCTCATGAACGCCCCACATCTTCATCAGCTTGAGCGCGTTCTCGGGAATAATGCCCGCCTCAACCACCTTGTCGGTCAACTTCCGCATGGGTCTCCTCATCCGATGCCTTGCCTTCGCTGTCCTCTTGCTATCTGCCTGATCGTGATCACGGAGAGTCCGTACATCCGGGACAGATCCCATACATCTGCTCCTTCCCTCACGCGGATGGCGATCTACCCCGCCGAGCATTTCAGGGAGCATCCGATCTCCGCGATCGTGGCGTGCCGTGTGCGGGCGCCACACAGGATGTAGATGTTCTCGGGGACCTGCTTATCCTCTTCAACTCGGGCGTTGAGGAAGTGGGTGGTCTGCAGACCCCGTCCCCGCCGAGGCATCCCCAGCCACTTCCAGAAGTTGGTCTCCTGCCCCAGCAGGATGTGGGTGACAATCCAGTCCTGCAGATGCAGGTGAATGAAGGACCAGACCAAGGTCTGGTGTGGCGCCGGCTTCGTGGTGACATACTCCTCGATCCGGAACTCCTCCATGGGTACGTTGCGTACCACTTCGAAGGGGGTGAGCTCGGCGAAGCCCTCGGTGCTCTCCTGTGGCTTGATCTCCTCACCGGGCTGGACCAGACGCTCGTAGACGATCGGCTCACCGTTCTTGAGCGTGATGGTCTGGACTTGACCTATTAGGATGATCTGCCGAATGCGATCGACGATGCCGTCGATGTCGTCGGGGCAGGCCACACTGATGCGCGTGATCTTGCCACCCATCTTCTGTCCGATGCCTGCCATCAGATCTGCTCCGCTTCTGCTTCCTGGCGCTCGTCATGGGCTTTGAGCGCGATGAAGTACTCGCGAATCAGCTTGGTGAGGTCTGTGCCGCGCCGCTTGGCATACGACTTGGCCCACTCGACCAGCTGAGCATTGAGGCGGATATTGATCCGCGTCCCTCCAGACCTCCTAGGCATGAAGGATTCCCTCGATCTTGAGGAAGCTCTTGACCAGCCGATATGGCTCGGAGCCTGGCTGGAGCAAGAACTGATCCTCGTACTGGATGAACAACTGCTGTCTGGCAGAGAGCTCGTCCCGTACGTAGTAGGGGTCACGCTCCATGTACAGGTACTCCGAGCTGGTGAAATGCTTGACGAAGGTCTCTGGATCGACCTGCGTGCCGAAGCGCAGCCAGTACCAGTACATGGTCATGGTGTAGCCGCGCAGCTCAGCGTCACGGCGGAATTTCCGGCTGAACAGGTACTTGACCACGAACGTCAGTTCATGCTGCCAGAAGTCCCACTTGTGGATGAACTCGTGGCACTCGACCATCACTGCCTGATCGTCTACCACCCGGGGATCGAGCAGGGCCGGCGGGAAGAAGCTCTTGGCGCCGAGTGTGGTGGTGAAGTCAGTCATGAATCTCGGGTTGAACCAGCGCACGAACAAGTTCAAGAAGCGCATGAACCAACTCTTGCTCTTGTCCACGTACCGGCTCCGCGGGACCAGGGCGCGCTCAGCTTCGATGAGGCGATCGAGGCGGCTCATGCTATGTCTCCAAGTGGAAGTCCTTCAAGCGCTTCATGAGGGCCGCCTGCGTCTTGTCGCCGGGGATGCCGTCCACCGTGAGGTCCTGGGAGTACTGGAAGGTTTTGATGGCCTGCCTGGTGTCCTCGTCGAGCTCTTCGCCGGAGCCGCTGACCACGTACCAGAGCTTGGCCAGGGCCCGGCGGATGGCATCGAGTTCCTGCTGCCAGGGCCCCGGGGTGACCAGCAATGACAGATCTGCTGCGTCCAGGGCCGGACACTGGTCTGCCTCTTCCGACAGGTCTCCCTCCATGATGGCCAGCTGCTGGAGGAAGCCGCAGTCCTGCTCCATCTCGTAGTCGTCCATGTACATCGGATCGGCCTTGTAGTTCTGGAGCCAGTCCAAGTCCTGGAGCAGCGTCTGGTTGATGATCGCGGCCCGGACCTGCTGCAGCGGGAAGGCCTTGCCGGTGTCCATCTTGGTCTTCGCGGAAGCGCTGTGGGGCAGCATCCACCGCTCGTCCATGTCGCCTTCGTAGAGGCAGTAGAACATCTGGCCAAGGATGACGTTGGCGGCCACCTGGCCGTAGGTGAACGGCTCCCACCACTGGCCCTCGATGTTGACCGGGGTCTTGCCCAGGCCCTCAGCTGGGAACTTCTCGGTCCAGTTGTTGGGCCACCAGCACCAGTGGTCGCCGACCTGCTTCACGAGGCCCGCGTTGCGGTTCTCGATGCCGAGGTTCATCCCGTTGACCCAGCCGGCATGCCAGGTGCCCCGATTGAGGTCGGCCAGCTGCAGCACGAGTACCGGCAGCACGTCGAGCACCGGGTACTTGGAGACGATGGCGTCCACCTCGCCGATGCGCCGGTCGAGGACCATGAAGTGACAGGAACTGCCCTTGTTGCTGGACCCGTTCAGCCAGTTGGCGCTCTCCTTCCAGGTCACGCCGGCAGTGAAGTGGAAGGTGATCCCCTGGGCGTGCCCCTCCTTCCACGACCGCGTCTTGAAACCCGGATCGGTGGGGAGCTTGTAGTACTTGAGCACTTCCTCCGAGCACTCTCGCAGCGCGCCGAAGAATTCCTTCGCCTGAGCCTTGGTGTACAACATCTCAGGTCTCCTTAACGTGCTCGATGGCCTGCAGGTACTTGTCGAGCCCATCGATCTTGAGTTTCTCCTGAAGCCAGCCTATGACGAACAGGTGAGCTACGCGCTCGGCCTGCTCCTGCGTTTCCATCGGCATGCCGCCCGGGTATTGCTTCTTCCAAGCAGTTCTGAGCTCGGTCATCAGACCATAGTTCTGGCTGATGAACACCGGGAGCCACATCCACCGCAGCTCTAGGGTCTGGCCAAAGTCGGTGACGATAGCGAGCTTCATCCGAACCTCGGTGGGTCCTTCCGATCGTAGACCAGCATGACATCGCCCACACGGATGAGCGCCTCATCCTTGCCGATCGTCGCCTGGATGCTCTGAGCCGTCCGAGTGCTGTCCGCCACGAAGCGGATGAACACCACACCATCACCAGGCTCCAGGCCCATGGGCTCACGCTGGTCGATGTCCTTGCACCGCTTCCCCGGTCCCACCTGCAGCACCTCAGCAGTACGCAGGATGTGGTCGTAGGCTCCCTGCGGCTTGTAGAGGCTGCCCGCCATCTGCTCGTCCGGGTCCAGCTTGATGTGGATCCAGTCGTTCAGGACTCGCATCGAACCCTCCTAGAGTGGGCTGCCCACCGGGATGTCGCTTGCCTTCTCCACCGGCAGGTCGGCCGCGTGATCCCCAATCTCCTTCTCCAGTAGCTCCTGGAGCCATGGCGCCGGGCCCTTCATCGCCTCCTCGGTGCCCTCGGGGAAGGCAAAGAAGAAGTTCTTGGTGCCCTTGGCGCGGAAGACGACCCGGTTCCGCTTGATGCCGTTGCCATCCACGACACCGATGGCCACGTAGAATTCCAGTGGCATCAGATGCTCCACGGTCTTGATGTCATCACTGCGCTCGATCTTGTTACCCCTGACTGGCATCGTCTTCCTCCGATCGTACCACTATGGGCTTGAAGTGCTCGTAGGCCTTGACGGGATGCTCCCGGAGCAGGTCTACTAACTCCGACGGCAACGTGGTGGTTGCCGTGCGCTCCTTGTGGAAATCACTCGCCTTCTGTCTCCGGGTCACGTGGACCATCGTCTCCGGCCAGGTCTGGAGGAAGCCGTGCAGTGATTCCAGCATCCACTCCATCCTGACGCCGAAGAACTCCTCGTACACCTTGCCGCGCTTCTCCCGCGCTGACGGTGTCAGCACACTCAGGTGGCCGTCGTACAACTCCGTCCCCGGCCTCCGGTTGTACTCCCATTCCACTACTTGCTTGGACATCCTTGGTCACCTTGTAGATCAGCGCACCAGCGCCGGTTCCCGCGAAGTGGAGGATCGTGCCATTATCGAGGTACAGTCGATCCATGATGACTCGGTGATCACCCATCATCTCATGCGCGATCACCTTGATGATCTTGGAGCTAAGGAGAAAGGCCCGGACTACTTCCACGCGGACCTCCACCTCTTCCGGCGTGCCACCGCCGCAGAGGGCCCGGAACAATTGCTGGGGATCGAGATCGAGGAAGCGTTGGCACCCCTTCTTAAAGTTCTCGATATCATTGCGAATTGCCGGGACGCTGGTGTCGATCGGGCCCACGATCAGTCCGCTACATCCCTCGTTGAAGCACTTCCTGCCATGCTCCCACATGGGGTGGATGATGAGCAGCTTCTGATGTTCTTCAACGTCACCGGTGACGCGGATGAACGTGCCACAGCTGGCGCAGGCGTAGTACCACATCAGATCGACTCGCCATCCTCATCGGGTAGTTCGGCAGCAACCTGATTCTCCACCCGATGCTCTGCGGGCACGATGGGGTTGCCAGCCTCGTCCATGGGCACTGTACGTGTGGGCACCGACGGCACGGTGCGGTAGAGGCCGACTCGTCCCTTCTTGTTGGGGTGGCCCTTCCCCAGCGCTCCGCGTCCATCGACATCACGCATGATTGGCTTCCCAAGCTTGTCTCGCGGGTACTCGGGTTCAGGCCTGACATCCAGCGAACCTGTCGCTGGCGGCACTGGGGGATCAAGCGCTTCCCCAGGATCTGGGAGATCGCCACCGAAGACGTCACCAGCTGGGACGTCGGGCGGGAGTTCTGAGACTTCCGTGGTTGCCGGACTGGTTGGTATGTTCCTCATCTCAGCGGCCGCGGCATTCAGCAGCTGCGCCACCGTGTCCTCATCCGTGGTAATGATCACCACGCGACCATCCCGCAGCCGCACGCTCATCTGGTTGGTGAAGCCGCCGTGTTCCAGGTCGCAGACCTGTCCGACGTTGAGGATTTGCATCACTTCACCTCCGGAGGTTGCGGGATCTTCTCAATCGCTTCTTTCACGCGATCGATCTGTTGGTCGACAGCCAGCTTCTTCATCAGTCCAGTGCGCCGCGACATGACGTCAATGATGGCCGCGAGATGGTTCAACACCTCACAGGACTTGCCCTCGGTAGCATGCGAGGGATCGTAGGCCACGCAGGTGGCGTTGCATTCCCGGTCACCGCTGTTCGGCATCCAGCAGTAGACCTCGTTGGCTGCGCCCACCGCATGCTGCTCAGGTCGCTGGACGGCGAAGGGGTTGTTTTCAGACTCCATGGTGCAGCTCCTCCTGAATCTTGTCGATCTCTTCCAGAGTGGCCCGGTGGGCTCCCATGCAGGCAGCGCGGATCAGGCGGCCCAGGTTGCTGGTGTCCTTGACGCCGATGACTCCCGCACTCACCATTGCCAAGCCAATGGGCTTGCCTGCCTCTTTGGCTAGCAGCTGGAGATAGGTCCGCGAGATTTCTTCGGCGATGTGTAGCTGAGGATCGATCTCCTGCTGCCGGGGTTGGAGAGCAGACATCAACTCGTGGCCCTGGCCCTTCCAGCCGCAGCTAGTGCATTCCACGTCCGGGTCGAGCTGCAAGGAGCCCGTCGAGATCTCCGTGATCTTTCCTGAGCCGCAGCTTGGGCACAACCGAACGCCGCTACTCATTCTGCACCTTCTTGCTCCTGGCACGCAGGCGACTCTTGGCCTTGGTCAGGGGCTGCAGGGGGACGACGTGCAGCGGACCGCGGGCCACCTCCCGCTTGAGGTACTCGATCGCCAGCTGATCGGCCTTCACCCGGTGACCACGCTTGAACGGGAAGACCTCGTCCAGGTACTGGTCCCAGGCCGTCATCAGCATCTTGTTCGCGTCCTCCCCTTCCGATGCAGACGCCACAATGGCCTGGACGATCGCCTTGGTCTTCTGGACCTCGATGTCCTGTCGCATCCGCCAGACAAGAAGCATCAGAGACTCCAACGGAGTGCCTGGCTTTGGGGGCTCGCTCATCATGTCGTACATGAGATTCGCTCGCGCCCACCCCAGAGGAGTCTCTAGGAATTTTTTACGGCCTCCGTCGTTCCGACGAAGAGATCACGGACTCTCTCGTCAAACCACTGATACTGTATCCCCAAATCCGCGATGAACTGGATCGGGAAGCGCAGTAGCTTCTGGTACTTGTTGTCGAACTTCTTCTCGTCGAACTTCCGATCCTCGGTGAGGTGCGTGGGCAGCGACTCCCCGTTGATCGAGACGATGCCCAGAGTCAGCTGCATGAGGGAGAACTTGTCGATCAGATAGCGATCGCCACCGGTCTCACCGAACATCATGCGCTTGACCGCCAGGTCTTCGTCGACTGAAACTGAGCGATAGATGATGACCAGAGGCTTGGGACCGGTGCGGATTGGCACCTCTTGCCGGACCTCACCATGCAGGATGATGTCCGTGATGTCCATCGGCCGGCAGCGAGCCTCGATCTCCTTGCGGCGGGCCGGGTTGTTGAGCGCGTTCCACTGTTGGGGGTTGTCGAGCAGGCCCTTCAGCTCGTTGAGGAAGTCCTTCTCCGGAGCGCCTTCCTTGGCCGCCTTCTCCAGCTTGGAGGCCTCTTCGTCGATCTTCTTCTCGTCTTTCTTGGTCTCGTCCACAGAAGCCTCCTGGGTATGCTGCGCCTTGCTCTGGAACTCGGCCAGAGCCCGCAAGCTCTCTTCGGTTTCGCGACTCAGGCTCGGCCGGTAGGGCTCACCCGGCTTGGGTGGCACCATGGTCTTGGCCGGCACTCGGGGGATGGCGGGTTGGTTGTGGGCGTACATCGAGCCGACACCAGGGCGGAATCCTGGCTGCTGGGCAGCTTCGGGCGGTAGAGGTGCCAGGGGATGGCCCATCATGGCCAGCTGCGGCTCGTAGAGGGGGCTGAGGGGATTGGTGGGGTCCCGCAGGGCTGCTGCCTGGTCCTGCATGGTGCCCTTGAAGTGCTCCATGGGCTCGGCATCCAGTGGTGGGATCTGTACGGGCGGAGCACCACCCAGAGGCTGGCGAGCTTGCTTGAGGCTGGCCATGCGCTCCTGGTAGGCCTTCTGCTCCGAGGTCAGTTCCTGTTGGCTCTTCCGCGCCCGCAAGACCTCCTCAGGCGTCTTGTTGAAGCTGACCGTGTTCTTGTCGTCCTTGCTCATTGGACACGAGGGAAGCGGGGGATGGGCATGTAGCGGGGGTCCCGCTTCGCCTCTCCTTCGACGAGGAACAGCTTCAGGATGCTGTAGAAAGTGCTGCGGAAGATCGGCCGGTCGACGTGAACGCCCAGACCTCGCTCCAGCAGCACCACATGGAACTCGTCGACCCGGTACTTCAGGCCTCGCTCGTTCCAGAGCTCATCAAGCTGATCTTGGCTAAGAAAAGGCTTCCTCGGGGGGAGGACAGCCTCTGCGATCGTCTCTTTCGAATCTGCCAAGTTCATGCCTCTCCATCAGTCATACAGACAGTGTCTGTCCCTGTCAAGTCTTCTGTTCGGGGACCGTCGGAGCCCCAGTCATCTGGGCCAGCAGTTCGCGGTAGATGTTGGGGATCTGGGTCCGGAACTTGAGCTCATTGAAGTCCTCCGCCGGTTCTATCTTGGCCAGCACCACGGCGCTGACCTGGGGATTGCCCTTCATGGCCTCACTGCGCCCGTGAATGTAGCGTAGGTCCTCGTGGATGGTGGTGCGTCCGTCGCCGATGACTTTGAAGTCACAATGGTCCAGGAAGGCCGCCAGACCCACCCCGGACAGATGCTCAAAGAGTACCGGCGGCTCTAGGGTCAGGCGCCGGAAGTAGAACAGGCCGATGCTCTTCATCCCCGGCCACACGTGCCACTCGCTCGGCGCCGACCCTGGGACGAAGGGTTGGTTCCAACTGTATTGTGTAGGAGTCGCAATCTTCCGCTCGCCCAGCCAGATCTCGAAAGCACTCACGTCTCACCTCCTGGGTATTTGGTCCATCCCGTCGGCAGCGTCGGCTCCGGCTGTGGCGGAGTCTCGATGATCATCAGTGTCCCGGCCCGCTTGCACTTCAGGCAGTGGCCGTAGTTCCCGCCCCCTGAGTACGGCTTCAGCATGGTGCCCAGCTCGAAGTTCACGTCGGGTATCCTCCGCTTCGCTCCGCAGGCCCTGCACTGTGCCGTCGCCATTCGTGGTTTTCTTGGCTCGGTCCGCATCGGTGATCTCCTCCAACAGTTGTTGGAATGCCTTGGTGAACTGTCGCCGCGGTAGCTCCCCGGCCGGTAGTCGCGGCGGCCGGAGCTGACCCTTGATGAGCGCCACGCGCAGCATCTCCATGTAGGTCTGGACCAGCATCTGCAGCTCGGTCTTGGTCCGCTGCAGGTAGTGGCTGGCGATCTTGTAGCAGTCGCCACAGACCACCACGCCCTGGAAGAGGAACTGCTGCCCGATCACACAGCCGCAATTGATGCAGATCATGGGGCTTCCCAGAAGCACCGATCATTGGCGCCGGCGGATTTGATGATCCGCCGCGGTACTACCATAGCCACATCACTGATGTTGCGCAACGTGATGTTGGTCACCGGCAGGTCCAGCTGCCGGTGGGCCTCGTCGACATGCTGTGGCAACATGTCCGGCATGGTGTACAACGTCCCTAGCCGCGTCCGGAACCAGAAGACCGAGTAAGGTCCCTCACCGGTCGGAAGCTCCTGCGATGGATTGGACATGGTCCCCGCTCCCTCAGTTTGGTCTTGTGGTTGATCGTACAGTAGCCGTGATGTTCTAAGAAGCCGTAGGCTGGATAGAGCCTATGGGCGTCGATCATTGCGCACACTTGCTTGTACTTGGCGAGGATCGACGCGGCGGAGACGGCGAGATGCGTGGCATCGGCCTTGACCACGGGTATCACATAGGGTAACCCGATCAGCCGGTTGCCGTCTAGGATGATCTTCTCGTTCGTGGGCTTGTCCATCAGCTGCTCGGACAGGGCTGCCTTGGCTGCGATGGCCAGCTCGCGGACCAGCTCCAGCCAGCACTTGGAGAGCCCCCGCTTGTCGATGTCCTCAGCTTCCCGAGAACCGACCTGGTAAAACAACGCTGCGGTCATGATCCTGGCCGCGACTTCCTCCCGCTGCTCGTTGTTCATGGTCTTGGAGTCACGGACACCTTTGATCTGTGCATCGTCGGCCAGGACCACCACTGCGGCAGTCATGGGGCCGGCCAAGGTGCCCATGCCGGCCTCATCGATCCCAATCAACATTTGATCCTCCCACGGTATAAGGTAAACACGAAGTGAACCATCAGCCTTCAGCCGGAGGACAGCATGACCACGAAGACCACCAAGAAGGAAACGACCAAGAAGGACAAGTCCGAGAAGGAAACGACTGCGACCATCCCGGTGAAGATCTACAACTGCGTAGTCTCTGGACACGACACTCGCTACCTGCCGCCCATCGACGAGGAACGTCATGACGGTACGCTCCATCGGCACGGTTTCCTGACACCCACCGTCATTGTCGAAGTCGTGGAAGGGCGCCGCCCACACCTGTGGGTGCCTTTCCGCGACAACGACCACAGCCACAAGTACAGGGGAGATGACGTCTTCGACGAGGCACACCGCGCCGCGATCGAAGCGAAGATGTGGGAGGAGTTCCCAACTGGGATCCCCGTCCTGGTCAAGGAGACGAAAGACGGGAACCGCACGAACTACGAGATTGAGAAGGTCTGATCTCGGTGGGGTGGGCCGGTGTCGTCCGGCCCACCCCGTCTCTCTAGCCCACACCCCACGGGCGCTTGAAGAAAAAGTCCTCCAGAACTGCATGTGCTCGATCCAGCCCCTCCGGCATCAAGAGTTCGCTGTGGAAGAAGTCAGCCGCCAGAGTCTCCTGCTCCTTCTCACTGGCGTGCCCCTGGATGCCTGGGAGAGTTATCTCTTGCGGCCGGCCAGGTCGGTGTACGCGAATCATGTAGCCGCCGGCTTCACGAGTGGCCATGACCTCATTGGCGAAGCGGTGATCTGGGATGATGATGCCGGCAAACTCTTGCCGTCGCTCCTCCACTCCCTTCTGAGCCGAGTAGGTGTACCCTATCTCCATTTGGGGGCGGACTACCCGATGCAGGTAGTCCGTCCAGACGTGCAGATCTAGGGTGCGTCCCCACTCGGTGCCCAACGTCTGCAGGATGATGCGCGGCGAAATCTTCTGCTGGTGGTAGAGGACCCCGAGCCAGTCCCAGAGACCGAGCAAAGCCGGCACCTGGCACTTCATCCGCGTCTCCTCGACGAAGTCCCAGGCCTCCTGCTCCATGCGCTGGGTGATGCCAACCCACTCCTCTTCAGTGAAGGTGATCTCCTCGTTGCGGGTCTTCGAGGGACCCCACAGCTGCTCGTCATCGAGGTTGAAGAGATACTGGATGAAGCGCTTCATCGGATCGCTGAAGGCGACCTTGGCGAAGCCCTTCTCGACGAAGAAGTCAGCCACTACGTCCTTGCCGACACCTGCTACACCGCAGAGGCCGATGATGGGGAAGGTCATGTCTCATGTCTCCTGGTTCGTTCACGCAGCCAGTGCCACAGTCGCTCGACACGCTGCGCTGATCGATTGTTGCCTACGTGCATCCCGTGTTGATAGTGCGCCCACCAGTCGTGCCGCTTCTTGCCGCAGTTCTTCTGGTGGAACTCTCGCCACATGGCGAGAGTCTCGATTCCTACCGTGATGTTCACCTGGGGGTCAAGGAGCTTCTTGGGGTTGTTGCGGAAGCGCTTGTAGGACCGTGCCCGTATCTGCATCAGCCCGAAGTCGCCTTTGCCACTCTTAGCCTTGGGATTCCATCGGCCTTCCCGATGGATGAGCGCCACTACCAGTAGCGGGTCGATGTCGACCCGTTCTCCCCCCTCCGTGATGTACTGGGCGTAGTGCTGTACCGCGTTCGAATCTGGGTCTGGGTGAAGCAGTAGGAGTGCTGCAAGTGTGATCTCCAGCATTCGTTCCTCCTGCCGGAGATGCCCGACGGCGTTCAGGCGGGTGCTAGCTGTCCTCCCTCGTCGTCACCACCACGGGTGACCTTGATGCCGGCGGCCTGCAGCGTTCTGATGACCTCAGGGTGATCAACGATCGCTAGGCCGATGGTGGTCCAGAAGAAGTTCTGAAGCTGGAGAAAGTCGCCATCGGTCATCATCCGGTCGCGTTCGAGTTCCAGGTAGACGATTCTCTTGCCTGTCACCTCATCGACCACATTGAACCCTACCCTGCTCTTTGCACGCGGCAGTGTGATCTGCTGCGTGATCTCGGTCGTCTTGTCCGCTACGATCAGCCACTCGGCGAGTGCCACCGATAGGTCGGCGCGTTCTCCCTCGTTGTCCAGACAGTAGCTCGAAAACCGCTCTGAGAGCAAGTGAAAGAGTGCGTCCCCCAACAGCAGGATCTGAGCGCGTCGCTCCTGGTCATCGATCACATCGATCTTCTCGTTCATCGCTTCCTCCTCGTCTTCTTGATCGGCCTACGCCGCCGTGACCAGGCAACTAGCTCCTCACAGTCCTTCATCCGGCGGCACAACTTGTCCAGTCGTTTCTCTAGGGCGGTGAGCTTGTCCAGAAGCAAAATCTGATCACGCCGCTTTATCATCAGCACTGCCAAGCGAGTGAGTTCTTCGTTCTCGGGTTTGTCGGCCATGCGATCTCCTGAAACACCAAAGGCCTCCTCGTGAGGCCTTTGATGATCAAGCAGTAGGAGGATGCTGCTAGAAGCTGAGAGTGGACGGAGGAACGGCAGCTGCCGACTCGTCCTTCTTGGGGCGGGGGATCTTGACCGAGCTCTTCTTGGGTTCGGGGGCCTGGGACTTCTCGGTCGGCTTGGACTCGACCTTGGCTCCGTTGGTCTTGGCCACCTTCTTCGGGGCGGCCTTCTTGGCACTCTTCTTGGCCACCTTCTTCGGGGCGGCCTTCTTGGCACTCTTCTTGATCGATTGAGACGGCTTCGCCATCTGACGCACTGACGCCGGCTTGAAGCCCTCCTTCTCCATCTTCTGGCAGAAGGCGGCGCCCTTCGCCGTCAGCCGATAGTCGCCACGATCGGCGATCTCGACGTGGCCCTCGGCGACCGGCTTGCGGATGGCGTTCCGCACCACGCGGTCGTTGGGGGCAGACTTGAAGCACTTGTCCTTGATGTCCCCGATCTTGAGGGACTCACGCTTCGGGAGTGAGCCGGCGAGCTGCTTCATGATCTTCCACTGGTCCGTGTTGTACATGCCGTACCTCCTGGGTTGATCGGCCTTGACAGAAACACTATGATCGATCACCACGGCTTTGTCAAGCCCCAAAGTGAACAATTTAGCGATCAGCAGTGCGTACCGGGCTTATGCCACAGGATCGTTGGGATTTCCCGGCCTTAGAAAACACCACAGGAATGTGTGATAAGAGCATCACTGACGTTGGGAGGTAACATGCAGCCCAAGCTACTCTATGACATCATCATACCGCCCCTGGGGGAGTGGCCAGATGAGGCGATCGGAGACCCACTACACCCTACCCACGGCCCCCTACCAGAGCTCGCCCAGGTCTGGCGATACAGGGAGTGGGACTTCAAGGCGGCACTCTGGGTATCACCTCTGGACATCTATGTGATGGTGGAGTGGCTGAAGGAGGACCCCGGTCCGCATCTGCCACCACTGACCAGGCAGGAGACGCGGGTAGTGAAGGGGTGGATCGTCCAGAGCTACCGCTGGAAGCAAGCGGTTGACAAGGAGTCGTATTCCTGTTTCGATGTACACGTGGTTCGTCCCTCGATCAAGGACGAGGACGTCATGCGCCGGCGGGTCTGCGAGGACATCCTTCGCGCATCCGTGATGTTCGCCGTCAACAAGCAGTGCTGAGACTCCGGGGATGGTCCCCGGTTCACCCAGGAGGAAGCAATGGCCAAGAAGGAAGTGAAGGAAGCACCCCGTCTCATCGTCACGTCCTCGCTCAAGGAGCTCATCAGCGATGCCGGTCTGCGCCTCGCCGGCGAGACAGCGGAAGGCATCCACCAGTGGATGGCCGACAGGGTCAACGAAGCAATCGGACGCTGCAAGGCCAACGGCCGTGCCACGGTGCGGCTGGAGGACTTCTAGACCGAGAGCGAGTGGGTGGGCATGTCTACGGGTGTGCCCACCCACTCCTTTACCCAGGAGGCGCTGATGATACCGTACAAGGACAAGATCATCCCACTCGCTGCCATCCATATCAGCCCCGTCCACTGGCAGCGAGAGATCACCCCGAAAGACATCGATGAACTTGGTGGCAGCATCGCCAAGTTCGGTCAGCTGCACCAGCTGCTAGTCCGGCAGGTGAAGGGCAAGATCAGTGGCACCTACGAGCTCCTGGCCGGCCGGGTGCGCTACCTCTCCATGAAGGCGGAGGGGATCAAGGAGGCGCGTTGTGCGGTAGCTCAAGTCGACGACCGCACCGCCGAGATCCTGTCGATCATCGAGAACCTGCACCGCCGCAGCCCCAAGGAAAGCGAACTGCGCTGGGGTCTCAAGCGCTATGGAGAGTTGCTCGAAACCGAGGCGGCCAAGAAGGCTGCCGACGAAGCTGAGCGGCACAAGCGCTCGGGCACGAAGCCATCGCCAGGCCGGCCGACCTTGCCACGAGAGACAGCAGTGAAGGAACTGGCGAAGGAACTAGGCGTGAGCCCTAGCAAGGCCCGCGAGACGCTAAAGCGGGCGGCGAACCTGTGTCCTTCCGCCAGCCGGGCTCTCGACCGTGGACTCATCACGATCGACCAGGCCAACCGCCTCACACGCCTACCCAAGAAGCAGCAGCAGGAAGAACTGCGGGTGATGCTGGAAGAGACTCAGGAGGAGAGCAAGGAACGGTTGAAGGACAAGAAGCTCAAGACCACTCAGTCCCCGACGGTCGTGGTCATCCGCAACCTGCAGGCTCTCATCACCGCGGCGAAGGGTCTGCAGTCGAAGGCCGACGAGCTCACCAACTACATCGACAAGCAACCACTGGACTGGGACGAGATCAAGAAGACCGACATAGATCCGCTGCGTGGGGCGGCGAATTCGCTACTGGACCTGGCGGGTCTCGTTGAGACCAGCTAGGTCGACGTACAGCGGCTGGTTGGACATCTGCACCCGCTTGGTCGGGGTACCCCGCAAGGAGTCCTGACGGAACAACTCGTGGCTCTTGCTCTTCACCAAGAAGATCAGGGCGCTGTCTTCGACATGCCAGTAGACGTCGAGGATCTCGACCAACCCCGACATCAGGGTGACCAGTTCCAGTGCCCGCGGCATGAAGCCGACTCTCCACAGGTTCTCCATCACTCTTCCCAGTCGAATGAGTCTAGCACTTCGGTCACCAGCTGGGTAGCCGTGGCCCTACCCACTCCCGCAGCGGAACACAGTGCCAGCAGACTTTCCAATGCCGGCGAGCGGCGGCCGAGTTCGAGCATGTTGACGTACTTCCCGCTCAGGCCGGCCGCCCTCGCTACTTTAGCCTGCGATCGGTTGTTCATGACCCGACAGTCTCGGATGATCTCCAGATAGGCCTTGTACAACTTCTCCCGCTTGCCATTCAACATCCTTCGCCTCCCCGTGTCAGGGCTAAAGAAAGCGAGGCCCTTGTGGGCCTCGCTTGATCACTCGAACTCTGGAGGCTGCATTTCCCCCAGTTTCTCCACTAGCATCCAGCCGTAGTTGTAGGAGTCGGCCACCAGCCCTGCGATGGGCCGGTTGTTGTTGACTGCTTCCTCGATCTGGGCATCGACGCGCCGCTTCCTTCCCAGGATGTCGGCCACCTCCATCTTCTTGTAGTTGTCCCCTCGCTCCAGGTTGTGCTTGAACATCTTCGAGACCGCCAACCCGATCAACTGCCAGAAGGTAGGATACTTCCCGAAGCCCTCTGGTCTGGAGTTCAGCAGCTTCCTGAAGAACCAGTCACGGATGATCCACATCAGTAGTCGCATGAAGCCGACGTTGTTCAACGCCGCGAAGAACAGATCTTTGGTGTTCTCCTCCGAGTCCTTGGACCCCAGCCCCGCGAATCGGGCGAGGAGCTGGACCGATCCGTCACCCCGTTTCTTCTTCTCGTTGACCTTGCTCTTTGGCATGTTTCACCTTGAGTTGCGTATCGACCACCGCCTGGCCGACGTGGTTGATGAGCTTCGTGGCTAGCGAGAGCGCGAGGAGCGTGCTCTCTTCTCATGGCTATCCTCCTTTGATCCTACATCTCTTATACCTCGGATCAAGTGAGGAAGCGGCACGCGTCCAGAACTGTCCGAGCGACAGCGTCCCAGTGTCCGACGGTGATGATGTCGGGGTCCCAGACGATACGCGTGACGCGCACCGCATGAGCCCACGGCATCAGCCCGCGCTCAGCCTCGGTCAGCAACTCCTGGTAGCCCTGGCGCAGGGCGACTAGGTAGTCGAGTGACACCTTGGCCTCTACCGTCCGATCACGCTTCTTCATGCGCGCATAGGCCGTCTCCGGCTGGACATCGAGGAAGACTAGCAACGTCGGCGGCAGCAGGCTGCGGCACATGAAGTTGTAGGCCATCTCGTAGGTGACCCAGTCGAGGTAGGTGATGTTGCCAGCCACGTGGTGCAGCTTGGCGAACACTCGATCCCCTGACAGTGAGCGGTCCAGGATGGCGCCCTTGTATCCACCCAGACTGGTGGCTTCATCCGCGGCCAGGCGCTGCTGGATGTACCGCCGGTGCAGGAGATGGATCTGCATGCCGAAGGCATACTTGGCTGGGTCCTCGTAGAACACCTTGAGGTATGGGTTGGAGTCCACCGGCTCTTCCAGAATGCGGAGCTCCAGGCGGCTTCCTACCTCGCGAGCGAAGGTCGACTTGCCGGCACCGATGATGCCCTCGACCCAGATCAGGGGCTTGTAGAAGTCCCTGGCGGAGATCATCGTCCGCGCTCCTTGAAGAACTCCCGCTGGGCAACGATCAGGGAGGTACGAATGACACTGTCCTTGAAGTAGCCCTTGGCGAAGAGCCAGTCGAGAATTTCTCCGACGAGTTGACCCTCATCAATCTGCTGGAGAAGTTCCGGGTCGTGGGGCTCTTTCGCTTCGCGCTTGAGATGAACGTGCAGTGGGTCTGCGGATGGCTTGGGGCGAGGATCGGGAACGACAACACCAACGAGTGGTTTGGGTTCTTCCTGCGCGGGAAGCTGCAGCCGGAGCTTGTCCAGATCAGCGCCGAGCTTGTCCCGCAAGGTGACTTTCATCGGGACCCCTCCATGGTTGGGAATGGAGACTATAGTACCATCTCCTAGCCAAACAAGACCATCCTCTCTCCAGCCCGCTCAGCCATGGCCAGGAGCCACCGGGTGCGGGTCCTCAGGTAGTCGTCTTCGCGGCCGCAGTCAGTGACCCGGCCGTCGGTGACCGTCTCCAGTCCCTGGTCGTGATTCCGTGGCACGTCCCACAACCGCCGGCGGCACTTGGCTGCCAACTCCGTGCCCCTGATCTGACCATAGAGCCCATCACGTGGAATCTCCAGCCAGTTCAAGAGGTCACCAGCGTTGCGGTTGCAGAGATTGATCCAGACCGAGTGATTCTGAGGGGCCTCCGGGTCGAAGTGTTCACCCTCGACGTGGAAGTCGACACTCATCGGCTGCCTCCTCCAGTTCGTCCTCAGTGAAGTACTCTGTTGCCTCACAGGCCTCCTCCAGAGCCTTGTGTAGCCGCTGGAGCTCTTCCTGCGTGTACGGTTCCTGTCCAGGTATCATCCCATTCTTGCTCATACGCTCCTCCACAAATCAGATTGACCTCACTGGGTACGCTAAGGCACGGGCTACCACATCCTGTGGCGGGTTCGAGTCATGCTTGTAGCTGTGGGCGAGCACCCTCGCATCCGCCATGGCTTGTCCTCCCGGGTCAGCCAGTGTCTTGAGGGCAAAGTCCCAGTACTCGTCGAATCCACTGCCTTCCGGGGCGGGCGCACACTTGATCTGCTCAACTCGACCCATGACCCGCCCGTAGCAGATCTGGTTGACATGCTCATTCCAGCCATCCCCCGAATCGTCCCGCTCCTCTTCGAGTAGTGCTTCGGCTCGATCGCGGGCCTCCACCTCAGTCGCGTAGAATGATGCGCCATCAATCGGGTCGTAGACAAACCACTCAGCATTGGTCATTGGTCACCTCAGTCGTCCCAGTTGATGCCGTTGCTGTTCCAGTGATGGCGATCGATTATCCGCTCGATCTCCTCCACTGCGATGGCGCAGACCTTCTCCGCCGTCTCGTCATCGGGGACCTCGCGGCGGAATCGCTGCCAGAGCTCCCGATGCCAGCGGTACTCGCTGTCCTGGTACTTCACGGCATCCTCAGCAGGTCGTAGTCGATCTGGTGCATGCCACACTTCGAGCAGGTAGCCGTAGACATCAGCGCTTCCTCGTACTCAGGGCCATCACAGCTATGATCTCCCCCTCCTTTACATGGCCCACCCCAGATGAAGACGGAGATGGAGTCATCCTTCGCTGAGCAGGCCTTGCATCGAGCCCCTCCCACCCACACCGTCCATCCGTGCGCCTTGGCCTGCACGATGCTTGCTTCGATCTTCATCCCACAATCGAAGCACACCATCTGCTTCTTGATCATGGCCGCATCTCGAAGGGCGGCAGTTCATGGACATCCTTGCCCAGAAGCTCCTCCAGCATGGAGTCAGCCTTCGCGGTTCGTGCTCGCGCCAAGGTGCGCGTTCGCAGCATCTCCAGGACCTTCCGGACCTCCCTCCACTCCAGGATGGGGTTGCCGAAGAAGTCACAGTTGCGGCTGACCCTGAGCCGCGGCATCAGTCTCGTTCCCACTCGGGCGGCAGGGCGGTAGTAGGCGATGACCCCTGGGAACTCCCCGAAGGGCGGCAGGACCTCGTCGTAGGGGATGCGCTCCTCCTGGCACCACTCCTCCAGCTCCTCGAAGGCCTGCGGCCAGTCTTCATGTCTCAGTCCGACCCACTTCTCCTTGACTGCGTAAGCGACCAGCTGGTCGACGTCCTGGGGCGGAGTGGACCAGTAGTCATCCAGGGCCCCGTGGATGGCCTTGATGCGCTCCACCAGCGTCCTGGCGGTCTCGGGGCTGACCTGCCCGCCGATGTAGATTCTGACCAGTCTCTTTTCGCTCATGGCCTCCTCCAGTGACCGCTACGGCAGTGAGGGCAGCACCACAGGGACAGGGGGAACGTCGTCTGGCTCATCGCTTGACTGCATCCGGAAAGAAATCCTTGGCCATGCGCTTCCCCGACTCCCTCAGGTAGCGGAGGAGCTCTCGATTCTGCCGTTCGAGGTCCAAGCTCACCAATTCAATCAGCACCTCCCCACACTTGGTACACTCTACGGTCACAGAATCTGGGCGCGATGCCTTGCCGTAGATGGCCACCTCCCAGAAATTGGGGTGGCCGTGCTTTCGAAGGGCCCTCAGATCTTCGTGACTAAGCCTTGCGCACGCCATGATCAATCCTCCACGTCGTCGAAGAATTCGGTGTTGTCCCAGTCGGGGTCCTCGTGGGGCTTGTCGATCAGGGTCGCCCGCATCTTGCTGCAGTAGGCGTCACCCTGCTCGGCCTCGTTGGCGAGCTCCTTGAGCTCGTACTTCTCCGTCGGGTCGTACTCGGACCAGATGACGATGGTGGTCTTGTAGAGCGGCTTCATTAGTCCTCCCGATGTCGATCCGAATGTTGGGCACACTCTTCTGCAAGACCTCACCCGCCTCGATTGATCCTAGGCCGGCGATCTTGCCCCAGTGTCGCTCACAGAGCGGGATGTTCAGCCGCTCCCCGTTCTTGGCAAAGCAGGCACCATAGATGACGTCGATCTCGCCTGTGCAGCGGTACCAGGCGCAGCGATCTCCACTAAGGGCCATGGGATAACCTCCTGGGTAGAATGTCTTTCTTATGCCAGAATCCTACGCTTGTTGTACTATGGTCACATGAGCGATGAGACCAAGAAGCACTCCTTCCTATACGGCCTCCTGATCAAGATCTGGGAGACGACCATCGAGAAACTCCTGGTGCCGATCGTCATGGCCGCGATCGTAGGTGTCTTCGGGGTCTGGCAGCAGAAGGCCAGCGAGAAGACGGTCGATGCGGTGTATCAGAAGGTGGCCCAGACGATCAACAAGGAACTACCGGCCAACCTCGAAGCCTTGCGCAAGCAGGTCAACGAGCAGGGTGAGGCACTCAACCAGGTACGGGCCGCGGTATTGGAGATCGGCCTGCGGCATCGGGTCGAGGACGAGCTTCGCCGGGCTGAGAGGTCAAGAACGCGGCCTGTCGGGCAGCCGCGTCGCCCCGAGCCTCCGCCAGCTTCCCAGCCCGCCGAGGTGGCCCTGAAGGCCTTGAAGGCCCGCCCGGTCCACAAGGCCATGCCGCCGATGCACCAGACCCAGTTGCCGGCCCGTCTTCTCTTCAAGTAGGTCTACGGGTTAACGGAAACCCCCGAAGGGGTAACCATCTCCTGTCATGATCCTTATGCCCCAGGAGTGAGCATCTCTTTCAGGTGGTGAAGCGGCCCCGGGGGCCGCGAGGTGGGAGTTTCTTAGCGGGGCGATCGGGACCCGGGGAGAACTCATGGGTCTCCGAGTTGGTGTAGCCGTTCTTCTCCTGGTCGTAGTCACCCCAGGGATCGGGCTGGTAGTCCGGCGTGTTCGAACGGACGTCGGATTCCAGATCTGGACCTGAGGTGATGATGACCTGGGCGGGGTGTCCTCCTCGATGGATCACCCTCACTTGGCCTTCTCCAGTTCCATCATCAGCCTGACTTTCCACCCCATGTTGAGGAGGAACGGCCGTGAGGCCTGCTGGTAGGCGAGTTCCTCCTCCAGGCTTTTCATCTTGTCGTTGATGGCCGCCGATGGAGTCTCCTCCACCTTCATCTGCGAGGCCGGCGTGATCTTGAGCTCCACCCCGCCCGGCCTCTCCACCAGTTCCATCTTCGGCCGCGGCCGCTCCGCCAGCGCCTCCTTCCCCTTCTCGGTCATGCGGTACTTCTTGTGGCCGACCCTTCTGAGGTAGCCCTCCTTCACCATGAGAACCGTCATGGTGACGAGGGTCGACTGGGAGCAGCCGGTCTCCTTTGCTATGTCGAGGATATTGCGCCCGTTCGTGCGGTCCTGCATCATTTTCAGCCGATCCTGCAGGCTGAAGAGACTGCCGGTGCCCCGGCCTTTGATCTTCTTCCAGTTCATGCTTTCCTCCTTTTGTTCTGTAGTGCAAGCCTCTGCTTCGCCAGCGAGTTGGCCAGCTGCTCCCGGATCTTCGCTGGACAGGTGATGTGGGCGTGGATGTAGATACTGAACTTCAGCGGCCCGCTGATCTGGTCGAGCACTTCGTGGACCGGCTGTTTCAGGTAGATCAGGCCGTCTTCGTTGACGACGACCTTGAAGCGGGGCGGAGTACGGCTATCGCAGAGTCCGCCCCACTCCCAGCTGTTGTTGAAGATCGGGATCATCTCCCCGGGCTTCAGATCCCGAAGATCATAACCGTGTTCCGCCAGAAGTTCGCTGACAAGCCGAGGGGTCACGGTGTTCATGTGCACGCCGTAGAGGGCATCTACGATCTGATACCGCATCGATCCTCCTTTCTGATCGTTTCGGACGAAAGTAAAACTTCTGTTCTACTAGACTTATACCTGATCGAATGATCATTATTGGGGTATAAGAAGGTCATTCAGGAGGTGCCTTCATGTCTTGCCCGAATCCGCATAGTGATCAGCAGTGGCCCGCATTGCAGTACAAGGATAGCCGCGGGGTGCTACGTACCGCCGATGTCTCAGCCTACATCGACGTATGCAACGCAGAAGTGACAGTCAAAGCAGTCTCTGGGAGAAGTCGCTGGCAGGCTACCTTCGGCCTTCGCGATGGCTACATCATCTTCAGGACGTTGTGGAGCATGTGTGTAGACGGCATCAGGAACATCCGACTACTGCCGTGAACCGCAGAAGGGGCCGGCAGCCGGCCCCTTTCCTTAGCCTGCATCCTAAGGAAAGGCCCCGAGGGCCTAGTTGAAGACGATCGGCCGGATCCGGATGAGCCGGATCTTCCGCCGACGCTTCTGGGGGAACTTCATGGGGCGGGGCAGCCAGAGCCAGGGAAGGCGTCTGTCCCCACGGTGGGGACAGACGATCTCAGGCCGCTTGAGGTCCATCATAGCGCGGCTCCTTGCCCTGCAGGCAGACTCGTTGGTACTCCTCCAGAGCCCTGGAGATGGGCTCTGGCGGGGGGAAGGGCCGCTCGGGGAGGTGGTGCTTGACCCGCAGCGCATTGAAGCGCTCCCGGACCTTGCCCACCGAGCGGTTGAGGAAGGAGCCCGAGTCGAGCTCGGCCAGGTCGATCAAGCGCTCGGTGTCCGGCCCCATGTCCAAGATCTCGCCCCCATGTGGCATCATGTGGGCGAACACCAGGCCATGCAGCCGGATGCTCAGGTCAGTGTCCACACCGTCGAAGCGCTCCAGAATCGGCTGGACCATGGCGGCACCGACTGCGGCATGGTCGGGGAATTGCCAGCCGCCCTTGCGGTTGGGCTCGGCCGTCTGGGGCTTCCCCAGGTCGTGCAGCAAGCAGGCAAGAAGCAGGACATCATCCTCCTTGGGGCACTGGACCAGCATGAGGCGAGTGTGCTCAGCCACATCGACGCCAGCTCCCCGGTGCTGGGACTGGCCCTCCAGAGTCTTGAGCTCGGGGACCAGGGTGACGAGAGCCGGCCAGCAGCAGACCCGGCAGGCTTGGATGAGATCGGCGATGTGAGCCATCTACTCCTCCAGTCGGACGAAGATGGTCGCGGTGGCGTCCGGGAGGATGTCTTCGCCGGCGTGGTGCACCACCCGGTGCACCACCCACTTGGCATCCCGGGTGTCGACGATCTCCCCCACGCAGGGGACGCGAAGGAAGTGGAAGGAGAACCGCTGGTCCGAGTACCTGGCCAGCGGCGGGTTGGTCAGTGGGAACTTCACGTAGACGCAGGGCATGTCAGCCCTTGAACCAGGCGACCTGGATGGCGCCGTTCTGGGGAACGAGGATGACCATGAGACGGGCCTTCTGGAAGATCACACGCATGGTGTTCTCCTTTCATGCTTCTTATACCTCGATCTGGTGGGGACTAGGGCTTCCGCCCCTCGTTGAGTGGATGACTTGAACAGTGGGGCCCGTACATGGTAAACAGCTATGGACTATTGTATCTATTTGATCGAGGACATATCAGGACCCCAAAATAGTCCCTGGGCGACGTGTAGGGACTAAAAGGCCCGAAGGCCCTCCTCCTAGCGGTGGTAGTTGTCGAACTTGACCCAGTCCCCCGCCACCTGCTCTGCAGCCGTCTGCGGCCGCGGGGCCACGGGGGCTTCTGTCATCGGCCAGGGTCGAGACTTCAGCTCCAAGTCCGCGGCCGCCTTCAGGGCGAACTCTAACCACGCCCAGCCGCACTTGATAGGGCTGACACCGAAGCTGTTGTCCAGGACCTGGATCTTGGTCGGGGTGACCAGAACTTTCACCGAGGCGATCTCGGTGAAGTCCACCTCGGGACCCCCGTAGACCTGCAGGAGTACGTCCTGACCAATTAACTCGGCCCGGCGTCCACGGAGAGCCTTCTTCAGACTCTCCACCGTGTGGCATGCGTCACCGCCAATCACGATGGCCACACCCTTCACGAATGCGCAGAAACGAGCATGTGCGTGCATGTCAGCCTCCTAGAGGTGCGAAAGTTGATCTCGACCTCTACAAGCCTTATGCCAGGGGAAAGGGTCAATTTCACCCTTTAGGCCGCACCGGGAGCCTTCTCCGCCCATCCTTCCCGGTGAGGGCATCCGAGACCGTCGGCATGGTCACATAGTCCCATTCATAGTCCAACACCCGTTTAGTTGGCCAGGTCGCTCCCACCTCCACTACCACCCACACCTGGCCGGAAGCCTTGACCACCAGCTGCTTCTCCTTCTGGGCCAGCCGGGATTCGATCCATCGGGTGTCCACCTGGTTCTGGGGTCCCCTGAGTATGCACTGGGTCATGGTTGAACTCATGTTCCTCCTCCTGCCTCTGGGTGATCGCCGCCTGGAGCTCCCGCAGCTGCTCCTGGGTGTACATGCCCTGTCCAATCTGGTGAGTCGCCACCCTCTGGCAGTGGTCGACGAATGCTTGCTCGGGAAGTGCCAACTTGATGCGGTTGCAGGTAGCACAGCAGGGTACACAATTGGTGATCTCGTAGCCCCTCGTATTGTCTACTCTATCAATTCCATTCAGCCCGGTTGTGCGGCTGGTGTGGTCGCCCTTCTTCTGGGTAAAGATGGGCTTCTGATCAAGGAGTCCACAATAGTAGCAGGGCTGAATGCAGAGTTGCTCGAACGCCTCCTGAGAGAGCGTGAATTCCAGGCGGCGCTTCTTGGCACTGCCCTTGTAGGCACTGTAGTGTCGGCTCAGAGTCCGTCCTAGATCAGTTATACGTCGTCTTCCGCCACAACATCTGATCTTGGCACCAAGTAGCTGGCTGGCTCTCACGGTGAACTGATGACGGCAGTTGTGCCGGCCGCAGCGGCACTCCACTAGCCACAGAAGGCTATTCCTTTCGTCCCTTCCGGCAAAGCTGATCACTTTCAGCAAACCGAATGGCTGACCAGCCAGATCCTTCCCCGTGGCTCCACATGAGGTGGTCATGCCACGGTAGAGACATGCGGCCATGACAACTCGTTCTTGATGGCACCCCGGGCGACCGCAATGGCAGGAAACTCGCACGCGGGTCTTCCAATCCGGTCCCGGCGGAACTTCCCCCAGTACTTCTAGTACTCCAAAGCGCTCCCCGACCGCAGGGACTCGTTTAGGTGGCATGATCTAACCTCCTTCAAGGTAGAGTACAGGACCTATACCCTGGAAGGAGGGTGAATTGATCAGCGCACATACACCTACCCCAATAATTCCTACCCCTGGTTCGTGTGACCAGGTGTAGCTGGGGCTTGTTGATCAAAGGTAGGTATATATCCTACCCCACCAATATCACCCCAGGTTCACATGACAGGGGGTCGCTAATAGACACACTCTCGCAGGGGATAGCTTACTGGGATGGAGGCAATGAAGAGCCACAGGCCCTGGGACAGGGAGGGGGAAGACTAGGCGGCCTTCAGCTCCCGGTGGAGCTCGTGGATGAGCTCGCGGTCAAGAGCCTGGTCCATGTACAGGCCCAGGAAGTCACTGGTCAGGACCACCTTGCAGCCCTGGCAGCTCATGACTGGTTCCTGGTCCCCGATGGCCGGGATCGACACTTGCAGCACGCCGGTACAGAGTGGGCAGCACATGACAGCCTCCAGTGCTCCTGGTCGCTGGTTCACCACCTCAGTATGATCGATTCCTACCGATCTGTCAAGCACCTTTGTTCCTAGGGGATCGGAGTACATTGTTGGAACAGTGTGTGCCTGCTAAGGGGGTTCAAGGTCTAGTGTGTGCCTGCTAAGGCCTGTCATGTGAACCTGGGGAATGGTCATGGTCTATCCCTTGGGGGGGTGGCTATCCCTTGAATGCTACTCTACTATTTCAAATAGTGATCTGAACGCACTTAACCCCTTGATATGTGGGCAATTTGACACTAGGCAAAACCCGGCGTAGTTCCAATGACTTAGCATACACACCTACACCTCTACCAAGAGAGAACCATTGCATCCAATTGATCACACAACCGTGCCGCCAGTGACCCGACCCTGTAGGAGAGAGGTACTGACCCTCAACTGGGAAGCTCCTGGGACGTCTTTGTCCGGCCGACGAGGATGGTATAAGGAGAGCAAGGAGGAACGCATGACCTACGACTTCGAGAAGTGGCTCAAGGACTACCCCGCCGGCGTGGAGGAGGAGCTGCCCAGCGAGGAATTGCCGACCTCCGAGCTGAAGGCCGTCGAACCGTCAGCCTCCGAGATCCAGCCCTCAGCCCGCCGACCACGGGGCAAGGCTCAGCACTCGCGCGAGCTCAGTGGGACCCACGAAGAACACATCGTGCGCCACCTCAAGAAGAAGGCCGATCGCACGGCCAGCAGCATTCGGGAGCTGGCACGGGCGCTCGACATCGCTGCCTCCTCAGCCATCATCGCTGTACGACATCTACGAGACGCCGGGGTGGTGGGGTGGGAGCGGGAGGGCAATCGGGCTCGCATCAAGCTGCGCAACTGAGAGATGAGGCCATGAAGCTCACCAAGGAGACCATCGAGCGCCTCACCAAGAAACACATCCAGCGCTACACCAACCGGCTGATCATGGCGCGGCACGGCGACCCTCGCTACCGGGAAGACGAGTTGCACCACTACCTGCTGCTGTGGGAGAGCATCCAGGCCAAGGACCATGAGCTGCTCAAGCTCACGCGCGAAGAGCAAGAAGAGCTCCTCGATGCGGCCCAGGATGAAGACGAGTAAGCCCCGTGAGGTTCAGGCCACGGGGCGGGGAGCTAGGCACGGTGCCTGGTTCTCTTAGCCCTCACCGTAGATCTTCCGCAGCTGCTGCAGGGTGAGAGTCGTGGACCGCCCCGACGACAAGCCCTTCGTTCCCAGCGTGCATGTCTCCGACAAGCCGTTGTCCTAGTGACACGAGCGGGCTATCACAGCCGCTCTTTAGCTGGTATAAGATCATCACTCTAGGAGCTATCCTTCAGGAGGACACATGGCCAAGACGAAGAAGCCCACTCACATTGACCTCGCGCCCCAGGATGCCGCCTTCGTGATGAAGGCTGATGGTGGGCAGGAGATCTACATGCCTGACATGGATCCGGATGCCACGGTCGCACCCCACGTGGAGCTCGCCACCATGCTCGCCTTCGTGATCACTGACGAGCCGATCCGCAACAAGGTGCACTCCGCGTGGCTGGGATTCGTCGAGCGGAACGGCCGCGAGGATGTGCCCAATGTCGCATCCAGCCCTGACTACCAGCCTGGCACCCTGGTCGAGGCCATCAAGTCGCTCGACCCCGATGGCGCCAAGGTCGAGCCCGGCGCTCGTGGTGTGGTCTTCCACGAGAAGAACTTCTACAAGGATGGCGCTGGCCCCTGCGTCATGTGGATGACTGGGAGCATGTGCTCCATCTACGACGGCGACACCAAGATCATCCGGGAGGTCAACTGCTGATGAACGACGAGATGGGAGAGTTCTTGGAGAAGATGTTCAGGGCAATGATGTCGTTCAGCATGCACATCAACGCCCTCATGATCGATCGGGTGAACAGCAGCGTCACCGCCCTCCAGACCAGACTGGAGCAGAAGGGCATCCTGTCACAAGATGACACTTTCGCCATCGAGCAACTGCAAGATGAGCTGATCTCTCAGCACAAGCGGCTCTCGGCTGCGATGCGGGCATGCAAGGAAGACCTCGACAACCCCGCGGTTCAAGACGTCATGCGGGAGATCTGCGTCCTGACCAACTACCCCTTCGAGCGAGCCCTCTACCGCGTCAAGAGGATCAAGGCCGAAGTCGAAGACGAGGTCGAGGCCCAGGGGGAGATGGTGTTGAAGGAGCTGGAAGAGTAGACTATTCCAGAGGTGCCACATGAAGACCATCGTGTATCCGCAGTGTGAGGGCTGTGGCCAGATCA